AGCTGACGAAACAGCAGAAGCTGACGAAACAGCAGAAGCTGACGAAACAGCAGAAGCTGACGAAACAGCAGAAGCTGTTGTACCCACCGATCCTCTTGAGCGCACCTGGGCCTGCCCGTACGATGGGACCACATTAAAGTTCAATCCTGCTGTACGATTCATCCAAGTCGTCGTTTCACGAAACGACCTCAAAATCGTCAAAGAACGAGGGATGGTTGGGCGCAGATGGAACAATCTGCGGGATCGGGTTGATAGTTCGGTGGTTGCGATCATCAGAGGGATTAGGTTAAGCGGTTCAGACGAGGACTACAATCACGAACTTCCGAGCAATGTAGCTTATTCTTTGATCAGGCCAAGGCCCATGACCGAGGATGGCAACACGGCCTTTGATTTCAGAGTCCAACGGCTTGAATTCGGCAAAAGCGAAATGCCTACCTCTTTCGCTATGGATGCGGCTAAGGCAATGGCTCATATTCATGATCGAATTAGGGAGGAATGCAGGTGATCGAGCCTAAGGAAGGAAACTGCTATAGGGTTAAGATTGCGTACAATCTAAAGGAAGGCAGCACAAACTGTCCTCCCCTTCACAACTATGAAGGCCCTGCTTATTGTCAGAATGTAGCCGTTGGAGGGTTCATCTGTTTGCTGTTCCTCATCATGCATGAGGCCAGCCAAGTGGTTCGCGCGCATATCCTCACTCAAGAAGGCAGCGTCATTATCGAAGACCTCGGCCCTGGCGTTCCATTTCTATTAAACACTCAACAAGGAGTTGATGCGGAAGCCTTCGGCGGTTATCAGCATCAACCAGCCTACACAGGCAAGGAATAACATGAAGAAATCAGTCAAGCTTGAGGACATGATCGGCAAGGACCTGAAAATCCTAGTCCAAGCCAGGACCTGGAACATGAAGGAGAAGAAAAACGACTTCTCGAGAAAGATCTTTGTCGGAACGCTCACAACAATTCGTCAAAGTTCGCTCGTCATCGAACCCTGGTTCGAAGTCTTGGAAGTGAAGGATGGCCGTATCGTCTCTCATAAGGACACCGACTCGAAGTGTGGTAAGTACATCATGCACAGTGGGACGACTAAGGAGATGCTCCAAGTCGATGAGCTCGACTACTCCGGAGGCCCTTGGGTCGACGGCAAGCCCAAGCGATCATAAGGTTAGAAGCCGGGGTGGGAAACTACCCCGGCTTACCTTATCATGAGATACTTACCATGGAGCATCTGCGAAAACGACCCATCGTTGGTCATAGACGCAGGAGGTTGTGTCGCTATCGACCTCTCAGTCTGGGGCGCGCTTGGAAAAGGGCACGACGCTAAAGAAGTGGTTGCGTTCATCGTAGAACGAGCCAATCGAGAACATGTCACAGACGAAGAACAACGTCTAAAGGACGAGTTTCAAAAGGAGGAGGTTGATGAAGATCTTCCAACAGAGATTTTGTGAGTTGAAAGCGCTAGACGCGCCAGACTGGGTGAAAAGAGGAGCTTACCTTAATCTTCTCCATCACCTTCCAATTGGCGAAGACTGGCTAGAGTGCAAAGACCGTTTTGGGCTTTGGATTCTGCTTGAAACCGTTGGAGTCTCCTTGAGCGAGGAAGAAGTTGAAATCTTCGTCCGAGAACTGAGTGTCGGCGTCGAACACATCGACCAAATCCTGAGGACAAGAGGCCACGCTAAACTGTGGCAAGAAACGGACAAGTCATGGGAGTAGAGACTAGACCCAAGATGATCATTCTTGGTGACTTCCGATATGTGTGATGCTGCGATCCTAGTGGTGTCTCATTATTTTGCAAGTGGGACTCACGGAAGCTACGGCGCTACAACTTACTGGAGATAAGATGAGAAACTTCGTCAGAAAAAACACAATCTTCCTAACCCTAGCAGGCTCAAGGATGTACGGCACCAGCACGCCAGAATCGGACACTGACATCCGAGGTGTCTGCGTTCCACCAAAAAACGTCGTGCTAGGCTTCGCCAACAAGTTCGAACAACAAATGATTCCTGACGAGGAAGACTCAATCATCTACGGGCTAAAGAAGTTCATGGCCTTGGCCGCTGAGTGTAACCCTAACATATTGGAATTGTTGTTCGCACCTGAGTCAGCGATCATAACTTCAACACCAACATGGGAAGCTCTGATCGAACACCGTGAAATGTTTATCACCGCTGCGGCTTACCCCAAGTTCAGCGGTTACGCGCTTAGTCAGCTAAAGAGAATTAGGTCTCATAGGGCCTGGTTGCTTAGTCCTCCCGCCAAGAAACCAACTCGTGAAGAGTACGGGCTGACAGACCAGCCAAGTAGCGGGCTGACCTTGGGGACGGACATGCTGGAACCAGAGACTCTCAAGAGGATCAAATCTGAGCGTCAGTTCAAAACCGCTTTGCGAGCTTGGAATCAGTATCAAGGTTGGAAAAAGGACCGCAACCCTAAACGGGCCGTCCTTGAGGCTAGCTTCGGCTATGACACCAAGCATGCCATGCACCTTGTCCGTCTCCTAAGAATGGGCGAGGAGATTCTCACTCAGGGCAAGGTGATCGTCGAGCGACCCGATGCTGAAGAACTGCTCGACATCCGTCGTGGGAAATGGACCTATGACCAACTAATGGAAAACGTTGAGCCGATGAAGAATCGGTTGGATAAAATTTTCGAAACCAAGTCTTACTCAATTCCTGATAGGGCTGACATCAACGCACTCTCTGACCTGTGTGCGGAACTTCACGAGAGGTTCTGGCACGAAAAGGAAACAAAATGAAGTTCCAACTCCTCATCCTAGCTCTGTTGTTCTCAATAGGCTGCAGTTCTCCCACTAAGGCGTACGAGATCGTTCTAGATAGCGAACAGCTGAAAGAACTTCAAGATTGGAATTATCTCACGGTGGTGCCGACGGATGTCACAGTTCCTTGGTTCAAGATTGTCTCAGAAGACGGACCTAAGGTGACTGTCAAATTGGCTCGGCCTTTTCAACTCTTCTATCACCCCATTCTGCGGCGAACGGGATCGGCCCCAGTGTCTTCGAAGGATCAAGGCGAGAAACCCCGCACTTGGCAATCGCTTCAAGGAAAGTAAGACTAAAGCAGTGAATAGCAAAATCGTCATCGATCGACGGGCCAACATTAATGGCCAACCAGTCGTTATGGTCTACGGAATCGTCGTCGGCCAAGATTATGGCCTTCCTAATGATGGCAAGCGACGCATAGTTGCTGCTGACACGTTGATCACGCCAGAAAGGGTTTACGTTGAAGACACTAACGATCATCTTGGTAGTCCTGAGGACATCCTGGCGCGTCACCTAAACTTCGACCACTGGATCAAAGAAAATGGACATTGAGGAACTAGCAGACGCTCGTCGCAAGAGAAATGACGAGCTAGCACTTTCACCAGGACGAGCACTCTTCGGAGATGGGCTCAATCCTGCTAGAGAGTTGATAGTGAAATCGCTCTTGCTAGCAACGAATCGCCACCCTTGGAAGATGCAGGCTGAAATTGTGATGGGGTACTGCGCTCCATACGCCCGCAGAGACGAACAAAAAATTGTCATTCGTTTCAGACACAATAAGGAGCGCACTTCGTATTTGAGGTATTCATGCGGACCAGGCGCGGGATTCTTTTGGGACATGTCTGGTGATGATTTCTTGGATGTTGGCCTAGCGTTTAGGGCTCTACAAGAGGCTCATCGCCCACCTGGTCTTGCTTGGAAACGAGCAGAAGACGATGAACAATGATTCAATGTTTAACATGGATGAGCCGAGGAACTTCTCGTTATTAACGAGTGAGGGAATCGAGCCTTTCACAGCCTTCAGGCTTCCTGGGGGCAAGATCGCCTTCCCTAAGAAGGCGATGATCAAAATCAACGCAGGGGGCGCAACCGTTATCTGGGATGACGACGGCACGACCTGGTATGAGAAGGGAATAAAGCGATAATGTTGAAAATAGAAATTACTGTCGATTCTTCGCCCCAATGGGGCGAAGGATCCAGCGTAACAATCCGAAACTTGAATAAAGCTCCGGACTGTGATGACGCGGAATACACCGCATGGAACAAAAGATGGACGTCGGTTTGCCAAGGAATCCATCTCCTACTAAGTGAACTAGGCCCCATCCCTGATGGTGGTTGGAAAGTAGAGTATAGTGAGTGTTAGAACCGAAGCGGATGACAATTTAGCTTCTGCTGAGACCAGCGTAAGACACGCAATTAGCAATCTGAGAGGCATCGTAATCGAACAATGCTGGGGCTATGATCAGTACGGCGAAGAATTTACGGCTGACATCCAAAAGAAGATAATGAATGAACTGATATCGATCAGGGATAGGCTAGCACAATGAAAATGATAAAACTCGGAACTTTTCAATACCGAGAGCAGGCTTGGCAAAATGGCAACTTTACCATCTGTCACCGAGGTTTGAAAAGTCTCAAATTCGACCTTGACAAGAATTTCGCTTACGACGTGAGAATCTATAACACGAAGCCTAGAGGTGAAAGCCAAGTGGTGCTGATGGTTCTCCGTTCAGACCCGTATTGGGACTCAGGTCAGGGTTCCAATGGGTCCTTCTGGAAACGGCCTGATTCTAAAATCAACAGATGGTATCGATTCGACGCTCATTATATCCGTGATATGTTGAAGAAGATGTTCGGGTTGGATGCTTGGGATCCGTGTGAACTTTACGTGAAAGTGAAGAAGCTTGAAGAACCAGACCCTAAGTTCACTAAAGAGGAACTAAGTGCTGCGATGTTTGTGATCTCTGTGAGACTTAAGAACATCCACCCAACCTTCGCCCATGTCACTCATAGTGATGAGGAGATCAAAATCCACTTCACGGACGGTACGCCGATGGAATCTGGTGAATTCGCTCATAACAGCAAAACGCGAAACTTGTTGGAAAAGCTTGCTGGTCATCTTAAGCTTGCAAGACGCAAAACTTTCAGAATATGAAGCTCTCATGGGGCGTGAACAAGTGGGAATGGCTAGGATGGCAACCCCGCAGACTCGCTCCTGTGATCCGCATTGGCGGTAATTCTTCACGACCACCTAAACCCAAATGGTTTCGAGCCGGTCGAGTGCCTGGACCAATTTGGGCCTGGCGAATTCAAGTCTCGTTCGGTTATGGCACCTTTTGGGCCTGGATTGAGCGTCCAAACCACTATAGATTGGGTAAATCATGAAAACCGTAAGAATTCCGTTCATGGTCAGTGTTGGCCAGAATCTTTACATTCACTTCACCAAGCTTACAAAAGAGCAAGGACTTAAAGCTTATAAAGGAGATCTAAAATTTGTCACCGGACAGATTTTGAAGGAAATGCTCGGACAACAACACGAGGTCGTGAAGGACAAGATTATCATTCACGGGATGTGCGCTTGGGCTCTCACGAAAGACACTATCAGCTTATCCGAGCACGGCCCCAGGTTGGGTCATCTCAACCCTTTGTGCCGGAATTACGGCGAGACAGGAGTGAAGGAATTGGCTGGGTAAATTGTGGCGTATCTGATGACAGTCGCGCCTTTTGGGGCGGTCGTTATGTGGGACATCATTGGTTGGGATCACTTCCCATCGTACTCTAATCAACCTGGATGAATGGGCTTGTAGCTCAGGGGTTAGAGCGCGACTCTTATAAGGTTGATGTCGATGGTTCGATTCCATCCTGGCCCACTTGATCGAATGGCGGAATTTGGCAGACGCGCATGTTTCAAACACATGTTCCATTAGGAGTGAGGGTTCGAGTCCCTCTTCGATCATGAAAATAATTTTCGGGACCTGTGGTGGAATTGGCATACACACAACACTTAAAATGTTGCGCCGCAAGGCTTGCGGGTTCGAGTCCCGCCAGGTTCATGTAGAGGCAAAGCTCTCCTCTGCGCGTAGATACTCAAAAGGGTGTTAAATGCCAGCGTGCAGAGGATGTCAAGAAAATTTTCCTAATCGGGCAACGATAGGTGGAAAAACTTTTAGCTTAAGAAGTAGAAAATTCTGTTTGTCTTGTTCACCTTTTAAGAAAATTAGAACAAGGAAAGAACGAAAACTAACACCCAAAACTTGGATTTGTTTTAATTGTAAAAAAGAACGAACTGAAAAAACAAGAAATATAGTCTGTGGAACATGTAGATCACAGATTAGAAGAGCAAAATCTAGAAGCCAAGCAATTGACATAATGGGTGGAAATTGCGCCCGATGTGGGTACGATAAATGCTATGATGCTTTAGATTTTCATCATATAGGAGAGAAGCTCTTCGCATTGGCAGCGAACTGGCATCGTTCATGGAAGTCTATAGAAGAAGAAATTAAAAAATGTGAATTGCTATGCGCGAATTGTCATCGTGAAGAGCACGCCCAAACAATTTTTAACAACAACCGATAGGATTGAATCATGACAGATAAAGAGTATCCCATGAGGCATAGCCGACGTAAGTGTCCTGGATGTGGACGGCAGAACCGGGATTGTGATTGTCGATGAAAGTTCTCTTCCTCGACTTTGATGGGCCGATCATTCCTGGTAGGGCCTGGCTCTTAAACAATCATCCAGGCGGCCTTTGGGAGGAGCCCTGCAAAACCTCTGGTGTTCTTGTTAATGAGGTTTTGCACCGTGCTGACGCTAAGTTGGTCATTTCTTCTACTTGGAGGAAGACTGGTGGGCTGGATGGCTGTAAGGACCTCTTGTACAAGGCTGGCATTGATTTGACCAGGCTGCACGATGATTGGGCCACTATTGCTTTAAATTCCTCCGAGGGCCATGTTCGGTCAATGGAGATCCTAGAATGGGTTTCTCGTCATGATGTTGAAAGCTTTATTGCGATTGATGACATGGAATTGAGGGGCCTTCCCGATGAGAATCGGGTTAAGTGCACGACAGCTGATGGGGTCCTTATGGACCATTTTGTTGAAGCGTGCAATAAGCTGGGCGTGGCTCCTTTCGATGGGGTCATGCTCTTTTAATTTAACAATTTTGCCAGTTAGGCAATTAATTTTACAGCCCGTTTGGGCACAACCAGCCTACAATAATGTGGGCACACTGGAGTCTATTATGTCGATCCTCAACTCGTTCAACAGCAACAACAACAGCAACGTCGGCAGCCTCTCCTTCACCATTCAGTATGGTACGGAGAAGGTTCACGTCGACGTCCGTCCCGAAGATCCCACCAGTCCTCAGAGCCTCGACGCGGCTTTGAAGGTCTACGCTGGGGCGCTGGGTTACGACTTCTCGCGGCCCGTGACTTGGCGTCGCGGTAGTGAGAACGTCGAGGCTACGACTCGCCCGCAGGCGGGTGAGACGTACCAAGCTGCGATGTCGCACGAGCAGAAGGGCTAAGTTTGCCCAAGGCGGAGGCACCCTTCGGGGTGCCTCCGCCACCTCTCTAGCATCGAGTACAAGATGAACACGACGTTTTATGGAAACAATTTTGAGTACCCCCACAGAGGAAGAACGATGAAATCTGAAGTGAAGACGATGACGAAGACGGTGGCGGGTGAGAGTGATCCGCGCAAGAAACTGCTCGAACGCGCTATTAGCCAAGTGGCGGATCAGAAGGCTTTGTTGGAAGCGGATCCTGTTGCGGTTCGTCAAATTCAGGCTGCACAATTGGCGCAGCAAGCTGCCAAGAGTCGCTTTGATGCTGACGCTCTTTTGGTTAGGGCTGAGAAGGCAGCGGAGGAAGCTGAGCGTTTTCGCCTTGAGCAGATCGAAACCAAGATCGCAGCCGAAATTGAGCATCGAGAGAAGCTCATAGAAACCGAGCAACGGTTGGCCGATGAAATGCGCCAAGAGAAGCTCAATGAGGAGAGGCGCACCCTTGAGAATAAGTACAAGGAGGGCGAGTTTAGGGAGGCTGCTCTAACCTCTGAACGCCGCGCCGATGAGTTTGCTGAGTGCAAGGCGCGCGAGTTGGGGCTGGACGGGAAAGACGGAGACGCCGAAAATACCGAAAATACCGAAAGCGGTCCGCTCAGCAGTGAGGAGATTGGCGCTCTCCAATTGATCGCGTTAAGCCCTGAAGGCGCTTGCGAGCAGTACGCCAGGGTCAAGCTGAACACTATGATCAGCGTTATGGCTAAGATCAACCGTCAATTGGCACGTGCTGTCGCTGATAAGACGAAGATCGCCATCGATAAGACGCTGGTCGAGCCGGACGAGGAGGCTGATACTCTTTGTCTGATGAACGACACGGTCCGAGACGAGATCTTGGATAGTTATCGTTCGAAGGGTTGGAATGTAGAAATTATGACTGGTCACCTGGATCATACAATCTACGTATTTGAGCCTTCGGAAATGGGGAAGGCTGATAAGGACGTCGTGAAGGCAGCAGCTTTGCCACTTGGCGACGTTTTTGATCAGCCAGAGGACGATGAAGTCCTCGAATTCGGAATCTAAAACACAACACACAACACACAACACACAACAACTCATTGTCCTCCCCCGCATGGTGTGAGGGAGGACATGGTTCGAACCGCACTTTTAAGTGCACATTTTTTGGAGAAAATTTCTTATGTCGATTCTTAACAGCTTCTCAAGCAACAACGCCAACAACGCCAACAACGCCAGCATTGGCTCTTTCACCTTCACCATTCAGTATGGTACGGAGAAGGTTCACGTCGACGTCCGTCCGGACGATCCCACCAGCCCCGAGTCGCTCGATGCAGCGCTGAAGGTCTACGCTGGTGCCCTCGGTTACGACTTCTCGCGGCCTGTGACCTGGCGTCGCGGTAGTGAGAACGTCGAGGCTACGACTCGCCCGCAGGCGGGTGAGACGTACCAAGCTGCGATGTCGCACGAGCAGAAGGGCTAAACAACCCTTCTAGTTCAAGAGCGGGGGACGACGGGGTTAATTCCTCGTCGTCCCCCTTCTTTTAATGTTATCAAGTCACAAGATCGAGGTTGCCTTGAAGTTGATCGTGACATCATTTATAGCATTTAATACCTAGATGGGCGATAATTCAACCTCGTCGCCCTTTAAGGCGCTGACGCATTCAAATTCAACAGTCAGGAGACTACAATGTCTATCTTCTCGTCTGGTCTAAGTAAAGACAAGCACAACGAGATCTTCAAGAGGGTAGTGGGTACAATCATCCCGATTCCAAGTGAATCAGGCGGCGTGATTGTCATGTGGGAGAAGGCGCGGCTCAAGATCAGCTGTATCCTTCCCCCAACCACACGAGTCTGTAAAGCCAAATGGACCAAGGTTTCAAACCGTTTCGACCAAAAGGACTTCGAGATTGACACACCCACGCTAATCATGTCAGGCACCTGTGGGTCTGACTTTGGCGGAGAAACCCCGCCGATTCCAATAGGAGAAAGCAACCGTGCTATCGAATTCCGACGCGGGTCACACATCCGAGATAAGGTGTCGCTAGCAGCGCTTAACGTCAACGCCAAAGACCGTATCATGGTCAAGCCGTACCGACTGGCTAACGTCTACGACAACAGCAACATCTGCTGGGGAGGAAACAGCATCCCCAAAACTCTGCGAGAGGCAAACAATCTCTTCTGGAGCGCGCCGTTCAACTGCGACTTTGGCGGGCCATTGCACGACAAGATGTGCAAAAACATCGAGCATATGAAAGATGCCGACATAGGCAACGGTTGTGGAACTGCAAGATTCGTCCACCGTCAAGCATTGCACTCGGTTTGCCAATGCAGCGAGGGCCGCGCAATACCCCCCCGCGAAGGAAGTTCTTTGTGTAGTTATTGCGGTATGATCTGGCCCGACAAGGTTAGCCCAGAAATCGCAGAACGATCCAAAATTGTGGGTGGTCTTAACCTCTGCACTATTGGCTTATGCGACTCAATGGAATGCAGATGTCTGTGTCAGTGCTGTAGCAACAACTGTCGGTGTGTGTGCACGTGCGACCTCACTGACGCCTTCATCAAAGGTCTCAAGGATTACGCAACGTCTGATGAGAACGGCTCGCACTGGCAAGACTATTACCCTCTCGGCAGCCTGTCGTGGGAAGACTGGACTCGGCCTATCTGTGGGACACGCTACAATCGTGAAAACCCGCAGTTCATGTCGTACACCGGAAAGTGTGACGGAGTCTTCATCTCCTATGATAAGAAGTTCGTCTCTAGTCATCCTGAGGATGTCCAACGCAACCACGCTGGGCACAAGTGTATCATCGGTCTCTATACGATGACTCCGACCGGATACGAGATTGATCTTGGTAAGACTAAGATCAATCTCCCCAGCAAGAAGGTCCTCCAAGTCTACGACATGTGGGAGACCCAAGATCAGCGCGTCGAGCGTGAGAACGAAGAATACCGTGTTCGTCAAGAACAAGAACGTGTCCGAGCGGCCCAACTTCGTGAAGAACGACTCGCGCTCGTGCAATTGCGACGAATCCGAGACGATAAGGCACGAGCGATTGTCGCCAAGAGTGTTGCTGATACGGAACTCGCCGAGGACAAGGATGCACTTAGCATCTATACGAATTATTTCCTAAGGTTGGAAAACGCGGCAGTCATCGACGCGATGATCACTGCCGACGAACGACCCATCACTTATCAATACTAAGGATAACCAATGTATTATGGTGACGAAGATTCTTATTTCGCAGAGTATTTTGATCATGGGCATGGCGCCCCTAAAAGTGGGAGCACTAACGTGAGCAACACAGAACCTGACAAGTCGAAAGCCGTCTGGCTAAACCGAGGCAACCGGAAGAAGGAACTCCCTCTTCCGTCTGAGATGGCAAACTTCGTCCGAGCCGAGGACGGATGTTATGAAGTCATCAGTTCATCGGCGTGGGGTTCGGTAATTATCTCAGTCCGTGACCCTGATGCTAACACCAAGCTCACCCATCACGACAGGAAGGGAATCAAGCTGATTGACGACTTCCCAGTCCTCCCTAAGGAGCTGTGGGGTCCGATCATCGGATTGTACTTCCACTATTGCAAGCCGCCCAAGAATCAGTGGGCGAAGAGCGACGATAACGAGGTCAGTGTCGTCCTCCTGCGTCGGATGGATGACCTTTCCAAGTGGAAGGTTGTCGTGCCTAAGCAAATCGTTGATGGCGCGTCAGTTCGTGCCGACTTCGAGGAGTGCTGCGACATTGTGACCGGTGAGAAGTATGACAGCTTCCCCCCGATTGACAAGGACGATGACGGCAACGATGTCTTTTGGGTCCACGCTGGTTCGTCTCACAGTCACAACACAATGGGAGCCTTCTTCTCCTCAACGGACGATGAATCTGAGCTTGGGGTGCCTGGCATGCACATCGTGGTTGGAAAGATTGACAACAAGAAGGGTGAGTATTGCCCTAAGGCGAGCATCGTTCTCCGAGGCGAGCGTAAGGAGATCGATATTGACGACGTTGTTGATACGACCCCTTTCAGTGCTGAATTCCACAAGAACTGTCTGGAGTTGGTGACTGAGAAATCGTACTCTTACAACACCACGCCGTACAGTTCTAATCGGTATGGCAGTTACAATGGAGGGTACAATGGAGGGTACAACACGACGCCGATTTCTCGGCCTCTGTTCTTGACCGGTGGTCCGATTGATCAGGTTTGGGTGCCTGATGCTGAGTGGGACAACAAGAACAATTGTTGGACCTATGAGGGTCTTTTGGAGGGCTTTGACGTGGTTACCACGGTCGGCGAGACTGAGTATATTGGTCGCGTCACCAAACATGATCTGCTCGGCCTCGGCATCAAGACTGGTACACATAACGGAGTCGAGCACTTTGTTGGATGGGCTAAGCTCAAGACTACGGAAGTCCAGGAGTACGACTACGTTGAGTCAGCCTTAGAGGATACTGACGCCATGCTTCCCGTTCTTGATGAGGACGAAAATGAGTTTGGTATCTGGGGTTATCCTTCCTTACAATTGGCGGATGAGGAGGAAACTGCCAATCTAACAAGACAAAATCTTGATAAGAAGCACGAGGAAAGAGCGCTCACGCGACGTGAAGCTCTCGCGCAGCTTATCGGCAACCGCCGCCCTAACCCGAACATGCAACCTCCAATCGTTTAGGAGAATACTATGAAAATCGACCACGCAATCATTATCGGAGCCGGTGGTACTGGCTCACACCTCATCGAACCCCTCGTCCGACTGCTGCATTATCATGAGGATGGCACCAAGTCAATCACTGTTATCGATGGTGACCAGTACGAGGACTCCAACTCGACCCGCCAACTGTTCAGCAAAGAACTGATGGGGGTCAACAAGGCCGAGGCCCAGGGTCGCAAGATTGACTTCGCTGAGCTTCGGATCGTCCCAGAGTACGTCAACGACCTCAAGATGCGACGCGTCATGAACGAGATCGGAGCCGCTGAAGACGACATGATCCTTCTGATCCTTGCGGTGGACAACCATGCCACCCGCAGCGCGGTCATGAAGATGTTGACGAGCGATGAATACCAGAACTTCGCTGTCCTATCACCGGGCAACGATTTCAGCCACGGCCAAGTGGTGTGTTGGGCTCGCATCAATGGGGAGGACAAGACTCAGCACCCGTTCGAGAGATACCCGCTCCTTGAATTCCCCGAGGACAACATTCCTGGGTTGGGTTGCGCGGAGGAAGCTGTTAGCACTCCTCAGTTGATCATGGCCAACGCTCTGGCAGCGGTCTCGACCAATCTCTACGTGTCTAACATCTTGGATAACAAGCCGATCCCTGATGAGATCCACTTCAACGTGTATAGCCTCAAGATTGTCCCGTCCGAGGGCACTGAGGTCATTCTCGCCTTAGAAACTGGCGAAACCTCCGAAGTCCTAGCTGGATGACTGAGGCTCAGTTTGCCTGCCAGGTGGCTGAAATCCTGGCGGGCATGGGGAGGGACGATCTGGACGACAACGGAGTCGTCCTTCCTTTTCGGGGCCTTTCTCGTCCTGCTGTCCAAATTGTGGACAATTTAGTTACGGTTGTCGTTCAAGATAACGGCGGACAACCACAAACCTTTCAACTCCACGCTAAAAAGCTCTAGGAGGATTTATGACGACTGTTACTCAAAAGACCAAGAAAGCGCTAATTCCGGGCCTCAAAACGGAAGAAACCCCGCCACCCTTGCCTGCTCCACTCCCTGCTTTGCCTGGCTCGGTTGGCGCTAATTCTTCCACGTTCGGCAGGCATAAGGTTAACTATGAGCAGTTGCTGCTCATGGATACGCCGAAGTTCGTCGCAACTGGGAAAAACAATTACATCCAAAAAAACGCAATAGTTCACGTGACTGGTATCTCCGGTTGTGGGATGTACAAAACGTTCTTCTTCAAGGGCAAGCCCAAATGGGCTTATGCGAACGGCCTAACGCCGGTCTTTGAGGGCAAGCCTGAAGAGACCTATGAGAAGGAGCTTGGTGAGCACGAGGTCGGTCATCAAAAACTCGACCTCTATGCTGGATTTACTAATGGTGTCCCTAACGCAGTCGTTGGTTCCATAGCTAAGGGAACTCGAATCAACGTAGTCGACGAAACCTCGTGTGGTTTATGGAAGGCGCTCTATAGGGAAGGTCAGAAGCTGTGGGTCTACTCCGCAGGGTTGATCCTAGTGATCAACGCAACCGCTGATGGTTGCCAGACCAGCAAAATCCGCACCTTCGAAGTAGACGGGGTTAAGTACGTAGTCAAGGATGGTGCACCTTACAAGAAGGTCGACAAGAGTGGTCAGCCTGGCGACTATTTCCTTCAACGGATGACGGTTGAGGACACTATGGAAGTTCTGCGCAAGCGTAAGGTGGCTATGGCCTTGTCAGGCGAGAAACCGATGATCGAAATCCCAAAGGTCATCGAGGAAGTGAAGGGCGCTCGGACGCCTAAACCTCTAACCACATTGGAGAAAGCTTTCATCCAGGAATGGAAGGGTAAGATAAACCGAATCGTCGGAAAGCTCAGCGATGAAGCTTTCGTGACGGTTTTGTTGACCTTGGTGCCGAAGGGTAGCAGGCTCAACAAAGTGAAGGTGATGCACGGTCTCCTGGGCGATAGGTCTCCTTCTATGCGAGCGTGTCACAAGGCTATCAGTGGGGCGGTGGATATCCCTAACATCACTCTCCCTGAGAAGGTAGCTGGTCCTCTCTTCGGCCCTCTAGCTAAGGCGACAGCTACCAAGAAGCTGGAGCTTAAGGTTAGCGAACTCGAGCTTAAACTTGCTCAGGCGGAGCATAGGCTTGCTCAGGCGGAGCAGACCAACTATGGTGGCGTCCGTGAGGGTACGGTCACTGAACTGGAGACCACTAAAGGCAAGCTGACAGCGGCGTACATTGATATCGTAGACGTTCTGGCTGTCCAAGCTCAGGTCATCGAATTCGTCCAGGATAGCCTGGATGGGCTATTGAGTATCGGGGCTCTTGGTACTGGTGACGATGCGAACGAACTCCGCAAGTCGTTTGCTTTCCTTCGTCGGACGCTGTCTAATGAGCAGAGTCGGGCTGAAGATTTGGAGGCTCATTCCAAGAAGTACTTGGAGGAGCACCTTGGTTGCGATGAAGACTGGTAGGACTTAGCTTCCTAGTCCCGGGCAAGACTATAAACTGCCCCTCGAAAGATAAATTATGATAGAATATATCAAAGATAACCTTGCTTTCACGACAGTATGTCTTGCTATGGCGTCAATTTTTTGTTTCAATATGGCTAGGCGTGTTGAAGTGAGAAGTACAGCGGACATTTTTAAGACTTCTCAGCCGATCCAGTACGATGACGTTTTCACTCTTGAAGAAAGATCTAAGATCTCGCGGTCGATCAAGTTGAATTTGCACGTTTGGCAGACTGACTTCAATCAACCCATGCGGCGGACTAACATTAAGGTTGTCCGTGAGCTGTTTTTACACCCTGATACGGGTCAGTTGCTTGAGGGCTTGTACATCGATGATAGAAACATCGTCGTGTGGGCTGGTAAGAGTATGGAGGTTCCTGCTCTTTATCATGAGTTCTGTCACATGTACGACCATACGAAAGGGCACGCCAACCCTAAGTGGCCTGAGTGGGATGCCCGTGGCGATAGGATTGCTGGGATAGCGAGATGACCGAAAAGCCACAGGAGCAGGGAAAAGACCTTGTTGAGTGGCTAATTGAGAGCAGGATGACAAAGGATCAGCCCAATGCGTGTCCGGAGTGTGGGGAAACGGAGACAGGCGTCACTTTTATGCGGTTCGATTGTTTGAACCCTGGTTGTAAGCACTTTGCTGAGTATCTTGCAACTGATTGGTTGAATAACTTGGTGTATGCTGAGCCACAGTGGGGTCGCATCAGTCGTGAGACTCATGTTGATTTAACGAAGAAGTGGACTCAGACCAAGTATCTCGGTTTGTATATTAATCGGGAAGAGGGTGTTGTCTGGGACCTTTGGTACGCTGAGTGGTGGGGCGGCAAGATGTTGGTCGCTAATGCGGCGACTGGTGGTCGTGATCAAATTGATCTTGAACATGCTGATGGGTATCTTGCGGATGAGAATACGCGTAGGTATAAGCCTCAGGTTATTAATTTGATCAACCGTTGGAAGTTCAGCGTGAGGTTCAGGGAACTAGACCTTTGAGTTAGCCAAGTGGTGCGGGGGTCGTTATGGGGAAATTAAAATTTAAATCTGTCAAGCAGGTATATAACTTGAAACCTGGAGAGTTGAACTCTGTCCTTGAAACGGACGGCTTGAATATCAAAATCAAGTGTGGAACTGATGCCTGCATTGCGGCTCGGATCCTGAGAGTTTTAGCTTCAAGAATTGATCAAGCTAGAAATGAACACTAAATCGAGGAGACTAAGGTTTTATGATGTTGTGTTCAATTTGGGCTTGTTCCCACTGATTACTGCTTATGCGCTTTTTAAGTCGGGGGTGTTCTCTGACTTGGTGTATGGGTGGTTCGCAATATCCTCGATTGTGGTCCTAGTTCGGGTCGCAATCTTGGATTCTCGCCTGGCTCGTTGAGCCAACAGTTCTGTAGGAGGACTTTTTTATGACTACTAGCAGCAACCATCTTTCCGTTCAGGATGCTCAGAACCTTGCCCGCCAGTTTTCGTCTCAGATTCAGGAGAACCAGCGCTTGCGCGATATCGTTCACACCCAGCAGGAGTCAACCTCCGGCTTGTACGAGACGAACTTTCGCGCGGCCTCGGATCGAACGAACCTGGAGCGTCAACTTCGGGAGACTCAGGGTGCCTTGGAGGCTGCGCGTTTCGACGCTGATGCCACTAAGACTCTCATGAAGCGTAAGGAGGAGAACGCAGCACCGGTCGCTAAGACCAGCCGCTTCTCCAGCATTAAGCGAATCGGTCTCGGCCTTTTCTTTATTGCTCCGTACGCCTACCTGGGCGTGCAGGCTCTGCTCACCCAGACCACTCTGCTCGGTTAACAGTTGAGGGGCGGGGAGAGGGGTTTTCCCCTCTCCCCGCCACCAACCACCAACCACCAACCACAAATCGCATGATTCACGTGTGAATAAGGTCATGATCGAGATTGATGTTCACCCTGATGACTGAAAAAGAACGCCTTGTTCAGGAACTCCTGGATCTAGGCGGCTCCCTTCGACAAGAGAAGTTGGTCGAGCGAAGAAATCACGCCCGCTGAGATGCTGGCAATGCTAGAAAAAGACGCGGATCGTACCGATGATGAAGTGATTGGAAAGCTCCATGACTTCATCTATGTGTGGGATCTGCTAAGACAAGAAATGGAGAAATGATGAAAATCAAGCTAGACTTCAATAAGGACGATGGCAACTTCGTCGCCCCCATGCGACCATCGCCTAACAACAACTTGATTCAAGCGTGCGATTACATATACTTGTGTCTCAAAGGCACGAGAGGAATGTTAGGGCTTGGAAAACGAGTTCAGGCATTCCGATTGACCATCCGGGATGGGGATGACCAACCTAAGAACTGGCCTGACAAGAAACCAGGATACGGTTGCAATTGGATTTGTGTCGATCTGATGCAATCCGTTGAAGGAGAAATTGTGATCGACACTATTGGGAACATGCGTTTCCTCGATGTGAATTGGGTGACTGACCAAATTCTGAGAAAGTTGTTTCCACAGCTAGATATTGTGGGCAGACGAGTCAAGATCTGGATTAAAGTCAGCAAGAAGCGAAAGTGATTGGCTGGCATGTATATCACAAGGATCAACCCGCTCATTGGTATTCGAAAACCGGCTTAAGCTGGTGCAAGCGATGGCGCGGTTCCGGCACACAATCCAGGGCTCCTGATTTTGTGTGCGAGGATTGCGCCGACCCTTGGCACAAAATCAAGTTCGGTTGGGCTCGACTGAAACAAAAAGCCAGATGGCTAAGGAGTAAACTCCGTGACAAGCGAGAATAACGATAAGGCCGATGTTTTCAAGATCGATAAAGGGAGATGGTATCATATTCACTTCCTCTTGAAGATCCTCTATAGTGTCGTCTTCGAGTTAACGTTCGTATTTGCCGCTCCGATGATCGTGAGCGCGGTTCTTTTAGCTCTAGCGGTGGTGGCAGCTATTATGGTCGTCGTCGGCGGCGTGCTAATACCCTTTGCAGGGCCATATATCGTTTATCACGAAGTATGGTGCCCTCCAATCGAGGAAACCACAGAGTTATGAAAAACAAAATCAAGGAGATGATTTGGAAGAGTTGCTGCGTCATTGAGAACTTCTTCACGAAGTTGGACTTTAGCGAACAATTCCTGGTCATGTTTCCTTTTATCGTTTTACTTTTATACGCCCTCAGCTTTATCGGATAGGAACAAATGGATATTTCATTGATCCAAAACATGGAGACGAGAACAGAGAAGATCAGAATTTTCTGGCCCGCTAGTGGGGACTCGTCTAAGAAGATTAGAGGCCCAGTACTTCTCATGACCGAAAGCGGTCACTGGATTGAAGAAGGACGACCAAGCGCTAGGTATAGCAAGATTAACGAGCTGATAACCTACCTTGCTGATTTCGAAGAAGCCAAAAGGCTCAAAATCTGGAACGATTCGTTCGCTGCTAGTGGGATTTAATCCCTATGTCGCGTGAAGACATAGACGGTTTCCCATATGAGCCAGGCTCGTATGAGTTCACTTCAAAACATTCTCCGAGATGGGTAGGAGTCATCATAAATTCTGACAAGTATGCGCATGAAGTAGTTCGAGGGATTATCACTTATTGCCCAGAGGGGTTCACCCAGTATTCGGCCGGTAGTCCAGTGTCTCTGCTCTTGAGCGACCTAAGACGTCATGACAGAAATGTTAGCGACCTACAACAACCAAAGGACCTTTTTAATGTCAACTTTTCTTAGCAATCAGGTGGATCCAGCCTCTACCTGTGAGAAGTGTGAAGGTTACACGGAAATCCCTAAGGCTTGGGTGTCGATCTATCCCCCGAGGATGTGCACTTGCCAGCCAAGTGGGGACAACGCATTGGTCGACTGGGAAGCCAGAGCTAAGCGAGCCGAAAAAGAACTCAGAACAATGATCAGGGATCACGATGACTGCGGGTGTATGACTTGTCGATTCGCTGGCGTCTACCTAAGAGAACTAACACCCAAATGAAACACAAAGCCAACATCTCGTATGAAGATGACGTGGAAAAACGAGCACCCATCGACTTAACTGGTTTAAAGACTAGGCAGTTGATGAGTATGATGGCAACATCTCGCAAGTTCAACAACGGCATCTATAAAATCGGCACCGCTCAGTTCACATCTACTGAGTTGCTGAAGAAGGAACTAGACACTAGGGAACATGTCCCTAACCGTGAAGAACGGAAGAAAACTCGCCAGGAGAAAGCTCGAAAGGGCCGCAACCGGTGAGTGCAGTGTGGCCGTATGTGGACAACATGACGCAAGACATGTTGGATTTATTGTGGTCAGACGAGGCAATTGAAGCCGAGTGCCTATAACCACGAGAAAGCTCAGGTGGCTGTTGTTATGTTGCCAGCCAAAGCGGCCTCAGGTGAGTCAGTGGTACACGGTGCTAACATGGTTATGCATAGAATGGTCGATTATTGGAGAGACCGCATGTCCTTGATAAAACCGTATAGACGACGGAAGCGGTAGGAATTTTAACATTAACACGGAAGGAGCTTCAAATGAGTAGAGTCTTTGAAGCTGGAAAACAGTACATCTGTAGGGAGGCTCCGCAACCTGGGCATGGGCACCCATCATTTGCGCCAAACATGAGAGACGCAATTGGCGTCCCAATGACAGTCGCTAGCCGGTCTTGGTCTCCAGGGGACGGTTTCCCAACCGCAACGCTGAATCGTGTTGACGGCGGAGATGCGGGTCGCGGATATAGCTGGCACATCGACTGGATGGAAGAATACGTCCCAGAAGAGACAACTGTAGAGCGAAAGTTCGACGTCAGCAAATTGTACATCTGTCGAGCCGTTCCAGCAAGCATGGACGAGAACCCCATATTTGTCGGAGGTATGAGGGATCTTATCGGCGTACCGCTCAGGGTCTATAGAATAGATACTGACAACTGTGCGGGCTTGTGTGCCGTTGATAATCCAGATGGTACCAGATACTCCTGGAACATCAAATGGGTCGAAGAATACAATGAGCCGCCTGCCGAGTTGACCAAGTTTATCGTTGGTGAGATATACATCTGCAACCAAGAACCAATAGATCAAACACAAGAGCCCGTGTGGGTCACTGAAATGGAGAATTGCCTGCACAAGCCGCTGCGCTGTACTGTGACAAAGAGTTTCAGCGGCATCCCGTGCGGGTTCTTCTCTAACGGCTACTGGTACAACTTGAATTGGATGGAGAAGTATGGGTCTAAGTCGTCGCCTAGAGTGAAAGAGGCGGTTAAGGTTTCGGACTTGTTCGACTTTAACTTCACACCAAAATGAAGCGCAAAAAAGAATCAGCCCTTCCTAAGAAGAAAAAGGAGGGGTTGAATATCTTCATCTGCGAAACTCACAACGCAGTGATGGTTGCTTATAACCGAGGACAAGCAGTCCAACTCCTTGGGAAGAAACTCAAGAAGGAGGGCAAGGTTCTGGAAAGGACTGATCCTGTGGTTGAGGTCGACTCAACTAAACCAACCGTGATAACTTGGGGAGAGGATTAGTGTATCATTTCGATGTTAGGAAGACGAGGTTAACGATTTGCTATCCGCGAATTGCGAAACTTTTGAAGAAATACAAAGCCCGCTCGCCGAGACACGATGAGCATTATGACACTATCTTTTGGGATGGCGATACATGTCTCATCGTCGTATCGAAGTGGTACCTTGAGAGGGTCACGGACTCGGATCTAGTTGATGCGATCTGTAGGATTGATGAGGTTGAAAATGGCTAAACCAGTTGATTATAATGGGAAGAAGTATCGGCCTGGCATTTACAAGTTTACCGATAGCCGGTATCCTCTATGGCTAGACACGGTTATCCGCAGCATTAAGATGAGCGGCACAGAAATGAGGTACGAAATCATCGACAGCGTTCCTGAGGGGTACCGTGTTGGGCATACGGGTGGTATGCCATTGGTTTATTGGTCCCGATTTGAAACCGAAGAAGAAAAGCGTAAGTCGGCAACAATAAGTCCTACCAATTTATTCGATCACAATTTCAACAGTAGTATTTAAATTTCTGAGAGAGAATCACAAATGAGCAATTTCGACACGGAACTCCAAGAGTCTATCAACGATTTCACAGACAATCGTCAACCTTTCACGTCGTGGGACGTTCGAGATAAGTTGCGGGACCTTTATGGTCTGCAGGTGCGGTATCGTGAGACTAACTATGCTACGCTGACTTTCATGCAGCACAATAGTAGGGCCTTCGAGTATGTCGCACAGTCAATTGAAGTCTTAACGGGCGAGACTGATCAAGCTACGGGTCAACCGGAGGTCGCTAACGTTTGGCAGTTCACTCCGGTTGAGGTCATGGTGAAGAGCTTGAAGAGCGTGGATCCGGCGAGTAAGATCAAGACCCGCAAGGGCGGGTTCTTCTCTCGTCTCTTTAAGTAAGATGTGGAGGGCATTGAATCTTTTCCTTATAGTTTCGCTCTTGAGTTTATCTGGATCTGGATGTGGATCGAGGCGATGAGCAGTGCGATTGACTTTCCAGGGCTTATCGCGTGGACGATAAGCCCAATCGATTTTGTGTTTTGTCTAGCGTTCGATCTGGTTCTATTGCCAATTGACATTTTGTTTGTGGTTTTTTAATGGAAGAACACATAATCCCGGTTGAAATTATCACTCATGGTCATTTGATCATGATCGGTGATAAGGACGACATTATCAAGAAGTTAGAAAAGACACCCGTTAGGGAGTGGGAACCTCATGTGAGGGTAGACGCGTCTTTTCGAAAAATGCTCATCAGCCAAATTAGGAGGCGTGAAGATGAAGAAGTGGATGTTGACAGCAGCAATACTGGGCCTGACAATCTCCCTAACGGGGTGCTTGGGCCAGACGAAGCAGCTAGTAGCAGTGAACAATCAGGGGATCGCCAGTTGGAACAGCCAAGTGGCGGGGATCTCGACGAAGACCCTGTGGTGGCAGAAGACGACAGTGGGAGTGAGCAAGGAGAACAACCCTTGGGAGAAGTTCGTACGGACTCAACCGGTTGATAGCTGGCATAACCCTTGGGCTCAATCTGACCCTATCCTAGCGCCAGTGGGTAAATATCCACGGTCGAAAGAAATCCGAACAATTCGTCGGATTCATACTAAACACCAAGTTTATATTGTCCCTAAGGACAAGCTGAACGAGTTCTTGGAGAAGTATCCTGAATTCCGAAAGCAACTGTTCAAGGGCCACAAGAAGACTCAAACCGAGGAGGTTTATTGATGGATAATTTAATAGCAATCGTCTATAGTTTAGGAGCGTGCCTCCCAGCTGTGAGCCTGATTCTTTTTCTAGCGCACAAGCAACGAAAGAAGAAGAAGGTTTCTGAAGAAGAGCACTTCGAAGATCCAAACGTTTACATCAACGAGATGAAGACACAAGAGTTGATCGCTATCATCGAGCGGACGGCCCTTGAGGGATCCAAAATGTGGATGGACTGGGGTTTCTTCGGTTCATCTGGCGACAACGCTCACACTCATAGTCGTTTGGCCCTAGAGCTTGAAAACGATGTGATGCTGTTCATTGACAAGGATGGCTCTGCTTATTATCGCAACAGTCACAGTGAAAAGAGTAACAGTTATGTTGAGGTAACTCTCCCTATCAACCCTGAAATGAAGGCCCGTCTTCAGTCTGTCTTCAACTGGATCATGGTTGAGCGAATTAGAGTGAGCATTGAGAATGCTCTCATGCCCGTAAAGAAAGAGGGAATTGATGTCGACACTGCGTGAAGACTCGAACGAAGTCTATGGTGAGTTGAAGAGTGCTTTCGGACCCATTTTTAAGGTGGGGGCGTGTGGGATTCTCATGCTCTTCCTCCTTTTTGGAGTCGGTGGGATTCTGAGCTATGGGTTCGGGATGGTCAGTGAAGCTGGTAGTGTTCTTCAAGAGGAAGCTGGTCCTCGTGCTCTGCTCAAGAAGTATGAGTGGTTCAAGGATGCAGCTGCTCGATTGAGCGCTTTGGATGCTGATCTTAAGGCATACGACGCTCGTATTGAGGACTTTGATGGCATGAAACGCTCAGATATGGACCGCACTGACAAGACTGAACTTAGCCAATTGAAGGCTGAGCGAATTGGTCTGGTCGCTACTTACAACGGTCTGTCCGCTGAGTACAATTCTGCCATGAGCAAGGTCAATTATCGGTTCTGTAACGTCGGAGATCTGCCAGCTGGTGCTGAGCAAGTCTTGCCCCGAGGGTATCCGGTCTACAAGACTCGATGAGTGATGACGATACCTACGAATGCGTATGGGCAATCATCGTCGTTCTGTTTATTTTTTATTTTCTAGGAGGTTTCTGATGCGTGTTGCGAATTGTGTTCTTGTTCTTGGTTTTGTTTTGTCATTGACAGCTTGTCCTGGCCCTAACGGGGCTGCTAAAGCTCCAGTCGCTGATACCGGTGTGAAACAAGCTCACGCTGACATCTCGACTGGCAATGATGGGATGACGACCGAGCAGCGAAACGTCAAGAAGCGATTGGAGATGGACAATAGCTCCGGATCGATCAAGCACTTGTACGTTGTCTCCTCCATGAGCGGAGACGTGATCGTCTATTCGACGGTCAAGGGTAAGGTGACTTCTTCTGGGAAGAGGTTGACTCCTCGCACGGTTGACGCTGGAACTGAGACGACTGGTCAATACAATCGTCTAAACAAGTTCGGTGTTCCAGTCAACATTGGCGGCGCTAATTATCGTACCACTGAGGTGATCCAGGATGACGGCACGTTTGGGTCGTCTATTCCTTACCTCTACTGGTGGGATGCTCAAGGCCGCTATCACCAGCATTACGTCACTGGTGGACAAATCCTTCATATCTCGGATCAACCGATTCGGGCTGCGAAGGTCATTCTGAACATGGAAGTTCAGGGTGATTCTGAGGGTTCTTCCTCGGATTGATGATCCCGTCCTGGGCAGGACGTTAAACTGCCCTTTATCCACACTAACGAACCTTTCATACATGAGATTGCAGTTATGATTTTTGCATGTTTGTTTTGCATATCGTAAGTTATAATTTCTTATATTTTATGATTGGTTAGATGATATTATAGTCACGTGGACGTTAAGCACAACCCTCCAGGGACGGAGACTAAACCGCCCGTTAGAATGATAGTTTAAGAGACAGTCTGCGCCCTGTTAGTTTGGGCGTTTAAACATTAGAGTTCTCATGGTAAAACGAGCGCATAACACAATTTGTGCTCATGCGGGTCCGAATCCCGTTCATTCTTTTTTCTAACCATTCCAACCCTTTATAAGGAGGAAACATGTCTCGATATACAATTGGGAAGAAAATTCATGAGATGCCTTTCAACCAAGGTAAGGCACTTGAGAACATATTGCATCCAGTGTGCCTCAAACTCGGGGTGCTCAGCCTAAGACACAGGATCGTCTGTCAAGAAGTAATCGACCGCGATTATTTGTTGCCAATCTTGGAAGAGGCTGAGCGCTGGTATCTAGATGATTTCGAGCCTGACGAGGAACGTTCGATGATCGTCCCAAAGGAAGACATCAAACAATTCAAAGAACTGAACGAGATCCTAGAAACGATCATCAAGCGAAACAGTCGCAAAAAAGAAAAGACCATCACCTACACAGAAGGCAAGAAATTGATTGATACATCCTCTTTCTTGCTTACCTTCGAACCAGAGGAGGATGACAGAATTCGTTGTAAGGACGGTCACACTATGGAAAAGAAGACACTCCAAGATCTGGTGAACCACGTGAGGGACGCTAGTCCCGCTCTAATGCTCAAATGGCGAGATTAATGAGGGCAATTCTTTGGCCTCTATCATTGACCGTGTTCTTTGGATCAATGATAGTCCTGATTATTTCTTTATTGTATGGTGCTAGTGACAACACGATAGAGGCGATCACGCCGTTCGTTGCTGTCTCAGAAGCGACGGCCATTTTCTGTGGATTATCTTTCCTGGTTTATGAGGACGGACCGGAGAACAACGGGTAATGTGCATAATTTGCGTCGATTTCATGAAACAATCTATTACTGTCAATGAGGCACATGGTATTTTATCAGAGATGCAGTCCGATTTGGACAAAGAACACCTATTAGAGATTGAGGAGATGCTTAAAGCCGAACAAGAACACGACGATACTTAACAATACCATCATCAAGCCAAGTGGGTGCTATAACCCACTAAGGAAGAAAAATGAAGCCTTCTACCATCACAAAACAAATCATCGCCTTGATGCAAGACCTCCCTGACGATTGGAGCGTTATCAAGGCGGAAGGCGGTGTTCTTTATCTCAGGCACAAGTCCCAGATTGACGTCAAGCTAAAAGGCTATCATTACGTTGACGTCAATCTTGACGGTGAGGATACGCAGGTTATTCTGGGCTACTGGAATTATCGAAAGATCAGGAAGGCCGCTCAAACTCTAGTCCGTGAGAAGACGATGAGGGCTATTGAACGGCATGACTTGCTTATCCCTGAGGACGAGATCAAGATCGGAGGTCTGGGCTCACTGGCTCTCCTCTCCAGCTCGGCGCTCGTTCGGCTGCCTCTTGAGTACTAGTGGGCGAGTTCAAGCCGAAAAGTCCGGGTTGGAAAAGCATTGAGGATCCCTCGGTGCAGACCACTCTTGGTAGGCTCAAAACAGTCAACGCTAAGAAGCGGACTGCTAGGAATAAGACGGTCAGAACAGTCCTGACCGTTATTTGTGGAGTTGCTCTCACTTTGTGGGTGTGCTTCCGTCTAATCCCCCAATTTTAGGAGAGTTATGATTGAATTCGGAGATTCGGACACTTCTGGTGACGCTGTTGCGAAGAAAACGCTTCATATTGTTACCGAGTGTACCGCAGCCGCAGCCGACAAAGGATTGGAGATTAAATTCCCAGAGGGAACTCTCTCTTATGTCCTAACGTTCAATCTCAGGCACCTTGCTAATGAGATTGACCGAATTGCCACCCTCACTCCGGAAGGAGCAGCTGAGCACGTTGCAAGTGCGAAGAGAATCAGTGAAGGAATCGAGAAGCTCTTAGACAGGGTTCAAGGTGTCGACAACGCTAACGTTGAATTCGATATTAATACTGAGGAAGATCTGGTTGATTTTTATCGTCGGGAAGGCTTGGAGCCTCCTGATGAGTCCGGAGAGGTTTAACTCCGAGTGTCCCAAGTGTGGAGAGGGAATTTACTCTCTTTCTAAATTCAGTTATTGTTGGCGGCATTTACAGCAGAAATGCCCCATCTGGAAGACATACGGTGGAGAACACCTGCACCGTACGTGCACTTGTGGATACATTTATGCTATCCTCCCAAAAGACCAAAGTGACGAACTCGCAGAAGGAGAGTCGCAGGCGTGGTTGGATAGAAAAGTCGACGAAACTCTAGACATTACGGAAGATTCCGTCTTAATCCTTCCTGAGGATATAGATTGGGAGCCTCCTAGTGAAGATTTTCATAAACGTTCTGATATAGGATGAAACACAATGGAATCAATTATTCAATTCTTGCGTGACGCTAAGAATAGAGGACAGGACCCTCTACAAGCTCTACGTGATAGGAAAACCAACATCCAGATCTACCGAAATCCAGCCTACGATGATCTCGTTGGCCTGAAATGCCTCGGAAAGGAACTCGGAAAGATTGATCGTGAGTGCAATGGGATTGTTATCGATGTGAGACGCATAATCCCAATTGCTGTGCCTTTCAATGTCTGGCGCAATGACAATGACAACGGCGATGCGCTATTCAATTGGTGTAACTTTAGCTATACTGACAAGGAAGATGGCTTTCTGGCTATCTTGTATTACTACGATGATCACTGGCAGGTTAACACCGATGACTCGTTCGGGTATGGCAAGGTGCCTAACTTTTCGGGAAACTGGAGAGACCTGTTCTGGAAGCACGCGCCTGAAAGTCTGATCGATGGGCTGCGGACGTATGATCGGAACGCGCACACCACTTTCTTGTTTGAGGTGTGCGCTCCTGAGATACGGACGGTCCGTAAGCATGCTGAGCCTAAGATCACGCTGGTGGGGATCAATAACTTCGATAGTCGTAGAATGCTGACTGACTATGGCGTCTATGATGTGATGAGTATGGCAAACAGGTTCGGCGTCAATGCCATCAAGTTCACCGAGTTCTACGCTCGTGGAGTCTCCAGAGCGAGAATAAATGCCATGGCAGAGATTAACGCTTATCTAGCGTCTAAGACCGAAAACGATCCGACCTTTGAAGGTGTCGTCCTTAGGGATGATCACAATCGGAGGCTTGTCATACAGACTGAGACTTTCAAAACTCTCAGGCGGTTGAAGGGCATCAAGTCCATGAAACCTGAGAACATCGTCCCGCTCTGTATGAAGGGCGAAAACGAACAGTTCTTTAGTGCTTTGCCAGATTGTGTTAGCGCTTTCAAGACGGTTAGCGGAAAGCTGACAGAGGCTTTTAAGGACCTGAGCGAGACTTGGATGTCACACAGGGAGCTTGAGACCAACAAGGACTTCGCCGAGCAAGTTAAGGAACACCCATTCGGTTGGCTCCTTTTTAAAATGCGTAAGATCAATCCTGGGGGCAGCCCTGAGGATCTTAGGCAACTTTGGCGCGATAAGTGCCATCACCAAAAGATTTCCGAGAAGCTTTTCGGGGATCAAGTTCTAGAGTACACGGAGATTTAATCATGACGAAGAAAACCACCACTGCACTGCAAATCGACATCAACAAGATCGAGGTTAACACTGAGTTGACCAAGGATGACCTGATTGCCGTCGCGGTTAGTCATTACGAGCAAGGGCTGCTAGCCCAACGCGATGAGTTGCAAAAGACCATCGCGGCGGCGCGGAAGGAACTCAAGACTAAGTACGCAGGCCGTGATAGCCTTATCAAGGCGGTGGTCATCGCTGAATACGCTGACAAGGCAGCGGCGGTTGTTAACGCAATTGCAGCCCTAGGAAAGAAAGCGACCTTTAAGACTCGCTGGGTTTTCATCAACGAGCAGGAGTGGAATGACCCCAAGATCCCTGAAGTTAAGGGTTATCTTGGGATCAATTCTACGAACAACTGTTATGAGTTCGTGTCAAATGACTTCGATTTCCCGCTGAGCGGTGACATCCTCGTTGAGCAAAACGAGATCAATGCGCTTGACGACAAGCTAATCGAGCATATGGAAGAGATGACCGAGGTTCGTAAGGGACTGAATGGAATCTCCACCAAGGAGCGACAGGTTAAGGCTTCGTTTGCTGTCAACTTGCTGCAGAACGATGAGAAGGGCAAGGCTCTCCTTGCTTCGATCATGAACTCTGACTCTCCTTTCCCCATGCTGACTTAAGAGGACGAGCGGGCGATCTTAGGGTCGCCCGCTCCTTCTTATGAAATTGCATTATACAAACCGTCGACTTGATCTTGACGGTTCCAAGGAATTCATCGCAGCAATAAAGCGTGATGCCCGCTCGTGGAGCAAATCGTCTGTCAAGGACCAGGACCCCGGAGAGTGTTGGTATCTGACTAAGTCTCATGAGGATATTGAGAAAAAAGATGATGGCGACGTAATTTTTGTAGATAACTACGACGATTTGCTCCACGAGCTTTACGTCAGGCATCCGAAGGATGAGAATGGCTTATCTCCTGTGCAGCCAAATTCTGGGGGCTACATTTACATCGACGATACTAACCGTCACGTTGCTGATGACACGTCTCCCGATCTTCTAGCTGAGTACGCTAAGAAATATCCGTTAGTACTGTGCACGCTAAAACTACGTAATTCTGAAAAATGTGTTGACATCTCGGAAAGGTATTCTACTCAGTGGATCTGGCGCGGAGAATATTTAGTCAATGCACGGTCGATTGAATACAACCCGAAGATGGCCAAGGAAAAGGTCGCTAAGAGAAAAGCTTTAATCGGACGACGCATCAAGAATAACAAACTTGGTGTTAAGACTTTGAAGTCGATTTATTGGAGGCTTGGAAGCGTGATCTTCGACTTCATACAAGAAGACGAGCACGATTGGTTCCACGTTGGCAGAAAAACCAGAGATCGTTTGATAAAGAGGATCAACCATTATGTTATGGTTGTTAAGAAACTGAAGCTTAGTTTCAGAGATCAGACAACCTGGGGATCCATCGTTGAGCTTAAACCGTTCGTCCCTAATTTGTTGAAGCATAAAAACGAGGAATACGTCAAGCTTGGCAAGTTTTTACGTGCTGAATTGCGCAGGAAGAAGGATTATCATGCCAATGTTCCGAGTTGTGATAAACCGTCATGACACTGACACCCTAAATTATGGGGGACCGCTGCTGAACGTGACCGTAACCGCTGACAGCAAGAAGCAAATTGAGGATATGTTCGACAAAGCAACTGGGCAATGCTTTGAACTTTACATTAAGGAATTTGAACCTGATGGGATTGACGCTCTAAAGGAGCACATTCGAGAATTTGAGGATCGATACCTGTGACCTGCACTGTTAATGGTTGTACAAAAACCGCAACAGCGGATGATCCAGACGTGATTTGTAACGATCACTGGCGCATCTGGTATAATTGCGACTGCAGCAGAATGTGCGAAAACTGTCTGTTAAAGCCACAATAGCACTGAACGTATTTAGACAACGTACTTGGAGGCCAAATGGCTACTAAAGCACCACTATTGCCAGACATTATGGCATCCGACCTAACCAAAGTCGCAATTTTTCTAGGGGCTCAACCAGATCCTGACGGGCTGGCTTCCCAGCACATGATGGCCGAACTCATCAGGATCAAGAACCCATCAGTGATAATTGGAAAATTCCATCGAGGAGACTTCAGTCATCCCCAGAACTCCACCATGGTGCAACTGTTAGGAATGGACTCTATTCCCTACAGCGAGTTCAATAAGGATGACGGTTGGTCTACTATCATTTCATGCGATGGACCGCCGAGCGTGTGCCCAAGCTATCGGACTGAAAGCGGCGGGACTAAGACTGTAATTCCTGATTTCGTAATTGACCACCATGAGCAGAAGGGGCCCAAGCCAAGTGGTGGGGCCGACGTTCGCCCAATCGGGTCTTGCTCATCGATAATGTGGGAATACGCCATGGAGTCTGGTTACGACTTCGGCACAGAAGAGGGAGTAAAGCTGGCGACAGCACTCGGCGTCGGAATCAACACTGACACCCGGTTTGGAGGGGAAGAATCCTGTTCTCCCCTTGACTATGAGGCCCTAGCTTATTGCCAGATTAACAAGGATGATAAGCTTTACCGCGACATTCTTAATTATCCTAAGCCTGAGTACTTCATGGACTTGATGGTGGATGGGTGGAAGCATAAAGTTCCTGAAGGTAACGTTCTTGTTACAGGAATTGGGACTCTTAACCCGGCTCGTGTCTGGGTCGTACCGGCTCTGGCCGAAGAGTATCTTAAAATGTCCGGGGTCGATACGACCGTGGTTTTCGCCATCATTGAAGGGCCGGAAGGCAACTATATCAAGATTAGCGTCCGCTCGAACCGATCATCCCTTAACGTGGACACCTTCACTAGACAAGCTTTTGGCTCTGGAGGCGGCAAGCGTGGCGCTGGAGCAGCGACTGTTAGTGTTCCCCCTCTGCTTCAGTGTTCTGAGGCAAGCCAAAGAGATAAGTTCTATGAGGCTGTCCGAGAAATGATCATCCACAAGACGCTTCAAACTGCCAATGACGGGGCTAGGTCTAAGAAGGAAGAAGCAGCAGAATGATCACTGAAGCAACAGTAAAAGCTGGTTGGCCTAGCACCTTAGGATCACTGAAGGATAGAACCTTCAAATTCACAAAAGGGGTCAACATCCTGTTCGGCCCTAACGGGTGCGGCAAGACAACGCTGATGCAAATAATGGGTTCCTATTCTGGATGCCCGGAATTTGGAGGCTGGTCCAAATTTGTCGATCCTTACATCAAAAAAGGCCGTCCGTTTCCTCAGGGGTTCCAGGATTTGGCCCCTGGTGGTAAGTCCCTTAGCGAGAACGAGGAATTGGCTTCTATCGTGTGGAATGGGGCTCCCAGCTTCTTGCATATGGCGCACAGGTCTGACCAAGACATGCAGTACTTCGGTGAAGAGCACGATTTGCTGACCGACATGCAGCGATTAAGTTCCGTCTTAAAGCGTAGGTCTTCTGGCCAAGAACGGTTAGCTCGGATTGCTGCTCTGTGTGAAACTCTTCAAGCTCCTCCTGATCTTAGCGTTGTTAATGATTTGGTCAAGAACGCTAATGATGAGTTTGTTAACGCTGAGGACGAGTTTAGGGCTTTCGTCGCTAGGTGCAAGGAGGAGAACGAGGATGGCCCGGTAACTTGCTTGTTGGATGAACCGACCCGTTCTATGGACATCATCACGACGGTTGCTTTTTGGCGGAATGTCGTGCCTCGGTTGGCCGAGAGTTGTCAATTGATTATTGCTACTCATTGTCCTCTTGTTTTGCTAGCTCCGCCTCCGGGCGATGGTTATTACAACATGGTTGATATGAGAGAAGGTTATGAGAAACTCGCCAGGAGTTACATGGCTGCGATGATTGATGATGAGAAACTCCCTAGCGTCAACGGAAGTTGGTGGGCTAGCTAAGTGGTAATTAAGGACCCTAGCCCTTGTTATTTCTGTGGTAAACCCATCCATCGGGTGTTAAGACTTTATTGCTGGGGTTGCTCTTCGGTCATTTGTAATGACTGTGAGGTTGACCCTAATAATCCCCCACAGGGTGAACATTGGCCTGAGGCCCATAACTTATTGGTTTGTGAATAGTTCTTGAGGAGGAATTATGACTTCTACTTTAAAGAGAGTATATAAAGTGCAATGTTTGAATCGGAGATGCCGCGTTCCATTGAAAGATAGTGAACGCTCACACTGTAAAGTGTGCAAAAGCATCATCGAGAACACTCTACGAGTGGCAAACGGAAGGAAACGGAATGAAATTAACAGGGAAAACATTTGTAATTGAGAGACCAGGAGCCACTGACGGGCCGTTCTGGACTGAGAGTATGAACGAATTCGTGGGTCGTAGCTGTGTTGTGACTCGTGAAAATGCTAGTGCTTGGGTCTATATCGACGCGGACAAAGGACTTTACTTGTGGCACAAGGAATGGCTAAAACCAGTTTTTAAAGCTAAAAAGCTTAAGAAACGAACTCTACAGGATGAAATGATGGACATTGATGTCAAAGCTGACGCTGATATCAGTAAGATTAAGCGGGCTGGTTTCGTTCGACGCCGTAAGATTCGCGAGGAAAGCGAAGTCAAGAAACGTCAAATCAAGGACGACAACACGTCGGCTCTCCTGGATGGTTTCCTTAAGAGGAACAAGGAAAAGCGTGGCGAGACGAAGAAGACTGGATGGTCTACGAAAGCTAAAGTGGCTCTCGTTAGCGTCCCAGGCGCGGGATTGCTCGTCGCCTTGCTTTACCACCTAATTTAAAAACTGATCAACCCCCGACAATAGCGACCTCCAAGTTGCATCCCCTCCTTTCTAGTTGTCGGGGTTGATCTCTATCTGGAGATAAAATGATCGAATCTTTAAATTCCGTTCTGACTTTCCTAAGAAATGACCCTGGTCTCATGTTGGGGTTGCTAGTATTGATCCCATTAGTGATCATCTTCTTCTTCGGAAAGGAACCATCTGGGCCGGGAAGTGCAGTGTGAGCAATATCCCCGGCCATAGTTTCAGTGGTGTACGGGCCATCACTTGGAACCCACAAGTCCCGCAAAAATTCATGTTTCAGAATAAGACCATCGGCATTTTATCATCTGAGCCGTGGAAACACGAAACCGAAGAAGGCGACCTCCTCCTGGTGAGAGTTGCCATCTTTAAGCCAATAGTGGAAAAAGAAGATTAATCTAAATTTAAGACCCATTTCTTTTTTCCATAATCCATTATTTTGTATAGACCCTGAGCGCGCCTCAATTGTTCTTCAGTTTTGTCAGAGGCGCGCTCAATTGTTGTTTTGCGAAATTTTGACTTGTGAAATCTAGATCTGTGGTCGGTATACCAGTAATCCGGCTTTACATCATGTATAAAGTTAAACCCGCATTTGCTATAAACGGTTCCGTTTGACAATCTGTTATCACTAAAAGAGGAAACGCTCCCGGTTATTCCGAATGACGATAACCTTTTTATGAGATAAGACCATAACCCATGCACTAAAAATGAAGGATGAGAGCACATTCTGACAATTTCATAATTCTCGTCCGATTGCCTACTAGGAGTATGGATGCTTAAAGCGCCAACTAATTGTCCTTCAAAATACACACCGAGATGAAGCTTAGCAGACCTGAACCCTAAGTAATGATAAGAATCGTAAAATTGCCTCACTTCGTTAGCTCGCACGATTCTTATCGAGCATTTCTGAGGTCTGATTTTGGTTCTTATCGCGGTGTGCGTTTTAGACAACAAGTAATTCTTGACAAGATCTTTCTTGTTGTCCCACTCGTCTGAGTACAAAACAATAACATCATAATTCTTGCTTAAAGACTCAAATTTGGCTTGATCAGTTCGATTTTTCCTAAAATAAGATGAATGATATCTTAAACCATTAAATTCAATAATTAATGAGTGCTCGCGTATTAATAGGTCGACAGAATAATTATCAACTTTAGCTTCTAATTCGGACTTTACGCCATTTTGCTGCAAAAAATTTTTAATACTGACGACTGGAGCAGAAACTTTAAAACTTGCGCAGCCACACGATTTTATTTGTTTTAGAAAGATATCATAAAATCGTGGAGAAAAAACTTTATGGCATAACAAGCACTCAATTTTTGGTTTTTTCTTAGAAAATGTGATTGGTTTTAAAAAAGAACCATTTAGTGATTCTTGAAATTCAACGAAGTTTGACGGATAGGATCCTTTCTTAAAACCGCTATCTTTCCACCATTCAGCCGCTTTAATAGAGCAATTACCACAGCTTTTAATTTTTCCAGAGGTAAGATGCGATACTCTTGCTGTGTGATTGCTTCCGCACGCACATTTACATAATAATTTAATTTCAGAATTTACCGATATTGGTTTTTTAGGGATCGCTTCAACAGTTAAACGTCCAAACGTGTTTCCAACCCACCATTTTGGGTCCTTTATGTTGGGGTTGATCGTTTTTGTTTTCTTTGTCTTTTTCCCTTTAAAATTTAGAGAATGCTCAGCGAACTTGGCAGATTTGCTTTTTAATAAGCACCCGCAGGATTTGGTTAAGCCGTTTATCACTGATTTCAAAACAATTGACTTAACATTCCCGCATTTGCAGTTGAATTTAACTTTTTTGTTTTTCGAAATCGGGAATGTTAAGTCATCAATGATTGGGTTCAGTAAAATTAACGACAGGTTTTGCGATAGGTTTAATAGGTCTTCTTTTAACAAAAAAGAACATTTTCCACATGATTTGGATACGCCAGTAGCGAAGTTTTTCCAAGGGAATGTTTTTACAGTTTTTAACCGACACTGGCATTGGAATTTTACTAGTTGTCGGCTGTGTTTTTTTAAAGGAGTATTGTTTAATGGGATCCACATTATGTATCTTACCTTTGCTTATTTACCCCCAAATATATCAATGGAGAAATCATGCAGCGAAGTAAAGTTAATTTTATAGTCGATGGACAATGGGGTAGTTGTGGAAAGGGCCTAATTGCTGGCTACTTAGCTGAAAAACACAAGGTTAACGTCTGCTCTACTAACAACATGCCCAACGCTGGGCACACCATGGTCCTAGAAGATGGAACCAAGTTCATTTCTAAGATCCTCCCCGTCACCGCTTTCCTCAATACCGTTGGACAACGATCTAATATCCTTATCGGGCCAGGAGCGGGATTTTGTCTTGACCGCCTCTTCATGGAAATCGAACGATGCGGTTTAGACGAGGAAGACGTTTTGATCCATCCAAGGGCTATGGTGGTCACCCAAGAGCATGCTGCGGCTGAGCGAGGCGACTCAAGTGGTGTATCAACCAAGCACATTGCTAGTACCATGCAAGGTTGTGGGACGGCTCGGGCTGAAAAGATTATGCGGGGCGCACACGTAGAACTAGCACGTGATTTCGATGTTCTCAAGGGCCTCGTGACGAACAACGGAGATGAGTGGTTCACCCTGGTCCACAACATCCTCAAGGGCGATAAGACCATGTGGTTGCACGAGGGCTCACAAGGGTTCAGCTTAGGTATGAATCACGGCAGCCATTATCCACAATGCACCTCACGAGAATGTACGACCGCTCGCGAAATCGCTGACATGGGAATTTCCCACCAGAAAGTCGGTGACGTCTACCTAGTCATCCGCCCCTTCCCAATTCGAGTCGGCAACGTCATCGAGGACGGCAAGGAGGTTGGATACTCAGGAGACTGCTACGACGACCAAGAGGAAATCTCCTGGGCTGACCTGAAGGCACAATCCGGCTACCCCGCCGATTTCGATCTGAAGGAATTGACCACGGTGACCAAGCGTCTTCGTCGTTGCTTCACCTACTCGGATTTCCAGGTCAGGATGGCGGCGGAAATCAACGGTGCTACTAAGATTGCATTGAACTTCGCTAATTATCTTGATTACTCAATCTTCCAAACTAGTGGAAACAACATTAAAGACCTTCCTGATAAGGTTCGGGATTTTATCGCCATGATCGAGGACCAAACTGGCCTCCCTGTGACGCTGGTGGGTACCGGACCTGGCAACAACCACGTCTGGGATTTAGAAGAATAGGCCGAAGCAATGACTAATACCTATAAGTATGACGAGAAAGAGGCGATCAACCCTGTCATTCTTTCTTTCGGAATGCGAGATTTGAGGGGCAAGGAACGTGAAGCTCTCCGAGAACTTAAGGGGGTCGACTTTAGGACTCAGTGCGTGTTTAGTATCACCATAGAGTGCGATACTAAACACATTAAGACTAAACTGCTCATGTCGGAAGAGAGCCCTGAGTGGACTTACCAACATGCAAGAGAATTATGTGCTTATGACCAGACTGAAAAGTTTCACGTCCCTTATATCGACATTGCTAATGTTGAAGACCTGTGGTGGAAAGAGCCAAAGGAATGGGAACACGCTACACTTGTGGATGGCGAGTTAATCAAGACTGAGAGCGACAAGGTTTACTTGTTTGCTGTCAACCTGCCCGACAGATTGTGTCGAGTGGATTTTATGTTGAGTACAGAGGTACAAGATGGCTGAAGAAGAGAAATCGTGTCTAATTGAAGCGCACGACATTGTTAGAAGTCGAAACAAGAACTATGGCGATCCTGTGACCACAGCTGGTCAGGTTGCCAGAGCTTTTAACGCGCTTAAGGGTGAGGAACTTCTCACTCCTGCGGACATCCCTTTGGTGCAAATGCTGTATAAGATCATTCGGTCTGAACACGGTTATAAACGAGATAACAACGTTGATCTGTCCGGGTATACTGACATCCGCGAGAGAATCTTCCTAAGCGAACAGGAGTTGAAAAGTGCGAACTAAGAATAAGAGTGACAGTTGTATTAGCTTCGGCCATGTGACGGATCTGGTTGAGCAAATGCACACTAATCTTGAGCCTAAGATCATGGCTGAAGTTAGTGAGCTAGAAAGGGACGTCGAGTACGCGCGCATGGATTTACGCTCGACTAAGAAGGACAACCCTGGGATTTATGACGCCCTCATCTCCCTGGTGTGCGAAATGCAACGCATTATTCCTAGGATTAACAGCGTGGATAACCTCACTTTCATCAAGGGCTTGGAGATGTTGCTTGGTAATTGGCCTAATCCTTGTCGTCAAATCAATGAGGTGCGTAAGTTGGTGCACCGAACGATGCTCTTGAACAGGATGGTCAGGGTGAAGCAAGGCATGACTCAGATTCTTATCGGTGGGTGTGAGCTTGTCCGTGAGGAAACTCGAAAGTTCGATAAGAAATTGATCATGGCTGATTGATGAGTGAATATATATATTGACCGAATTGAAAATGACCTAACCCATAACGGTCGGTTTACAGCATCTGCATTTTACCAAGGAGAAGACAATGAGCCAGGAGACTGGTGGAAACCCGGGCGAGGTAAATGATCTGAGCCAAGTGGTGGCCGACATCCGAAAGGGCGTCAATAAACTGAATATGATCACCTCTGGCTTAAACGCTTATTCTGGTAAGTGTGGAACATTCAAAGAAGCCGAGGGCGGATTTCTCGTAATCTACGAAGTCGATTCAGAGACAATAGAAATCAACGTTATCGAAGTTGAAGTGACCGGTGAAGAAAACCACTGGGTAGTTCGGTGGGGCAGGCACTTACTTGCGGTTTGTCAGAACTATCACGAGTTAGTTGGGGCTCTAGTCGGAGATTATGCTTTAAAACTTGTGAAAGTGGCTAAGAAATTCGACGAGAAAGGCTGGCCTAGAATAGCCTTAAGAGAGGAGACAAAGTGAAACTCGATATTGGACACCATGACGTTGTAACGTCAACGGACTTCGAAACAACGAAGTTCTCCGCAGGGAACCTAGCAGTTCTATTTAAAATCCTGCGAAAGAAAATGTACTCGGACCCAATCTACACCATCTGTCAAGAGGTGATGAGCAACGCCCGAGACGCGCATATCGAGGCTGGCAAAGCACACGTGCCAATCCTCGTAAAACTCCCCGATGATTTCGAATCATCAATACGAATCCAAGACTTCGGGCCGGGCATCAGTCCCAGCCGAATGGCAGGAGTCGTCTGCAAATACGGAGAATCGACAAAAAGAGAGGCCAACGACGAATCGGGAGGCTTCGGGCTAGGGTTCAAAACACCCTTCGCTTACGTTCCAACCTTCACCATTATCGCTACCACTCCCGAACCAGGCGGCGAAGGAGTAGAGTACATCACTCGACAATACCAAGCTTACATTGACAAGACTGGTGTCGGAGCGATTAGCCTCTTAAGAGAATACGAGGGAACCGCTGAAGAACAAGGCACGTCCATCATCATTCCGGTCATGGAAAAAGACTATAGCCGATTCTCGGATTGCGTCCTTAATGCGGCTTTTTTCTGGAACGTACGTCCTAAGGTCGTCGACCTCAGACTCGCGGCGAACGCTAAAGTCTCATTTTCCACGGCTGACAAGTACAAAAAACCACAAGACTGGCGATGGATTAAGATAGATTGGAAATTCGAGGGATACGGAGACCGCTGGAAAGTTTTAAACACTCAGAACATTTCATACGGTGGTGGGCGAACTCGTGCTTCTGGGGTGATTATTGATGGTATTCAATATCCTCTGCACCTTAGTAAAATCTACGAAGATGGAACAGTTCCAGGCTATATTCGGCGAATTGTCGAGAAATCCTGCTTAAAACTGTTCTTTTCCGTTGGTGATCTAGAGGTAACATCTAACCGTGAGGACCTAGACTACAACGATGACGTTCGCCGGAAGCTCAAGTATTTGCTTTACCGTGCTAAGGCAGAACTGTTAGGTTCGGCTAGAGAACGACTTTCTAGCGCTAACAACATCTACGAAGCAACGTCTCTCTTCAGAAAACTCAAAGATGACCCTGCTTATCCAATGGTAAGCAATGTGTGGGACGGGGCAGCGTTACAAGAGAAAATCAGCTTTGGTAGTTCAGCCGAAATCTATAAGTATGAGTATTATGGTGGTGGGTCGGTTACCCGTACTGGAAAGTACACTTCTTACTCCTCACAATACAATTATAATCTAAACATTCCAATCCGTTCGGATGTGATGATAATTGAAGACGACTTGTGGCAAAACCGCCCGTCGATCCCCAGGATCGAGACAATTTTCGAGCTTAACCCAAAACTTGATTCTGTCTACGTTGTCAAGTTTCCTAAACCTGAAACACCAGGCGACAAAGTTGAGGCTCACAACAACTGGGAGAAGGCAAGAGTTAAGTGGGATCGTTTTAAGGTTCCATTACTGTCATCATTCCCCAAGAAGAGAAAATCGGTAACTAGAGCTAAGTCGAGAATTAGCAAGGTAAAACTCGCTAGGGGAAGCGGATGGGATCACACTGATATCAGCCCTGAGTCAGGTTCTGGTCTTTGTGTCATCCTGAAGGGTAAGGATATTTACTCTGACTGGGAGAAGAAAAAACTTGTTAGTCGAAGAAACTCTATAGCAATAGCGGATTTCTTCAACATGGACTTGTATGGGGTTTTTTCCCGTTGGGTTCCTAAAATGGGGAGTGGCTGGAAGAACGTAAGGGATTTCGCTTTCAAGAAGCTGGAGAAAATGCGCAAGGATCCTGAGATCATAATTGGTCTTAAGCAGGATCCGGCATGGAACCCTAATGAAGGTCTTCCGACATACTTGTACAATTTTCTCGTTAAGTGGAGAGATGATCTGGATCCGATGGGGGTTGCTCGGTCTTATCTTGATGCTGCGGTTGATGACAAAACTGACGGCAAGATTGAAGAACTTAATAACTTGGAAGGGTTGCTTGGTCAACCTCAATCTACGAGGGAGAAAAATGCGACTCTTCAGAACTTGCATGACAAGTTTTGGAAAGCCTACACGATGATTGAGAAGCATCATCGTGCTTTTGGCGTTAAAGAAGAAGAAATCAAGTTTTATATCATGGCTAAGGACGCGCATATGGCGCAAGAAGCCAACATTATACCTGTCAACATTGTTGACGCAGAAGGAGACGACTGATGAAGTACGTCAATCATATTATGGGAGCTGGTCACGTCACTATGATCTTCTCAGATCGTGACCCGATTAACATTCTAAGTGACAACCCTCAATATCACGCCATCGTCGGATGTCTAAGACAGCAGCAGTTCGACAAGGCTGCAACGCTTGCCGATAGGGCTTCGATGGTCGCGGAGACGACGAAGGGTAAGTTCGTCGTTAGGAATGGTGTCATTGTTATCGACGGTGAGTTGATTCCTCGCGTCTTGTCCAATCGGTTGCTTCAATTTGTGGAGCATCACTTGGATACGTCCGCTCTGGAGAACTTCTGGGACAACCTTAAGGAGAACCCGAGCGAGGAATCGAAGAAGGACCTTTTCCTTTTCTTGGAGAAGAATCACATTCCCTTGACCGAAGATGGGTGCTTCATTGGTTATAAGAAGGTGAATGACGATTTCACTGACTGTCATACCGGCTCGATTGACAACACGCCCGGTATTGTTGTTAGGATGCCTAGGGATAAGGTGAGCGCCGATCGAACTGTGCACTGTGGCCCTGGTCTTCACGTCGCTGACTTCTCCTACGCCGATAAGGCAATGGGTACTGGAGTAATGTTGAAGGTCAAGGTCCACCCTAAGGACGTGGTGTCGGTGCCTAATGACCACAATGCGAAGAAGATGCGAGTTTGTCGTTATCAGTCTCTTGAGGTGTATGGTGACGACGTTGAGATTCCTGAGCAACTTGTGGTTGAACCTACTGAGGCTAAGGAAGTTAAGCGTCGAGTTGTTGGCAAGAGGGCTAAGTCTGCTGTCCTTAAGGCTGACAAGGAAGGTCGGATCAGAATTCCTGGTAAGATTATGCGTCAGATCGGTGCTGGTGTTGGGCACAAGGTTAAGGCGTTTGTCAATAACGTTCGTAGTCGTAACGTCATGGTTGTCTTTCATAAGACCAACGCGACTTTCCACGCTTCTAACGAGTACAGAGTGGGTGACGATAACAGCATCCGTCTTTCGCCATCTTTCTTGCGCAACGCTAAGATCGACGGGTATGATGAATACAAGGTGCGCCTTAAGGATGACGCTCTAGAAATCCGGGTTAACTAATGGGCTATAACCCTGCGGACCCCTGGCCATCGAACACGGCGGTCAGTGGGGTCGGCATCCAATTTCTAGCAGAGAGATTTAAGAATGAACATTCAACAACAACGTGAGTTTTTCAAAAAGGAGGCTAAGAGGTGTGGTCTCTGTCCAGGTTATCAACAATTAACTGAAGAACAGGCAAGTGAGTCCTTGAGGAAAGTTTGTGATAACCTGGACGATGACACCACGACTGTTCTGATTAGGGGAGCGGGGATGACATCTGGGGCTAGGTGTTTGATGGGTTCTCGTGCTCTCCTTGCATATTTTGAGGAAGGAGGGAGTGTTACGGATGAGCAATGAAGCTTTCTGCCCAGAGTTTCAACTTGAAGTTGGAAACGACAGCTATCACTGGGGGTCGGCGGTAGGTCTCGAGTTGATTGCGAAGCTGAACATTCCAACTGGGTATAGTTATGGGCAAGCCCTTATGCGGCTTGCCCAGTACGAGAGCAATTTCGGGTTGTATTTAAGAGATTTTTTGGAAGAAATGGCCGATGAGAAGGACAACCGAGAGCCTCCTTTTGAGGATGTCGACGAACTTCTTGAAGAGGAGAACGTTGATGAACATCAAGTTCATCGATTTAAATCGTTTTTGTTTGTTGATAGAGATTGTGCCTCGACAACTATCATTTCTTTTGATGAATTCATCCAGAAGGCGAAAAAAGAAGTGTGGGATCGCGAGCAGAAGTTCGTTGGTTTCAACTCTTGGCGCTATGGGTGTAAGATTTCAGAAAAAGACCCATATTGGTCTTGGAAAGGATTTGTAACGGATGCCAACTGATGAGACGAAGACTAATGAGGATGACAAGCCAAGTGGTGGCGGCGAGGTTCAATACGAACGCATCGCTAACATCTGGACCCTTATCCCAATCAGTAAGTAAGCAGAGACGATGATCTCTGAGAAACATACAAAGGATTGGTACCGGGATAAATGAAAATCACACGAGGACAGGCATCGCTAATCGCAGACCTCCAAGCGAGGTTGGTTGATAAACTCAACATCAAGGTAGGCTATGCGCACCCAAGTATCACTATCTTACCTGATGATGTAGACTTCATCATCTGCGAAACGGAAGAAGCTGACGACGAGGAGATCCAACTGATACACAGGGATGATCTAATTGTTGAATGGGTTGATGAAAGCACAATGCGTATCCTCGCTGATGAAGAACCAAAGCATGACAGCATCGTTGTAGAATTCCTCGGAAGGATCGACGAGTGGCTGACCGAAGGGGTTCTCTGGTTTGATCCTTCCATCACGAAGGAAGTGGATGGGGTCCAAGTGAGTGTCACAAAGAAGTGTGGTATCTCCGAAGCGGACGCTATCTATGACACCAATCTGCTAAGTCCAAATTCCGGGTCTTTATATCGTTACGGTCAGATTTCTTTTGCAGCTAAGTTGGACCGACGATTTAGGGCTTTGAAGAAAGTTATTGATGAAGAATGGCCTCAGGACAAGGCTAATTTCGCGTCTAAGATGCGTGCTATTCATCATAAGTCGGCGCGTCTCCCTATTGAGGAGATTGTGCAGCAGAAGAGGGTTGTCGAGTCTGCTCCCTCGTTAAAGAATTTCGCCAAGGATGTAGTGAAGTATTTGATAAAGCAGTTTCGCAAAAAAGCGTTTCGCACAGACATTTAAAATCACCCTTTGTTCCTTTTAGGAGTATTATCATGGACCGTTCGTATATCTTCATGAGCGAAATCGGAATTTCGCTCGCAATGGAGTTCACGCCTGAGAACACGGAGAGTCTCAAATTCGCAATCGCTTTCTGCAACAAGAAGGACAACTTCAACCGTAAGACAGCCCGGGGCATTCTGGACAAGCGTTTGGAAAAAGAAGCTTCGACATACCTACGATCAACCGCTTTCGAAGGTGACAAGCCTCGCAAGGACGTCTTGATCCCGTTTGCTAACGCTCTTGGTGATTATGTCCAGGAGAACGTCATCATCCGTTTGAAATCTGGCGATGAAATCCGAGGATTTCTCTGTGAGAACCCGAATGGTGACACTGTAATTCGGCGTGGTCGTGACACTATCACGATTGATACTGGGAATATTGACAGTATCACCACGACGAGCTGTCGTCGCAACGTAGATAATGTGTTGGAGGCGTTCCAGCAAGTCAACATCAACCAAGAACAAGAAGACCTAGTGGTCGTCTAGCGAGGAGATCAAATGGTCAAGGCATTTGAAATTGGAAAATGGTATAGGGTTAAGAAGCCCGCCGAAGAAGCAGCCCCAGCACCATCTCGGGTAAGATGGGAGAATGACTATGACGACTACGATGGCAAAGTGTTGCAATGTCGTTACGTCTTCTTTAACAAGATCCACGGATTTCTAGGAGCCTCACGACTTTTTGGTTTCCACGCTAGCTGGGTTGAAGGCCCGTTCGACTCTAAAGAAGAAGCCGAAAAGCTTGGAAATTTCGTTGGGGCCCATTGGGACTCGATGAACCAAACCGGTTATCACGCCTATAAGAACGAACTCGGGGTCGTCACTGAGATTAAGCAGCCAACTGCTGCCGAGCAAGTTTCTTACCTGACTGCCACCGCGAAGAAAGAAATCTTCGACACTAGAGATAATTTCCGTGACCGCATGCTTCAGGCCGGAGTGGGAATCCCCGATCATTACATCGATCAGATCGCCAATCACAAGAAGCCCAAGATTTGGAAATCTACAGTTCCCTATGACGGTTCTAAAAAAATCGTCATGGTTTCGTCAGTGTCTGAGTCAAGCGCTTTGCAGCGTAAAGTTGATGACATGTTGACAGGGTTGCGCCAAACGTCTAAGTCTCAGCGTGAGATCCAACGACGTTTGGACTCCCTGGAGTTGAAGAATTTGACGGATATGGGCAGGGTGACTAAGATCATCGAAGATCGTCTAAACAAGTTCGAAGGTCAGAATTTCAACAGTGCATTCCAAGGCAAGGATGGAAAGCTGTACTGCGTAACTTCGGATAAGGGCCTGTTCGTTTATGACGATGAGGCTGGCGCTGGCAGTTGGTCGCTGATGATGCCATCTGATTCTCTATCCTCGACGGAGAAGATGAAGGTTGAAATGAAGCGGATCGATGAGGAAGCTGACCGTGATATCGACAATATTATCGAAAATTACAACAAGCGCCGCGCCGCTGACCGGAAGCACAGTGAGAAGCTCCGCAAGAACTTCGACAATAACAAGACCGTCCCGGTGAAAAAGAAGAGCCTCCCTCTTTGGTTGGCCGTTGGGCTGGGCTCGATCAGCGCTACAGCTGCCACGCTTGGGACTGTCTTTTACTGGTTGTTCTAATGGCGAAGAAGAAATCGAAGCTCGCCCGAGTTGAGATTAAGTGTACTGAGCCGGGTTGCGATGCAACCCGGCTCATTCACCATGCGTCCATCAAGGAGACAACCAGGTGTTGTGGTTGTCAAGAAGAAGCTAAAAGGCGAAAAGGCCGCGAGCGCTATCGAAGGCGTAAGGGCTTGCCTATTGAGGATCACTTGCAGAATCAGAACCAGAAGGATGAATACGTCGAAGAGGTTAAGAAAGCGCATGAAAGTGCATGGGAGAATATCGGTCCTCGTGATCCTGACGCTCCTAAACCTAAGACTCGACCTGAAGAGCAATCCTCCGAAATGTTGGGTCGGATTGCTAGTTTGTTAGACATGACCGGCGACGACGCCACAGACGATGATTGGTAGGATTATGAGTTGTGAAGACTGTAACTGTGAGTCAGGGACCCCGGATGGTACCTGTAATTATCGAAGCGCCATGGATGTACTAGGCGCAATTATGCAAGGCACGGCACTCGTCGGAATCCTTGTTGCGACCTTTTGGTTGCTACTGTAACGGTGAGCGACCAAAAATTGTCGAAGCTATCAAATGGGGATTACCTGTTTGAGCTACCAAGCGGATATACAATGCGAATCATGTCAGATGAACATTGTATATCCGCTTCTTTGTATAAGGACTCGGAGGGTGATGACTCGCCCCCGATAAAAGATTTTCAATTCAATCATGGTGACCCTCCCGAGGTTGATCCGTTGATTGAAATTGAACGTCAGAAGAGACTCTCTGAGGTCTATGCTGACCCTGACCTTTCTGACGAAGACCACGGGTATTGGCGCGGTAGAGTCGATGGCCTGGACCAGTTGGAGCGCTTCGTAAATTGCGGAGAGATCCAACCCCTTGAGGATTAGGGGTTTCCGAGAGGAAGTCCTTGTATCTAAGAGCAAACGGACGAAAAGTCCACCCTGTTTCGAAATCTGTTTTTTCAACCTCAACATTGTGAGGAATCATGAATATTTCAATTGGTAAGAAAGCTGTGCTGCTCTGTCGTGCGGCGGGAATCACGTCCTTTATGTGGGGATTCCACGGGCTCGGCAAGTCGTCGATCCACAAGCAAGTCTGCCGAGAGCGTTTCTGGGGTTTCATCGACGAGCGGTGCTCTCAGATGGAAGCGAGCGACCTGCGCGGTCTGCCTGACAAGCAGAACCAACGGACCGTCTATCTTCCCCCCGGTTCACTCCCCCGTGAGCATGAGGTCGGCCCAAACTGTCCCGCTTGCTTCTACGACGAGGAGTTCGGCCATGACCCGAAGGACGAGGCCAATAAGACGAAGTTCGACGAGATCCTGAAGACGACGCCCGACGCTGACTACTGCAAGGGTATGCTCTTCCTTGACGAGCTTAACCGTGCGGAGGACGACGTTCTCCAGGCTGCTTTCCAGCTTGTTCTCGACCGGGAAATCGGCATGTACAAGCTTCCGCCTGGTTGGTCGGTGCACGTTGCCGGTAACTTCGGTGGTGGGCAGGGAATGTATAGCGTCAACAACTTCGACGACGCTGCGTTCCTTGACCGATTCTGTCACTTGACCCTTTCGCCTGACGACCGATATATGGAAGACTGGTCTAAGTACATGGTCGAGCGGGAGGAAGACGGGATTATCAACAAGATCTTGCAGTTCGTTTCCTTCAACGAGGATCACTTGACTGGTAAGCTAACCGGGTCGAACGACATCAGTATCCAACCATCGCCACGCTCTTGGGAGATGGTGAGTAAGGTTGAGGCTGCGTGTCGCAAACACCCAGAGTTGATCGAGGGTCGTAAGACCGTCATCTCTGGCCTCATCGGTCATGGCTTGGTCGAGACTTACGAGCAGTTCACTTGTAAGGTCACGCCCAACGAGATCATGAACCAGGGCCTCCGGAGCATTCAAAAGAAGCTGGAAGACCTTAACCGTAACGAGCTGGTCGGTCTCGTCTGGGCCCTTGGTGCTAACGCCAAGAAGCTTGAGAGGCCAACCACGACGGTGTGCAACAACGTGATTGACTTCTTGGAGTGGCTGGCCAACGTGAACGCTGAGCGAGATCTCGCCGTTTCGCTGTCCACCAACCTGGTGACCCTTGACGGAACCGAGCGTTCCCTAAGTGGCGCACTAGTTAGCAACCCTAGCCTGGCTAAGCTTGCTAAGAAGTACGGCATCGAGCCGGATAAGTCTAAGAACGATACCGGGTCCAACCCCTGGCTTGAGGGCTTGACCAATCGTCCTAGCCTCCAGGATTTGCTGTCTAGCATCACCAAAGCTAACGATTCAGCCACGAGCACTAAGTAGTGATCGACGGCGAACCCCGCCCCGTTTGGGAGGACTTTCTCAGGGATCCCCCTGAGCCGGTCCTCTCGTGGGCTCGATTTTGGAGCGCCCTAGACCGTTGTTTGGTGGCGGTGCTCTTGCTCAGTATCTTCAGCTTCTCTTATTTCCACTTGAGATCGCTTGAAGCCGCTGAAGCGTGTCTTGATTTGAATTGTGAATGTAGTACCCCTTACGGAGAGTAGGAAAAATGACGATTTACTGTGATATGGACGGAGTTGTGGCCTCGTGGGAGAAAGCGAGGGACAATCTCGTCGGTCCAGGTGCTAGCAAATCCCAAACGTGGAAGGCCATTAGCAAAGCCGGACACAGCTTCTGGGCTAGCATCCCAGAATTTAAGTGGTCTCGGAAGTTTTACGACGATTTGAAGAGGACCGATGACACTTGTTTTTTAACCAGCCCTAGTTTGGACCCTAGCTCGTGCTCTGGTAAGTTGGAATGGTTGCAAAGGTTCACTGAAGACAGGAACTTCCGTAATTACATTATCACTAACCAAAAGTATCGCCTGGCGTACGGACCCGGAGCCATCCTAATCGATGACAAAGAGAAGCACGTCGATGCTTTCAATAAGAAGGGTGGGATCGGAATCCTATTTCCACGGCCTTACAACCGAGCAAGGGATCGCGCCGATGATCCGGTGAGCGCAGTGATGGAAACACTGTCTCTAATTTATCCGGGGCGCATCCAAGTCTAGGTCAAGAGGGAGAAATCGGTCTCCCGCTTGGCGTCCTGGGTAAGATGTAAAACTGCCCTCCTTCGGGACAACCACTAACAAGAGATGATTATGCAACTAAATCCAAGACACCCCTGGGGCTTCGGCCCAAGCATCTTCGAAGAAGCAATTGACGCCCTTGTCGAAAAACGATGCGGGAAAGTGATTGACCAAAACAACGAACTCCAAAAGCAACTCAACGCTTCCCGTCATACTTCAGTTGTCGGAAAAGCGTGGATCTCGAGAGTTGTGCCCGGATCATACTTTAATGGAAGGTGGGGTTATTTTAAAGTTGAAAAAGTTGATGGCGATGACGTTAAGGTTTTTCAACTTTTAGCAAATGGAGAATGGAATCCTTCCTCAATGACGATTTCAATGTATGAAGCTGCTCGTCATTGGTCCGAAGTTGACTCTGACCATGCCAATAGAGAAGCGCGGAGATTGAAAGATCAGTTAAAGAAGGATAAAAAGGACAAGAAATGAGTGACCTAGATGACATCGATGATTTCCTTAAAGTTTATAAGGGGTTGAAGCCTAGGGAACGCAAATTATTGAAGCATATCACTAGGCTTCAAGAAACGTCTTTTTCTGCACCTGCGCATTGGAACCGCGAGCCAACTAAAGCGATGTTGGATCGTGAAGAGCAATGCCGGATTCAAAGCGTTAAAGACTCTGCTAAGTTAGCAGATGCGGTCACGGAATTGTCCAGCAGTCTAAGGTCCCCTTTTCTGTGATCCATCACTCAAACAATAGATCGTCAATCTCAAGGAGAGAGGATGAATAACGAATACTTTGTTTTTATCGACGAAGACCATGGAACTGTTCTGCTGTTCAGCGACCTAGAAAAAGCCCAAGCTGAGGGTTGGCCTGAAGAGGACGAATGGGAACAACAAACCGACGACGAGTGGCGTCGAGGTGAACACTGCGCAATTTATCGCAGAGAAGCGGACCAATACGACTGATGAAAATCCTAAAGTTTTACACCGAAACATGCGGCCCATGCCGCCTGATGGCTGCGATTGTACAAAAAGTATCAACCGAGTACGAGGTTGAGCTAGAATCAATTGATGCCAGTCAAGACGAGAGGGCCAGCCAGTACAAGATTACTGCTGTCCCAACTTTTGTTCTAGTTTCAGAAGAGGGCGAACTCGACCGAAAGACCGGGGTCGTTCCTTATCCACAGTTTAAGGATTGGGTAGATGAATATCGATAGCCTTATAAGTCACCTTTCTACAATTTTTTTAATAGCAGCGGTTCTGATCTTTGTGGTCGGAGCTTTCATCATCTATGAGGTTAAACAAGAGCCTATTAAGAAGCAAGCCAAGGAGGGCGGTGCCATGCTAGTTAGCAAGGTCAAGACGGTTCTGGAGTACGCGAAGTTGACAGCCCTCTGTCTCCTGATGTATACCGTGCCTGTTGCGGTGTCGATTATTTGTCTCTACTTCAAACCGTAGGAGTTATTATGAGTGACTATTATGATGATCGCTCAACTTATGACGGATGAGAAGGTTGAAACCAGGAACATCATCGACCCATATTGGTATTGGGATACTGAGGCTATTAAAGCTGATCTTGATACCAAGCGTCATCCTTTTGGAGTGTTGATTTCCAACCTTCAGAACGATTTTAACATTGCTACCGTTATCCGCAACTCTAACGCTTTCATGGCTAAAATGGTTTACTATTATGGTCGGAGGAAGTGGGATCGTCGCGGGGCGGTTGGCACTCATAACTATATCCATTATAAGCATGTGCCTGAGGGTTCTCTAGACGAGATTAAGGGTTATGCCTTGGTTGGGATTGATAATCTTCCTGGTGCTGAGCCTATGGATGATTTCGTTTGGCCTGAGAATACTTTAATGTGTTTTGGTCAGGAACAATCAGGGTTACCTGATTGTATCTTAGAAAGATGCGAGAAACTAGTTTACATTCGTCAATTCGGGAGTGTGCGCAGCTTAAATGTGGGTTGTGCCTCTTCAGTGGCAATGTACGATTGGTGCAAGAAAAATGCCAGTGATTGATCAGAGTTCTTTGGATGGCGCTGTAACGGATATTGAGGACTTGTTAGGGTGTGCGATAGGTAGTATGACCTTTTTCCAAGCTCTTGCAGTCTGTAAAAGGAACAACGAAGCTTTAGGGGTTTTGGAAAGTCATGGTATTTCTATTGAAGAACTTACTGAGTACCTTAACCCTTAGGGTTCTTAGTCGTATATAACTTAAGCCCGAATGGGAAAGTAAGGCAAGCTACGAATGAGCGAAGGCAAGGAAAATCCGGCTTCTCTGGAACCGGACGACGACAACGAGGACACGATCACCATTGACGAGTTCATTGAACTTTACGTTGAGTTTAGAGGTGTTCTGTTTGAAAAGGAAAAGAAGAAATACGGCAAAGGAATGTTGCTAACTTCTGTCCGAGAAGCGTCCTCTTTGTTCAAGCTGTGGTTTATCGACATGACGGATAGAGAAATGATCCATCGTTTGAAAGACTTAGATCCTTTCGGTGACGACGATAATGTCGACGATGACGATGACGATAATGACGACGACGACCAATCGGACCCCGATTGGTGGAAAAAAACACAAGGAGATAATTAAATGTCCATTTTAAAAATGATGAATGAGCGTATTCTGCTAGAACTAGTGGATTACGATGATAGGGAGTCAACCACCCTCATTCTGCCAGAGGGAGCACACAAGACCCACCTTTATTTTAGGGTTCTGGCAGTTGGGCCTGGAATGGTGACTCACAACGGGCAACGGGTCGAACCGACCGTAAAGGAAGGCGACATGGTTATCATGGTTGGCGGTGGTACGCCCATCAGGATTGACAGGAAGGATTACCGTATTGCCACTGAGCGAGATTTCATTGCTGTAGTCCCTGAAAAATAGGGGGTTCCCAAAAATAATGCGTGAAACATAACCTCTTCAAATTCACTTTGCGAGCGGAATTCGACCCGGCCATTGCAGCTGGAGAGCAAATAGAAAGTTATGTTTCACGCATTACACGCAGCCTTAGTTTCGACCAGGCTGATCTAGAAGACATTTACACAATCCCAATCAAGGGGCAAGAAAATTTAGCGTTATCTTACGTTAAACTTCTCGTTCGTGATTATGGTGTTGGCCAAGTGGGTGTCGATATTGTGAACGGCTGGATGTATAGGTTATTCGTCGGTTCACTTAAATCCAGTCTGAACGTTAAAATTCAGGCTGTAGTTGCTCATCCCCTAGTGTACGTTGCTACCGGTGCACTCATAGAATGGGATTGGGAGCACAACAAGCCTATAATTTACGAACTCGAACTTTAACCCTTTTTTAGAAAGGTGTCATTATGATCACCATCCAAAAGAGTAAGAAAATCGAACTCCCGAGCGAAGATTGTCAGATCGAATCGTTTAGCCGAGCAGACGGTTTAATGGATGACTGATCATAAGTTCTTCCTTGATAGGTTCTTTTGTCGCTGCTCCCACACAATAAGCAGTCACGGCTTGGACCTTGAACGAGGGTGGGATCAGAGAACTAATTGTAGAAAGTGCAACTGTGGTGAGTCTCTTCGATGGTTCTCAAGAAGAATTGCCTCTAGAAATAGCGCTGGCTTAGAAAAGGCTTTGAAATAATGCCAGTGCGAGAAGTGAGTAGCGCGGAGACATGTAGGTGTTCTCACACTTTCTACGATCATGATTGGTTGACAAGGTCAATATGGAAATGCACCTTGTGTAATTGTACGGATCATGGCCCATGGCTTTCACATTTCTTGCACCATGTATTGCACTACAAATTTTAGTTCGCGATTACTAATTTTTCAACAAGTATTTTATAATCTCAAAAGGAGGTGCCAAATGGGAACTGGCGAACGTTTAATGGACGCCCGCTGCCGATTGGTGACGAGACTGCCATGGTATGGAACGATGGCACAACAATTCACCTGGGTATCCGACCCAAGCGTGAAGACGATGGGCGTGTCGATTGTCCAAGGTGGCAGGGTCATTTGCTATTACGCACCTGACTTCTGCGACTCGCTGACAATCATGGAAATGGCTGCCGTCGTCCGGCACGAGATCGAGCACATTGTCCGGCTCCATATTCTCCGTGTTGGAAGTCGAAAGCACAAAATGTGGAACATCGCGGGTGACATGGTCATCAACGGTAAGAAATCCAACCCCCAAATTCCCGAGCTACCAGGCGGGAAGTTCGAGGGCACCTACTATCCCGAAGAATGGGATTGGGGGATGACGACCGAAGAAGTCTACCACAAGCTCGACAACATTAAGGTCATCGCCCACATTAAGGGTGGTTGTCCAAAATGCGGAAAGGGAGAACGTCCCCAGCCCGAGCCAAGTGGGGGCGATCAAGAGGGCAATCAAGAACCCAAAAATGGCGATGAGAAGCAAGATGGGTCCGAAGGCGGCGACGAGCCAGGCGAAAATGCCGAAAATGGTGAATCCGGCGATGGTGGTCCTGGTGGCGGATGCGGTACCCAAGGCCCTCCAGAGGATTGCCCAAGCTGTGGTGAACAGGCAGGTGGCAGTGGCGAAAGTCGCACTGAGATTTGGGGCAACCCGAACGGAACCGAGGTCATCGAGATCGAAATTGGCGACGGAATGGATAACCACGACCCCTGGCGTCAATCGACGGCATCAGAGGAAGAGGCCCGCCAACGCGTCAAGGAAATGTGTCGGAGAGCCAGCCAAACCGCTGGGGCAACTCCTGGCCACATGATTGACGCCATCTCCGCCCTTGATGATCCAGTCATTAGCTGGCGATACGAGCTAAAGCAAGTCTTCGGTCGCGTCCTAGGTGGGCGTCGTAGGACTTGGGCACGTGTCAACCGACGAGACCCTCGCTTCGGCACAAAGGGTAAGTCGAGCCACGCTAGGACACCGATCACCCTCGCGGTCGATACTTCAGGATCCATGTGCAAGAAACGACTAGAACAAGCTTTCGGCGAAATCGAAGGGGCCGCCCAGAAAACGAAGACGACTCTGGTGCAATTTGATCACGGCTACCAGTGCCACTCTCGCTACCGCAAGGGTGATTGGGCTAGGATCGAGATTAAGGGCCGTGGCGGCACGTCATTCGTCAAGGCTTTTCAGGCTATGGAGACGCAACGATTGGTCGGGAAACTCAACATTATCATCACTGATGGTGAAGCTCCCTGGCCTCCGGAACCAGACTGGCCCATCCTCTGGGTCATTCTCAACTCGAAAGACAGGATCAAGCCACCGTTTGGTCGCGTGATTTACATCGACAAGTAATATGGATACCATCACTGTCATAAGCTCCCTCGGTTATGCCGAGGGAGCGCACCCTGCCGTGTTGATCTGGAATTATCTTGGTCATGAAAAACTGTCTGCCAAAAAATATGTTGATGACCTAGCCAACGTTTTCGTTTCTTTCGCCAAAACTCAGCATGCCACAACCGTATGTTGTAAAGAATCAAAGCCCAGGAAAGGGGCTAAATTTTGTGACAGTTGTGGCAGAGCGATTGAAGATCCCCTAGATCAAGCTTACATTTTGAAAAATGCAATAGCTAATTATCTTGAAGATCTTCATGGACTCACGAACGATTCAATCAGCGGTGACCTTTATGAGTTTCTTCAGAGTAACGACTGGAACTTTCACGGTAGTGTTACTGGAACTGGCAAGCTGATCACTGTGGACAACTTCGACAATTACATCTTCCAAAACTCTGAAGTTTTCGGCGATGAAACGGAGAGCTGGCATGAGTCAATCGAAGAACGATTTCCGATACTGCAACGCCAACCTTGGTAAACAACGAAAATTCATACTTACCAAAGCCCGCACCGTGTCGGTTAAATGAAAGGTGATCAATAATGTACGTTCCGATTAAGATTTACGATGACACTCTAATTGGGTGTAGAATTCAACATAAGAGTCTTTCCGATAACTATGGTTTTCTGCGTGGTAAGATAACAATGGTTAGCCCTGACATGGGAACTATTCTGGTAGAATTGAATGACAATTCGCTGAGACGATTTGGTATTGGCGAAGTTAAAATCGTCTCAGCGTGAAGTATGAACGAAAATTCCAACTTTCCTGAGAGGTACTGGTATTCTAAACTGCCCTCTATCTCTAAAAGGTTGGAGTACCTGTTAAGTTTTCAAGCTCCTGTGGTTGGTACCGTTGATGAGCTTACAGAGTATTACTGCTTGGTCGATGAAGTCTATTTTAATTATCCTAACTTGTTTGCAACGATAATCAAATGGGAAACTGGTATTCTAGAATTCCCGAGCTTAAACGAAAGCTAGACACGGCTAAGGATAGATTCAAGGCCAATTTGTCGAAGGGACCATGCTCGCCAAGAGAATATTGGGATTGCATCGACAACATTGGAGATTATTATCCTAGCTTAATGCCAATGGTGGATGAATGGTCCAAATTGAGGTTAAGATAACGCAAGAGCACATCGACGATGGCTACGCAGGTAGTTGCGTTCGTTGTCCAATTGCTTTATGTCTTATTGAAATGGGTTTTAACAACGTTTATGTGAGCGATAAGGTCATCAAAATAGACAATGAGGGTGGGGAGTCAATTCTCCACAAGGTCCCTAGGGCTGCTGATTTGTTCATTTATGATTTCGATCACTGTAATGAAGTTGAACCTTTTGTTTTTGAAATTTCTGATTTCCAGGTCCACCAAGGAGGACTAACATGAATGCTAACGCATTGTTTAAGAAGGCTGCGAAGGCTACCGCGTCGGTGAAGAAGGATGCAACCCCTGAGTTTCAGGATGCGTCGCTTGAAGCTGCTATCAACTTGTTCCTAGAGGGCAAGAAGATGGAGAAAACCGCGAAGGCGCAAATCAAGATGGCTGAGGTCACCTTGCTTCCTCGTGCTACCGAGGCGCGCTATGAGACATGCCGGAATGAAGGGGAGTATTTCTCTTCGATTAAGGCGTGTGTTGGGGATTTGAAGGTCACGGTGTCCTTCCCTAACAAGTATTCGAAGATTCCGACTGATCGGGAGGATGATCTTCGGGGGATTTTCGCTGATCGTTATGATGCGTTGTTTGAGGAGAAGACGATTGCGTCTCTTTCTCCGATGGCGATGAAGGATGAGGAATTTATCCAGACGGTTATCGATGCAATTGGGGCTGATAAGTTCGCTTTGTATTTCAAGGTTGAACAATTCATCGCTCCTAAGAGTGAGTATCACGAAGCGCGAGCTAAGGATGAAGACCTTAGTGAGCTTCATCAACAAGCCTATGAGGCTGGTCTGATCAATCCGGTCAAAGCCAGCGTCAAGGCCGGTTAAGTTTTTCAACTGTAAATTGGAGGGTTAAAATGGACCTTATGCAAGTCGTCCCCGCTATTCGGGGCTTGGTGGAAGAAGAAGGATTCAAGTGCGAGTACGAGAACAAGGATTACGCGATCATCATCGCTAGCCTTGGGGACAAGCACTTCGAGTTCAATGTCGATACGGAGAAGCGAAACAACGCGGAGGAACGAGTCCTCCTTTTTGTTGGCGCGATGAACCGTCAATGGAACGAAGAGGATGAGCAGGAGAACCCGGTAAAGGAAATCTGCCGGGTTGACATTCACGACCCTGACTCCTTGGACAAGGTTCGCGTCCTCCTGCAAGGGATCCGGGACGAGCCTGAGAGCGTAGAAAGCGCTACGGCGACTGCTGAGCCAGCGGCTGAGTAATCGCCACCTGCCGACGTAAGTTGGCGAATTTTGAGAGAGGTCCCAGGAATGAGTTTTCCTGGGACCTCTCTCATTGACAATAACTCCAAAGGAGACGATTATGGCTGAAAAAGTTTTGTGGGGAAATTTGAGTTACGATGTTCCTCTTAAAAATCGCGCGGCTTACAGCAAGTTGCGAGCCTTGTTCAAGCGCAAGGCTGTGATGCAAACAGCGTCATCCTACCTCTTCCCATGGGGTATGGCAAAAATCATCGAAGACGGAATCAAGAAGATCAACACTGACTCTGACGGATTCCCCCTTCAAGCGGACCGCCTAGTGCGATACCGCCTCTTCAAGTTCGACGAGGAAGTCTCCGGCGAAGAACTGAGGAACAGCGCCGAGAGCGCTCTAAGTATGACGATGGCCAACGCCAAGGAGCAAGTTAACAAGCTTGTTAACTCCCTCAAAAACGAGGACCTTGACGCCCCGGTGGACACCATTAAAAGTGCCAAAGTGGCGTGCCGTCGTGCGATCAACAAGCTGCGGGACGCTCGTGCCCTTGCTCTCTTGTTCAACATGACTGGTGATATGAACGCTGGTTTCCTCGCTTACGAGGCTTACATTATGGCGAAGCGCGGTGAAGTTGACACCATCGCGAAAAGTCTGGCAATTTAACCGATGGGGCCTTTCGGGGCCCCATCTTCAACATAAAGGGAAAATTATGAGCGGTTTTGATTTTAAGAGTGATTGGGCTGGACATGATCGTTTCGATGACACGCTCCGAGAGCTTTCTGAGGGAAGACTTCCAGGAAAGTGGGGCGTCCTCCAACAACTAGTTGGACATTGGGCTATCTCCAAAGGAGACCGAGGTATCGCTCGCTACGGTAAGGCTTCCCTAGACAGCCTAGGAACGGTGATTGGTTATCATCACAAAAAGAAAAAGGTCCTAGAGATTGACGAGGATCACTGCAAGGAATGGCTCAACACCGGAGGTTACGCACTCGCCTATCCTGGAGCCTCTAGTTCCCTCAGCAATTTCATCTCGGCGGCTCTCAAGCCGATCCCGTTCAAGAAGAAGAAGATCCGAAACAAGCTTGGTGAGACCGGCAACGCCTGTCTCTTCGAGTTCATCATGGAAGACGGCGACGATCCGAAGTACGTCTACTTTTATGACTCCTTTGGTGACTCTAGCTTGTCAAAGAAAACAGACACCTCCAAGTCTTCCTCATTCTGGGAAGGGCCTTTCGTCAAGGCGGAACACAAGCAAGACCTTGTCAAGTTTATCCGCGACACGATCTGGACCCAACTTGACAGCACGACCGCTATGCTCGGTAAGAGTCCTAGCCCTTACAGTCCCAATCAGCTGAAGTTCAGTGCCTTCGATCCAGACTTCGATTTCCAATCCGGAAATGATGTCTGGAACGACATTGACACTCTGTCCCACCGATGTAAGGCGTTCTTGGACAACGGACAATCGAGGAGCATGCTCTTCTTTGGCCCTCCAGGAACTGGAAAGTCCACGATGGCTCGCGCTATCGCTAAGAAGCTCGACTTCAAGGTGTTGCTCATCGACCACGAAGCTATCAATCAGATCTCGAACACTAGCATCAGCCGGATCATCTCTTTGATCGGCCCTGGGATGGTGGTCTTGAATGACGTTGATCGTCAGGATAGCAACACGGCTTCCCTCCTCCAGTCTTTGGAAATGCATTGTGATAATGACCAGTACTTGGTTGTTTTGACGGTGAACGACATCTCTCGGTTGGACCCAGCGATGCTTCGTCCTGGTCGAATCAACGAGGTACGCAAGATTCCTGAACCTTCTAAGGAATCCAGGCGGGTAATCCTTGAGTATTATATGACGAAGTTCAAGCTCGATCTCAATTATGAGCAGATTGAACTCTTCATGGACAAGAGCGATGGCTTCTCTCCTGCGGACGTTAGAGAGTTCTGTGAGACCGCTGGTGCGATGAGTGTTGAACTTGCAATTGGTGAACTTCAACGAATCGAAGAGCAACGGGCGCTCTATGCTGGAACCAACTGCGAGGATTTCAATAGTGGCATCCGATTTCAAGGGAAAGAATCTTCGTCACGGCGGTAGCGTAGAGCGGCTGAAGCGACAAATGAATTCGATTCAGCGTCACGTTAATTTAGGGCACATGAGTATAGTCGATGCACAACGATACATGTCTGATTATCGTCGACGTCTTAGGGACGAAGGAGACGAGGACAAACGGCGTCGTGCTGATCTCAATAAAAGAAAGAGGAATAAATGATAGTTAATTATGGCGGCAAACCATTTATCATTAAAGCAACCCTAGAAGAAGTGATTAGGGGTTATTTGATTTATCTTGAAGAACAATGTGAACTTGACGAGGATTGTGATTCCGCTGAAGCCAACATTCGTCAAGTTCACATTGGGCCGAACGACAGCGGAACCTTCAAGGAAATCAGTGAAGTGAAAGTCACGATCAACTGTTCGACGGAGAATTAGCCAAGTGGGGCTAGTCGGCCATCAATTCTCGCAGGTTGTGTTCTAAACCTTGTGGGATTTCGATCTCCTCGTTAGTATCCGGGTCTACTAAGTCCTCGTCCATACTTCCCACGTATTCATCAAGAGTGGTGAAGTCATTAGGGTTGTTTGGATCGGGGATTTTTTTCTTTCGGTACCAAGAGTGGTCTGGTGGTCGATCCGCGTGATAATGGGTTGGTTTTAGATAATACCACCATTCGTTCCAGGTGTAACCGCCAAACGTTTTCCGAACACCGTTAATTTCTACACCAATGGCTGGGTCTTCTTCTCGGCCTTTGGCGTTCCACCATACATCAGTTATCTCACTGCCGTACAACCCCATTATTTCTCCTGGGACTGGTGCGGCGTCTGCTGGTTTTGATTGATTGATGTCTTCCATATCTTATATTTACTAGGAGCAATAATGACCCAATCACACATTGTTGATAAATGAATGCTGACGATTCGTTTTTAAAAGTTTTTAGTGCTGACGGTCTTTCTCATTATTATGTGGATATTTTAAATCTTCATAGCAACCCTAAAGAAGTGACTCATTTCAAGTTTTATCACAAGGACGTGTCAAGACTTCAGAATTACAACGGAACACCGTGGTTTATTTGTTGGAAAGGTCGAGAAGAACCGACTGATGAACAAATTGATGTCCTCATTGGCGATTCCTACGAAGCGTGGTTCTCGCATCAAATTCGTTATGACAATGAGGACATGAGAAACTCATGACTAGAGTTTCTCCAACAACATTAGATTCTGGATTCAACTCAGTGAGAACCTGGCACAGTAACCTCATCAGAAACTGGCACAAAAGCAGTATAATTAGGAGAGGGTTCAGGAGGAAACATGGGTGGTTTCAATAAACGTTTTAAAAGAAAATGGCACAGCAACCGAATTCGACAATATGGTATCCTTATACACAAGTTCAGTGGGAAAGGTTTTACAGTTCCAACAGAAAACACGAGAACGATCTCAAGACTCTGGTATAGTCATCACGTTTTTGAAGACATATTCATGCACGACTTGGTGCACGGAATCGACAGGAGCACGAAAAAATGGTGGCGAAAACAAGAAGAAATGATCCGAGAAAAATTTGGTTTAGCCGACACATTAGAATCTTCCGTGCTTTAGACCTAATGGCTGAGGCAGCAGCGGAACTGAATAAATGAAACCCGTGCCCCGCACTTGGTGCAGCCAAATGATCGCTCTAAACGAGTGGATCTTAAGAATGAAGTACGTCCCAACTTACGAAGACTGAGTATCTGCGCCATCTTACCATTACCACAAGGAGAACGATTATGTCCGACCAAAAAGACGATGAAGAGATCGAATTGAAAAACGGGTCACCAACATTGAGCATTTCTATTGAAACTCCGAATAATGCCTGTTGACTTACGGCCAGGAACGTCTAGAGAAGAAATTTGTAGATGTGATCATTGCGTGGATGAACATCACTGGATAAGCGATTATGCCATTGAAGGGCCATGTGAAATTTCGTTGTATGATGACAAAGTAAAATGCTCATGTCTTTATTTCGGCCCGTGGTACTCATCAATAATCTATGAAGAATATGAAGAAGAGGTAACATGATGTTAAGAGCATGGTTTAGTTTTCTAGTTTGGTATGATAATGAGGCGTACCACAATAACGCTTACGCGGACATGGAGTATTAATGAATAAACGAGAACGATTAATCTATTGCAACTGGAGAAAGAAATGATGTATGAAACGGATGGTGGGTGGACTGTAATTGGAAACGTTGCAGTTGACACTGGACGATTGACGATTGCTGACCCTTGCAATTTTAGTAAGGTGACAAACGCTCATGGTGACGAAGGACATCCTGGCACGATACAAGCTCTAAGTAGGCGTTTCATTCGCTCAGACCATGAGATTGATGTGGGCATTACATTTAACACCGGATTTGGTGATGGGTGTTATGAAGTTATGGCCCGATATGACAAATCCTCACCTGATTGGGGAAACCGAATCGCCGAAATTCGGATCGTGTTTATCCCAGAGGACGAAAATGACAGCTGAAGAAATGATCACTGATGGTGAATACGTATGATTGTGTCAGTTAATGACTGGAATCTTCATCTAAGATTTTATGAAATTGAGGAGGAAAAATTCACAGAAATGATGAGCCTTCTTAGAAATGACAGAAGAAAATTTTTCAACAAAAACACGAAGATGGCTAAAGTTCACTGTGATTCTGATGCGGATTGGCACCCCCCCCCAATCTACACTAACCGTGATGAGGAATGGGACGAATTTGAAGAGGAGTGGAACAATGACTGCTAAAATTACAATTGTCAACATGTACACCAAGGTAAAAGACCGTGGGGCCGCAGTTGTTAACACCACAAGTAAATCCGAGTCGGACTGGCAGTCCGATCCTAGCCCATTTAAGATCGGATTGTGTAGGTGTGGTCATCTTCGTGGTGACCACAGTCAAGAACAAAAAGAGTCCGATTGCCTTGAACGCTGTGATTGCCAGCATTTTAATAGATGGCTTTCTTGGTGGATTTGGGTGACATCTATTTATTAACAATTCAATGATCAAGTGACATTTTAACGGTTATGTCGCTTGTATTTTACAAATCAACCGTCAATTTGAAAGAGGTGTTTTTATGGCTCGTACGCCAAACCAGTGGAATTTTGCAAGTACTCGTATTCTTAACCAACTGATCGGTGATTTCGGTCAAGATGAGCTTGCGCTGAGACTTGGTGTGTCTTATACCACTGTTCGCAACTGGACTAAGGGTTCGATTCCTTCGGATCGTTTCCAAATCGCTATGGCCAACTTGACGCAACCCGTTAAGAAGACCAATATCGGTTCGGTTCCGGCCAGGATTGCGAATTACTTGAAGGCCACTAAGGTGACCCGTGAGGACTTTGCTACTCTCGTCGGCAAGTCGGAAACGACCGTGACCAATTGGATCAACAGGAAGAGCAATCCGCGCTCCTTGAAGAACCTGAACTTGGTTCTTCAGAACCCCCGTCCTTTTAGCGAGTAGTCCCCCAACCAACGACGATACCCCGCACACACTTTATTGTGACGCGGGGTATCGTCGTATTTGAAAGGTCGGAGGCTGCGGCGTGCCAAAAACCGAAGAAGTTAATCCAAAGAATTTTCTAAGTATAGGATGGGAAGAAAAACGTGGAACACTGACGAGGGTAACGACAATTGAATCGGCAAGGATTAGAAGTCTAGCTTCAATTGTTAAAAACAACATTATCAAAGAAGAAGCTTATGGCGATGTACGGCCATGGTTCTTGTTTGATTGCACCGCCCCAGGATGGAACGGTGCTAAGTTTTGGCTATTATCGGACGGGGAAGAATGGCACGGAGTAGACGAATACGTCGCAGGTCACTTCCGTGTAACAAACAACCTTCGCCCGAAAAATTCAGTCAACTTACGCCACTTATCAGCATTCGACAAAGGAATGCTCCAAAAAATGATAAGAAGTTTCATAAGGGCAAAAAGTGAAAAGAAAAGTATGGTTTAGCAAAACGATATGCGTTCTAAATTTTGTAAATGAAGATGACGCTAAAGACATAAAATACTTCTACAATTACAAGCTTAGGAAAAACAACAGCCGTTATGTTGACAGGCGAATTGAATTGCTCTTAGACGCAATAATATTACACAAAGACATACAGGACAAATGAATCATGTTGACAAAGCTGCAAGTAAGATGTCCTGACAAACCGATCAGGATCGCACAAGACCAACTAGAAATGATGAACCAATTAGGAGGGTACATCGCAACGGCCAAATACGACGGATGGAGGACAATCGTCGACTGGACAGGAAGCCAAGTGGGGTTCTTCTCCCGCAGAGGAATGTCCAAAGGAGGGCCAACTGAAATCCCAGTAAGCGAAAAGATCGCCGAAGACACCAAGACATTCCTGATTGACAACAAAATCCCAGCTGACACACGGTTAGACGCCGAGTGGCTCGGACGACGTCATGACGGGAAAGAACAACTGTTCATCTTCGGAGTTCAATTCTACAACGGATCCTGGGTTGGAAGTGACCCGGAAAGGATCCGTTGGGAGATAGTAAAAGGGCTCTCATACAACTCCGATCTAGTCCAACTAGCTGAAAACTCTGAGTCCTCTTATGACGAGTTTTTTCAAAAGTTGAAAAATGATGACTTGAAGCGCAATGAGGACTCGTGGATCCTTGAGGGCATTGTCCTTAAGCACGAGTCTAGTTCTCTTCTTGGCAACATTATGGAGAGTAAGAAAAACGGCATGTGGTTCAAAACCAAATGGCGTGACGGAGCTACAGGAAAGGTAGAGACATTTTGAATAAATTCTTAAAAGACTGCGAGTATTGTGAAGACAACAAAGCCGTATTCTTGAAGCACACTTATTCGGGCAGACCTCTTCGGTGGTTTTGTGAAAAATGCTCTCTGATAGAAAAAGAGAGTGATTGGCGGTGTCCGAATGACGCCTGGGAGAAGCTAGACCTTACCAAAGAAGCAAGCGGGCGAGCTAAGAAGGTGATTGAAGGTTTCAATAGTCGCCGCCATGAACTTCTTGATCTGGAGCTTGAGCGTGACTTGGACATCGAGGAGACAAAAGAACTTCTGGGTCTTCAACGGCATTATGAAGAAGCTGTGAGTGTTGCTTATCCAGTAGACAGGACTGTTGTTGACAGGTTGATGAACAAGCTTGATCAGATCCAAGCACGGCTAACCGACGACGACGACGACGAGGCGGAAGACAGCACCACATGTGGAGACTGTGGTGGGTTTCCACCAATCTGGGTAAGACAAACTCAATTCGCTGGTAATCATTACTTCTGCCAAATGGACGCTGAAAAACAGAAGGATTTTCAAAGTTCACATCCCTCTTACTACCAATGGAAAAAGATCTTATGACAAAGAAAGACTTGATAAACGCCTTGTCAGAATTCGACGATGACTTAGAAATAAGGCTAGAAATTACCAACTCAGAAAGTGTCGATGACATTCTTATCTCAGATGTAGGAGACATGGAAATGTCGTCATGCAATGGCAAGCTCTATATTGGCGCATACTATACGTATAATCCGGATGATTATGATTCCAGAGGATTTTTAAAGAGGTTCTAATCGATGGCCAAATTCAAGTGGTTTCGAAGCAATAGCGACCGTTACTTTTTCGAGTACCATTTGGAGAAAAACTGGTCTAGTGAAGAGTTTCTAAAAGGGTTGATAACACAGGCTGTCTCCGCTTTTTATCTTGGGAACAATGGCAATATTTATAAACAATTCATAAAAAACGAAAGGGGTCATACGAGAATGTGGTTTTCTTATATGATCAGCGCCAGTGGCTTCTGAGGGTTTCTGGTGGTGGACCTTTGACGGCAATAACTTTTATAAATATCGATACCCATGGAAACCACACGGCGACGTGTTTTACACGGCTGACATGGTCACATCTGGCACGACGATTATAAAAACAAGATCCGGATGCCTTACTGACAAAATCTGGTATTCAGCACTTTTAGGAGCCAACAATATACAATGAATATGTATGATTACAACAACGAAGGTAAAATGCACCTCTAGCCGATATCATTCGAGGCTGGCTTCAAGAGACCTGTCCTGACTTAACCGTAGTTAAAAACGTCTACGCTAAGCTCCACCTCAAATCAACAATCAACAATCAACAATCAACAATCAAAGAGCATGACTGGCTTCACCTTAACATAATTGTCAGCAGAGCAACGCTCAACCCCAAGATTATGATCACTGTGGATCGTGATGGCGATGACGAAGTCATGTATTTTCACGAGTTTGTGATTATTGGAGACGGAATCAAGGACTGTAACAATCCTGATGACATCAATTTCGCTTACGACGACGCTTTTCTTGACCGATTTAAGGTTGAGATCGATAAGATCGTAAGCGGAGAATGGTTCGACCAATCCGGGGTCGACGCTGTATCTTGACGCTTGGGACTTTCCGTGTTCCAATTTTCTTTCACTTCCAACCCCAAGAGGGTAATCAATGACTACTGCTAAAATGACCAACGTTGCTGTGGGCCAAGTGTGGTATTGTAACGAGGGCTCAGGCACTCGTTACATCGAAATCACAGGTGTCGTCCCAGGACAAAGCGTCCGATACACAACTTACGCTAAATGGGCCTGGCCTGACCGTAAGCGTTATCCGACCGACTCCACCATGAAAACGCAATCGTTGATCGCTAGCTATAAGTTGGCAACTTCGATTCAAGTGGCAACTTTGTTGCGCCGTCAACCGGTGACCGGAACCAAGACTGCTGGCGCTCCTCCGTATGACGCTGCTCGCCACGTCGCAGCCGAAATGATATCTATCAATAAAAAGCTGGGCGTTATCGGCCAAAACCAAGCTCAATTTCGGGCTGACTTCGCAAACACCATGAAGCGTCTGCATGACAAACAGAACCGACTTGAAGAGAAGCTCGACAGCCTTCTCGAATCCCTTGGAGGGTAATCATGAGAGACACAATGCAAGACCCAATCGTACGGTACACGTGCGATTGGTGTAAAAAGGTCGACTACGTTCGGAATCTTAAGGACGTCTATAAGAAAACCAGTCCAGAGACGTGGGTTCACAACAACGGGGAGGGGCCAGGAGAGGATTTCTGCTCCTCCGGGTGTCGATCACAGTCTGAAGTCGCCTGGGAGCAAGGAATAGACGCTGCTCTTAACGCTCAGACTGACAAATGGGAGACGATCCGAATAGCTAGCGCGCTGGAGCGTCGAGCCTTCAAATGAGCAACATGACTACTAATACAAAGACTGATATGCTTAAACTGTTACGACCTGATTGGACCGAAGAGGATCTTGCAGTTCATGGCCCTAATTGTAGGTGCGGACATAGCATTTACAACCATGAGGGCGGTCAATGGCCTATGGAACAATGTTGTTATCTTGATTGCGATTGTATTACCAACGCTACGTGGTTATCAAGCACGATTAAATGGGAGGCTTAATATTTATTTTGTTTATGATAAGTATTTAACAATTAACCAAAGGAATAATTCCTATGAAACTGGAATCAAGACCATACCAGGAACGGATCCACGCTAAAGCGTTGGGTTTCCTGGAGACTGACACCGGTAACGTAACCAACTCCGTAATGATCGAATCCCCCACAGGGTCCGGCAAAACCATTATGGGGTTGAAACTTGTCCAGCACCTAGCTGAGCAAGGTATGAACATTGGGTGGGTTGCGCACAGACGCGAACTTCTCAAACAAGCGATGGGCGCTAACAGGGACTTCTTTGGAATCGAAGGAGTTGAGTATATCTCGCTGTTTACTCGTCAACCACAGCAATACGCCCATTGCGACGTGATCGTGGTTGACGAGTGCCAGCACGACGCTAGCAAAACAGCAACAATGCTGCACGACGTGATCCGTCCTAAGATCATTATTGGGTTGTCAGCTACACCCTATAGAACTGACAACGCTCAGTTGTGCTTCTCTAGGGTCATTAGGGACGCTGGAATTCACCAGCTAATCCGAGAGGGCTTCCTTGCCGAATTTAAGCAATGGATTGTCGAGGACGATTGGACGCCAGAAGTGGTGGCTAATACTTATCTTCAGCAACCTGAGATTTGGGGCAAGTCGGTCATTTACTTCTTGACTAAGGACGACGCTGAAGCTTGTAACGCTATCTTGGAAGCTAACGGCGTTCGGTCCGGTTGCGTGGTTGGTGATAAGCCTCGTGACCACCTTTTGGAGGGCTTTCATGGCGACACTCTTGACGTGTTGACAAACGTTATGGTTCTTACTGAGGGTTTCGATTATCCTGCTTTGCAGACTGTATTTGTTAGGCCCTCTTCGCGGGGTCCGACTGTGCAAATGGCTGGGCGTGGGTTTCGGATTTATCCCGGTCAGGACAGCATCAATATCGTCCAGTCTAGAGCCACCAAGTATCCGTTCACTCGTCATGCCCGTCCATTGGAGCAGTGGCAGAGACTCCACGGAAAATGGCGAAACGTGAGCCCTAAGGATCTAGCACCTTTGTTCAAGTCGCAGATCGCGAGAGTCTCTGACGCCCAGGTTGCGTTACCCACTTTTCTGACCAAGCAAATGGGCAAGAAGAACATTTTTGCAAGTATCATGGGCCCTCAGAAGTGAACCCAGACTCCCAGTGTCGCCATTGCGAATATGGGGGCCTTTTTTGTTCCCATTGCATGAATTGTATGAGGGACAATTGCTTTTGGTATTCTTCAGTTTTAATTCAGAAGAATTACTTTTACTCAACCAAACAATTAACGAGGCCAACATATGAGCGACCAAAACAAGTCTAAAGGAAAACGACAATGAGTAACAACATGCAGGACCGGACGGTATCAACTCTCCGATCAGAAGGGCTGACCTTTGGCGAGCATTATGTCAAGCTAGGAGACGTGCTTTGTCGCAAGACTAAGGACTACAACGAAAAGGCCGGGGCAGGAAGTCGCAACAACCTCCTCAGTACCGCACTCGAATGGAGCAATAGCACTTTCTTCCCAAGCGGACGATTCTGGCTCTCATTCTGTGCTAAAGTTGGAATTAGCCCGAGTGTTTTCAACCTTTTCACCCATGAGGAAGTGTTCAACCGTTGCCGAGATCGAAACAAGGTCAGCGAGAGCGGCAATATCCGAATCGTAGAGGAAAAGAAGAGCAAAGACCTCCTAGCTATCAGCGATCCCAGCAAGGGCATTATTCATTGGGAGAACGCCTATAAGATCGTGGAAGAGAAAAAGGGAACTGGAGTTTATTACAACGAAGGTGTTGTCTCTTCTCTTCACAGGCTCCAGAACGATACCCCGGTCCGAGTTGGGATTGAGGATTATGAGCCTCGGATTCAGGTCATGATTCCGATTGACGGTTATGGTTCCCCTACTGTCTATCTGGCTCTGGTCAGAAAGGCCAACAACGCTGTGATCGTTGCTATGGGCAAGGCTTTCAAGTCTACGGTCAAGGTGTCTAAGAAGAAGAAAGCTGATCCGATTGAATTCTCTTTGGAGCGCATGTTCGATTCGTTCAGTAATGACGAGGGTTTCGACGCTCTAATCCGACGAATGGACGCTGCTCGCCACGCTCCTTTGTCAGTTCGGGAGTTTCATGAGATTCAGAAGATCTTGTCCAATCTCCCTAGGGATATTCGGGCTCAGAATGAGATTGATCGAATGATCCGTCCTGAGGTTCGGTTCTTCAACCGTCTAGCTGGCGATCTTCACTTGAAGTATGGGCTTGCTCACCTTCAGGAAATGACTGAGAAGCAAATGGGCTTGCTGGAGACTGATATCTCTGTGTATGAGGCTTTCAACTTTATCTCAGAATTGACCACTCACCACCTTGATTATCAGAACAATTCTGAGGCTAACGTTGCTGGAAAACTTCAGTCTTGGATTGGTCGTGTTTTGGCTCGTGCTTATGACCTTGAGGGCACGATCTCCCAGCCTAAGAAGAGCTACCTAGACCGTTACCTGTAATGGTTGATCTAAGCGAAGTTCCCTGGATTTGTAGGTGTACCCATGAATGGGAGGATCACACCTACGACACTTCGCCTGGCTTTTGGGCTCCTCGGGGCTGTGAAGTTGAACACTGCATCTGTGACAACTGGCAACCCTGGCTTTCATGGCAAGTTTATTACGATTGGATTTCGAGATGACTGACAACTTTGGGTTTGGGTTTAAATTCAACGATTGGTTTCGTTATTACTCGCCCTCTAAATTTAACAAATTCTCTAGAGAGCATGATTTAGATATGTACGGAGAAGATATTAACGCACTCCAAGCACTTTTCAAAAAGTACGGATACGATTCTCTCCGTGGACAACTCGATGAGTTCATGGATCAAGAACCCAAGTCCTTGAAGTTTCCAACGCCGATGAAGAATGTCGAAGTTCCTTACACCGATCCGGACTGTGCTGGGTGTGGAGTTGGACCCGACGAGGACTGCATCGAATCACGACATTAAGCTTCCGGAGTCGCAACGTAAGTTATGACAACCTCCTGAACGTTGCCAGTTTCACGAGCTTTAGCTAGGGCGGCAGTAACAGCTGTCCTGGCCGCGTCAACCCCACTGTAAGAGTTGACCTGAACAACATCATTGTCTTTCACAACGAAAGTCAACTCTTCAGTGACGTTAACAGTATCAACAATTTCAAGACCGTAAGTCGCTCTTGGATACTTGATTGGATTATGAATCGTAACTGAGTTAGAGCCCGCAAATAAAAGGCCGACAGCGTTACGATTCATGTCCATCAACAGACTGCCAGAGTCTCCACCCTGGCTCATAACGCCAGTTATGATTTGGTCTTGGAATTTTAGAGTTCCAATGCCATAATCAACCCAAACTGTGGCGTTAAGACCAATGATATTGCCTGTTGTGTGACCTGTGGTTCGCCCTGTTTTTTGAACTGCCATGCTCATTGTTGGGTTGTCATTAAAGGCAACGATTGAACCGATGTCTTTAATGGCTTCTTCGACAAGGTTTTCGTTATCAATAACGGCAATGGCGGAGTCTTCCACGTTATAACCGTAGATTCTGTGCCAGTTGGCTGCGTCCCATGTCCTTTGTCTAGCATTAATAAGAGGGCGGAAGTACTTGAGGAGACCGATTCTATCTCTTGTGCCTCCTCCGTCGTACCTGCCTGGTTGAATAGCCATGTGTCCTCTTGAACCACGATTTTCCGCTGCGAGGACGTGATTGTTGGATAGGATGACTAGGTCGCCTTCACGGTCTCGAAACACTCCGCCGATGGTTCCCGCTGTTACCCAGAGGTGCCCGCATGAGATTCCTGGGGCAGCTGGTCGTTCTTTACTGGTGTAGGGGTGGGCTGAGATTTTACCGACTCGGCCAACTACGTCGGTTTTAACCCCTTCAATTTCATCTTCAATGATGTCTGAAGGTTTTAACTGGCTCTTTGGGACTTTTTCACTAACGAGGACAATTAGGGCGTCCTCGTCGGTGGGTTTTCCGTCTACCCATTTCTTGCCTGTAGCAACTGCTACGACGTTCTTTTTCTTGTGTAGACGATCACCATGGGCTTCAACTAGGTTTTTCATAACCTATTTTTCAACTAATCGGGTGATTCGACTGCGCCACCTTTAACAGTTCCATACCTATTATTGGACGTGCGTTTCTTCTCTTTGTTCAATTTCTTAGGAGAATAACTCTCAAGCCCAAACAGCCGTCTGGCATCGTTTAGCTGAATAACTGGCAGTTCGTTGTCGGTCACTAAGTCTCTTAGAATGTTAGAGACGGTTTGTTCAAGGTATGTCGGGCCTAGTGACTTCTGCTCGGGGCTGGGGTGAGCTAGACACTCACCGTTTTTAATGGCTGCTTGAACATGGTGCAGGGTATATCCTGCTCCATTCAGCAATTTTTTAAGGCGGCTGTCACCTTTATTCAATCTTCGGCTGACTTTTCTGAACACATATTGTGGGAATGGTTCGCCTGATTGTTCATGTAAGGTGTAGAGCTTCATTCATTATATTTATCTTTAGTATTCTAATCGCATGGAGGGAATGAGGGAATTGATTTTATGTATTTAACTCTTGCGATTAAAGCAACTTCATAAAAAGCAAAGAGAACTAAAATGAGCACAGTAACAGAACAACACATGCTAATCTTCACAGATATCGACAATAACAATAACAAGTTTTGGGAGGGCGTCTTAAAGGATGACAACACTCTTACTTGTCGATGGGGACGGGTTGGAGAACGAGGACAAAGCCGCGATTTCTCCGGAGGAGCCAAGAAATTGGCAGCCAAGTTGCGTGAGAAAAAGCGCAAGGGCTATGAAGAGGCCATGATCCTTAAAGAGACCGGCCCTGCAGTTAGTGTTGGGAAGAGCCGACTTAAAAAGGTCGCGGCCAAGCAGATTGATCACGGATCGTGCGCGGAAACATCAACTCTCATTGAATTCCTGGTTAAAGTCAACCGACACCAAATTTCTGCTGCCTCTGGTGGTAAGATTTTCATCGATGACGACGACGGGCTGATCAGAACTCCTCTTGGGGTTGTCAACCAGGAAGCTATCGATGCTGCTCGGATCTTCCTCACGGACATTGGCGATTGCGTCCAAGTTAAGTCCTACACTACTAAAAAATGGAAGGAAGCGGTCAACAAGTTCACTAGGCTTATCCCCCAGGACGTCGGTCGTGGTAGGGGGTGGGATAAGAAACTCTTCCCTAACATCTCGGCTGTTCGAAAGCAGAATGATTTGTTGGATTCGCTGCAGACCACTCTCACTCACGTCTTGGATAACCCTGCCAAGACTAAAGCTGATGCGAAGGAGGAAGATGTCTTCAAGGTTAAGCTTGTCCCGTTGACTGATGATAAAGTTCTTTCTCACATTAGGAGCTTCTATTATAAGAGTGTGAAGAAGATGCACTCTAGTTATGGGATGAAAATCAGCCGAGCATGGGTCGTGGACATCGAGACGATGCGTAAAAAGTACGAAACTGATGGGGCGGGGCTGAGCAACGTCTGGGAGCTTTGGCACGGTACAAAGGCTTCGAACGTCCTCTCCATCTTAAAGGGTGGCCTGGTTATTCCCCCATCAACAGCAGGTCACGTATGTGGTCGGATGTTCGGCGATGGTCTTTACTTCTCTGACCAGAGCACGAAGTCTTTGAACTATGCTACTGGTTATTGGGACGGGTCGTCGGAGGAACGTTGTTTCATGTTCATGTCGGACGTGGCGATGGGCGAGACTTACGTTCCTAAGTCGACCTATTGGGGTCAATCTAACACTAAGAGTTGTCCTAAGGGCTATGATAGCACGTTCGCTAAGGCTAACGTTTCTGGCGTTCAGAATAACGAAATGATCGTTTATAGGACTTCTCAGGCTAACTTGAGATTTCTCGTTGAATTCGTCCGTTAAGTGGAGATGCAAATGGTGTGGATACCCCTGGGAACACATTAACTCAGACGTTACTTGGAAATGCTCGCCAGAAAATTGTTACAATTACAGAATTTGGTTCTCTTATAATGTGCAAATAGACAGGCCATTCCCGGTATGAGCGCGTTTAATGATGCTTTTCAGGATTGTAAGTGTGGCACGGTTTGGCATCATTTCCACGTCGGGTTTCACTGCTGGCATAGTTACCAAATTCGAGCCTGGAGAATAGAACTTTATGAAGAAGACGCAGGAATTGTGATCGATGGCTTGTAATGTGATTGATAATTTTCCTTGTCGGTGCGGACCGGATCCTGATCATTTCCAAGAAAATTGCTGGTACAGCTACCAAATCAAGTTCTGGGAAGCACCGATCAAGGTTTACCCTTTAATTAGTGGGGAAAAGATCTGATGGAGATAGGTATTGACCTTTTCCCGTGTTCTAATCTTATTTCGGGGGACAAAGACATGCTGAAAGATGAAGTTCTCACGTTGTGCAGATGTAAGGAGGAAAGCATCACCCATTGGGAAGAAAATTGCTGGTATAGTTATCAACTTCCCAGGTGGTCTAAGGGTGTTGTCCGGCACGATCATTTGAGGTGTGACTTCCCGGCGTGGGCTCGGCTGTTGGTTGAGGCTCGTGGTAGAGTTGAGGATCCTGCGATTGCGATGGACAAATTGTTGATGGAATTTGAAACTCATGGTTTGTAGATGCCATTATGAAGTGTCGATGGTCCATTGGGGGAAAACTTGTTGGATTTCTTATCGAATCCCTAGATATAGGAAGACCGTTAGATTGGATTATCCAACAATTCATCGGCTTAACAAAGTGAAGGACTTATTATGAAATTTTGCGTATTTTACTCTTTAAGAGTTCCAAAAACGAGGAGGAAACATGGCGGTTACTGCTAACAAGGAACAATTTGTGCTCATCTACACGAGCAACAAGAATCACGACAACCTGGTTTACCAAGTCGACAACGTGCATCGTGGGGTGTACCACTTGCGCTGTGTCGAGACTAGTCGGGTTATCAAGGCTCATAAGAGCCGTATTAGGAAAGTTCTATCCGAGGAGGAAATGATGAACGGAACTGGCGTTATTGAAGATACCGAGGTTGTCAACGAGTCGACGACCACGGACAACATCGAAGTGAAGGCTCTAGAGGAAACTGACGAGACAATCGAGGCGATCAAGCCAAAGGCTAAGGTCAAGAAGACTAAAGCCCAAGCTATCCCCTTCGACTTCGATCAGTTCAAGACCGATGGTTACGAGATTTGGGTTAAGTCCGATCTTGAGTTCGACATCGAGAATGTTAAGGTTGACGCGATCTGCCTCATCTACCCGGATGAGGCCAGTTACGAGACTTTCAACATCTACAACGGTTCTCTCGGAAAGAAGGGGTCTCGCGGTCAGAACTATAAGTTCACCGAGAAGAACACCATCGAGAGGAAGCGTAAGCAGCTGGGCAAGAAGGGCTACACCCAACGTAGCAACTAATGACACCAGCCAAGTGTGGGCGCCCGGGAGGAACAAACCCTCCCGGGCGCCCTCGTATGCTTAGAAACCATAAAGGAAGGTCCTGGCACAGTTTCTGGGTCACCTTAAAAAGGAACATGGATGCGATGTACGGCATCGTACGGGTTACGAACTTGTGAGAATCTCTGGACCAGTTATCGAATTTATTATCTAAAAAATAATTCTTTTGTAATTAGTGCCAGGTCTCGGCGATTATAAATTCGCAAGCTGTACCAGGACCATCTGTTTGTTCCTATCCCTCGTGATCCCATGGTAGTGATTCTCTAGGAAATTCGAAAACATCTTCAGAGTTCAAGAGTTCTCTGAAAACAGCGGATTTGGAAGAAATGAGGAGTAGACGCCAATGACAATCATTTTTCTTTGTGCCGTCCTGTTGATTACAGGATTTATTACGCACCGACTGTATCTTAAAAATATCAGTCGGTGGCGTATGAGTAAAGTTGAACAAGATAGCGCAGTGATCGGGTATCATTGGGCTCAAGTAGAACTGGATTACCTATATGCTGATTGCACTACCGATGAGTTTAATCGTTGGAATCCTCATCTCACTACGATTGAAAGAAAGAGCCACTAGCGGCATTTTCGAGCGCATGATGCGCGATCCCAAATTACTAACCACCATTAAACAGCTTGACAAAGCGACAAAGCGATGGAGCGATAAATGACTGAAACCATTGAACAAACCGGCACTGTAACCACCACAGACACGGACACCGAAACCCAAGGTAAGAGCGGCTACTATCCAAAGTGGGTCGTCATTTTCCACAATGACGATGGCACTGCCTATGATTTCGTCGTCGGGGTTCTCGTCAAGTTCTTCAACAAAGCAATGAAAGACGCCCAGCAATTAGCCGAGGAAGTCCACAAGAACGGTCAAGGCGTTGCTGGGATTTTCCCTAAGGAACAAGCTGAATTCCGCTCCCATGAGACGATGAAACTCGCCCGAGAACACGGTTATCCCCTGCAACTCTCGGTTGAGCCTGAGTGAGAATGAAGTTCTTATCGCCAGAATGGTGGAAAAACGATCCTTCCTCAACTTGTCGTTGTGGATCACCGCTGAGCATCAACTCAATTGCTACGTGTCCTTGTGGGTCTATAGCGTGGTTCTCGGCGGAAATACTTAGTGAGGTCAGGTTTTACAACCGATTGGTCCATTAATGTCGTTGTTCGAAAAAGTGACGCATCATGACATTGAAGAATGGTTCACTAACTGGAAAGACCCTGCTGAAATGTGCCGGTGTGGGTATAGTCTATATGATCATACTATGCAGAGTCATTTTCATGCTTGGTATTCCGCAGAAATACTTAGTGATGAACAGTTCAATGAAAATATGAGTGAAAATATGAACGCGAAATCGAACAAATGAGCGACGCATGGAAACGGACATGGAAAGACCCAGCCAAAATTTGTAGATGCGGCAGCCTTGTGATGGTACCATGGCACAGACACAAACCGTGGATTTCTGCTATCATTTTAAGCGACATTCAATTCTACAAGATTTATGACATGAAAACGGTTAGGCTCAGAATAAATGAAACTCATCCCATCGATTATAAAAGACCTTCTAAAAGATAGCTGCGAGCTAGAGGTAGAGGTTCTAGACTGTGGGTGGGTTTCAGACTTGCTAACGCATCTATACGTTCCAGCGGCAGAAATGGACATTGAGATTAGCCTGAATGAAGGACTTATCAATGTCCAAGCATGGGGCGACGACAGTGTTTATAATTGTAGAGTATTTGACCCTCACGACATAGAGTTCATAGACGATCTAAGAGAATACTTGATTCCTATGTGCGAAAACCATGAAGTACACATGAGGTACCCAGATGAAAAAAGCGGAAATAATCCAGAAGCTAGTAAAACACCTTAACCGTTGCGACCTAGCCTATTACAACCAAACCCCACTCATCAGCGACCAAGACTACGACAAACTCCGAGACAAGCTAACCAGCCTAGACCCAAGCAACCCCTTCCTCGCAAAAGTTGGGGCTCCCGTCGTCACCACGGACGGACGAAGCAAGCACACACATAAATCGCTCATCGGGTCCCTTGCCAAGTGCAAGACCAAAGAAGAGTTCATGAAATGGGCCGAGGGAAAGGGCCCCCTGTGCGTCAGCTACAAGTATGATGGCAGTACAGTAGTCGCCACCTACGAAAGCGGTACGCTGAAAACTCTAGCGACCCGTGGCGATGGCACCATCGGAGAAGATATCACGGACAATGCCGACCTGATAGGCTCAAAATCCAACACTTACCATTTCATCCCGAAGCAACTTACCTCCGATTTTACCGGAGAAATCCGAGGCGAAGCTATCCTGCGTTTAGGTCGGTTTGAAGAGTTCTTCAAGCCCGCTGGTTACAAAAACGCCCGCAACGCCGCCAACGGAAAAGTCCGCGATATGAAGCGCGACGACCTGATCAAATGGTTGGAAGTGGTGTGGTTCGATATCATCCCCGAGGACCGTGATGTCAAGACTGAGGGAGAGAAATGGGCTCTCATCCAGGAACTTGTCAACGATGATCGCCCCACCACTAAGAGTCTCGCTATGGCTCAGATCCAGACTGACGCCGAGAAGGCATGGGAGATCTTCGAGGAGGTCGGCAAGCTTAGGTCCGGCTTGGACTTTGAGATTGACGGTATAGTCGTCAAGGTAAACGATATTGATGACCAAGAGTCCTTCGGTGTCACTAGTAACCGGCCCAATGGGGCTATCGCTATCAAGTTCCCCTCTTTGGGAGCAGAAACCTTTTTGGAGAGTATCGAATGGAATCGTGGATTGACAGGGGTTTACGCCCCGACCGGGATCCTCAAGTCGGTAGATATCGGCGGAGTGACCATAGGAAGAGTCTCCCTGTGCGGCATGGACGAGATCCGCAGGTTGAAGATCGCCCCAGGAGACAAGGTCTACATCACCCGGCGAAATGACGTCATCCCCAAGGTTGAATATGTCATCAATCGGACCCCACAGCCGGGGACCATCCGAACTCCAGTTAAAGCACCTAAGACGTGTAATGAGTGTGACGCCGACCTGATCCAGAACGGATCCTACCTGATCTGCCGAAACCCGGACTGCCAGGGAGAGATTTTCGGTAGTCTCATGACCTGGATTCAGCGTTTGAAGATTAAAGGGCTAGGGTCTTCAGTGCTCCGGTCCCTCATCGACGAGGGCGTCACGGACATCTGCAAGCTCTACGAAGCTCAAGAGGAAGTCTATGAAAAAGCAACAAGATCCTCAAAGCTTGCAGCTAAGCTCTACGCATCCGTGCAATCAACAACGGAAGTTAGACTTGGTACTTTCTTATCAGGGCTCTGTATACCGTCTCTCGGGGCTACAAACGGTACGCGGTTGGAAAAGCGATTTAATACGCTTGAAGCAGTTGTCGCAGCATCCGAAGAAGACCTGGAAGGAGTACCGGGCATCAAAACAAATGCTAAGAAAATCAGAGCAGGACTTGACGCTAAATCCGATCTAATCGAAGGATTAGCTAAGATCCTAACGATCAAGACTCTAGACACTAGTGGGCCTCTAGCTGGACACACTGTCTGTGTCACCGGGGATTTAACCGTCCCAAGGTCTAAGTTCCAAGATTGGATTAGGTCTCTAGGAGGGGAAGTTAAGTCGGGCGTCTCTAAGGACCTATCGTATCTTATAACTAACGCTCCTGCAAGCGGCACTTCTAAGAACAAGAAAGCGGACAAGTATGGTGTCAGAAAGTGTACTGAAACGGATTTCTATAGTCTTATCGGGTCCTCGCCAGCCTAAAGAGATCCGGAAGACTCGAACCACGCACAAAATAAAGGAACACATATGGCCCTCGGATTATGCTGCCAATGGTTAGAAATCAAAAAAGGCAAACCAAAGAATGTGCTCATAAGCAGAAGTCTTCAATTGGGCCGTTTTAACAGAGGTGAATATAGTCGAGAAAAGATCAAGAAGACATTTATAGACAACCTTCAAAATGTCTTAGACGTTATGCCTAAGATTGTAGCATCTGGGGTTCGTTCTCTACGCATTAGCAGTTCAATGTTTCCTCTTTTTGATAAAGTTGACAAAGAATTGGCTGAAAATAAAGAAACCGATTTGTTACTTGCTGAAATAGGTTCAATGGCATTAATCAATGGCGTTAGAATCACCACTCATCCCGCTCAGTTTACAGTTATTTCAAGCGATAACCCAAAAGTGGTTGATAATTCTATCCGAGAATTGGAGTATCACGCTTGGATGTTCGATAAAATGGGGCTTCCACAAACCCCTCATTATAGCATCAACATCCATGGAGGTAAAAGGGACCGAAAAACGCAATTGATATCAGGAATTGAACGTCTTAATGACTCAACTCGTCTCCGCTTAACCTTAGAGAATTGTGAATTTGCGTACAGTGTTAAAGATTTAGCGTTAGTTGCGAAGGACGTAAAAGTTCCCATTTGTTTTGATAGTCACCATCATCGATTTAACTCTTCGGACCTGTCTGGTGAAAAAGCCATGGGTATAGCGATAAAAAGCTGGCCATCCGGCAGCAAACCCATGACCCATTTAAGCAATTCCAAACCAGAATATGTAGAAACTGATTCCGTCACTAAATTACGAAAGCATAGTGATTATTTACATCAAGTTCCAGAATATCAATTAAAAGCTAACAACGATGGGTTGATTGATATAGAAATTGAAGCTAAAATGAAAAACCTCGCCATCTTTAAAGCTGTAAATGATTTTGGTTTACAGCTTAATTAATGCAAAACTCTACAGTCTCATCGGGTCCTCGCCAGCCTGATAGGCGTAAAAGAGGCGAATCACCACCGCCGGGTTCAAGATGGTATTCATTTTGGATCCGCCGCAAAAGGAAAAGACTTCGAGATGGACCTATTCGACGATTGTTACTGGGGGAATAAACAAAAACGCAAGGAATACTACAAGAAATATGTTGAAGGCTGGAAGACCAGACCGTGCTCGGCCTGTGCCGGATCTGGCCATTACGACAGGGGCGGAAGCCCAAAATGCCAAGGCTGTGAACCGCCAGGGTCTGGAAAAGAAAGATATAAGCCATGAAGCTTAAAGCTGCCTTGAAAAGCGAACAAAACCTCAAGTGCGCAATTTGCAAAGACAATGACGATGGTCTTATGCTATGCGCTAAGTGCAACACTGTTCAGCACGCTTCATGCATGATCGAATTTAAAGGCTGTTCTGGCTGTGGAAATAGCGACCCTCATGCCGAGAAGCCTGCCAAAAAGAAAACAGAAACCAAAACGAGCAGTGCTCACACTTTGTCTAGACAGGATTCAGGTGTGCTCTGCGACCCCTCATTCGGTTATTGTCATTATCCAATGGGAACGCAACATTTTTGTCCATACCACAGAATTACGACGACCGATGATTATCAAGTTCCTAAAAGGAATGATGGGCCGCACGGATCACACAGACCGTGTCGGTCTTGTGGTCCCCACACTTATTCTCCTGGCGACATGCAGTCTAAAAGAACACACGGTTGCTGCTGTTGCTCCTGTTGGCGTTATAGGTCCTCAGAAGAACGAGACCGAGTCATGCCAGAGATGGAGATATCTGGCATGTTTGTTAATGCCGCTAAGCTATTCGTTTTTTCACTAATAGTTTTCTCTCTTGCGGACCTCCTTGTGGCGTTAAGTATCTAAACTGAAGCGAGAGAGAATAATGGAAGACCCAGGCCAAATCGTCACTTTAATGGATTACCAACAGTTCTGCGACCAGAGATCGGGATACGAATTCTCAGCTCTGATTGGTCGAGGCGACCCGTGCTTACAAGTTGGGCACGAGTTGGTTTATAATTCATTAGGTCTAGCTGGGGAAGCTGGGGAGTTCGTCGAGAAGATTAAAAAGGCCATTCGTATGGCCAACATCGACAGTTTTTACGGTACCATCGACGATGAAAAAAGATTGGCTTGCCTAAAGGAATTAGGGGATGTGATGTATTATGTCTCTCGGTGCGCCAATCTTTTAGACTCTAGCTTGGAAGAGGTCGCTGAAATCCACAAGGTAAAGCTCCTAGACCGGATTGAGCGTGGAGTTGTTAAGGGAGAAGGCGATGACCGATAAGCCTGAGGACGATGACGACGAGTACCAAAACTTGGATGAATTTCTAAAAGACTTTTACGGACGCAAATCAGAACAAGAGCTAGAAGAATTGCTAGCTAAAATAACAGAAGGTGAAGAGATGGACGAAGATGACGATCTAGACATTATTGTGCACGGCCCTTTACACGTGCCCATGATTGACCTCACAGAAGAGATCGGAATGGCATTTGTTCACAGCGGAAGCTCCGTGGGAATTGTCATGAAGGATTCTTTCGCTAGAGAAAAGTTCATCAACGCTATCACCACCTGGGCTCTAGAGTCTGACTTAAAGAAGCACTTCATCATCTCCCCTAAGGGTGAAGACGAAGACCATATCAAGTGTATCGAACACATTATTACTGACCATTTCGATCAGTAACTACAAGAGAGGAGAATCATCATGGTCGATAGAAAACAATCAGTCTGGACAGAGGTCGGAGCCGTAGAACTTGACGGAGGTATCACTGAAACCACAAGCCACATGCGAGTCATGGGCGGTTTTATGTACCGAATCTCAACCTCATGGAAAGGCGACGAGGACCGCCCAGGCGGCAGAGCAGAAGCCCTAGCGTTCGTTCCAGTTGACCCAGAAGTCACTAAGAACCTGCGCCCACAAGTTCGACGCGCCCCGACTCGATCTAGATGACATTGGGTGAAGTAACCAAAGCATTATCAGCTTTGAGGGATAAGCTTCCAAACGACCCGGACTTAAAAGTTAGGTTAATTGGTCACGACGACAGTTTTCATTTCGCGCCAACTTATGAAATTCTGGTGACTGACGGGGAAGTGGTGCTCAGCGGAGTGCCACCAGAGTTGGCGAAAGCATATGGCCTCGATGAGCGTAACTGAATACACCTATGCACCTTATAGGTTCCAACATGCCTCAGCCGTGTGCGCATTAAAAGAACCAGCTAAAAACCACGGGTCCCAAAAATCGGGGGCCCTGGTTGCGTTTTACGCAGGGTTATCCGAATGCCACGAGTCTCAGCACGTCTGCCTAGCCTTCAACGGTGAAGTGTTCCACGAGCTAGAGCCGTACACTGGCAATCCTGTTCTTTTCTCCACAAGCGAGACAGAAGCTGTTCTAATTTACTCCAAGTTCGAAGACTTGCCAGCAAACAGGATAAGATGGTGGCAATATTGTTCCCTGTGGGCCCGCAAGATTTCCACCCTGGACGATGGAGTGCTTTGCGTTTCAGACCCTGAGCAGATCATAGTGGAAATGGAAGACCTCCCAACAGGAAAAGGTCTTCTTACTAGGTGCCACCCTGTCAAGACAGAAATCCCGGGGTTCACAGAAGAAAAGTGGTGCTTACCAGTCTATCGTGAACACGACCCAACCCACCACGGTGCTCTCCTGATCAGCGATGACGGGTTTAAATGGGAAACCCATAGTCTTATTGGGCACGATTCCACCTCCAATAGGGGCCTTCCCATTAGAAGCATCCAACCTACCTTCTGGAAGCAGAATGGAGAATTGCACGCTCTACTTCGAAACTTCAATTATTCGAGCAAGGGCCCTAGATTGGCTTATCATTCTAGGCTTGATGCAGACGGAAAATGGAAGCCTCTTGTAGAGTCCACACTCTACAATGCTAATAATAGCTTAGTGGTCTTGCCCCACAATGACCGCAGTTTTGTGCTATGGAACCATGACCCTAAAGGCAGAAATAACTTGTTTCTTGGAGTGTTGAACACGCATGGTACAGGGGTTCCAAACGGTGGAGTGATTGCTAAAGTTTCTGATTATGGCCATTACCCTTCGATGGCTGTTATCGAGGGGAAGTTGCACATATTGTTCACAACTTCGATAGCTCACGTTGATTCCTTCACAGCCAAGTCATGCATCAAACATCGCATTTTCGACTTGGACTCAATGGAAATGTTTTTAAAAGCTAAGGGATTCTAAAGTCCAAATATAAAGCATGACAAAATTCATGCTTTATCTGGTTGTCCCTTTTGTATTGTTATTTAGTTCGTGTTCAACGCAAGAATTATCTAGCGACTGGTACCCATTAACAACATTAGTTGAACGTCCGGACATTGGGAATGAACGTGTTGTCACAACCGTTTCCCCTTACCTGTATACCTCTAGCCTAGATTGGTTTAATGAGACCTATACTCCGGGTTCTGTCCCTTATGAGGCCCTCAGACGACACGAGGTGACGCACGCTAAAAGGCAAGAAGCTTCTTCTAGTAAGACGCTCTGGCTTCAACGTTACCTAACTGACAAAAAATTCCGATACGAAGAGGAAAAGGCCGGATATAAGGCTGGGATAGAGTATTATATCAAGAGCGGGTGGGCTGCGAGCCCCGAGGGCCTGGCAGAAACCCTGTCTGGAAAAGCTTACGGCAGTATGGTTTCCTACGATGAAGCCTTGATCTGGACTAAGAAGATGATTGCAGATGCAAAAGCCAAGTAGTGGGCTGTAAATAGAAGGATGAAAGTAAAAACAAGCGCATTCTGCGGTCTATCCCGCAACAAGGATTGGCAATTGTGGTTAAAAGACCAAGCGCCGGACTTAAATAAAGAATTGGATATAACGATTAAGTCCATGAAGGGTTGTCGAGCTAATAGCAACAAGATGATGGACATCTATTACGAGCTTTACAAAAGAAATAAGGGTCAAAAATTCGAAGATTTCATCAGAGGTCGATTCCCATGGCTCGTAGAGGAAGAAGAGAAGAACACTAGGAAAGAGATTCGGAAAAAGGTCTCAGATCTAAAAAAGAAGGGAATCATTAAAAAGGTCAACATGATGGACCATGACGCGGTCAACAAACACCGTGTCTTCACCCTTTATCGCCCACATATTTTGAGTTTTCCCCAAAAGTTAATCATTGTTGGGGACGACCTCTTCAATAAAACTCAAGAGTTCTTAAAAAACAAAATCGGAGCTGATTACCTTATTGTTGAGGACAGGTCATATATCGAGTATTTCGAGCAGAAATACGCTAATGTTGTCGACAAGATCCCAAGAAAAAACCGGGAGATATATAAATACAGGCAGAAGAATAGTCAGAATGCAACAAGCAATACTCCTAACGAGTCTGAACTTCAAGAACCCGAGCAATCTAGCTAACTTAGAATTGTACAAACTATTCAACAACTTCTCGGACTACGACACATACATCTATTACGAAGGGTCAGAGAAGTCTAAAATCTGGAATCAAGTTTCAAACTCCAAGATCATATCCAAGAGTCCGAGCGCATTTAAAGATGCCCTCATCCTATTATGTGGATATAACCCATCCTTAGCGAACCTAGATAGATCTAATAGGGTTTTTTACTTCGTACAAGGCAGAAAACTAGAAAGCAGGGAGCTAACGCTCCTTCCAATCCTCGACACGGTAGTGGTCGATTCTCTTGATTCTGCTTACATTGTCCAATCCCAAATGGGGCCATATAAGAATAAGGTTAGAGTTGTGGTTCTCCCCGCCTGGTGGGACACCCAGCCAGAAGAATATCCTTCGGTAGTAAATGCGAAGGTTTGCAACTATGACGAAATATTCGGACACGCCTTAAACAGCATCCCGAGATGTAAGGAAGACCATAAAGCTTGGATGATAGTAAACCCCGAAACCGTTGAAGTTCTAAAGTATATGGCCATGGGGAAACCAGTTTTAGCCCCGGATAAGACCCCGTATTCTAGTCTTATCATCAACGGTTTCAACGGTTTTCTGATATCAAAACCTGGGGATGTATCAACATCAATACGGCAACTCAAGAGAAACCGAAAAGAAATTTCCCTTAACGCCAAAGCTGCAGCTAGAGCAATACTGTCTCCTGCCAAATACCTTGATAAGCTATTAAATTCTGTTGGTGTAGAACCCCTCCCGGAGCCGTCAAAGCCAAGTAGGTGGGTTATAAAGGAGAGGTATTTTGCTGACGGCGGGATTGGTTTTCGGCCCGAGACTATTGGTGCTGAGTTTAGAGATGCTGAAGTGTACGATCTAATTGAAATTCTAGAGTTCTTGGCTATTAAGAAGTTTCGTGACGCTTTCGTGTTCGGTTTTGATTTTCCCATTTATGACGCTATCGAGATGGGTAGGGTGAAGACCCTTCTCAAAATTCTTGGGGAAAATTCTCTTAATATTAGGTTCTGTCTGGATGGCGATATTCCACCAGAGTGGGTAAATATTTTCAAAAAATTAAGTGTTGTGTCAGTTGAAGAAGGACTGAAACAAGTCCGGTAAAAATAAGTTAGAGGCTACGATGGACAATGATATCTTAAAGATCGCCAGCATGTTGGGCGAAGACCCAGACGACATCAAGGAGATGGCACTCACTACAGGTGCCATTCCTGCTGGCCCATTTGGAGACGCTGGCTTCGTTAACAAGAAGAAGTCAAAGGCCAACAAAAAACGGAGCCGCAAAAAGAAGAAATCCGGATCCGATAACAAAGAAGGTTCAGTTCTATACTCCGGAATAGAGGACGATAAGCACATCGAAGAGGCTAGCAGAGTAAAGAAACAAGTCGCCGCGCCGACAAGATTGATGACTCCAGAAGAGAGAAAAGCGAAAAAGAAACAAGAGGTTAACCTTCACCTTAAGCAAAAAGCGCAACATCTATCCCCATCCAACATCAGAAGACCAAATTCGATCATCTTCAACGGTGGGATCGACGTTAACCCAATGGAGGTTCCTGATTCCACTGAAATGCAAGGAATCAACGCTAGGGTAGAAAAGGCCGAAAGCTCACTTGGCGAATCATGGAAAAAACTCACTAATATCTTTAACGCCCTAAGACACTTAGAAATGTACGATGGCAAGATCCAGATCTTCGATAAGAACAAGTGTCACTTTTACAGACAATATCGAATCTTGAATGACATTTATTCCAGCGGACACTCAGCATATGAAGAGGCTCAAAATGAATGGGGCGGAGGGATTTCGCCGGGTCTAAGCATGCTTCCTCCCGTTAAAGGTTGGAGGGGGATCCACAATTGGAACAAAAACGCACTCGAACGTAGTCGCTACGTCAAGAATTACGTTCGTCAAATTGCTTACGTCTATTTGAAGCACATTGGTGAAAATGTTCTGATCACTCATATGGGCAGTTGCAGTAAAGCTGACTGTCTGAAATCCAACCACGCTCATTTCCTTATTAAAGGATACTGCGATGGTTTCAAAGAGGACGGGCAAGTCTGGAATATGACTAGAGCGGTGAAAAAGGTATTCAAGATCCGCCAGAAAGCTCTGCAAGACTTCGCAGCTAAGAGAAGGAAGAAAAAGGAAAAACCACCAGCCCCTACTCTGAGCCCAGGAGACCAAGCACGCTATGATGAAGAAATCGCCACTCATGGTAGGGTTAGAGGTGGACAAATGGCTTACGTCTTCCAAGACTACTATTATGACCTTATCCACAAGAACGATAAGGATGAGATGCCCGAAGTTGGCCCAGAAACTGCAGCCAAGCAGGGGCAAGCTCAAGCGCCTAACCCCACACAAGTTGACGAGTGGGCACCTTTTGATATCTCAGGGTATCTAACAGAAGACCCGGATTTGTTTATATGATACCAGTATATCAGCCATGGCTAACATCTAAAGAAAAGAACAACGTCCACGAAGCAATGGAGTCAGGTTGGATCTCATCAACCGGCAAATACGTGGAGAAAGCCGAAGAGTTATTCGCAGACTTTGTAGGAACGAAACACGCTATAACAACCACCTCCGGAACTACAGCACTTCATTTATGCTTAAGAGCAATGAAAATCGAAGACCCTAAGAAATACGTTATCGTCCCGAACATTACGTTCATTGCTACCGCCTTCGCCGCCTCTTATGAAAGGATGGGAGTATTGATTGCTGAAGTTGATCCAAGAACGTGGAATATCGATCCATTACAAGTTGAACATTTCTGCTCTAATTATGATGTCGCAGCGGTAATTCCAGTACATTTATATGGGAATCCGGCTGACATGATTGCGCTTAAAGTCCTACAGGAAACCTGGGGTTTTGCGCTGATTGAAGACGCTTGCGAGTCTCTTGGTGCCAAAATCGGGGATAAAATGACGGGTTCTCTGGGCGACATGTCTTGCTTCTCCTTCTACGGGAACAAGACCTTCACTAGCGGAGAAGGCGGGATGGTCACGACGGATGATGACGAGTATGCTGAAAGGGCTCGGTTGCTACGAGGACAGGCTCAGGATCCGAACAAACGCTACTGGCACGTGGACGTGGGTCACAATTATCGCATGACTAATATCCAAGCGGCTATCTTATGCGCCCAACTTGAGAGAGCGGACCAAATACTAGCCGAGAAGAAAAGAGTCTCTGACCGCTACTTGGCTAACTTGGGCGACATGGACGAATTGAAGTTCCAGAAGGTCTTCGAGGACCATGAACACTCTAATTGGTTAGTAAGCACTGAGCTTCTAACCACTAAAAATCACATTTTCTCAACTTGGATGCGGGAGAACGGGGTAGACACTAGAAAAGTCTTCTACCCGATTTCTGACATGCCGACGTATAAGGACTGTGAAACGCGAGAGCCTCCCCGAATATCGAGGAGGCTCTCTGAGCACGGTGTGTCGTTTCCATCTTATCCAGAATTGAGCAATAAAGAGGTCGACCACATTTGTGATCTAGTAAAGAACTTTTTACTTAAGGCTTAGGATGCCATTGTCCGCTTCGTACCAGTCTAGCCCAAGTTAGAGCGTCCTCATAAGAGACAATCCCTCCAGTGAAGATCTTATACTTGGACAGCGCAGATGCGACATTTTCAGGTCGCAGTGAACCATCTAGTTTCATCTGGTGATAATACCCAATTTTCTCTTCCGCTAAAGCGAACTTAGCATCCGTCATATATTGTCCGACCCAGGAGAAAACTCCTGTCTTCTCCTGGCGTTGTGCATGAATTCGTTCATGAGTCATGATAGACCTGAACTTCACAGAGCCGGGTGGCTTCAGCTTGAGGTAGTAATCGAGGTCCGTTACGTAACAATACGGGGAAACAGTGGTGATATTGGATTTGGAGGGAACGACCAATGCTGCCATTTTAGAACGTTGTTTAATTTCCTTCAGGGGAAGCCATTCATCGTCCAGTTCGTAAGATTTAGCGTTGGTACAACCCGAGAAAACCAAGACTGCGAGAATTAACAAATACTTTTTCATATAGCACCTAGATATTTTTAGTGAAACTGTTCTGTTTCGGTTGAGCCTGCAAGAGCAGACGTTGATGGGTCCACGCCAATGGTTTTCTTGATATCGTCATAATATCCGGTACCAACAAATCCTTGGTGCTTGACAGCCTTGTAACCATCCGATTCCGCAAGAGCGAATTCTTCTTCCTGAAGAGTAGAGTACGCTGCCATTCCAGAATCTTTATAGTCATGAGCTAGCTTGTACATCGACGTGTTCAATGAGTGGAAGCCAGCAAGGGTGATGAATTGAAACACATAACCCATTTTGGCTAGTTCATTCTGAAATTCAGACAATTCTCCGGTCCGGTCCTTGTTAGATTCCCAATTGAAGGATGGAGAACAATTATACGCCAACATCTTGTGTGGGTATTTGTCGTGAATTGCCGTGGCAAATTGACGGGCCTCTTCGAGGTCGGGTCTAGCTGTTTCTACCCATACCATGTCAGCGTAAGGAGCGTAAGCTAGACCTCTAGCGATTGCCATGTCCAACCCGCCAGTGACGCCATAGAATTGGCCTTGGCTTTCTCCGGTTAGGAAGGGCTTATCGCGGTCGTCGATGTCTGAAGTCATGAGTTTAGCGCTGTTGGCATCAGTTCTAGCAATGATCACAGTGTTAGCACCGACCACGTCTGCTGCTAACCTAGCGACTTTTAGTTTTTCGATGAATTCGCTGGTTGGGACTAGAACTTTACCGCCGAGGTGGCCACATTTCTTTTCGGAGGACAGTTGGTCTTCCAGGTGGACCCCTGCTGCTCCAGCTTCGATCATCCCTTTTACAACTTCGAAGGTGCACTGGACTCCGCCGAATCCGGCTTCAGCGTCAGCTACGATTGGCTGGACATAATTGTAACGGGGTTTCCCGTCTGTCTCTCCGAATTCGATCTGGTCTGCTCTTATCATGGCGTTGTTCAATTTCTGAACGTGGAAGGCCATGCTGTTGTTGGCGTAGAGGCTTAGGTCTGGGTACATCTGGCCGGACAGGTTGTTATCTGCGGCGACTTGCCATCCACTTGCGTAGACCGCCCTGAGGCCAGCTTGCGTCATTTGGATAGCTTGGTTTCCTGTTACTGCTCCGAGTGCTCTAACGGCGGGGCCTTCTTTTCGGAAGGCTTTTTGGCATTCTTTGTGCAATTGATCAGACATTTCCTCAGCTAGAAACCGTGGGTCTTTTGTGCCTCTCAGTCGGACGACATCTTGCTCGCTATAATCTCGTTGAACTTCTTTCCATCTGGGATCTGACCATTCGTTTTTTAAGTCTTCTGCTGATTTGTTCATGGTTCTCCTTAAGCGGGGTTGTGTTGTTGAGAGTAAATGAGTTGTTTGGTTTCTTCGGCGGCTTGTCTTAGTGTAGCCTCTGTGCCCAGTTCGCCAGTATCATGTGCTAATGCGATGATCGAATCGAGTACTTGAGCGAAGCACTGTTCAACTTGTTTCTTGGAAACAACCTCGTGTTGTAGTCTTTGAGCGACCATCAGCCTGCAGATTCTGTCCGTCGCGAGGTCTTCCATATACCCATCGAGCAAGACGGCTCCTCTACCATTAATGACGCCATTTCGGTATCTTACAGACACTCGGATGCAGTCCTGGAGCCCTTCTATAGTCATCGGAAGTGGAGTGGCCCGATCCCACATATCTGAAACATCCAGAAGATCAGGGATCGGACAATCAGGAATAATGTCTAGCTGATTAAATGCCGGGAATGCGCCAACTGCGATGTCATTCTGATCCGGATGTCCAGTCCAAGCTCCATCGAACCCACAAGAGGCTTCATTAGCCTTATCCTTAGCCAGAAGTGTCAAAGCTCGGTCGTTCAATTCCTTATCGGAACGGCTTGGGTAAAGAGCGGTCATCCCGCCGATAGCGAGAATCCCAAATTCGTGGCATGTTTGGACAAGGTGGTGACGGAGGTTCTGAAAGAAAGCAGCGTCGTGGGGGATGCTGTTTCGGTCTGGGAGGAGGAATTCCTTCTCGCTATTCCAATCGATCCAGCTAGCCATATAATCCCATCGGCCAAGATTTAAGCCAAGTAGATGGTCTCGCAATTGGCCGATGAATCCTCTTAAGTCACATGCCATTGGGTAGGATTCTACAAGGGCCATACATTTGATGTAGTTATCTTCTAGACCAACGGACCTAGCGGCGTGTTTTAGCACTTCTGACCACCAGGCAGCTTCGGCTGGGTGTTCAGTCTTTGGAATGTAAATGCATAATGGTTTGTCCATTAGGTCGGGTTTGATGCGCCAAACGAGGTTGGCGATATCGAAGAGCGGGGCTGAAGTCAATCTACCGTTCACAACTTGGGTTAGGTGTAAGCCTCTGACTCTGCTCCAGACGACTGGATTGCCCGTGATCTCGTGAGTCTCTCCTCTTTTTTCATAAGATAAGGAGCCATGTAGGGCTTGGACAATGTTATCGTACCCTGTTTGGAGGGACTCCCAATTGTTAGCCATGGAATCCTCTAAGTCGAGCATAACGCCTGGCGACCCGGAGTTGATCATTTTAACAACTAGTTCAGCGCTATCCGCTGGTCCGGTCATTTGGTTTCTTTGGTCTCGACACCAGGTTGGAAGGCTTACTTTCCAGGTTGATTTGCGTCTTGGCGGGGAGCCCGCTTTTTCACATTCACCCCTGGCCTTGGGCTTCCAATCTGGGAACTTTTTGGTGCGTTCTAGAATCTCTCTACGTTGTTCTATCGCTTTGAAGGCATGGGCGGAGAATTTACTGTGAAATGACTCGTAGAATTCTAGAAATTCTGGGTCTACTAAATTGCCAACGTTAGGTTTCATCGTCTTCCTCTTTTTCGATAATTTTTAGAAACCCAATTTTGTGAGCTATTGCTGCCCACAGCTGATCACATATTGGTGCATGTGCGACCTCTTGGTATTTCCCGGTTTTAATGTCTTTTCTTAGGGTTTTTAGGTCTAGAACGTTCTTAACTGAACGAGTTACTAGAACGTTCTCTTCTTTTTCCACCCAGCCTTTGGGTGTTTCTACAGCGAAATGTCTCCCGTTTCGTTTTACAACTAGTAGGGAGATAGGTTTTGTGAACACCCATTCTTTCATTTAGTAATTCTTCCATTTAGGCTGGTAGAGCTTTTTTTTCTCCTCTTCAGTCATAGAGAGTTGTTCGACGTTGAGCTTGTCGATTTCGTCCATTAGTTGGTTACGCTGAAGGTTGAGGTCGCACGCTCTTTTTAAAATATGGCGGACACGATCTGGGTCATCTCCAAATTCTTCAGCCCACTCGTCCGGGGTCATTCTGCGAAACCTGTAGAGGTCGTCTTGAGCGTGCCACATTCTTACAGTAACAATTGAAAGTTTGTCAGTTAAGGAGCCAATTGTGTCCATTTCTTCCCTCTTGCCTTCTAATTCTACCGGGTTGCACGGGCTGTCATTGAACAAATTATGTAGAGTGGAATGAAACCACTCTACAAGGTGCTCGGAGTCTAATTTTTTAACTGCTGCGCTCTCAGCGCGCTCTGCCAAAATTGAGTAGTTTAACATTAGGACAACCAGTATCTGATGGCTATGAAATCAGAATCTAAGATATTTATTCTCGGTTCGAGTGGGTTCGCCCATGAAATTAAGGACTATTTCTTAGAGTATTACAGAGCTAAGAGACCGAAGGGGCAAATAGCGGACCTTTACGTTAATCATGTTGGGTTGCACGAACCTGAGTTCTATTTTGTTGGTCCTGACGGCATGTCTGTGAAAGAATATCACGCGGCCCTAAATGCCAGTCTGTCCAAGCCTACCTTCTCTATTATGGGGTCTGGCAAGTGTTCTGTTAAGATTAAAATGCTAGAAGAGATTAGGGGACATATTATTAGTATGGTGCACCCTACCTCGCATGTTATTTCCGCTAAGATCGGTTCTGGGAGCATCATTGCCCCCGGAAGCGTGGTAGCCCCTAGAGCGGTGGTCGGAGACCATTGTCTTGTAAATTACAACGCCACAATCGGCCATGATGCTATTGTTGGAGATCTATCTGTTGTGTCTCCTAACGCGTCTATCGGAGGATCTTGTGTGCTGGGTCGCGGTGTCCATATTGGTTCTAATGCTTCGGTACGAGAAGGATTAAAAATTGGTGAAGGCGCAACGGTGGGTATGGGAGCGGTAGTAATTAAAGATGTCCCCTCTGGTGTAACCGTCGTTGGCGTGCCCGCTAGAACACTTATAAAGGAGAATTAAATGAGTGACGAGGAAACTGTTGTTGAAGTTGATAAGTTGGCCGGAACAAAGCTCGGAGAGCTACGTGATTTGGTCGCTAGTTTAGAAGAGGATTACCTCAAGGGTTGCGCAGGCGTTAAGACAGCCGCACGACGAGTAAGAAAAGGAGTCCAAAGCTTGGACACTATGCGTTCTGACATTCGTACCGAGCTTTTGTCCGCTATGAAGAAAGACAAAGAAGATTAACCTTCTACCTTACATAACTCCTGCGCTCAGTTTAGAAGACTCCATTGCTATAGTGGGTTCTAGTGGGAGACTGCTAGAAACCGATTTTGGTGATAGAATCGACAAATACGCAGAAATAGTAAGGTTTAATAGAGCCCCCGTAGAGGGCTGGGAAGCAAAAGTCGGATCTAAAACGACCCTAAGAGTTCTGAATAGGCCGACTTTTGCTTCTGCTCCCCTTCTTCGCTGGTCCGACGACATTGAGTTCGCTAAAAAGATAAAAGATTCTAGGATCCTTGTTGGCGCTCATACTCAAGGTCTAGTAAAAGCAAGAGACAAATACGTTGACCCTAGTAACGAATTATATGTGTTTAACCACGGAAAAGTGGTACAAGCCGCCCATAAAGCGAAATACATATTGACATCACCAACCATTGGATTCCAAATCGTCTTTCTGCTAGTTGCAGCAGGATTGAAACCCCACTTGTATGGTTTCGATTTTGAAGAAGGACGACCAAGAGACCATTATTGGCACGAACGACCACCTGGCTCTTGGTCTCACAATTTAGAAGCCGAAATGAAAGTAATGAGGGACCTAGTCTCCAAAGGAAAGGTTAATTTAATCCAATGAAGAAATTTCTAATCGCGGCTCTCGCCGCCATGTGCATCGGCACTCTCACTATAGCAGCAACGTCCCCCTCAAGGAGCGGCGCACGAAGTAGTGGTGCCGTTGATGTAGCACAAATTGCCAGCAATTGTGTTGTTACTGGCCTCATATCAGGCCCTAAAATCAAGCACAGCGCTATTGTTAACGATACGATCATATGGCAAGGAAAAATTTATGCCGTTGACGCCAAAACCGGAAAGATCCGTGCATGGCTTAAAAGCGATAAGAAAGCTCGTACAACATCTGTCGAATTGACAAACGTTTCAGGGAAAAAAGCAACTTTTATCGTCACGGAAAGGTTTAAAGACGACTTCGTGATCAATCATTTTTTTCATAAAGTTATTAAGCGGTCAAAACGATAAAAGCGATTTTCTGGCCGCTGGCTGGAGCGATAGATTCTTTCCAGTAAGTTATCTTATGCTCTGGCAGAGCTTCTTTAATTTGTTTTCGGCCAAGATGTAAACCATTAAGATAATTGCGAGCAGCGAAATAATTCTTGCTCTCAACGACTTTATCGGCTAACTTAATCTGGATAGCGATATGCTTGGGTGAAAGTTCCCTCCACTTTTGGGACACTTTCACCCAATATTCGTATGAAGGAAAGTGCTGGATTACGGAATAGCACAAAATCAGGTCGATCTTGTCCTCGACTTCAACATCTTCGGGGTTTCCGACATGTATCGTCTTGCATTCCTTGCCTATAAAACGTTGAGCCTCAGTTAAACTAGCCTCACTAATATCCACAAGAGTGACATCAAAATGTTGAGAAAGCTCTTTAGCCAAAAGACCGCCGCCACAGCCCCAGTCCAAGGCAGTTTTAACTTCATCAAGATCAATCTGACTCAATACGTGAGATCTAACCCTATTGATGTGATCAGCAACCTTTTTCATGGGCATGTGATCCACAAAGTGCTTATGGTTTAGGGTGACTTTAGTGTCCCAGTGTTTTCTTAGTTTATCCATTTAATATTAGCTCAGCAATCTTAAAATCTAGTAAAGTGTCGATATCGACAGAATCTTCTATAGGCATGTGGTAGTTCGCTACTCTACCTTTAAAGAAATTACGGTCTCTGATGAATGATTCCATTCTACGCAAATAGATCGCACCGTTTGGCCTTATAACTGAAGAATGGTCTTGAGACCTAGTGTTTCCAGTTATAAAAGGCAAAGACTGGTCGGAACAATGAACGAAACCGTCTGGATCAACTACAAGCCCTAAAGTTGGTGGAAATTCATAGTCCGTTGTACTAATAACTCCGTCTAAACTAGGGTCTTCCTCTAACAAAGCCATGGCATCCATCACATCCACTTGACCTCGAAACGGAGCAGTGGGAAGAAACAATCCAACAACATCGTAATCATTGTACTCTTGAGATGCGACAAGATTGATAACAGTTTCAAGGACCGTCGACTTATCTCCTGATAAAGCAGCGCTACGCTTTAAAGGAGTAACCCCTTCTATAGATCCTCCTACTTTTAGAATGTCGTCAGAGTCTGATGTTAGGATGACCGTGTGCGCTTCATCAACGACGGCCTCTAGGGTCCACTGAATTAGCGGCTTTCCTCCTAGAGGCCGGATGTTTTTGCCGGGCAACCTTTTTGACCCACCTCGGGCGGGCACTATTGCTAGGAGCTTAACCATTTCTGTGTTGCCAAAACCTTTTCAACTTCATCATAAGTCTTTATTAGATTTTCGACTTTATCCAGGTACAACTGGCAGTCTCCATCAGAAACAGCCTTCCGAGGCTCCGGGTGGCATTCAGCGAAAATACCGCTATACTCATAAGCGAGAGAAGCGATCATATACTTAGCGGCAAGTTCTCTGTCCCCACCGGTAAAATCGCCCTTTTTGCGTTGAGTAGAGTGGGTGCAATCTAGGATCACTCTATCATAGTGCTTCGACATTTCTTCGGCAGCGCCAAAATCAACGATTAATTGATTATACCCAAAGAACGTACCTCTTTCAGTGATCCAAACTTCACAGTCAGGGTTCTCGGCTTTTACCTTGCCAACAAAGTGTTTCGTGCTGTCCGGATTAATCCATTGGCCCTTCTTGATGTTCACCTTGTCGAAGCATTTTCCGGACTCGATTAGAAGGTCGGTTTGGCGGCACAGAAAGGCTGGGATCTGGCATAGTTCGACGCCTTGGTCGGCAATGAGCTTAGCTTGATGACACTCGTGGATGTCCGTGGTCAGTCTAATTCCTGGAAACTCTTCTCGGACTTTTTCCATTAATCGGAGGGACTCGTCGATACCAGGACCCCTACCTCCATCAACTGCGGTTCTGTTGGCCTTGTCGAAAGAAGCTTTGTAGTACCAGTCTCTCCCATCCATGAACTTGGTTAGTTCTTCGGCACACTTCAAGTAAAGATGCTCGTTTTCCATGGAGCATGGCCCCAAAATCCAGACTTTATCCGACATATGAATCCCATCTTCTTTCAATATCATCAACAACGCCTCTTACTCTGAGTTGTTGTTCTCTTGTAACTTCGCTAAAAGGCGCCCTATTTTCAGTAGGCAGCAATTGTTTATAATTTAGAGCGGATTGCAACGCTTTATGCCATCCGATTTTCTTGAACACATTAAACAAAGGTTCTTCAAATTTAGTAACAATGTCGTGTGCTACCGCCAAATCACCAGCCGTAAACTCTTCCAAAAACCGGTCTTCAATTTCAGGAAAAATGTTTCCAATCCCGCCAAGGAAAGTCTGCGCACCAGCGGGCCCTGTCAGCAAGAATCTCCTGCAGCTACCGCCAGCGGGGAAGATGAGAAAATCATCATCGGCCAATCTAGAAACATCATAGGCGAGCGCGAGCTTAGAACTTTCCTCTTTCATGCCTATGATGTTAGGGTGTTTTTTCAGTTTTTCGACTATTTGTGGTGTATAATCGTACATGCCGCCTAGAGCGTGTCGCATAAACATTCCGTGAATCATAACTGGCACTTCAGAACGGTCAGCGGCCCAATAGAAGTAATTCACAACGCTTTCATCGTCGTAATACCTGTCAGGATAAAACAGGAGAATCGCATCTGGCTTGATTGCGTTAGCGAACTCTAGTTCTCTAGATAAGTGTTTGTTAGCTAATGGCGGGAGACCCATAATGAACGAACCTTGAAACTCTGAGCATAGCTCGTTCATTTCTTGGAGTTCAAATTCGTCCAGCAAGTTAAATCTTGTAGTTCCGGCTGTTGTTAGGATTGTTTTGGCTCCTTCTCTGTGAAGGTAATTGAGGTATCCTTTTATAGAGGCGCTGGACAATTCCCTTTCGCTAAATGCGGGGGGAATTGGATATATAACGCCTTCGCTCAATTTTTCAATGTTGGACATGAGTAGCGATCACCTTTGAAACCGTCTTGGCAACTTTAATGTTTTCAAGTTTGTCATCGTAAAAGTAAATCTCATCGTATTCTTCGCTGGCGCACTTTTGAAGGACCTCAAGTTTCTTTTGAGGCACGTCTTCTCTTGTTCCTAGTCCTACGAGAATGTCGAATAGATTTCCTTTTTTGTTTTCCGCTAGCCAGTAGGCAATTTGTTTAGCGCTTCGCCCAGATAGGATCATGTTATCACCCATTTTGCTGGTTGCGGCTACTTGTTTCCACATTTTTTGATACGGTTTGCATAAGTCCGCAACTTTGTATCCTATATCGCTATCAGCGAAACATAGGGCACCGGCTTTCGCCTCGTCCATCCAATCGTTCTCAATCAACACATCGTGAGTATTGACAAGGGTGTCATCGAAATCATATACATACAATCTTGATTTTGGATCCATAAACTAAATACTCAGGAAACACGCAAAGTTAAATTAAACCCCTAAAGAGGACACATGAAAATTTCAGTAGGAATGCTAGTCGTCAACGGACGCCCCTTCATTGAAGCGCAACTGAAAAACCTATACGACATCGCACACGAAATCGTAATCTGCGAAGGAGGAGACAAGTTCTGGCATGCCAGACATGGTTATTGGAGATCCACAGACGGCACAATAGACATTATCAAAAACTTCCCAGACCCGGACAAAAAGATTAAACTGATCCAAAAGAATTGGAAAAACAAAAACGAAATGTCCCACACCTTCAGCGAAGGCATGACAGGAGACATAATTTATAGCGTAGACTTAGACGAATTCATGAACCCAACCGAACTAGTGGCAGTGTGCAAAAAACTCATGACACAGCCATTCACTTCAGTCACAATCCCACATTACGTCTTTTATGGAGATTTCGAAACTCTAATGGCAATGGAGCATTCACCAACATGGGTGCAAGTACCACGCATCTTCAAAAGACAAAAGAATTCATTGATCCATCATCTCCCAATGGCATATTGGAACATGACAACAAAAACACCATACAACCCTAAGAAAATGCCCCACAAAATGGTACCAGACGTGTTCATCTACCACTATTCTTGGGTGTATCGCAAATCCGTCAGAGACAAAATCGCATATTACGCTCATCGCATTCCTGGTTGCATTAGAAAAGACTGGCTAGACAAATACTTCGAAGACTTCGCCAGCAAAAAAGACGCTCTTCTAAAATCCAAAGAGAACATCAGACCAACAGAAGGCGCAAAACAGTTCTTGCTACCATTTAAAGGGAAACACCCAGAAATCGTTTCTGAAATTCAGAAGGATATAGCGCTACTTGACGCGGTAAAGTGATAATTTCCTGCCGCCAGGATAACTGCTAATTCGTTTCACCAATTCTAAGCCATGCTTGATTAACGCCTTTTCATAAACCTCGGCTGTGTTTATATCCTCTAAGATTAAGAACTTCTTGGTAAGGTTAGCTAACAGCTTGGCAAATATTTCATGCTTAAATGTTATATGGTGCACAATCGCTAAAGCAATCACAAGTTCAGAAGAGTATCTCTCGATTTCACGATACTCATTTCTAATAAGCCTTTCGATGTCAGAATAAACAAACGTTGCCGGAAGACTCTTATCAAATCCGTCAGCGTCGTCAATGCAAGGTTCAACATAATCGAAACCAACCGCTGATTCTACGCCGCCCTGCTGTTTATCAATAGCCAAGAAAGTGTAATACCCCTTATTACAAGCGACATCAGTTACAGTTTTGTACTCTAACTCATCCAATAAATCAGAGACTATCTTAGCCTTTGGATTAACTTTCTCAGGATGTTTCACATCCATGATGTTAGAGTAGTTGTTGTACCAATGGTTTTTCTTCTGAGGAAGTTTAATCGTCTTAACCCAAGTTAACAATTCATCCCAAAACTCTTTACTTTGGCAATTTCCTTTATAGCGCTTGTGATGGTTAGCTAACCATCCGCCGTGGCCGTTGACTGATTTTCCATTATATTTCGAGTATCCACCTTGGACATCTTTCTTAAAAACATAACTGTTGATGATATACGCCAGTTTTACAAAAGAATAAGAAGCATAATTCGAGTCAATTTCAGCAACCGCATTGTAGTCTAACCAAACAAATTCGCCTCTTGAGTAAGCTATGTTGCCTTCATGAATATCAAATAAGACGATTCCTTTCTTCAATAACTCTACGTTCATCTCACAAAGGCCAACCACTATCTTGAGAGATTGCTTACATGTCAATTCTTGGATTTTTATTAAGTGTTCAATTATAGGATGCTCAATGACAGTCCTTAATTCTTTACCCCATCTTAATTTGATGTCAGTTTTTGAATATGGTTGAGTGTATTTGCAGGAGCTAATAGCGTCTAAAAACTGCAGTTCTCTACTCTGTAAACCCCTGTACAGTTTCTCTTTGTGGTAAAACAGTGTCGATGAAGAATCAGGGTGTCTTTTAATGTCTTTTTTAGTAAGGATCATTTTTCAGCTTTTTCATCGTTTTTTTATCTTTAACTCTATATTTGGCATTGCGCTCTAAACTAGATTGCCTATTAGCATATATTCCGAGAAACTTAGGAATATGACCCCAAGAGATATCACCAGCAGCTAGTTTAGTCCAAAATAGGGCATCTCCATATATTTCAAGTCTCTCCTCAAAAAAGCCAAATTCATCGTGAAGGCTCTTCCTCCACATGGGGAAAGGACCTAGCCCATTTCCTGGTGAGTACCCTTCATCTGAACACTTATAATAGTCATGAGCGGCTTTGTACCCTTCTTGCCATGTTGGTTTATAAGCGGAAAGTTTGTAGTCGAAGTAAGCAATGTCGGATCCTTCGTCCATTTTTTCAACTTGTGCCTTATATCCATTTGGGTGCACATAGTCATCAGTATTAGCTTGAACAACATAAGGAGTGTCTGCTAATCTTATGCCAAGGTTCATGGCTGCCCACACCGAGATTCTCTCGTTAATAATGACTTTAACAAATTGCGGGGTGTTTGTTATATTCTCTACTAGCTTTAGTTCTTTTCCTCCTGTACAATCGATCAATATGATTTTTATTGGCACAGCGGATTCTAGTAGGTTTAATATCTTATTTCTGATGAATTTGTCAGAATTGTAAATAGAAACAATCGCTGTGGCTTTATACATAGTGGTCTACCAATAAATATTTTATGAAAAAGGCTGTCATCGCTATATTTCACGGTCTTGGGGATTGCATAAACGCAACTTCCATAATTAAGCCCCTGAAAGCTAAACACCCAAACTGCGAAATAACGTGGGTTAGTTCTAAGGCTTACTTGCCAATAGTTGAACACAACCCTCTAATTGCACACACTGAAGGTATCCCCGGAAACGTTTGGGCCGCTGACGAGCAATACAAAAACCTCAGGAAAAAACACGGAAAGTCGCTAATAGTTCCAGCCCCATATCTCAACTCATTAGCGCAAGACAAAACCCTATTGGGCTCATACAAAGAACGGATTAAAGTGATAACTGGTGGGAAAAACCTCAATTTCACGCCTGAACCGTTATTGTTTTTAACCCCTAAAGAAGTAAAAGACGTGGACGATTGGCTAGAGGAACGGAAAATAGAAAAATTCGTAATGCTTGAGGCTATTTTCACATCCAGTCAATCATTTTGGGGTAGAGCCCATACCGATGAAGCATTAAGAATTTGCGCTGCCAAAGGCTATACTGTATTAATGACGCACAGAGAAGACGTCAACTTACATGAATATAATAAAATATGTCCAACATTTTGTTTAGACGTTGGTTTTAGATATATGCCAGCTTTCTACAACAAATCGTCTGGTTTCATAGGGGTTAGTAGTGGTATAACGTGCGTTGTTCATACGCACCAGTGCCGAAAAAATATACCACACCTTGAATTTGTAAGCGGAGAGCACTGGTGCACCCGTCATTACGTCAAGAAAAACAAAGTGATCAGCTTTGACAAAAAAGTTGAATCTGTAGGAAAGCTGATACAAGAGAGAATTAAATGAGCCTAGAAATTGAACCGTTTGTGGAGACCAAGGATATCATCTTTAAAGGAGACGACCCTCTTTATTTTAAAGATGATTTGAAGAGGAAATACTATAATTTCTATTTCAGTTATGGAAGGCACTTCAAACCAAGAAATATCTTCGAAATCGGAGTCAGAACAGGCTACACTGCGTATTTCTTGCTTCTAGGGTCCAAGGCTGAAAAGTTCAGAGGCATCGACCTAGAAACCTACAAAGTGAACTCTAGTCAATTGGCTATCGGGTTAATCCGAAAAGTATGCGAAGACAGTAGCGTTGCGATTGGCGATAGCCACAAGTTGACGGCTCTAGATGAGGCTTATGATCTTGTCCATATTGATGGTGACCACAGTTATGACGGAAAGGTCCAAGACCTAGAACTTGCCTTTGGCAGCTTGAGTCCAGACGGAGTCATCGTTGTGGATGATTACAACCCTAATCTTGGCATTGAAGTTAAGAGAGCAACTGATGATTTCGCTAAAAAACATGACCTAAAGGTTACCGTTTTACCAACCTTTACCGGCCACGCGCTACTCCAGAGGTAAGAATGCAATCGAAAATTTATCCAATAGCTAACTTTCCAAACTGGAAGGCAGCTTGTGACGCAGCCCACAAATGGCTACGTGAAAGTGGTAAAGAAACCACTCTTCTTTTCGAACAAAACAGAAATCTAGGGGACACTCTACATTTAACGCCAATCATACGGCATTATAGGTTAGAAAACCCAGACGCCGCTATTGTTTTCCTAGTAGGTAGACCATATTCTGGCGCTCACGAGTTTAATCCGGATATTGATAAAATCTTTTGTGTTCCAGTTCTTAAACCTAAAGACAGGGTTGCGCTCCGAAAACACATTATTAGTTTCAAGGATGTTACGAAGGTGATTGCTCCATCTATTTTCCCGTATGCTGACATTTGGAAAGAATTATCTTGGTCATATGCTGACATTGCTAGTCAATATTTTGCAAACGCTGAAATTGAAGGCATTGAACCGAAAGGTGGTCGCAACTTGATTGTGAAAATCACGGATGCGGACCGAAAATGGGCTAAAGGTTTCATGAAGAGGCATAACTTAAAAAGGAAAACCTCTTGTGTTTTAGAGTATAACTCTTATTCCGCTCAGCCTGTTTGGCGTGCGCCGAAGTTTACTAAATTTGTACAACATGCCAAGAAACATGGCATTAAGTGCATCAGCATTGCTGGTAAGAAAGAGAAAGCTATTCCTGGTACGATTGACGCTACTGGTATTTCTTGGCGTCAATCGGTCGCTCTATTCAATGAAGTTGGTAGTTTTATTGGTGTTGGTTCGGGTCTTACGATGCTAGCTGCATCTGCTGATAATTCACCTAACATTCTGGAGATCGCAGTAGATGACCCAGTAAATATGAACGGTTGCGGCTATGCTACTAGCATCAAGATACTCAATCCTGATCCTGTCAACGTCGCTGATCATTTATGGTTTAAGGTACTAAATGGCTAAGAATAAGAATGATAATTTTACTTTCAAAGAAAAGGAGGAAATGCCTTTTGCTAAAGTAACAAAGAAGGGTGAAGCTCGAAAAGACTTCCATCCCAAGAACACATGGGAGTTCGACATCACTGAATTTCTAGAAGATGTGATTCCAAAGGACTACTTCGCCACTACTGGAGAAGCTGTAGTAAAAATGCGCAAGCTTGAAAATGATTTGTTCGCTCAGGCTGGCCTGGCACGCAAACTTGGAAACACTTTGGAGAAACTGAAGGGTGAGAACATTTACATGGAGACTTGCTGGACCGGAGGAAGGTTACTTCTGAAGGCGAAGAATCCACGTAAAAACCGCGAAGCTAAGCTTGAGGCATTGTGGGAGAACTTTGAAGGCGGGAAGAAACAATGAGCCCCGAAGAAGCCTCGTTTCCCATTAGATTAGCTCAAGCCGAGCATCTTTTGGCGGCTCTTGAAACACTTCCCCCGGATCAGAAGATCTCTGTTACTCACACGGATCTGGTCAAGCGTATCTCACGAGTCAGGGATACCTGGAAGAAATCTGAGGTTGCACGCAAAGACCGTCGCGCCCCAGTTAAAACCAAGTCTCAGTTCAAGAGAAAGCCAAAGCCTTAATGAGCGGAAAATTTGTAGTCTTTGAAGGTGTCGACAATAGCGGGAAGACCACCGTAGCAACACGCATAAAAGAATGGCTAGAAAGCAGAAAAGTGCAAGCGATTCTAACGAAGCATCCTGGATCCACAGCTGTTGGGCAGGAGCTTCGTCAGATTCTAAAGCACTCAGAGCACCCTATTGACCCAAATTCACAAGCATTACTTTTCGCTGCTGACAACAGTCTGTTTATTAACAACATTCTGAAGCCCGCTAAGAAGACCGGATGCTGGATTCTGTGCGACCGAAACAACTTCATCAGTTCCCTCGCCTACCAGATCGCCTCAGGGTGTGATTTCGACCACCTAGACAACGTCCACGCGGCCACGGGAAATACCGAAGATACAAAAATCGACGTGCTCTTCGTCTTTTACTGCTCGTGGGAAAACACGAAGCTCCGTAAGTCTCTAGCGGGTGATGAAGTGCCCGACCGATACGAAGATCAGGGCAGGGATTACTTTAACAAACTTCACGATTGTTATGATAAATTGCTGTCCGAGCAATCCGGGCGTCTTCAGAAGTTTGTCAAGGACTTAGACAACGTCCATTACATCGACGCTAATCGAACTCTAGATGAAGTAATCGGCGAGATTAAAGGGATCCTAGAAGTTAATCTTCGAGGATGAGATCATTAGAGTCGCAATGATTAACACTACCGTAACGTATCCCCAATCGATGTTCCATCTTGCTGACTTTGGCTCTACGGGCTGAGGCACAAATGATGGCTCTTCGTCACGGAACTCTAGCTTACCTTTTAACTTCCTCAGGCGGTCTATTTTGTCGTCTGTGGGACCAGCTGCTACCACTTCAATTGGGTATAGCCGCATCTTGTAAATCTTGGCTAAAAAGCCTTCGTAGTTTGGAGCCTCGATGACGCCTTCATGGACTTTGTCCTTAGCGTCGACGGCTTTGTACTTGAACTTTCTCATCACTATATTGTACGCTTAAGGAAACATCGATGAACGAAATTGACACAGTATCCCTCGAATATATGCTAATTCATGAAGACGCTATTCTTCCAAGTAAGAAACGCCAAGAAGATGCTGGATATGACATCTACACAATTGAAACTAAGATCATTCCGGCTAGGAGTATCTTATCATTTAGCACTGGTATTAGAGCGGCGTGCCCTTTAGGCTGGTTTATGAGCATTCGTGGCAGATCCAGTCTTGGGTTTAAAGGGATCAAACCATTTATCGGTACATTAGACGCAGGCTACAATGGAGAACTAAAAGTCTTGCTAGAAAATTTTGGAGATGAGCCTTACCAAGTAAATAAGGGTGACAGAATTGCTCAACTAATCTTAGAGCGTCAAACAGAAGTAAAGTTTGTTGAAATAGAAGAGTTCTCTCCAGAGTACAACAAGCGCGGAACTGATGGATTCGGAAGCAGTGGAAAATAATGCTAATAATCGTATACGCTAGAATAATCGACAACAAGAAGAACGGTCTAGAGATGGAAGGGCCATTCCTTGGTCCGGAGTCTTCGACTATGGAAGAAGCACATGCTCATTGCTCAGATCTAGTGACTGAAAGCAAGAATCATACTATTGTTCGTATTTATAACTTGGATGAGTTTAGCGAAAAGGGCGCTTTGGAAAAGGCCACCGAAAGCTTTGATAAGATCTATTCGGATATGCAACGAGCTTCTCGTATTATTGAGAAGCCCATTATTAAACGAAAAAGAAAAAAGAAGATTGTCGCTAGTACGCCTAGCGTTGTTCCCCAAAAAAGTTAATATCTTCCGAAATTAACCTTGCGATGCTGGTTATGTTCCTGGAAATACTCTCGAATTCGATCTCTTCCTCTTGGGGCATGAGATCTTCTTCTGGTTGAGCAGGACCGGGTTCCCCACCTGGTGGTGGTTCTAGGTCGTCTAGACCTTCTCCGTCATCTGGTGCTGGCTCTTCTGGGAGTCCTAGATTTTCATCATCCACACCAAGTTCTCCCATGTCTGGGAGTGCGTCTTCTTCTTCCTCTGGTGGTTCTTCGACTTTGTCGATTTTAACCACTGTGATCATTGGAAGAATGTCTTTACGCTTAATTTTAGAGTTAGGCCCGACGTCAATCTTTTGGTGACTAACTTCGAGACCTAACTCTCCACGCACAGCATTGCCGAATTCTTTGTTCATGGCTTGGTAAAGGTTAACCTTTAGCTCATGCTCAAATTTATGCCTTATCTCTTGGTCTTCTAATTGCTTAGATAGACGTTGTGCGAGGTCGCGCTGCTGTTGGATGTCGGGACAATGTAAGGATACGTTTTTGATGATGAAACCTGGTGGAATGAGCTTAACGGTCAGTCTCTTGATATCAAGCTCGCATCCATTGTCCTCGGCCACCTTTTTTAGAAGCCCGACCACATTATAGTAGTCGGACAATTCTAAACAGGATTCCCTTTTCCAGGCATCTGAGTACGCAGACATAACATTAGGATCCTCTGTTAAGAGTACAGCGATTTCCCTAATTTTATTATCTGCCACAGATGGTTCCCTTATCTGCGCCTGCGAGGACGAGGACGACGACCGCTAAAGACATCTGGGTCTTCAGTCAGTAAGTTAGCGATGCGATTGACGCTTTCGCCATAACATTCGCCAGCAACTTCTTCGCCACCGCCGAAGTCATCAAGACCTTCCTCAGTGTCATCGAGGTCGAGTGCTGCGTCTCCGTCAGCTTCTAGACCACCCATTTCGTCTCCGCCGAGATCAAGGCCACCTTCGTCGCCTCCACCAGCTAGAGCGCCCCAGGCACTATCTACTGCACTCATGACTGCGTCTTCGAACTCTTGGCGAGTACACGTTACGCTTTCTTCTTCTTCGGCTCCGAGGTCGTCGCCCATGTCACCCATCTCTTCGTCTCCGCCGAGATCGAGGCCGCCTTCGTCGCCTCCGAGGTCCATGTCGTCGTCGCCTTCGTCGCCCATGTCTAGATCGAAATCATCGTCCATTTCATTCATAGGTCCCATTCCGATACCGCCCATTCCAGTCATATTATCTGACCCTTCTTAGATTTATTTTTGTGTGGTTCACTGTTTATCTACTTGGGATTAATGTAGCTCTTATACAAAGAGCTACACTGACCGCCCAGCTTGATGCAATAACTTAATTATTAAACTAAAAGACTTAGGATCCAAAAGACTAGTTGTTTCACCAACTTGATTAGGATTGTGACTTTGCTCACTCGTATTTTGTTTTACGAATTGTGCAAGATTACCATTAGAAACAGCCTTCAAGAGTCCTCCTAATAAATAATAAGTCTCGACTGACATATTGCCGTTATTGTGCGTCTTCTCAACATACTGATAAAACGCTTTCATGGCTTCAGGTTTTGCGATGCCGGAGGATTTAACAGCATTGAGAATAACAGATTGTTTTCTTCTTGCCTCACGAGTGCTCGGGGTGGCCAAAGGCGCTTTACTTCTTATCCTTTCTTTTTCCTGATGATCTTTACTATGTCCTAAGGACCGCGTGACAAGGTCTTCATCCTTCTCATCTTCAGACTTAAATATGTCCTTCTCAGCTTGAGCCATCCTATTATTGGTTTTATTGCCCATAAAGTTCTTGTTTTTATACGCTTTATGCCCTCCAGCTTTATTGATAGTATTAATTGCCGTCTTAAAGTGCTTGTGGTTCCCCAGTCCGTCTTCTTTGTCATTTAAAGAATTCTTGACAAATTCTATAAGGTTGTTTTCTCCCATAGCTTTCGAAACTTTATACATTAGGCTATAAGCCTCAGTAGATAAAGACTGTCCCAAATTACGATGAAGAAAATTATCAAAGCTGCGCCTAGCTTTAGGAGACGCAGCTATTCCAGACAGTTTGACTGCGTCTAAGAAAACCTTTTGTGCTCTAGATTCTTTTTCCCTTTTTGGAGCCTTTTCTCTAAAGCGAGCCTGCCTACCAGCTGTAAAATCACCAGCGCCTGGCTGATCCGAAGCGAATTCCCTTTTCTTTTGGGCCAATTCTTTAGGACTCAACACACTCCCCCTGACGTCTTTGCCCCATGCGGCCTGGCCTTTTCTCTTGGCAATTTTCTGATCTTTATCCTTAGCTGTTTGTTCAGCCTTCTCTAGCTCATCAGGATTAGTGGCTTGTAAAGCCTCACGAGCTTCTTCTCCGCCTCTCATCTTGACATATTCTTGATAGGCTGGAGAGCCGGATTTTTTCAAAACCCTATGTAACATGCCAGGATCTCTAGCAAGAGACTTAGCAAGCTTCTGATATATTAACGACATTTGAGCAAGACGAATGTCCGCTTTTGAAAGAGGGCCTCCAAAAGCTTTAGCGATTGCCTTCAATTTCTTCTCTAATATCATTTCCTCGACGGACTTTTCAAGAATAACCCTATCAATGGACTCATTCACTTGAGACGATCTTTGATATTCAACAACACGAGCTGTCACAAAATTGAGGATGTCATTAAAATCCACAACTTTGTTCATGTCTTTAACATCACCATTAGAATACTTCATCAAAAGCTGAGGTTTCCTAGCGACTTTTAATAATGTTTCAAGATCCTTATTAGCAAGAGACGAAATGATGCCAGAGAGGCTCCCATTATCACTTGGATCAGCCCTTTGGTAAGCTTTTAGAAGGCGGTCTTTAGGTGTACCGCCGATATACTGTGTAAAGTACGCTCTTGCATTGCCAGGGGTTTCTTCAGTTTTAGAGACAGCATGTCTTAGATTAGGAGAAAATAATTGATTATATTCCTGCGCTGCCTGAGCGTCTTCCCCGCTCTTGGCCATATTGCTTGCTGCAGACAAGTATTCCCAGACGTGACTTTCATTAGGAGATTCTATGTTCGTCCAATAAGGCGCGGAAAGGTCAATGTTAGCGAACTTATAAGCTGGTATTTTAGTGCCATCTGGGCCTTTTTTAAGCCCTCTAACCCTTACAACCAAATTAGTTGGAGCACGCTTGATGATGTCGATTCTTTTTCTAGCGTGCTCCGAGGCTTTTTGATCGTTTTGAGCCTCAATAGACCCTCCAACTTCGACGCCGTCGTCACGGGCGTCAGACTTGACAGGCCCTCCGACTGTTCCTTTTGGCTTTTCTTTACTAAACGCCTTAGCGCCTCTCGCCAGATTTCTAGCTTTAACATCTTCTGGATTAAATTGCAGACCGCGATTTTTCTGCTTGATTGGTGAACCCGGCTCAACATTAGGCTCAGTTGGTCTGGGTGATGCTTTAACTTTAGACTTACGGTCGCTGAGACTTTGGTTCCTATCTAGTCTAGGAGTCGCTCTAATTTTTTCAATTTCGCTCTGAGTTGGATCTTCGGATTCTTCCTCTTCAGGTGCTTCTTCAGCCTGCTCTATACCAAGCTGTTTAGCGTAACCTTTGAAAAAATCATTGTTGATACCTATGCTCTTAGCGTCAGAAGACGTTAAGAGACCATAAAATCCTCCGAGCTGGTTCTTAAAGTTCTCATTGTCTAAAAGATCTGGATTTTCAACTATATTGCCCCAGAGGTCTTTGCCAAATCCAGAAGCGGCCTTAGCCAGAGCCTTGGTCACCTTTCCTTTTGCGCTATTTCCTCCCCATGACCTTGCAAGAAGAGTAGCAATTTTATCGCGTTTGCTAGGGTTTAGAATGTCCGAGAAGAATCCGATTAATCTTAGGGAATTTTCGCTATCGCCAGCTTTTAGAACTGCGTCGTGGACTCTCTTGAACCCACCTTTTTCTTTTAGCATGCCGTTGATTATGCCGACGCTGGACATTTTTCCTTTTAGCAAGGCACTTAGTGCTTCTACCTTACCAGTATAAGGTGTAGTAGGTTCCTTATCATCTTCTTCTTTGAGAAGGTCCATATACTCATTGACGATAGAGCTTGCAACAACCCCATTTTCAATGAATGATTTATTAAGCTTGTCTAGAAAATCCATTACTTAGACTTACCCTTCTTCTTTTTTTTCTCGCCTTGAATGACGTTTAAGAACCTATCACGATCTTCATGACCACCTTTTAAGTGGCTCAAATTGCTTCGGCCCTTAACTTTAGGCTTGGCTTTACCTTTTGGATCCCCGTAGAAATCTTCTGAGGATTGGATGACATCGAGATCTTCGTACAACTTATTTAATTTCATCCTGGGTACTTGAACTGTTCCTTGAGTGGAACGCAAGTTCCCCTTCTTTCGTCAACAATAGCGGCACCAGCTGGTTCTTTGCTATTGTAACGGTTCTTAGATTCATTGAAAGCGCCAAGGTTTTTCTTGCGCCCACTTGGAACGTCCGTCCAACCGCATTCAACCATAGTTACGCCAGGCTTGTTTCCAGCGTCCTTCATGTCAGCCTCGATGAGGCCCTCATTAGAATCAACGGACATCATGTCAAGACCAAGGCCACCGCTACCCTGCGTTTTCAATCGGTTAATGTCATCGACAGAGATTTCTAGTTTATGCCTAAGATCACGATCAGTAACGATCATATACTTGAGAGGCTTTCTTCCAGAATCACCGGCTTTAATGTGTGACATGAGACCAAGAGCACCATTTACTGAATCGGAGATCCCAAAAGAGATTGTTGGTTGTACTCTTCTTTCTGGAGACCATCCCTCATGGTGGAAACCTTGACCAGCCAGAGTGTTGGACATTAGAATACAACGTTTAATAACGTCAGCGAAAATCCTCTGTGCCCTATCCTTGTCCGTATCACCCACATAGACGCTGACGGCGAATGTATCACCACCCAATCGGTAACACTCTGCTCTACTTGAACCGCCAAATTGGCTAGTGATGAGGTTTCCGATATATCCAATGACTGAATTGACTCCAATAGTTCCTAGACCGCTCTTTTCGTTAAGGTGCCTAGCATCGTCAACGTCGCCAACAACATAAATGAAGTTTTTCAGACCGTTTTCGTTGACATCATCGCTCGCCTCAGCATGCAGGGCCTTGAAAACGTGCCCGCCCTTTAAGCCAGTTACCACGTCTTTTTCTACTAGGTCTCTTAGCTCTTTATAAGCACTACCCGGGTTAGACTTGGACAAATCGTCTAGTCTTTCTAATTCCTCGCACATATTGATGGCTAGGGAATTTTCTACTGGCCTATGTCCTGATACCGGTGGGTACCTGATAGGGTCTAAAGGAAGGTCTGAACTTTCTTTTAGTACTCCTCGGTAGCTTCTCTTGCCGTATAGGTCTTCTAATTTCATACGTTATGTCCCAACCTTATGTTTAATTACTGAGGAGTTCCATTGCCAGAAATGACCACCCAACGATTGTTTGTGCCATCAGGTATCAAAGTGCAACCCTCGCCACCAGGGCCAGCACCAACTATTCCACCAGGATAAGTGATAACATAACTGACTGTAATGGTTGTCAAGCCTGGGTTTGTGCCAGCGATAATATCACTTCCTGAGCACACCATCCTAAGATCTGTGGCAGATATTCCATTTATTTCTCGTGTAGCATTAAAAAAGTAATATGGTTTAGCCGTCATTGTACTTGCCACCGGCAACGTTACATCAACAATAGATCCAGCCGAGCCGTTGTTGATAATAAGATCATCAGAAATCAACAGCGTTGTGCTGCTGGTAATCGTCCTGACTGTTATAGCGCCTCCAGAAGCACCTGTAGGCCCAATGATGCCATCGGAGCCCGTTGCGCCAGTAGCGCCATTAGTAGCTCCAGTTGGTCCTGTGGATCCCAAATCGCCCTGAACGCCTTGAGTTCCAGTCGGACCTGTGGATCCCAAATCGCCCTGAACGCCTTGAGTTCCAGTCGGACCTGTTTGCCCAGTGCCTCCCGTACCGCCAGTTCCTCCCGTACCACCTGTGCCGCCAGTAGAACCATTTGTAGCTCCGGTAGGACCAGTAAAGCCAGTGTTTCCTTGAACGCCCTGGATTCCCTGGTCTCCTTTAATACCTTGAGTTCCAGTTGGTCCAGTAAAGCCAAGATCGCCCTGGGTTCCAGTTGGCCCCGTGCCGCCTGAGCCACCGGTTTGGCCTGTGGAACCATTTGTAGCTCCGGTAGGGCCTGTGCCGCCAGTTTGTCCGGTTCCGCCTGTGCCTCCCGTGCCACCGGTTTTTCCAGTGCCACCTGTACCGCCGGTTTTTCCAGTGCCACCTGTACCGCCAGTTCCTCCTGTTGGGCCAGTTTCTCCTGTGGGTCCTTCTGTTCCAAGGATGTTGTCGTTCAGAATGCTATAGTTTCTACGAATAGTGGCATCCCAGCCTGGGGCTCCGAACGGCAATTGAGTTAGATTTAGTTCGGCGTCTGGAGTTCCAAAAGCTCCCCTGCCGGTTTGCGGGGCTCCGAATTCTGAGTCTTCAGATTCTACGAGAATATCGTCAACTGTGATAGAGTTTAGTCCATCAGTTGTGATTACTCTATAGATAGCTCCGTCGCCGCCAACGATTCTAGCTCCCACATGGTCACCTACTGCGATGTTAGCAGCGCTATCAACACTTAGCAGATACTCCGTTGGAGTCCCTCCGATAAGGTTGACCGAGTTGATATTAAATATGCCTCTAGCCATTAGCTGCCACCGAATCCACCTCCGCCAAAGTCTTCTCCGCCAAAATCATCGTCCACAGTAACTGTACCGCTAGTTACGTTACGAATTTCAAAAGCTATGTCATCGACAATATTGTTGTCTAAGAAGAAAGCGAAAGGATTGTTAAATGTTTCATCACCACATCCGAATGTGGTCTGAAATCTTTTTATTTCTTGAGAGCCACCTTCAGCAAGGACCATAAAGCCCTGATCGGTAACCTGAATAATCTGACGTTCTACAGTCTCAACTCCGTCTTTAAAGACGCGACGGTTGATAACCTCACCAGATATTTCTTGGCCAGGGACCCTAGGGTCTTGGACCTGGAGTGTGTAGTCCAACCTGTCGTTGAACGTTTCGAAGATTACTCTATAAATAATGCCATAATCATCGATGAACTTAAATGACCCTTCTTGAGGGAATCGTTCATCGAAGTCCGTGAGAGGCCCACTGAATACCTCTTTTTCATCCTCGAACATCATCATGTTATTAATGGCGCCGTCCATAATGCAGGTCTGAGCGCGATATTGCTCATCCAGAATCATTGTGGAGATCAAGTCGACTCTATCACAGTTAAAATCATATGATCCGTCTGGAAGTTCGAAATGGCTTAAGTGACATCTTTCGATTGTGAGGGTTTCTGGTTCTGCTGTGACATCCGCACTGGTTCCCGTTCCCGTTCCGCCCGAATCGTCTGGGCATTCGAAACTCGTGCAGCCACAGTCCATTCTGTGTGGCCTATAATCTTCATAATCAAAATCACCAGGTCTGACGCGGACGCCAGAGCCCAGCCTAAATCTTAAAGAAGGGGCCCCTTCTCCAGTGACAATCAGAGGAAGTCCGAGAGCGATAGCTGGGCCCAATATCGTAATCCCGCCTTCAGCGCTATACAAGTCCTCGTCATATAACGAGAAACCATACCCTTCAATAGTCTCCCTTGGGAAATCGAAGTCCGTCAGATCTTCCATGTAAGAGCCGAATTCCGCAGGGTATCCGTCGATAAAGTCCGCGCCCCCGGTTGGCGTCACGCCACCCGTGATGGCTGTCGGGTCGGCTCCGGTTGTTTCGATATTTTCGAGATCCTGTGCTGTCCACACGTCATCCCCTTCAGGACATGGGCAGTTACGATCCGCAGACTCGAAAATCGGGTCCTGGAGATCAGTGAAACAAATGAAGTTCTTCTGCTCCCCAAGAGCCTCCTCAGAGAATCTAAGAGCATCGCTTTTATGGTCGATAGCGTAGACAGGTTGACTACCAAGAGAAAAACCAGTGCTATAACAGAGGCCAGGATCTGCAGAAGACCAAACCGAGTGCGTCACATCATTCTGAGGGATCAAAGACCCATCATGAACGTCCATGTTTGGAATGTCCGCTGCGATGCCATTTCCGACATAGATCAGATCAGCGTCATCATAAGCGATGACTTCCTCTCCGTCAGTTCCAATTTCAATCCTAGCGTTAATTTCCGGAACAGTCAATCCTGATGGGACATCTTCTGGACAATCGTAGTTGAACACATAATCCCAAGGACGCAACCGATACTCAGGGTGGTTCAGATCACTGATAAGATTGGCCATTGAAACAAACCGATGGCCAGGATAAAACATGTTATCCTTGTCAATTTCAAGAGACGGTCTACGAGTGGCGAAGAACCTATTGTTAATAGTGTCTTCGATGTCATCTACGTATGCCCTATCAGTATAATGCAATTCAGGATTACTGAAAGCCATGACTCTAGTATAACCCTGGTCATGCCCGCTCCGGCGATAATTGGCTATGTTGGTTAAGTCAGGAGCGTTAGGGCCTTGATCCCCACATGAGAATTCATCGTTTTGTATGAGCGGTGTTAAATAATACAGCCCCAGCCCTGGCATTAGGTCGCAAGGACGGCATCTCCAGGACTCCGGAAGAATCATGGTCAGTTCGGTCTCAGCAACCTGTTCTACTCTGCCCTTATAGCAATAGTCGGCAACGTTATTTTCAACATCACAGAGCTTGGCACGATCATCTTCAAAGTGATCAAAGTCTTTCTCTCCATTGCTGACAATTCTGTCTTGTCCGAAAGGGTTAAACTGGCAAGAATCGCCATCTGGTTGTCTAATTTGGATTCTTGAGGCCGATTGTAGAATTGGGAGAAGAGCGTCTGGAACTTCATGAGTCCCGTCTAAGTTCTTCCATGCTGCATGTTCTTGCTCGAGGAGGTCGAGGATTTCATCTCTGTGGTCTGTATCGGAGCCTTTGAAGCCTCTATCTAATGAGAACTCCGAACAGACGAAATCTGGATCATCCAGGTCGGGGATGTCGTTAGGGATAACCGGAGGGGGTATTTGGATGTTTCCGAGATCGCTATCTGCGTCTTGGGCTAAACGGCCTCCAACACAGAAATCTTGAACGTTATAAATCTCTGGACATTCGACTGTGAAGGTGATTTTTCTGAGCAACGAGTGGAATGCCTTGAACTTGAACAAGAATTCAAGAAGGAACTCGTAGACGTCTGATGTTGGTTGTTCCCCATTCTTGAACAACAAAATGTTAATGTCGAAGCGGTTGCTTCTCAAATCGGCCAACGCTGTAGGAAGAACGATCTTAGTTCTTTCATACGTGGCAAAGACGTAAACCACTGTATCTCTATCGAACGAGAAATAATGGTCTAGGTCTAGGCTTACTTCATTAGTGTCAGGATTAAATCCAATACCTTCAGTACTAACAACAGGAATTCCACGTTGTGTTTCGTCGATACCTCCAACATCTTGTGAAATCAGAACGGTCGAATGACCGATTGACCCTACAGCAATTGACTCTTGAAAGTCCGATAATTGGAAGCCTTCTGGAGTCAGAGAGCATCTTCCGGTGCTGAAAGACTCTACGTCAGTAGCAGTAGCATCCAAGGCATTTTGGAGGGCTATTTCTTGCGGTGTTCCTCTTGTCACAAAATAAGCATCAAGAGTGATATTACCAAGAGCTTTGAATAAAAGTGGAACGGTTAGTTGTCCGAAGCCTGGAGAGGAATAATCGGCTATCAGAGGCTCGGAGACGCATAGCGTTTCTGTCGTGATCTCTTGATCTTCAATATCGCTTGGCAGTTGCTCGTCTGGAGCAATGAACCTTTGTCCATCCTTGCTAAACCATAAGTTAGCAACATCGATAGTGAATCCGAAAATATCGAAAAGTTCCCTAATCGCCCTCTTGGACCCTTTTAGTTGTTGGAGTTTTCTGCCATTTCTCAACATTGAACGGCGAACTTGGTCCGTTGTGCTTGGGAAATACGGTAGATCCAACCCGATGAGGTTGGCTAGGTACGGGATGTACTGCACTGGGATCTTATCGATCCAGTTAACGCCTCTTAATAGTTCTTGCTCGTCGAAAATGTCCTGAAGGGCATCTGCGAATGGCCTATAGAAAGCAACTGTTCCGTCTTTGTCAATCGATGGGCTGTTAAAATAGAGCGCTGGGCTCCTGCGGATCATTGCGAAGTGAAGGTCGCCCGGGTGATTGATATAACTTGAAAAACGTGACTTGATAGCGCGGCTAGTATCAATACAAACCAATTCGCCGTTGGATGAAATGATTCTCTTGTAGTAAGAGCATTCCCAAACGAAATTGTACTTTCCTTCTGGGAGATCTACAGTCTCAATAATGAACGGAGTAACGTCATAATAATCGGCATCGTAATAATATGGAATTCTGTCTTTTGAACCTGGCCCTGATCTGCCGAATGCGCCGATGACGCCTCTCATTAGAGTGATCTCCATGAGGTCGCCGTTGTTGACGTCGCTATAAGTTTTTTCGTCTCCTGTTGCTGGATCGAAAAAGCGTTGGCCTGTGACGTCTATCTTTACTGATGACAGTTCTTCTGTACTAACTTCTCTTCTGAATCTTTCAAAGTTCGGTACGAAGATTCCTTGGTTTTGAACTCCAGCTACTGGAACCTTTCCGGGTGCGTCTTCAATGTAGAAAGCGCAGTCGGTGAGGCCAGTGTCATTGATCGGAATACCGTCAATAGTACGCCTAAATGGTACTACAAGCACTAACGGCAGGTTTACAGGCTGATAACCTGTCCTGTTTGTATTGATTGGAAATAATGAGAAGGTAGGTTGGTACCTATCAACAACTTCTGCCATTACTTGATTTCTTTATCCTAAGTTGAGTATATTGCTGCCGAGGTATATTTACCCAGAAGGAATTGAAGGTCGGATAAACTTGACCATTAAGTTCCCATTTATTAGTATCTGTGCCCTGCTTAGTGGCAGTCAGAGGTTGTAATGGGTTTCTTTGTTTTTGAGTTGGAGTTGGGCCCGTTGGAGTCGGGTTAGGTTTTGGTTTGCACTTTTCTAATTTACAAATAGGGCCCACGGGGAACAGCCCGGAGCCCTTAATGTTGTTATATCTAACGTCTTTTGGATTTGTGCGCCGTACTTTTAAACTCATTGTGCGGTATATTTGGTGTCCTAGACTGGTTGACCGTCTCCTGTGCCAGACATTTTCTTTTTAGCGAGTTCTTTAACACCAGTCAATGGAAGGTAAGCCCCACCGACAGCAAGAAGAATCTCCCACCATCCGAGAGGATCTCCAGATTTGTCGTTCTTAGCCTTGATTTCTTTTACAAGAGCTAGAGTCTCAACGCCGCTAATCTGACCGTCCTTGTTGGCGTCAAATTCTTCGACTTTAACTCCGATTCTTTCCAGTTTTCCTTCGCTCTCTAGTTTGTATTTATCAAGCTGGATTACGGCAGCGGCTACTGCAGCTTCTTGGGCTTCTCCTGCTAGACCCTTAGCTTCTGCTATAAGTTGCGGTTTCCATTCTTCTTGCCATTTAAGACGCATTTTTTGGTCAGCCGAATCAATGGCATCGCTAACAGCGCTAGAAACACACCCAGTAAAGGTGAGGAGCAATACAATTAAAATAGCGATTTTCTTCATATTATAAATTTCACTGAGGGTTGTTGAAACTTCTATCGATTCTTTGTGATATAGGAATTGAAGCCGCTGCTGAGGGCATAGGAAAAGCCCTAAAATATACTGGGTCATAATCAACATTAAAAATGTTGATATCAATACTTAGCAAAGCAGCAAGCGAGAACGCAAAAGATCTATCATCAAGTGTACCACCGGTAACAGTTTCAATTCCTGCTACTTCTGTTGTAGTCCCGGCATTATACACACGAACTTCAGTGTCTTCACGCATTCCGGTTAACGTTAGTGTTACGTTGTTCAGAATATTGACAGTAGCGCCACCAAGTTTCTTAAATGTTGGAGTTGTGCCACCATCGATAGTTAGATTATATGTTCCGGTAGCGGCTGTAAGGTCCAGAGCGGCGCTATCGGTCGTGTCAGCGCCGTAGCCGGTCCATGTCATTTCAGTGAATGTATAGTTGCCCGCAGTTGCTATTTCAACTGCGTGTCCTGCCCCACCTTGAATAAATTCAGTGTTGTTGAGATCGGTAGTAGTTCCAAAAGTAGGATCCTGTAGAGTTGCAATACTAGTAAGAGACACGGTCGTCACGACACACCCCTCGACATTTGCACTACCCTGTGTAAATGCTGCCGTTTCGATATTGCATGATGCAATATCGACTTTACTTGTAGCAATAAAGTCTGCTAAATTTTGAAAATTACAACCAGTAATGTCCGCCTGTGCCGTTGCTGTAGTCCCAATAAATTCAACAATGGCACGGGTATCGACAGTACCACCCGTTGTTCCCCGACTAATGAACGTGCTGTTGGAAATGCTGATAACGGTGCTGGCATTCTCAAGGTTGATGTCCAGACCAAAGAAACCGACCGAATTGAGGAACTCAGCATCAGGCCAAACGACAACCTCTCCCGAACTCGTGAACTCGGCTCCGGTTCCGCTATCACCAACGGTGAGGACACCGGTAACGAAAAGAATACCGTTGCGCGTCGAGACGATCCCCCAGCGATTAGTGCCCGCAGAGTCCTCGTCGGTCGTAGCGAAGAGGGCGAAGTTGCCGTCAGTGCCTCCGATTCCGTCAAGGCAGGTCAGCCCGGTACCGCTAGTGATGTTGTCAACCGCATCACTAGCAACATTCTCTGATTTACTAGTAGCGCTGAAATCACATGTCCACGAGTAGAAGTCGATAGACGAAAGTGTTAAGCCACCATTAACAGCGCTAGCGTTGCCCCCATTTGGATCAATCGGAATGATAAGCCAACCACCCAGTAGCGGATAATCATCATTTCCAGCCACGTAGTAATCATCAGAGTTACCAGCACCTCCTGTTCCAATAGATAATACGCCTCCAGGTGCAGCTTTAGCTAGCAAAGATGACGAGTTAGTAGCAATACATTTTGCTATCCAGACTAATGGAGTCGTATAATCAGTTGCTGCTCCTAAATTCAATTGCTGACCACGCAGCGAAGTACCAACCTTACTAGAAATAGAGAATGATCCTTGATAGACAAAGTCGGGCTCGGCGACGGCCTTGGCGCCACCACCACCAATGCCTGTCCAGACCGTTCCGACAGCGTCAGCGTCGTTGACGCGTGTTCCGTCGAACGTGACAGCAGCAGCAGCCATTATTCAACCCCTCGGCCGATAAGACGCATGGGGTAGCGCTCGGGGTAGGAGCAGACGAGCACAGTCTGGTTCCGCTCGCGGCTTACCCTCTCAACCGCTAGCCGGGCCTCGTGCGTATCCTGTGCGCCCTCAGAGGTAGGAATTGCCCGCAGCGCGTTTTCAATTGGCAGTACGTCGTCAAGTACAACGCCAACGAGGTCAGGCCGATCCTCTTCCGCACCATAGCCTCGAATCCACATGCAGGTGTAGCCGCAGGCAGGCTTTGGCCTATTGGCATAGTCTGTACAGTTAAGGCCGTCGTCACAGATCTCGTCCTTGAGCTTGCTGCACGGAACAAGTGGAGGTTTTTTGAGGGCTTCAATCGAGAAATAGGTACAGCATACTGTGCAACTACCGCAGTTTCGGCCTTTAACAGGCTCAAATGCTTTCTTGATTGCCGCAAGCTGCAATTTTCTACCTTTAGACTTTTTACTTGGCATGGGGATCTCCAATCCTTCCACAATCTATTTTTAAATCAATCCGGGAATGAGAGAAGTGCGATTTCCAATGATGTTGACTAACTCTCCGTAGCTTCCAACAGTTGTTGGAGTAGTCGCAATAGTCCAAACCGCATTTGCGATAGCGTTATTGTCAACTGCAGCTGTGGCGGTTCTAGCTAGAACCACCATTTGGTCTCCTGCTGAAGGCGCAAGAGGAAAATCAGGACTGACGAAAATTGTTCCATCAGATGTGTAATCCGAGATAGTCCGAGCAAGGATTATAGGAGCGGTTCCAAGAGTTCCAATCCAAATGACCAATTGACCATTGAAAAAGTCATCAGGATAATCAGCGTTCCCAGTAGGAATGACTCCCTCGCTAAGGCTCGTAGATGCTATAACGGTAAATTGCTCCGATATGAGAGTTGCAAAAATCGTCGAAACATCGCTTTCGATATCGGTAACAATGTTTTCCACATTATTAAGAGAAGTCTGGATATCAGTAATCGTTGTAGCACCTGCAATATCGTTCAGATCTTTTTCAGCTACATTTAATACTTTACTAAATGCCGTTCTAATTTTCGGTTTTACAGATGAATCAATTTGAACAACAACACCATAATCACCTATCCCATTGGCCAATAAAAAAGCTGAAGTAACATTAAAATAATAAAACCCAGCCTTCTGCGTAGATTCTGCAACTACAAAAGCATCAGTTGCAGAATCATCTCCGTCAACTATGGTAGCAATAAAGTCAGAAGGTATCATCCCAGTTCTGAGATTGCCTTTAGAATCTATGACAGAAAACCAACCTCTAAATCCAGTTGAATCCTTAGTAAACCACATTAAGACACCCCTCCCCTATTGACATCATGTTTGTTAAGTATAATTATCGAAGCGCCATCTGACGGGACAAAAGGAAGAGGATCAATCAAATCAATTTGTCCCGTTGAGAAATACTGGTCTATTTGGCGAGTTGCCACATTATTTCCAACTGAATCAATGACAATTATAGAAGAATCGTCATAATATCCGTCGGGTTTAATTAATAACGTTTGTAAGGACGAGTTTGTGCTCACATTGGTACCAGCATTATCAACCATGCTTGTGCCTGAAATTATAGCATCCTGTAAATTTAAAACAACATCTCCGATCGATCCAGCGATAATGCTATTAACGCTAACGTCCCAAACAGCCTGAGAAATTTCAGCAGCTGTTATTGTAGCTTCAACAAGGTTATCAACAACCAGAGTAGAAACTGTTGAAGTAGCAAAGGGAACATCCCCAACCGTAATAAAAGGAGGGTCGCCGGACTCGGTGAAAAGGTTACCAGTGAAGTTGATACCGTGATCCAACACAATGCGCCAGCCGTTAATAAGGAAGAACGTTCTTCCTAGAAATTCACCGCCGGGCAACGGGTCACCACCAGTTGACCTAAAAGCAGCGACCCACTTCATGTTGATCGCGCTCGCGATCAACATCCATTCTTTCCATGCGGAATAAAGGTCGATTCTAACGTCAATTTCGGTAATATCAATAGGTATAGTTATAAGACGGTTAAAACCATCAAAGTTGACTTTATGAGCTAAATCCCAAAAGTCCCAGAAGTATCCATAGGTATGATGCATAACACTAGATATCAATCCCTGTAAAGCTAAATTTTACTGTAGTATCACCTGCTGTAGGCTCTAAGGATTCCATTGTTATTGTTAAATTATCTTGGCTATCGTCAGCATTTAATCTGCCAGCAGTGCCAAGAAGATTGAAATTTGGCGGCATGGGCAAATTATGGCCGCCAGGAGCCAAATACCAATCATATATTAAGTATCCTCCGCCAAATGTACCAGTTAAATTAACATCTCCCGCATTGTCAATGTCTATTTGACTCCATACCCCACCAGTTACAGTAGAGAATGTGTACATTTGAATATGGCACGCCTGTCCGGTAACAAAACATCTTAACGATTCAGGAACAATCGTCTTATTGTTCCTAATCCCATTTATTGCCAATGTTGGTCGCCAAGATGCAGCAAAAGCCTCTCCACTAAATGTTCCAGCGCTTTTTACTGTCCATTTGACAGATCGCCTCTCTAAAGTAGGAACAATCTTTCCTTCCACTTCAACTTGAGCGCAAGTAAGCTTTAGCCTACTTGGGCTCACGACAGGAGTTATGTTCTCTATTTCTAATCTAATTGGCAACGTGCCAGAAGTCATATAAGGGCGATCTAATGAGTTTGGGTTATGAAAATCATGTATTAAGATTCTCTCTCCAGCAGGCGAGAAAATCCCAAAGCGTACACGGCCAGCGCCGAGCCAGGCAAAGTCAATCCAGTAAATGTTGACATTTGTTACATCTAGCAGAACATTGCTGGCATTGGCCTCGTCCCTACTGCCATCAAGTTTGTCTTCCCCCCAGCTGCCTTGAAGCACTCTAGTTTCTATTACAGACCCAGATGTGTTCGACCTTTGAACTACACAAAGGTCGGCGCCAAGTTGCTCAAAATACAACCCATTAAAATCATCGAAATACCCCCAACGCCTACGAAGCCCAGCCTTCCCGTTATCTCCACATGTGACAGTCATCTCAATAAGCTGTCCAAATCCAGGCTGGTAAATGTGGTAACGGTCTGTAGTAGATCTTACCATATCGCCAGAATCTATACCTATATCTAATGCAATGGAAGACTCATCTGGTAAATGAGTAACATCTACTGCTGGAGCTGTCCCACTTACCTCGTGGCTCCACTCTGTGCTATCCATATCATAGTGAAAAGTATAAGCAGCCAGCTGTTCGCTAGGGGCTACTTTAGATGCTCCGAAAGCACTTAATTGTTGAGAACCGTCAGTAAATCTAACAAAAGCTGACCCATTTCTGTCAACTCTTTGCCCGAATGTTGGATTATTGGCTCCAAGCACAATGTGGCCTGGAGGGTAAAATGGGATACTAGTTGTAACTTCGGCGTACTTGGTAGCATTAACATTTAAATCGTCATTGGGCGTAACATCTTGGACCGTAGATGTTATGCTGGGATTTACATAGATTGTGCCGCTAGCAGTTAAATTGCCAGGTCTTAGAGCTATTACTGTTCCAACGAAGTTATTTCCTGGTGCTGTAATTTCATCATCAACAACGAAGTCTGTGACGCCGTTCTTGTAATCTATAGCTAGATATACACCTGTGACCATCCTCTTGCCAGCTCCATCTGGCGGGATTCTGATATAAGAATTTGGTCCAGTGTCGAGATCTGCCATAGGCTACCAGCTTTATGTGCTATAGTTACGTTCGAGAGCGTTACCAACCGCAATTGTCTGGGAGTTAACCTTTCCAATAGTTTCGTTGACCAGAACGTATTGGGCCAAGTCATCGCCGATTGCTACTACAACAACGTTAGCATCAGTATCCGGAGTTCTACCTCCCTGAGCGTTGTTGGTATAATCGAAAGATCGACTAATGTTTCCAGCAATTGTGGTGAAGTCCATGTCGACATTGCTAGCATCGTCAACGATGATTGCTCCGTTACTATCGAATTCATCACCGTTAGCTGGTGTTCCATCGGGATCAGCGAAGAATGCAACTAATCTCTTGAAGCTGGAGTTGATCAAGTTGTTGTTAACAGCGAAGATCAATCCAACAAGGAAAGCGTTGTTTCTATCATCACCAGTCAAGTCACGGAACGTAACATTGTTAGACTCAGTTGTTGAAAGATCATCTGGGAAGAGGTCAAGCGTGGTACCGTTAGGAGAAGCGAAGCTCATCAATAGGGCAGTAATGTCTCCACGTTCAATCCCAGTCGATCCGTCAATATCAGATGTCAAGCGCAGCTTCCACTGTAAATATTGGAAAATCTGTGATAGGTCACCAGAGTTAGCGAACAACCTCCAGTGGAAAGGATATGCTACAGAGTTAATCGTTCTAACAATGCCGGTCTCATAAGCAAGAACCGCTGCGGTGTCCGTAGCATCTGCTGTAAGAAGTTCCTCAGCAATCAACGTTATAGTTAACGCTACGCTTGCTGAGATAACAAACTGTCCATCGTTAGCAGAAACTGTAGCGCTTGTAACTGTTACAGCGCCACCGACATCATAACCGTCCGTGACCCAAGACCCAGCAGCACGTGTAATCGTGTCAGGGTTGGAATCAACGAATGACGGATCGTTGGCAACATCACCTTGAGTAGTCTCGAAACGCTGCAGGAACATTCCTGGGCGGAAAACCCTGAAAGACTGAGCAGTCTGGGTGGTAAAGACTTGGTCACTAGTGTCGAGAGTAATAACTGTCGCGGTCGCACTAATCACCTTGTAATAGCCAACATGCGCAGCTACACCAGAGTAAATCTCAACAATGTCGTCTGCTACAACAATTCGGTCACCGATAGCTGTATCAGTAGTGAATGTTCCACCAGCATCAGTTAGAGTACCAGTAACCCCGGTAGCGTCCGCGATAGCGCCAATAGCGCTACCAACATCTTGCAATGGAGTCCTGGCATCATAAGTCTGAGTCGACTCACCGCCAGTATAAGTAAGCAGAGGATCCTTCCAAAGAGTTACTACTGTATCAGAGTCTACACTCTTTACAACATAGCTGCCTGCGTCAGAACCAGTAGAGATGACAAAAGCATCTCCAGTTCTTAGAATAGCAAGCGTACGAGCAACTGTGGCAGTAAATCCGCCAGTGGCACTAGTAAATGTGAAGGCTGTAGTGTCAGCGGTTGGCGCTGTTTCAGTAACACCATCAGTAGTAGTTAGAAGCGACTCTGATTGTTGAAAAATCTCACCAGTAGCCGTACCATCGCCAGCCATGACGCCATCTTCTAAAAGAATAGCGGGGTCTACGGCGTGCGATAGAGGAAAACGGTTAACAAGAGCTTCAAGAACCGTAACGCCAATTTCTGTTAGGCCAGCTTGAGCGTATGTACGAGCTTTCTTACGAACACGAAGTTCTAAGAAACGTCTGTGGTCAACTTGGACCACAGCTAGAGTGTCGGCACCGTTTGCGGTAAACGTGGCAGCACCGAATGTCATTGTAGAGTCGGTTCCAGTAGGTACTGTAAGGATTGGCCCAAACGTGCCATCATTAGCGACATTCTCTGCCGCACGAATGATGACGTAATCGCCAACACGATAATTATCTGTTTCCCAACTACCACCATCTTGTCGTTGCAGAGTGGTGGTACCGAAGATGAACCCAGTACCACTATCAGGACCAACATCTGGCCCGGTAACTAGAACAGCCTGGTTAGCAGGACCTGTAAGTTTCATGTCTGTAGGAGTAGCTGTCGTATCACCTTGCTGGTAATAAATCTGAGCGTCAGCGTCGACGGTACCAAGAGTAGCAACCCCAATATAACGACGAAGAATGTTGCCAGTGGTATCTTGCTCCTGCCATCCACCAGTTCTAACTAGGTCGCGAGGAACACCCTCATCATCAGAAGTCTCCACGGCGTTAACAGCAGCGAAAGACCAAGCTGATGTAGCATCACCGTTAACACCACCAAGAATCATCTGCTCACGAGTAATAGCGGTAAATGGGAACGTGAACTGGATCAAGTCCTCAGCGTTCCCCAAGCCTCCAGCAAGTTCACGCCACTCTTCCTTAAGGAAGGAATAAAGAGCCTGTAGAGTAACACCATCTGAAACTGCAACCGGAGTTCCACCTGTAGCAAGCTTAGCATTAACTCTATACGTCAGGTCAGCCGCCGTTGAAGCCGGAATTGTTCGATCGACCACGAATGAAGTAGCTGCAATGGTGCTGACTACTCGATAATGACCGATAATCAAGCCGTCGTCAGCAGGATCACTGATAATAGTCAGTACATCACCTACCTCGACACTATCGGTGACGTAATCGCCATTAGTAGTATCAGTAAAAGTAGTGGTGCCATCAGAGTCGCCCGTTTGTTGGAGCGTACCTCTTATTGTATCTTGACCTCTTAGAGAGATAGTTTGTGCAATTGGGTCGACGGCTACTTGATAGCGGTCTAGTGAGTCTGGGTCTGTTACAATTGTCATATTAAACCTCTGCCAATTCTATGGGTTCGCCGCGCTGGTCGGCCTTTTTTCTAGCGTAACGCAAGCACTTTCCACATTGTAAACAAAGGGATGTTCCATCTTTCAGAAGATCAATATAGTATTGTTCACTAGATTGGATGAATGTAGGACATAACTTGTCGCTACATTCTTTCTCGCCACCACCATTTATGAGGGGCTTCATTCCAAAAAAGGTTCCTTCTTCTTGTTCTTCATTCATTCGGTTACAACCTCTGTCACAATCTGATATTTTTTATATAAAGCGCGACGTTGCACTATCAAATTATTCACAATATTTTTGTACGCAGACTCTTTAGAAAGACCTTGGGCCCAGGCTCTCTTAAAAACCCTAATTTCTCTATCATGGACGTCGCATAACTTGCATGGTTCATCTCGAATCGGTTTCCCAGATTTGATCATATGAACAAAACATTGATCTCCGCCAGGAGGCCAGCTTTCATACTTCCTATGCTTACCAGAACACACCATGCATAAATTACAAGACTCACATTTCGCAGCTACTCTTCTAATATCGACTTCTTGCGTTAGTCCTACCCTACCTTTATATGCTGTTTTTACTGTCCCTTTAGTATCTTCTATTTTCTTGTTTAATTCAATGAGTTCTTTGGTTGGTATCTCAGCCACAACTGGAATTTTAGAAAATTCACCATCAGGCCCTCTAAAAAACAGCATAGAGATAGTATTCATGCAATGGTCTCCACAGAAATCAGTCTTGAACCAGAATATATTAGAGCTTTGCTGAGAGTAGCTCCATCCGACGCCCTTGTTAACAACGTGGACGTCAGATTGTTCCCAGTATACGCCAACGATTTGGCAAATAACAAAGTTGTTTTGGTATTATCCTCATAAATGTTTACTGAGATCAAATTGTTCCCAGTATACAATAACTCTTTAAAATTAGAGAGATTACTTAGTTTAAATTCTAACTCTAACTCTAAATCTAATTTATTATCTATAGACCATAATGATTGCAATCTCCAATCGCCACTTGCTTTATGAGTTAGAAGATAATCTCCAACATCGCTGATGGTCGCTGAAGCCGCGTCATTTACAGTCCCAGAAGATGTAAATGTGAGACTGTTACTTTCAATATCGTCATTTTCAACGTGTAGGAAGAACAGTCTCCCAGGAAGTTCTGTAGCGTCTAAAGTAAGGGTGCGGTCTGCTGATAAATTCCCGGAAGAGCCCAAATAAATTGGTGCGTCTTCTTCTAAGTTAGATGTTGCTGCATTTTGTAGTAATGAGTCGCAGACGCCGTCAACCTGAGGTCCAACATTTAGGTCATAAAATTGACCAGATAGACCTCCATGAATTTGGACCGACTCAAGAAACGACTTGGCCATATCTTATTTTTAGCTGATTATTACTCGACCACTAAATGTGGGCGCTAAAGGAGCCTTGATTAGTCTAATCAGCCCAGTTACAAGGTTGACCGACACTTCTAAATCGACTCCGACAATTATTGGGCTACCATCGCTTCTCCATACATTTAAGTGAAATGAGCGATTTGTCCCATATTCATGTGGCCCAATATCGCCAGGCACTAAAGGGCCCTCGTTTGGAATATGAATTTGGTTAACAGTGCCATCTGTCCAATCTGAAGCGGCAAATGTGAATTCGCTAGCTTGTCCAGTAAGTAACTCTAAAATAGAAACTCTGCGGTTTAGATCAGAGCATTCTAAAAGCCAGTCAATGGTATCGCACATATTTTGTTGTAAAACTGTTTGATAAACTAGCTGTGCTCGTGGGCCTTCTAGATTAACTCCAAACCTACCGCCGCCTGGGACTGTACTATCTGGGATGAAACCGTAGAGGTATTCAACGTTCACACCGTCAGAAAATGTGATAGTTCCCCCACCGCCGCGAACTAAAATGTCGGTTACTTTCACTCCAGATTTTACAGGCAACAAAGAATTGTTGATGCCGCTAAAGTTTTTCGAGGTGGCTGCAAATTTCCAAAAGTCTTCTGGACATGGCTGCATGGTAGTACTCCGACTTAAGTACAACTAATTAGATTAATCAACAATCCTAATAGTTGTTTTACTTCTGATCTCGAAACAGGACCATCGTCTTCTTTAATCTCGTTGAACCGGGCCCTAGCGCCTTGGACGCCAGCTTGCTCCATGCCTTTAAGCATTTGTTCAACCCATTGATTGTCTTTAAAATTGCCAAGTTCTTTAGCGCCGTCAATGAATTTAACTTTGGTATCCTCTGGAATCCCTCTGTTCTTTTCGTCATCATCAATAGTGATTGTTATTTTGGCTTCGTTTAAAACCCCGGCGCCTGACTTCAAGACATAATCCTGAAGCTTGGACATATATTCCAAGAAAACCTTTTTGTCAGTCTCCTTATATAATTTATCCAGTTTCATGCTTTATCTTTCATTAAAGGGAAGGGAAGAGAATAAACGGAATCTCAGAACCAGGGTTTCCAATTATTTTACTCGCCGAACCGCCGTTTATAATCCCAAGGAAAGCGTCAGACATCGCCTGATCCTTCATAAAGTTTACAAACCCACTAGTAGGGAGCCCAAGAAACTCTTCCCCGCCACCGCCAGGAATATTACCAACAGCCCCAACAAAAGGAGGTGTTGTAGTGGGCCAAGCGATAGCCGGGTGGCCATCTCCAGAGTCTATGAATTGCCTCACACAAGGTGTGCTTTCGCTCTCGCCACCGCCACAAGTCGTGTCGATACCGATGGACCGTTTCACGATAACCCACCAGTTGTCTGTGCCAACTTCGATCAGAGCGCCACAGCAAGCACCAATTCTCCAGCCTCTTTCATACCATTCCACCTGCTTATAGTGCATTTGGCACCCAGAGCCAGGTGGAATAGGCGAGAAAATGACCCTATTAGGATTCTGGCCAACTCCGCCAACACTCTTACCATTTCCAGAAGCGGTCCAGGTGCTATTTGTTGGAACTTTATTGTCAGGTTCTGCACCCGGAACTGGTGGGACAGGGCTTTCTGTAACTTCAACAACTCGTGCGTTAACCGTTTGACCCGCGCCGCCAATCTGGAGAGTAGAAAGAACAACGTAGAGGGCCTCGACGCCTAGATCTGATTTAGGAGGAAGCGTGTTTCCGAAGTTGATCGCAAAGATCCCCTCATCGCCCTCAGCTCGGTATACCGTCTTGATTCTGGGTAGACTCGTGTCTGGATCGATATCATCAACATCAATTCTCTTAATTCTAGTTCCAGAAGGAATAGGAGTAGAACCCCTGTCGTTAGTGATGTAATAAATGTCCTTAGTCACAGGGTTTATTTTAAGTCCGAAACCATTCTCAGGAATATCTCTGAAAAGAACTCTAGCACCATTGCTGGACACCACAGTATAGATAGCATTATCTTCAATGGAGAAGACACTATATTGGTTAAATTCTAAGTCTAGCTCCTCTTGGATGGCTTCAACATGAAACTGGTTAATCTGCTCACTTGGGACTGGAAGCGTTGGTTGTGGGTTAGCAGGCTTGCTAGAAGTGACAGCGACCCCTGAGAATCCTGTCCCAAAAAGTTGGATTGATTCGGAATTTCTAAGGCGTCCTGCAACTGCAACAGTTCTCCCTGATCCCGGTGGATTTCCAACTCCGAAACAACATCTTGGAGTCGTCACATCATCTCTAAACGCTGAACCGTTGGAGAAGTAAGTCTTGCTCATGCCCTTCGCGAGATACCAATTACTACCAATTCCGATGTACAGTTCTTGATTCAAGTTCGGCCCGGCTTGGACGTGGTCTCCTAGAGCGATGCTAACATTGTTTGAAGTTGGGAGACCTTCTTCCATGGTGATGACCGTATTAGCAGCCAGACCGTTAGCGTCACCAAATGAGGTGTTGCGAATCAAGCTGTTGGACGCCAAGAATGAAATGATGGTTCCTGCTGGGCCGTCTACAATATAGACAACGCCGTGATCATCTACTGCCATGCAATCGCCTGAAACCGAACCACTAACTGTGTTTAATACTCGGTTGTCATTGTTCACCAAGTCATTAAAACCGCTGCTCACATTCAGGTGAGTGACACGTTGGTTGCCTGCTTCATTGAACAAGAAATGATTATTGCCGTTGAAATTGATTCCACGTTTTAGTACGGTGTCGAATCCCTCGTAATCGCCATAATAAGAGCCTAGGCTGCTATAAAGAAGACCAGTGTTTAAGCTATCAGTGCCAACTTTGGTACCAACCACTCTCTTGATTCTACCTAGTACAAAGTTCTCACCTTGCGCTAAGCCAGTCTGAGGCAGATTGAAATCATCAATTATTACTTCTATGGACGACCCTGGAATTCCGATTGTTGCGGTGATCACGCCAATGGCTACCGTGCCAATAGGAGCGTTTTGATACTCTATTTCGATGTCGGTCATCACTCGGCCGCTAGCGGCTTTTTCAACAGGAGTCCCAAGAAGACCCTGGACGTAAGTTAGCCTAGCAATGCCTTCTAGTCGGATCGCTCTTCTGAGTTGATTCGCCGTTAAAGAACTCTTGATAGCCGATTCTTCAATAGTCTTTTGTGCTATGACGGTCTCGGTGAAGATGTCAGGAGGTGAAAGAACCTGCACTGGCATACCGAGAGACAAAGAACTTAAAACCCCAACGCTCTCCGGGCCCACTGTATGAAACGCCGAGTAGTATTTGTTTCCAGAAATATCAGTAAGAATATATCGAAGGCTAACAGAGCTTGATGATTGAATGCTGATACTAATATCTAGAATACATGGGTCTTGAGGCGATCCTGGTGTACCTCTTGGAAGCATCGAAGCTTCTTCTGAAACAATCGGAACGCCTGGGATGACGATTAAACCGCCCTTTACGGTGGTCGGAACGTCTTCTGGATCGTCACCGTCGTCCTCTGGAACGTCTTTTGGATCGTCTCCATCAGGAACGTCTCTAGGATCATCTCCGTCAGGAGGTGTAAGACCCTCTGGAATAGGAGCAGGAATGATCGTTTCTTCTGGAGTGGACCCAGGAACCGCTGCAGGAACTTCAATGTTGATCGGTCGGGTTACAGTATAGTTCTGGCCAGCTACGTTGTTTTCTGATTCAATAGCGAATTCGTTTCCGCCACCATAACGAGATTCATCTTCTGAACTAGAACCAACCGTAACGTCATAAAGCGCTACCGATACCACATCGCGCACTTGAGAGGTCTGAGGGCCAAGTCCTTCAGTTCCACCTTGCGCCAGGAGGATTTCACCCTGATCAGGGTCGGCTACCAGCCAACTTCTCATAGTATCTAGGTTAAGCGGATCGAAGACAATAGACCAGTTAAGTCCATCTAGTTCTCCAATAGCGAACCCGGAAGAGCTAGCAATGTTTACGCCGCCTTCAAAGGCGGTCTCACTAGACTGAAGAATGGTGCTTCCAGGGCTTTGAGCTGCTATAGATGTCGAAAGGGCGTTATCGTTAACTTCTAAGGCCACTTGCATATTGGCAGTGAAGTCAGCTTCGTCGTTCCCAGTACCAGGAACTGCGCCGCCAACAAAGAAGAAACTAAGACCATCAGTTCCCAAGTGGAAGAAGTTTTGAGCAGTGGTTTCTACTAGGGTTAGGCCAGACGGGTTAACGTTTCCGTCTCCATCAACGGCCAAATAATCCGCAGCGGTTCCTCCGCTCACGAATGGGACAACTCTAGCTACGAAACTATCTGTTGAAATTTCGTTTCGATATGCGTAGACAAATCCGGAAGAAGGAGGTGTAGAAGAGGATGTCAAGGCAGAAACGTTAGTGATTGTTATTGTCGCGCCACCCTCATTGTTCTCAACAAAACCATCAGGATCTAACAGCCAAGCGCTAACATCGCCTCCAGCATGTTCGAAAGAAATCGTGATACCCTGATAAGCGTTTCTTGCGGCTGAGATGCTTGCGAACGTTCCTAGATCAGGAAAAGCTGCAGCACTAGACGTAATATTCTGCTTGAAGTTGATTTCGCCCTCTATACCAATAGATGTTAGAGCTTGATATAAAATCCCCGAACGACCCGAGTATTGGCTTCCGGCAGCGCTATGATTAAAGTCTGCACAACAATCAGTGATTTCAGCGACATAGGACCCAGCTGGGAGATAAGCTGTCAATGATTGGACGTCATTTCCCGAGCGTGGGTCTAGAATGTGAATCTTGCCTTCTAGCCTAAAGATAACTCCGTCATCCGTGATTGTAACAGCGGTTGGTTGCGCTTGTTCAACTGGGCACTTCTTAAAAGCGTCCATGTTGATTTTGTTCTTGCTATCATTACTGCTGCTGATCTGCAGTTTAAAGTCAGCAGCGGCTGCGGCAATTCGTTGCGTTTCGATATACTGTTTAGTTCTCTCGTTGCGCTGTCTGGACTTGCAGTTTTCAAGAGCGCAACATAGAGCGCCTTTTTGTTGATTGAATAGTTCAATCATGCCCCCAACCCAGACGTCAACTAGTGCTTCTTTATCAGACTTTAATCTCTGAATACGTCTCTTGAATTGCAGGACGAGATCGTCCATTATAGATTCAATATTAAGGTGGTGAATTGAACTTGAACATATACGGCAAATTAAGGAGCAGTCCCCTGAACTGTTCTGAACGACCTGGTTCTTTACCAATTTTCCGCCCACAATCGTGTTGAGAGCTAGGATTAGTTGGCTTTCAAAATCTTTAGGAACCACAAGCGACGGGCAAGCGTCAGGGTTTCCAATATTAGCTCTGGTAGCAACCAACTTGTATTCATTCTCATCGGTTACTTCAGCGACTAAGTCTACGATTGCTCGGTTAGAGTTAGAATCGACGCTTTCTAGAGGAATAACTTCTGATGCGATCGATCCGTCGAATGGAGAGTTAGCGCCAGTTACTCCGGTTGATCCAACAGGGCCTGTGTCTACTCTGTCTTCTCCAGGGTCGCCTTTTTCTCCTGTTGGGCCTTGGTCTCCTTGAAGCTGAACTTTTCTAAGGATGCCTCTAGCGGTTATCTCTTGCAACAATTGGTTGATATTAACTCTGAAATCGAACCCAGCAGTGTTACGGTGCAAGGACCATTCTTGAGGACCCCCAACAACTTGTCCGTTCACGGTGTTAATGACATCTGGAGTTGCTGTGACTTTTAGAGAATCGTCTGTAGAGTAGAGCGCAACCTTACCAGACGAGAACTTAGACCCGCAGTCTTCTCCTTGCAATGAAGTCTGGGGCGGAGGGATTAGAAGATCATTGAGTTTAATTAAGTCTTCTTTTGGCATCAGACCATCAGCTAATGCTGTGGCCGGGGAAAGGGAATCGAACCCGTCTAGGCGTCCCCAACAGTTCTGACTGGCGTCATAAATGTAATATAAGCCCGGAATGATTTCGAATATCATTCCGTCTTCTGGATTAGATGGGAATCCAATTTGCGTCATACAGTAATATCTACCTGGAACACTCTAACTTTAATTTCTCCTTGACCCTGTATTCCAGGTAGAGGAGCTTCTAGAGCGATTTGCCCACCAGCTGCGTCCGTTATTTCTATCACTATTACTTTTTCTGAGATTGGCGCTTCTTTATGAACTAACTCTACGGATGATCTCTCGCTAGCGTTATAAACCGCACTAGGAACAGGCATAGAAAACTGGACGACCGCAGCGCCCCCATCTTTCACCCTAGCTTTAAAACCCGTGCTTAAGTCAGTGTCGCCAACTATCCAATCGGTCATGCTAGACTTGATAGCTCCGCTCTCATATTGGATAACGTAGCCACCTGGTGGTAACGTTGCGGTCGCTAAACTAGATTGCTGGCTAGGGAACATTACAGAATGAACGTCTGTGACGCCTGACGCCAGATTGGTTACTCCCAGAACTGTGTAGACCCCAAGATCAATAGCCGTGCTTGGCCCAGTTGTTCCAAACAACACCGAAGAATAAGGGAAAATAAAAGACTGGTTATCATAGCCAGAAGCGGCCCCTCCCGCTCCTCCCGCGCCAGAGCTAGGGTGACAATCGCCAGGAGAAATGCCTAGACAGAATTCAATAGGCAATTCCCATTCGCAGGCTGCTACTTCTTGGGCCAGATTAGCCAAAATTGTCCGCGCTGACTCATCCTTGCTCTCGATGTAAGTCTTGATTTGCTGGTTGTATTTGTCGTTTAGTTCAGAAAGTTGATCTTCGAACGCTTCTGAGGCTCTAGTAATAAAGTCACTCAATTTAACCTTGTTAACGTTGGTTGCTTGCTCAGCTTGTTCCCTGGTAAATTGTCTCGGATATTTTAGGATATCAATATCAGCGGTTCCGATGGGGTCTCCATTTGGTGGCATTAAAATTTCGAAATCGAAGCTGGTATCGTCTTGGAAAACGATAGACCTATCAATGGGGGTCGAGATAACCTGAGTGGCCGGGGTATCATTGTCAGGAGTTCTAACCTTAGCCCTGATTATGTTGAGCTGTCCAGCTGCGGCGTCCAGCTCGGCTGCAACAATCGCAGTATCAAAAATGTCGTCAATATCTATTATTTCGATGTTTGTGAGATCACTTCCTACGGCAGGCCCGGAGAAGCCCGGGTCTCCTTGTTCTCCTGCCGGACCGTCGCCTGTGCCGTCTGGACCTTTTTCGCCCTTTTCGCCCCTCTTTCCTCGCGGCCCCTTGCATCCGGGAACAACCACACACAGGTTCTCTAGAAAATCCTGGTTGATTGTCAGATTCAAGCCTGGCGGATTATCAACATTATCACACCTAATGATATCGAGATTGCAAGCTTCATTATTATTGTTGATTGTTACCCCATCGCCGTCGACACAAGTGATGTCCAAGCTATCGCTGATGAGCATGATGTCGCCAAGAAGGACTCCGCTCGGATTCAGTTCGGATAGATCTGCAATTTGAAAGGAATCTTCTCTAGCCGCTTCAGTGGCGTCACCCTCTACCGAGATTGTCTCGTCAGTGTTCGAAAAGATTAAGAAAGCCTTTTTCTTTAGGACCCCTGAAGTGAAGATCAACGCTTTACCATTGAAAGTGTTTGGAGTAAGAGAACGATCTTCTACAGAAGTTGGCCTAATGCTTGTCCCAGCCTCTATCGTAATTGATCTTCTGACCTTGTCTTTGTGAACAACATTAGGATTGTTTGGAACTAGACTTAGAAGTGGCTTTGCGATAATCCCAAAGTGCCCTCCCTTATTTGGGATGCCATCAATAAGTCTCTTGAATTCAGCCGTCAACAATCCTGGTTGAAACTCGGATGCTGCTGGGATATCAGGAACTGTCCCGCTTTTTCTCCAACAGTGAGTGGACCCATCGAAGGTCCACTTGCGCCTAAAAGAATCAACAAATATCTGGCCATCAAATGGTTGTGGAGGCAATGACATTATTTTACCTGGTCAATCTTATAATAATTAAACTGATATGCTGTTTTAATTCTATGGCAATTGGAACAAAGTACATTATCATTTAAATAATTAACAATTTTTAATCTAGTCTTCTCTTTTCTTAATTTTCTATTAAGATTTTTAACTTTTAATTTATGCGTTCGATTTTTAGCGTAATACTTTTTTTGATGTTCATTATAACAAATGCGACATTTGCCACTCTTAGACACATTATTGTTAATTACGCCACATTCGTTACAACTTTTCATATCTTTTTTCTACTGCCTCCCAATCAATGTCTCTTAATAAATTGTCGATATATTCTTGTTTATCACTTTTATAATCAATATAATATGAATGCTCGAACATATCTAGCGCTAATATTGGGTACCACATAGGCGATTGATTGTTGTGAGAATCTACCAAACTAACATTAAGGCTGTTATCCAACAGGTCTAAACCGACTATCGCCCACCCGCGAGATGCTATACAAGTCGCTTTTAAAATAGCGAAAAAATCTTCTTTAGATCTAAAAAATTTATTTATAATTTCTTCAAATTTTTTAGACATATCTTTTTTGCCCAAACAATCAAAATAAATTTCATGCAGCAACACTGCATTATAATTAAAATTGATGTCTAAACATGCACTTCGATATTCTCCACCATTAGAATCAGCGTTAGCTACAGAAACAGAGTCTAGTTCTCTTTTAGCTTTCTTATAAGCATCTAGATATTCTTTGTAGTGCTTATCGTAATGTTCTGACATCTGTTCTGGAGATAAGAAGCAATCGGGTTGCTTCGCAGCATTGTCTTCATCTTCCATGAGCATATCTAGTTGGAGTTCGATCTTATCTAGGAATTTTTTAGTGGGGTCGTAACGCATAGTGCTCATACCTTATATTTTCATGTTAAATTACAGCTAGTTTTCTAACCTTGGTGTTTTCGATGCGCCTAAGTAATGTCTTAATTACTTCATTAATCTGATTTACTGGAAGCATTTCTTTCATGCACTTGTGCTCATAAGGGCAAGGAGGTTTCTTATGAACCGCAATTTTGTTATCTTCACGATAACAAGGAGAGCATTCTAAACCAGCCCACATGTTTTCATGGTCTTCATACCCACTTCCATCTGGGCTAGTAGACCCAAATAGCACCACTGCTGGCACTTTGAGGGCATTAGCGGCATGCTGGAAAACACTGTCTAACCCAACGAATATCACCGATTGCCGCATGACTGCAAAAGACTCTCTCAAAGTCAATTTACCCATCATATGGTGCGCACCAGGAATTTTAGTTTCCTCTTTAGCGCCCAACTGAATAAACTGATGACCTGGGAACAATTTGATCAGTTCTTTCCATTTTTCTAGAGGCCATTCCTTATATCTCGACCATCCAGTTCGAACGGCAAAAGTTATGATTGGCCTATCATACTCTAATGCTATCTGCCCATCCGTAGTGAGGTTTAACACGTTGCGCCAGTTTTTCGACAGTTTAACACCAGCACAGTCAGCAAAATAGTGCGCTAAATGCTTCTTCAGCGGCACATCAGGATATCCCTCCTGCATTGGGTAATCGAAAGAGATCCTTTTATCAGCGTGCTTACCTGGTTCTGTGACGATTTCGTTAATATCCGGATTGCAGTCTAGAATCTGTTTCGAAGACGGGTGAGTAACATATCTTATGTGGGCCTTAGGATGCTTTTTTCGTAGTTCTCGGACCGCTGGTGTGGTACACAAGACATCACCAAGGGCTCCTTGCCTTGAAACTTCAATGACGAAGGTTTTATTGTTTAAGTGATCGATACGTTCTTGAGTAATCGCAAATCTCTTAGCAGTCTCGAAATCTCCCAAAGCCTCCCAGCACAATGAAATCCAATGTTTTGGAACCGGGCCATACATCTCGTTACGAACGAACATGTCTGTCTTAGGCGGTTTCAAATTCATGGCGATGTTGAGGAAATTGATCGCCTTATAATAATCCGCTAAATAATAATAGGACTCGCCTATGCAACAATATAGTTCTGCCCATCTATCGTCCATAGCCAACCCGGTATAGGCGGTCTTGATAGAGTTTTTCCAGTCGTTTTTGAGATAATAGCAGACGGACTTATAATAATGCGTTAACAATAATTCATCTTGAAAATTTCCGCCTGTAGCGATATACCGGTTGTATGCTTGAATTGCCTCATTTGTTTTACCAGCCTCTCTATAAGCATTTCCAAGGTAGAAGATTGCTCTTTTGTTATTAGGCTCGTCTTTTGCCTCTTTTTCTAAAATCTTTAGATTGCGCTCGACCCGCCCTGGTTTATCCTGAGAAATATGGGTGACGTGAGCGTTTGGCATTACCCCCATCCTGCATTGATGAATTACTGGATATTCGTGAATCGCTCCTTTAAAATGGACACCCCAGCCATTTCTGAACATTCTAGCGTGCTGGAAACGCATGTCCCCATATTGTATCCCAACGTGCCAGCCGTCTAAATCGGCGGGAAGGTCGAGCTTTTCTGGTCCCTCGAATCTATCGTCAGCGTCCATCCATATGACCCAATCACCTGTGGCTTTAGCTAACGATTCATTTCTGGCTTTAGCGAAGTGGAAGTCTTCAAATTCAGTAAACTCATCAAAATGATCGGAAACATAAACGTCAGCGCCTGCGGCAGTCGCTAGCTTAATAGTGTTGTCCGTTGAACCCGTATCCACGATTATGACTTCATTAGGATAGTTCTTAACAGTCGCCAAGCAATCTAGAATGTTCTTTTCTTCGTTTTTTACGATCATGCACAGGCTCACTGTTGGAGATCTCTTTTTGAAAACCCAGGAGGTCTGCCCGTAGCCCATTGCGTGTTCGTACCAGATTAAATGAAAACCAGCTTGGATGGCTGCATATTTTAGCGATTCTGTTCCGAAAATGTTCGGATGAATTTGAGCGTGCCCTTCGGTATGGTCTCGCTCTATTCCTGGAACGTCTTTGTTGGGGGATCTTAAATAAAGAACTCCTTCCTCGGAAAGATTGTCATAGGCACGCTTAAGAGCGGTTATGGGATCCATAAAATGCTCAAAAGAGTGGATCATTGTTATAAGATCGACTCCGTCACCTTCAGCAAGATAATAGTCTTTCGAGTCATAATTTTCCCAGTCTTGAGAAAGAGTTTCAACTTCCAAGTCATTGTTAATGGCCCCGTCTTTAAAAGAACCGTCAATAGCTAAAGCGTCAACTCCGATTCTTGAAAAACAATGTGCTAAGTAAGGATATCCACAGCCAATATCAAATGAAGTTTTTGGCTGATATCGCTGGAAAATCCATGATGCTAAATAAGCGTTTGAATTTTTCTCTTGGTCACCCATTATAGCGCCTTCGAACCCATTACAATCGCCCGTCAATGGGTTCATCCACACTTTGGACTCTGGTGGCTTAGGCTGATAAGTATGGTGGCATGTCAAACAATTGACATAGCTTTTATAAACGTAGTTCTGGAAGTTTCCATCTCCACAAAGAGGGCATTTCCGCATATTCATCTCCAAACATATCCAAAAAGGATTTCACCATGCTCTCTTTATTTACTAGGCACCCTAATGATTATGGAATGACTTACTGGGAACATTTTAAGTGTGCCGCATGGATCGGCTCTAAATTAGCCCTAGCCGCAGTTGCCATCTCAATACACCTTGTATTGCCTTTCTTGTTTAAGAAAGTAGCAAGTAACACGATTAAGGAATTATATGAATTCCTTGATTCTAGAGACGCTCTAAATATTAAGTAATACTAAAGGTAAAGTACTCTGAGACACGAGATTCACCGTTCGGGAGTTCCATCGTTATCTTATACCTGTACTTTCCCTTTAGGAAAGAACTAGTGTCAAGAGGACATTGAACAACGTACGGATTAGATCTATACGTTCCTTGTCTAAGACCTAGCTTGCATGGCGCTTTTTCAAGACCTTCTAGAATTTCACATTCCATAGTCTCAACGGTAATGAAAGGGCAAATCTGCGGGATCATTGGCCCAAAACGGTTCATGTCCCAGTCGTAAAGAGGAAGAGGCATGATACCAACTTCAAGGCTTCGGACTTCGCCTTTTCTAAATCTGCTGTCTAGTGGTTCAAATGCGAATCGTGGGGTCAACAGGCCATCATCGAGGAACCAACCGTCGCAGAATACCCAAAACTTGTTGCATTGGCAAATCCATTGGTCTTCGTCGTCATAATCAAAGTCTGACAAAGATTCTGGAGTGTTCCCAACGAATTTCCATACATCGAAGTAGATGCCTTCTTTAAAATCGATAGGGACTTCAAACAAGACTTCAAAAACTCCAGGTCTGGCTGGGTCCACAATGGCTGGATAAGGATAACCGGTTCCGTCTGGAGTTCCGAAAAGAACTTGAGCTACTAGGTTTTCTTCTTTTACTGAACCTTTATAAATGTCCACACGGCGAAGTGCGAATGGGTCGTTGGGAACGCCATTGTTATTAAACGTAGCATTTAGAGCCACAGTGTTCCCAGACCTTGCTGAAAGTCTTGAAAAAATTCCGTCTGCTGGTCCTGTGCCTGCCATTATATCCCTAACGAATCATCTAAGGCTTGTAAAAAGCCTTCATTTATACTTTTGGACCTATCGATATCTTCTTTTGCCCCTTTGCGTTTCCCCTGAGTCGGACGCTTATATCTCCTCCTAGGAGGTTGTCTGAGATTTTTCTTCTCAATTTTGGCGCGCTCTTTTCGATCTTGTTTTTTATCCGCGATCCTCTGAGCCATGCTCTTGACCATAGTCGGATCAGTGATCGAAGCGGCAGGGGGCTCAGAGGACTGCTTAGGGCCGGTTTTCTGTTTAGGAGGACGATTGCTAGTGACTCTTTTTCCACTAGGAGTCATCATCATGCGTTTTTGGCCTTTTAACCTAGACCTAACATCGCTGCCTTCTCCGTCTTTCCATTTTGCTTCACGGTTAGGAGCAGATCTGCGGTCCCTGTTTCGCATCGCATCCCAAGTATAGGCTTGATCAGGAAGTTCGCCGTATCTTGGAGCGAGCCCCGACGACGCATCCCCCGCATATTTCTGAAGCATTTTTCTTGCTTCAGCTGGTTCAATCGGATCATGCATCTTTCCGCCAGCCCCGACTAGCTTCCCATTTGGATTCTCATCAGATGGTTCTCCACGAAGCGCTCTTTGTTGTCCATATCGGCTCGAAAGAGGGCTGCTTTTCATTTTAGCAGTACCATCTTGGTTTACTTTAGGGTTTCCTTTATTGCTATAGGCTTGCTGGTCTGACCTAGCGGCTTTATATAGCAGATTTAGTTGGCTCTTGGTCCAGGTGTTGTTGATCTCATCAAGTCTCATGCTTGGCGATCCTCAACATTGGCGTCTGGAAAAGCAGCCCTCCCTTGCGCTTTAGCTCGAATGCGACCTAGAATATTAGCCTCGGCCTGCGGTGAGCGTGCCCCGTCCGGCCTCAATTGAGTTGGCAATTTGAAATTCTCTGGATCCTTGATTTCTAAGTCCTCAAACGTTCCGAGAAAAGGAGAATTGCCAATATACCTTCCGGTAGGTGGATAAGCGCATCTTTTTTGTTTTCTGGCACGAATTTTCACAATTTAGATTTGTGAGTCAGTTCTACCGTAATCATCCTCAATTCGAACAATATCATCCTCGCCAAAATAAAATCCAGTTTGGATCTCAATGAATACTAAGTCTTTATCGCCACGGTTTTCGATTCTATGTTTTTTGCCAGCATCAATAGACCAAAGAGATCCTGGCATTGCCTCGCCCACTTTGTCTTGAATCGTAACGAAGCCTCTGCCGGAGATCACTTTCCAGAGTTCGTCTCGTTTGAGATGGTATTGATAACTAAGTCTTCCTCCGGGTTTGACAGTAATCCTTTTAACTTTACAATCAGGACCATCGTAAAGATTAATATAATGGCCCCAGGGACGAACGCCGCAAACACGATCTTGAGAACTAATAAACTCTTTGCCATAATCCTCTTCTTTGTGATCCGCTGAGTCTTCAATTTCTTGTCGCACTTCTCTAGTCATAGCACACACAGTTGGTCGCTGGTGATCAGTTCGCCACCTGTCATACCATCGTCGAGATCGCTAAAGGCGGCCCATAGAATATAATCTTCTTCGATGATGATTTTACGCAACGCATTGAGGCGCCCTTGTAATTCGATGCGCCTATCTTCCCTTACCTCTAAATTTTCACTCACGTTTCACTGACTTGGCTCCAATCAATCTCGATCAACCCCATGTCTTCAAGAAACCGAGAAGGAACATTTCCCTTAGCGTGTCGCATGGCGCTCATCGAAAGATGTAAGAAATCCTTCGCCCTAGTAATAGCAACATAAGCCACCCGGCGTTCTTCCTCAATGCTTCCATCAGCAAGCGATCTCTTGTGAGGAAAAACTTCCTCTTCCATTCCTGGAATAAACACAACATCAAATTCTAAGCCCTTAGCGGCGTGACAAGTCATAAGACTGACCGAATCAGTATCAACTTCTTTATCTGATGAAGACATTAGCATTACTTCTTGTAGATACTGGTCGAGCGACGGGTTAGCTCGCTTGGTCGCATAATGGTTAAAGGCCCTAAGAAGCTCCTGAACATTATCCTCCCTATGCTCATCCTTCGCGCGATCCGTAGTGCGCAAGTGTTCTAAAAAGCCAGATTCCTCGAAAATGTGCTTCAAAGAATCGTGTGGTCTATTCTTGTCATAAGTGTTCAAAATCTCCACAAAATGAGAAATAGACGACTTCACCTTACGAGTGATGTCTTTAACACCGTCAATATCCTGACACACATCCAAGAAGCCACGATTGTGCTCTACAGCGTGCTCTAGAATCTTCACAAGAGTAACCGGACCGATCCCCCTAGACGGCGTGTTGATGATCTCTTCAAAAGAAAGAGCGTCTTCACTATTCGCAAGGAATTTCATAAAACTAATCGCAGTCTTAACCTCCTTGCGGTCATAAAATCCAAAAGCTCCGATCAGGACGTAAGGAATCCTGCGCCTCCTGAAAGTCTCTTCAAAAACACGTGTTAATGCATTTGTTCGGCACAATACTGCCATTTCCTTAAAAGGAGTCCCATCATACTTGTGAACATTTATGAGGTTGGCAACTTCTTCAGCTTCATTTTCTGGGACTGCGTGAGATTGGAAGTCAACTTTGTTCCCAGATTCTCTGAACGCCTTCAATTTAATCTGCTTGGAGTCCCTGTTTTTAGCGATTAGGCTTTGCGCCGCCTGCAGGATCTCTGGTGTACACCTATAGCTAATCCCTAATTCAGTTACTTGCGCGCCTTCGAAATGGTTCTCAAACCCCATGATGTTTTCTATACAAGCGCCACGCCAACCATAAATTGAGTTGTGGACCAAAACACCATCAGCAAAATAATTGTGCGTCCTAAAAACATTTAAATCATAAACAATCTGCGAGCGTTGCACAAATTCAATTTTATTAACTTTTTTACGATCAATTTTATTGTTTGCTTCACAATAAACTATTGAACCTGGAAGCAAGTTTGCAACAGGTTGACATCTAAGAGGTTTATCGTCATCCGCTTTAATACTCAGCCAAATTGATAATCTATCACCAAATGTTTCAGATGCTTTGCTCACAAAACTGTCGATAAATTCAGCGGATTTTGTTGAGTTTTCTATCCTCCAGTTTTTATGTTTGGATTTTCTTGGGGTCCCAAATTCTTCTAAAATTTCTTTATTATTTGTGCACATAGAGTACCTGTGCATTCCACGATCAGCGCACAGTGAAATATTTAATATTATTCTTTCCTTTCTTGCTTGATTCATTCTAGGCATGTGGTGCGGTATCGAAAAATCTAAATGTTTGTCATCTAATAACCGTTTGCCACCATGAACAGTATTGATGTTATCAAATAACCATTTTATTTGTTTCTCGGTTATTACCATTTTCCGACCAGAATTATGATAAACAATTGTAGGCAGCCCGTACTTAATCGAATAAAATTGCTCCTTAATAAAAGCTTCAGATTTTGTAGAAGTAGAGTCTATTACCCATATAGCATCAGCTCCCTCTTGTGACGCCCTTCCAGATAACCATCCTTGTCTAGAGGTTTTGCACATTCCAATTCTAAAGCCTAATTCTCTTTTGTACATCAAATAAATTGTATAATCATCGTTTAATTTAACGTCCATTGGGATCAAGTGATTTGGAGTACACTCTATGATAGAGCCATCATCAAAATAAATTTTAGCAATCGATTTGCTGACTTTAGTAATAACTTTAGTCACTTCGGAAGGGCCAATAATTCCAGGCTTTATCAAAGTGCTGATCTTATCCCCCTTTTTAAAATCTTCAATGCATTTTGTACCAGTAGGAGTTTTAATTTTAGTCCCTGCTGGAAAGCACTGCGCGACATCTCCGACACACATGATGTTGTTATGGACGCTAGCTAGATATTTTACCATTTCCAGCTGGGCTTTATTAGTATCCTGCATCTCGTCTACAAGAATGTATCGATATTTCCTAGCATAGGCTTCACAAATCTTTGGGTTATTCTGAAAGAGCTTGACAACATTATAAATTAGATCGCTGAAGTCCATTGAGTTAGACGCTTTAAGCATCTTGCCGTATTCTCTAAATATGGCGACTAGTTCTGGATCTAGGTGCAACTCGAATTTCTCGTCTGAGGTTAGCTGGTTTTTCTTATCTTCAAGGTGCTTGACGATAATCTTAGGATCATATTGTGGCGATTTAGGGTCGAAGCCTTGGCTTTTCACCACTTTCCGTAGAAGAGACAATTGGCCTGATTGGTCTACGATAGTGAAGTTGCTCTTATATCCTAATAATTTACCGCATTTTCGTAGGATTCTAACGCCTAAGGCGTGGAACGTGCAGAGTAGAACCCCGTCGTGACCATGCTGTTTGAGGCGCTCTCCCATCTCTTTCGCGGCTTTGTTGGTGAAGGTGACTCCCAGGATCGCGCTGGATTTTTCGCCATTTTCGATAAGCCTCGCGATGCGTTCTGTGACGCACCTAGTTTTTCCACTACCTGGGCAGGCTAATACTAGAAGAGGTCCGTCGTCATGGTTGACAACTCTTATTTGTTGTTCGTTCAAGCTCATGCACTTGAGATACTGAGTGTTAGCAGATTTTCCTATTAATGGTTGAGAAGTGGAACTTTACTTGGTCCCTAGTAAGTCTTCTAACTTCTTGGAAATGTAATGTTCGAAGGGGCTTAACCTCAATATAAGTGTCTGTCACTTTAGTAATTTGCCATTCTGAGAAAATCTTCTGAGCGCTGCAGAATTTCCGGACATATTGAAGCCTCCTTCCTACCTCAAACCCTAAGTCGGCTTCAGATAGGCTAATTATTGAAAGGGGTAGGTCAAATCCGGATGTTGCAGCGCTCATAATCTTATATTTACCTTCCTAGCAAAGATAGTACAGAAATTAGGAGAAGCTAAAATGTCTTTGAGCGACTTCACGGTTAGAATAAGCGGCACTGTAGCTTACAGCGATAGATCACATGGTTCCTTTGAGGCATCTGCTATCTGGAAAGGCAACCTTGGTGGTGTAGTCGCTCAACACAGCAACCCGGACTCACTAGAACACTTTAGAAGATTGGCAGAGAGCAAGAGCGTCGAATTAGCTGACACGCTCGCAGTTCTCGCACCAGCCGGATCGCCACAAGGAATCGTAACTTTTGCGACCTTACCAGCTCCTGTAACTTCTAAAACAGTAACTAGTTTTGTAATGGAAGTCTCTGGTCTCATCACTGATGACGATAACTCTAAAGATGGTTTCAGCGCCCAATGGGTGAATGGAGCAGTCAACCTGTTTCCTGACGACACCGAAGTTGTGTGGCAGACTCTTACAGATCCAGCGTCCAACCCACTAGGCGACCAAAGAAGTTTCCTAGTCATGGTTTTCGATGCGGTAGCCGGATCTGGCGAGACCACTTTATCTTAATGAAATTATCAGCTCTTTATGAAGATTCTAGAGCCGATACTAAGGTTGCCAGAAAGAGTTACGCCGTAGACTGGGGAGACCCAGCTGCTTCTAGCGACAGCCGTGTAAGCCCTTGGGCTAAACAAGCTGACCAAGAAGACTTTCAAAGAACAGGAACCTCAAAAGAAGAAAAACCTTCTAACCACAGTCAGATGTCTAAAAGACTTACTCCTTTCCCGTATGATCCAAATGGTAGACATATCACAAGCCTTCAGACTCAATTGTACTACATAATCAAATCTGAAGATTCTAATTTTGTAAATGCTTTCAAAAAAGCCCAATCTTATTCTAAACAAATAAGAGCTCAAAGCACTCAAGCTGATTATGTCAACGCCTTAAAAGTTCTCCTTAAAAAAGGCGTCATTCAAAAAATCGGCAAGCTCTACAGAGCGGTCTAAAGAACCCTAATAATCCAAGCCATCTCAACAAATGGCGGCTGGCTAGAACCCGCTACGATATTAAGCGTGTGATTATGGTCGCCGTCAGAACTTATAGCATGAACGTGGCTGCCGACTGTGTGGTCGTGGCTTAAAGCGACCGTGTCAGACCCACCAGTAATGGACGACAAGTCAAGGGCGCCCTGGTTAGAACTTTCTGTGCTAGACGTTGTAGCTCCACCAGAAGCGACAGCGCCAGTATGAGCATGACTTCCGTCCGTGCTCGTATTACCCGTATGAGTGTGGGTACTAGCGCCTCCTGAAACCAAAGCTGTTGCTCCGCCATAGGCCGTTCCAGTATCAGCTCCTTTAATGAAACTTGCGGTTGTTCCCGTATTTTCAACTGTTTTCATCAGCGCTGGTTTGTTCAGCCCTAAAATTAGTGATCCTAACGTTGATACCGCACCGCCATCTGCGTATTCCCACCCTGCTGGAAGGTCTGGTTGTGGCGCTCCTAAAGTAGGAGACATCCATGGGATACATGCCCCAACTGGAATTTCGCCTACGGGCGTTACTGATCTGGTCATTTAAATCTCACGTCTCTAACGTTATAGTCAGTGGTGATGAATATGCCTTCTTTGTTAACAAAGACAAATTGTTCAAAATTTCGAAAAACTTGCGGGACGCCAAGAGAAGCCCATTCGCTTTTTGGGACTATACTGCTAGCCTCGTGGGTGATGTTTTCTTGCAATCTGATTCTAACTGTTTTGAAAGAGCCGTCTGGGACTCTGGTTCTGCCAGTTTTCAAATGTATCAAGATTATTTGATAATCAGGCAGAATGTATTTGCCATCTTTGCATGTGAACACTATTTGAGAGTCTTCGAATAGGTCTGGAAGACCTAAGTGGCCTTGTTCTTCAAGTGGAAGAATCGAGACATTCTCATAAGACAAGTTGCCGTGTAACACTAATCTAACTGCTTTAATCATAAGTCGATACCTGGGTGTTGTTTCCGAATCATTGATTTCACAGTGTTTTGAAAGATGTTTCTCTTATTTTCTAACCTGAGATTCAATTTTTCCTTGGCTTTTTCTGGATCTAAACGATGCCATTCGTCAAATTCTTGGCACAATTGTCTAGTGCGTAGGATCTTTTTAAACCGGTAAGATGACATGCTCTATGTTTGAGAGTCTTCTTTTTTAATTGGTCCGCGAATATATCTAACGTAACGTTCGATGAGTTTACCAGATCCTGAGTCGAACAAACAAACTTTCAAAGATGCTTCTTCTTTTCTCCAGGTGAAATAATCAGCAAAGAAAACGATCTCTAGGGACTTATATCCAACATTGATAATATCATCCCTGTTCTTTAAGAAGATAGAGCCAGATCCATCTGTGTAATTAGGATCGAACTCCCATTCTAGTCCATGATCATCTAAGATTGCGCAGATAAGAGCTAATGCGTCAATCACGTCGCCTCTTCTATTCTTACGTTTAAGCTCCGACTATTAGACTACTGTCGATTGTATCTGAAGAGTGTCTGACAAACGTACCATTGTCCCGGAGATAGGATCATTAATGAAACCAAGACCGTTACAAGATCAAGTATGGAAACATGGCTCAGTCCACTACAAGATCGTGAAAATTCTCGCAAGCGGCTCAATTGAAGCCCATGTAAGAAACGGAAACAGAGGGCGATGGGCTTCAAAACTAACAACCCTCACTTCAGGAGAAATGAACTACCTAGAATTCGTCAAAGGGCCCGGATTCATCAAAAAGAAAAAAGGAGACAAAAACGACACCCCAGAGATCCCAAAGACAAGCTTTAAATTAGCGATCAAGAAATCCAAAAGATACGTCGTAACTTACGCCCAAAACGCAACACCAGTAAACCCGGATTTCCTAAAATCATTGCTGACTTACTGCAAAGAAAACTCAGCCGAGCTTGTCATCATTCCAGGACGTTATCGCAACGCCACTAGTATTTGGTCAAGAAACAACAAACACGACGAATGGTGGGACGAGTCCACTCACCCCTACCTTATTTCTAAAAGGATTTGCTTAGCGCCGGGCTTAACAGTTTATGGCGACATTTCTATCCAACCAACCGCCACGAGGCCGTTGACCGGAATGGAAGTCTTCACTGGAAAAAGCAGCGCCATCTTCGGACACCCAAAGATGCAATTGCTCACGGTCGCTACCAATTCTAGAAGACCAAAAATGATGACAACCACAGGTTGCGTCACAGTTCAGAATTATACCAATTCTAAGGCAGGCAAAAAAGGAGAAGCTCACCACATTTTCGGAGCCATTGTGGTCGAAACCAACAGAAGTGGCGGTTTTCACATCAGACAGATCAACGCCAAGAGTGAAGACGGAAGCTTTATCGACCTGGAATGGGAATACGCAGGTGAGTCTAAAAAGGCTGCTCCGCCAGCTGAAGCGCTCGTTTTGGGTGACGTACACGCTGAGAGCGTAGAAGAGATCGCTCTAGCGGCTTCCTTCGAAATGATTAAAGCCCTGAAATGCAAAAGAGCGATCTACCATGACGTTTTAGACTTCAATGTTAGAAATCACCACTCAATCGACGATTTCTGCAACCGTTACTACAGAGCAACGTCTACAGGGAACGACTCGGTAGAGGCCGAGCTAGTCTCCACTATCGACATTTTGGAGTCCACGCCTAAATGCGCTCAACCAATTGTCATTCAGTCTAATCACGACGAGGCTTTCGACAGATGGATGGACACTATCAACCCTAAAAACGATCCGGTAAATGCGCTCCTTTTCCACAAGATGTGGGTTGCTAAGTTAGAAGAGTTCGAACAGACAGGGTCGTGGCGAACTGCGTTCAATCTTTACTATGACCTCAATGGGCATTCTAGAGCCAAGTTCATCAACCGAAAAGATGATTATACAATCTTAGACATCGTATGCGGATACCATGGCGACAAGGGGACTAACGGATCTAGAGGTTCATCAGCTTCTTACGCTAAGTTAGGTGTTAAGACCGTTGTGGGTCACAGGCATACTCCGTCCATCATGGATGGTTGTTATACAGTTGGAGTTATTGGTAAGCTAGACCAAGGTTATAATGACTTACCGTCTAGTTGGGCCCATGCTAACTGTGCGATTTATGCCAACGGCAAGAGAAGCCTTATCTTCATCCACCCAAATTCTGGCGAGTGGAGGTCTTAATTGGGAGATTCGAAAGTTGTATTTTGGATAGCAGAGCATGTAAAAGACTGCGGGTTCCATATACGGACTTATCACAACAAGATTAGTATCCTAGACTCTAACAATATCGCTATTTATCAGGTCAAGATCGAGAAGAAAGATGGCGATATTTTTGTACATGCATTATCAGTAAGTAAACCTAAACCGAAAAGAAACTACGGATTGGGTTCTCCGTTTATTCATCATTCTCAGAATAAGAAATTGTTCACAGTTGCATTGCATGATGATACAAGCATAAATAGAATTGACGAGTGGCTTAAAGAAATACAATCAAAACTAAGATAGCCTGAGGGGCCCATGGCTAAACTATCAGTAAACGATCACTATAAAGAGTACAAAGGCGAAATCGAATTCGTCTATAAGGATAGAGCGGGCAACGTTGTCCGTCGCCATGTTGAACCCAACATCGTCAAAATCTATGCGAAAGAGACTCTTGCACACCGAATTAGTCACTCCAAAGTGTGGGACCCAAACGCTGATAGTGGAACAGGAGCATGGGTCGCCTCACCAGTCGACCCTAACGAAGACTTCGCTGTTAAGTATATCCTGTTTGGTGCGTCTTTTGATGATAACGGAGTGCCCCTAGACACAGACGACGCTAGGTTCTATCAGATTGATCCGATCACCCAGATTCCAGTCCCATTAAGGTTGCAGCCTGGGGCCGATTATGACGGTGGCCTCATCAACGCTGTGCCGTTAGCTGAACCTGATCGTCCATTGAAGAGGATTGAAAACATTGCCTTCGAAGCGACATATCAACCGGCTGGAACCCCTCAGCTTCAAGATGATGTCCGCCCCATGAACAATATTGTTCTGCTCGAAACCACTCTAAGGCAAGACGAGTACAACGGATTTGGCCTTTCAGGTACAAATGGTGATTTCTTCACGATCTCTGAAGTAGCTCTTGTGGCCGGAAGAGAACTTGACGCGGTCGGAGCTTGCGAATGCGACCCGAAGAAATTGTTCCTAGAAGGTGACGACGGAGGGATCGCCCTTCCGGCCACTACCAATGGTACTGACACAATTACTCTCGATGCTACGACTGCCGATCTCGACCTTATCGAAGAAGGTGATAGCATTAAAATCGTCGCTCTAGGCGGCACAGCTGCTGGCGAGGACACTTTAGATCAGGTTAGTCCATTTTACCTAGTAGTTGGAAAAATCCCTGGTGGCCGAGACATACAACTCGACAGAGTCCCATCAGACTCGAACCAGACTCCGTTAAGCGGCCAAGTTGGTGTTTTCAAGAACACCATGAGAATTTTTTCCCACAGAATTCTATCCACTCCCGTCAAGAAGACAAGTGATTTTGAGATTCTGGTTCGTTGGAGAATCATCTTTAACTAATGGTTTTTAACGCGCGTTCGGATCTCATAACCAAAAATATGAAGGTAAATACCATCGAAAGGGCAGACTATGCCAGTCATTAATCCTGATCTAGTGCCCTGCATTGCTCCTGGATCACTCTTTAGCCGCTTTACTGACGACCAATCGATCAACATTCGGTGGTTCGTACCAGTAGATCCTGTAGTTTGGTCGGTCATGAACCGCCCGATTGCCGACGTCGGACTAAGGCAATTAATCCTCGCAAAAACACTTGACAACCTGACGCTAAGGTTAGGGCACCAGGCTCTATTCCCATTTATAGTGCAGCCACAGGTTAACAACGGTACCCAAAACGTTGATATCCCACCGTCATGGATTTGGGATATGCAAGGATCGCTCCCAAAGAAATGGGAAAGACTAAGACTCGCTAGAGTTAAAAGAATTAGCGGTAGAAACGCCGACACTTCAGACCCTTCTTACACAGGAATCCTAAGACTCGTATTTACAGCACAAGAAGAAGGCTCCTCATCGGAAGTATCCATTTTCCAAATTGATTATCAAATCGATAGTACACTAACTTTCCAAGAAGGAAAACGCCTACAGGTTCCAACGTCTAACTACGAATCCTTGCCATTAAACCCAAGCGAAGTTGAAACAGTAGGCGGTTTTGCCACTTTCCTAACCCTCGACACAAGCGATGTGGGTGTCCAAGCGTTCCTTTCGGTCGCCGCACCACCAGATAACGCTACCGAAGTTGATTCTAGTGGTTATTTCCTAAATCCAACGATTGTAGAAGTTAACGACTCGCTCCCAGGCGGATCCGGAATTACTGGCGACTTCAATTTCTCGGCTGTATCGCACGGAACTGGCGTTCTAACACTTAGCGCTTATAACCCAATCCCATCTGCGGATTCAACAGTCACTACTTGGCTGAACACTTTCAACTACCCGTACGATTCTAAGGCTTCCTTGCAAGCTTCTAATAGTGTAGGGGTCACGATTCCAAAGGGATTATTCAGAGAATTCGACTTGGCAGCCCCAAGCAGCGATGAAGCCACCGGAGACGTTTCCGGCAATTTCTTCCCATCTTACGTTAGCAGAATTGAAAGAGTGGACGTCGGATCAGACACGTTAAGATTCTACTTTGCAACGTTCAACGTAGAAGCCGCAAGCATCGTTCCTGTAGAATTCGCAAGCCTCGACTTGGCTAGAACCGATGTAGCAGATACAATTCTGTCAATCGTACCAACAGACAATCTTTTCCCAACCAAAACCGGAAACGCCCTTTGGGAACAAGGATTCGGCAAGGGTCACGTTGTGTTGTCTGATTTGTGGACCGGAACCTCAGACGTTATCGAAACATTCTTCGATTCATTCGTTCCAATTATCGATAGCCCAGCTCAAGCGGTCTTCACCAAAGAAGCTACCAGGTTGTCATCCTTCGGGCTGAGCAGAATTCCAGAATACACACCAACTGCCGGACAATCTGCGGCCCTTCGTGGAAGCAGAGACGGCACAACTGACGGCGATCCTTCTTCAGCTAACAGATATGTTGTAGAAGCCGACCAAGGTTTGGGCGACCAAATTGATCTCGTCGCCTCTATCAGTGAAAACCCTGACATCGAGAGATTCGGATTTACCGGTTCTCTAACACACAAGCTGGTCAAACTAGTCGTCAACTCTTCTGGAACCGATCATGGTTACGAAGACGACATCCTCCCACGATTAAGGCTCCTCCTAGGAAGAGACCCAGTCTTTGGAGACGAATGGTGGGACGGAACCCGCTTTAAGAAGTTCGACGGAGACAAGTGGATCGCTCCGTGATCCTCAGCTAGCTCCAATGTAGTAACCTACAAAAGCTGCCAAGAAAATCAAACTAACTACAATCGCTGCCGCACAACAAGCGGCTGTTTGTAGTATAGAATATACTTCATCAGCGTCAAACATCGATATATTTCTCCTCAAAGAGTGTTACGTCATTGCCGTTAAAGCGTTTAGCTCTGAATTTCTTAATCCGACGTTCTTCTCTTAACGCTTCACTTTGAGTTTCAATGGGGCCGACAATACGAACCAAGTTCCAAGGCCCGCGACCCCTAGTGTTCTTAGCCCCACCTTTAATCTCACCATTATGTTGGCGTAATCTACGCTGAGCGTCTGTTGTAGCCCCGACATAAGTCCGACCAGTCACCGACCTAATGACATAAACGTACCAACAGTTTTTCTTAGGCATTATTCATCCAGCGCGGTTTTGGGCTATGATGAAAAAGATTGCTAAAAATTTCGTCATGTTGTCTCCATCTTACTCAAATACAAGTCCAAAAATAATTTAAATACGAGAACACAATGCCCAATTTGATAATAACCAGAACTAGAGCGACCGCACCAACAGTGTTTAGGTTGAACGGGGCCGCAATTGAAGAACTTGGTGCGGCAGGTTCTTTGGGGACAGCCGGAGCCGTAATTGAAACCAGTGGAACCGCACAGGATCAATATCCAATAAATAGGTCTATCGTAGTCAGAGAGACAATTTACACTTTACAAAAGAAAACCAGCACCAATAGGCCAGCGATTTACAAGTTAGAAGCACCATATACAGACAACTGGTCAGAAATTGCCTCGCTAACATCAGCATCAACTCTGACTTATCTGGCTACTGGGATTTATTCAACAATCATTGGAAACGTTCCATATATTTTTGGATTTTATTCAAGTTCAGGTGTCACTCTAGGAGGTTGGAGAATAAATGTGCAAACCGAGGCATTAGAGTTATCAAGCACTTGGGTTACACAAACAGCACCAACGAGACTTTGCGACTGTATCATGTTCGACAATCTCTTATTCTCAATGTCATACTCGCCAACAAGCAGAGTAAGCGCATACGACCCAACAGCCCTTAGCGGAACAGATATCATCAGCCCCGGTTTTACAGCCGAATCAGCGTCAACAAAATTCGTAGAATGGGAAAACGAATTGTATGCTTGCGGATTAGTTAGCTCGGGCATCAGCCATTTAACACGTTATGAAGGAGGGGCTTTTGTTAGCGTATTAAGCCTTGGCGCATCAGTGGGAGGTGCCAGCGATGATGCGAGATTCACAACTTGGGTAACGCCAGAGGATCCAAACACCAACGGGACAACAACCCTCTACATTTTATTTTATTCATCAACTGACACTGCAACGTGGAAAGTGTGGAAATGTTCCAAAGAAACAACAGGGGGAATAACCGCAATAGACGTTTCTGACCCAGTGCTGCCAGCCGTGTTTAGAACACCAACTGTTCCAAACCTAAGAGGACGCTGGATGACATATAAGCAACAGCAAGCTGGTTTCGACCCAAGAATCTTAATTTATCAAGCAACCGATGGAGACATTGGAGAAATCGTAAGAGAATACGAATTTATCGACGATATTACTGAGTTACAAGACAACGGTGTGGTCGGAGGAGATGCATCATATGGATGGTCTGTAGACTCAACAGGCGGAGGAGACCGCGAAGTCACTATTGATCAACCAAGAATATCAATGGAAGGTATCCAAAGAGTGGACGGGGCGATACAAATCTTATATCGCGCCTATGGAGGAGACATAACATCTCCATTATCTATAGAAGGTTACTGGTCTGATCTTGGGCACACACCTAAGAACTTGATGACAATCTCCGGAGTGTCCGAGGGCACATTGGGCATGACTGGCGATGTCGTAGAAGACATCGTTGGCGATGGCACTTTAAATTCATTCAATTGGGATTTCGCGGCAGACGGATTTATCATTGGGGAAGCGCCAACGGTTGTGCTGCGAATATTTGAATGAGCACTATCGCCAATGAAAGCTTTAGTAGTGCACTCACTCTTCCGATTGACTCACCGGTTAACGAAAGCTTTAGTAGTGCACTCACTCTTCCGATTGACTCACCGGCCAACGAAAGCTTTAGTTCTATAGCAACATTTGTTGTCGAAGACGTAAATTCAAGTCGTCTAGAATTTACAACAACAGCTGCTTTCAATCTCAGTTCCACATACCCGGTCGCTTCAGGTTTAGACTTAAATGTCACCGCCCAAGTTAACAAAACAGTTACGCTATCAGAGCCCGAAGGAATAGATTTCAGCGTTCTAGCTCAACTAAACATCACAAAGCTTCTGACGGCAGGAAATACATTAGAATTAGATAGCACGTCGTCCGAAGTGTCGACAAAGTCTATATCAGCCCAAAGCGACATGGACTTTGATGGAGTCTCAGTTAAAAACGTCACAGCATTTCCGATTACTGCAAGTCAGATTGATTTCGATAACGACGTTATTTCAGAAATTAAGAAGCTCATTTCTATACCAGATCTAGCTGCGTCCTTCGATCTTTCTGTAACTTCACAAATAAATATCGTAAAATTGCTGGCGGCAGAAACAACTATAGAATTTGATAATGATGGGGAAGTAACGGCCAGAGGGATTCAAGTTGTTTCAGAAAACACTATAGATCTGAGCGTCATAACAACCAATACTCCGCCTACAGAAGTGAACGCTTCAAGCGCTATCGAATTATCAAACCCCGTAGCCTCTGTGGTCGGACAGTACCACCCAGTGACGGCTCAAACAGATATCGACCTATTAAGCCGTTACCCAAACACAAAAATGGCCGACTCTAGTAACGGCTTCAACCTTAGGGACAGAATATTCGACCCTGTAAAGATAAAAGCGAAATCAGCTAACAAAAGCACCCTTATCAGGGTCAAGAATATTTCTTCTCAGTTACTGAGAATAGGTCAAACAAACGGGCAATCTATTACCCTTGGGCCTAACAAGTTCATTGTGGTTCCTCAATCGTCCATCAGCAGTTCACAATTAAACAGGTTGATTAAACTTAAATTCATTGAAGTAATTGGCTCTAACATCAGGAATCTCTAATGAAACACATACTAGCAATTTTTCTAGCTTTATTGCTAGTATGTCCCGTCTTCTCAGACGAAGTGACCGGTCATTCCTTTGTAAATCCAGACCATCTTAACCTCTATTCTATTGATCTGCCGATAATCAAGAGAGATGAAGATAACTTATTATCACAAGTCACTTTCAACAACAACGTCTGTGGTTCCGTAAAAGCAAAATACGTCGGATTTTATGGCATAATAACTGGAGAAGCCGAAAAAAGGTTGAAACGATACTCTAGGCGTCAAACTCGAATCATGTTCAACAACAGTAACATGAGTTTCGCCGAGGCCGGAGCTAGAATGGCCGCTCTGGGCCAAAAACACAACCCGTACGGAGATTGGTGGGATCGTTCTTGGTTCCATAGCCTTCCGCCTGAAAAAGGAGGTGCCTCACTTAAACAGACAGAAGTTCAAATCGGACAAGAGTTCAACGCTCCCAATTGGCAGATCGTGAACTGGGGTAAGCACCAAATCGAAAGGCTAGGGGACGTCTGGCTTACTAATGATCAAGCATATGAAGGGACTGAAGATGGAGACGTCCTCACAGTTCCTGGAGAACAGCCAATTCAGTCTAATGGGAAAAGATTAAACAAATACAATGGTCGCGACGAAGCTGACGTGGTCATCGACCAAACTCCTTGGTTTCTAGGAGACTTTTATCATTTCAGATTTAAGCCTTCATTAAGAATCAGAGGTGGTCCAAACATCGACGATATGATTGATGAATTATCTCTCAGATTTGTCGTCGAACTTTACACATCAGACAAGCTAAGAAATCACTTCGGCAATGTTTCATTCTTTGCAAGATATAATATCCCAGACAATGAATATCTTACAAGTATTACGTTCGATCTTGTGACCTGGTAATCGCCACTTTCAAAATTTCAGAGCACTTGTGTGCATAGCTAATCTTAGGATAAGGGTGTTTCGTCCTAACCCACTGATCTAAGACGCTTTGTCGGGGACCCGCAACATTAAGCACCCTAGCCTTAGTCTTCTCTAGCCATTTCGATATTTTTTCGATGTTCTCCTCAAATCCGTCACATGCGTCGATAACCTCATAAGGGACGTCATGTCGCTGACAAAGCTTGATAGTTAAAGAAGTCCCACGAGAATAATGCATAGCGGGCTTAAAAATGAGCGTTGCATCGGAGTCTAAAATATTCTGTTCAGTTCGCATAGCGTACCCAGGAGCCGGATATTCCTTCAACTCATATAGTCCTGGAACGTGACCATCCTCAGCCGTGAAGTATTTAGGAGCCCAGCCACCAATTTTGAGCCCCAAGAAAATCCCTACATTTAAACCGACTCTATCAATGCCAGTCTGTCCACCTGAAATAATTTTAGTAATCATGATAAGCCTTATCTTTATAAAATACAGAAACGCCCCCGAGGGATTAGCTCGGGGGTGATCTGACTTACTGTTGGGTTTGCGTATAAATGCTGTTCATAGCGCCCGCGAAGCGCAGCAAGTTCGCGCTCCAGCCTCCAAAGATGAAGGTCTTGTCGTAGAACTCAGGAACAATGGTGTCACGGTATCCCGCGATTTGTACCAAGTAAACCATGACGTTCGGGTTGACCTTAGTACGGTAGTCCGCGATCAACTTTGGAACATCGACATATGCCATAGCGTGGTTCTTCTTGTTCATATAGGCGTAGTTTCCTAGGCCATTCTTGTTATAACCGTATAGCCCGCCATGACCGGCTTGCATGTCAGAGTAAACGAACACGTGGTCCCAATGCTCCTTCTGCTTGATAGCCTTGTCCCAGAATACCCAAACGCCGTTCTCTGTGCCATTCCCGATTGTCCGAGCAGCTATTTCCGCTTCCTTTAGCTGATCGAAGATAGAAGAACGCTTACGGATTCTGTTTTCCTTCAACTTGTCACCGAAGACACCAAGGTAGCCCTCATCTGCCCTCATTCCAGTAATTACACCAGTAAGGTTTCCGATTGTAGAGATTTTCATCTCGCCAAGTTCAGAAGTAGAAGTGCCCTGAGCCGAGGCGCTGTTGTCACACAACGACATAACACGACCCTTAAAGCGAGGCAAGTTGCCGAGCGATACGATCATGCATTCTTCGATAGCGTCAAGCAACGACGGATCCGCCATGTCCTGAATAGCCTTATAAGCGCTGTAATACCTGAAAGGAAGTTGCCTACCCTTGTCAGCGCCCTTTACCAACTTATCCTTATAAGTGTCCACAGAAACTCCATGCTTGATGAAGTTACGAAGGTTCCTAAGTAGAGCCATGTGACCCATAACCTTAGCCGACTCTTCCCAGGACTTCTGGTTAGAACCCTTTTCAGAAGTGATAGACTCCCAGGTCTTGCCAGTTGACTTCAAGTTACCCTTCATCAACTTATCGATAGCCTCGCTCTTAGCGTGCACCAAGTTGATGACGTCTACAGTCTTAACACCACGGTTTTCCAGGCGATACTTACCAAGTTGATACTCATCGTATCCTTCCAAAGAGTCCTTAAGAGCACGCTTCAAACGAGTAGGAATTGGCTTCCCAAAAGCAGACAACTGATAAGCTAGACAGGTTGCCGGTTCATCCGCACGACGGATGATCTTCTTAGCATAAGCACGGATAAGGTTTGTTCCCTTAGAACCAGCATGGTTAGCTGCTCTAACTAGGATGACCTGAGGAGTAGCGCGAATGTTATCGCTGTTACGCAACGACACTGCTACTTGAAGAGTACGCTCAACATCAGCGTCTAGTGCCGAATCGATTACGCCCTCCATCAACTCCTTAGAAGTCTTGCCACGCCACTCTGGGGGATCGAGAGCCGTAAGAGAGCTACGAATGTGCTTAGCCTCTGCCGCTGCCAACGAGCTGATGCTAGTGTACTTCTGTCCGAAAGCGCCCACACTAGCTGCGGCCGCACGCTTGTTTCTTTTCTCGTCAGTTTCATGATAAAACTTCGGCTCACCGAAGAAACACGAAGCCGCAGCGATGTGCAGACGGAGAAATGGATCATTGATGTCGTAAGATGGAGCACCCATTTCGTTCATATGCGCTCGTGCGCGGACCTTAGGCAGGGTCTTAGTGTTGATCTTGCTCATGATTTACTTCCTTTTCGGAGATAAGAGGCTCGGCCTCAATACCAAATAGACGGGACAAGTCATTCAGCCTGTCGCGTTCGTCTCAGATACGGTCATCGCCGTTTCCGAAGACAATTTTTTCAAAAATAACTGTAGGCGTGTTAAACATGGTATTAGCTAACCAAGACTTGAGTGTTCTCCAAATTCTGCTAGATGGCGGAGTCCCACTTCTATTGTTGATTGCACTGATCGTAGTAAGTAAATTATACTACGCAGAACGCAATATTCGTACAGCAGAAATGGGAAATTACAGAGATGAAGTTAGCGCGCTAAAGACGGATTACTCCAATAAAGTTGAGTCACTGCTAAGAGAAAGACTCGAATCGGAAACCGAAAATACAAAAGTTATTTTGCGGGCGACCGAAGCGATGAGTTCAGTTAATGGCACTCTAGAGCATACCAACACAACACTAAAACGATTTATAGAGGCTACCGATGCAACATCCTGATCTAGAACAGGCGCTCAAAGACTTAAAAAGTAAGAAGCGCGCCACTATAGTAGAATTCACCAGGAAAACGATAGACGCAATCAACCTGAGTGAGGAAGCAACCCTCACTCATCTTAGCATAACAGACAGTAAATGCGACGCACTCTGTAGAACTAAGAAATTTGAAAAAAGCAGGATTTTAGATGAGGAAGTGCCTGTAGAAGCCTCCGTCGATTCTTCTGCAGAAGACGCGGCCTAGACTTAATTCGCACCATTTTCGGCATTCTCACACACGTAACGTTGCATCACCTGCATATAATTCATCGTGTGATCGCAATCCCAGCGGCCCATTCTACCAGATTGATAAATCCAGTAAAAAGCAACGCTCCGCCGATTACCGCAGCGCCAACAAAAGCGATTTCAATAGCAAGATTCGCATAATAGTTCCTGTTATCAAGTTTCTTCATGGTATCGTCCAAACAACAGTGGGAGCCCATTTATTTGCAATTTTCATATCAATTATATACATACAACGAGACCCCCAAGGTATTTCTATCTTGAGGGTCTCGCTGTAAGACGGGGACTCAGGGGTCCTTTATTCAACTGAAGGGCTGAGTATAAGTCGCGTCTATTATAAATTTGCCTTACTGAGGCTGAGGGCCTTGGTCGTCATCGTCATCGTCGTCATCGTCGTCATCGTCGTCATCGTCGTCATCGTCGTCATCGTCGTCATCGTCGTCATCGTCGTCATCGTCATCATCATCGTGGTCGTCATGATGACGCTTGCAGAGTTTCTTCTCTTGACAACCACACACAGTAAACAACCAGTCAGAAGCGGCAACGTGCCCCTCCGCCTCACTGTGGTTCAGCCAACCCCAACCAGATAATCCCTTGAATCCACGGTGGCCCTGATCATCGTCCTCATTTCCTAGTCGGAAAGTAAAAGCATGACGCCCAGAATAATCTTCAAGATCGATCACCTTTTCGCCAGGCGTTCCAGCCCTCCAAGTAAGGGTGCCAGTGTTCTCACCATCGACCGTGGTCACAACAAGATCATCGTCCCCAGATTTCTGAGCTACTAGCTTATAAGTAAAATCGATCTTGTGATAACCAGAAAGGCGAGAATGATAGCGACGCCCAATATCCAAACCGCCGAAAACAACGCCGTGAATCCTCAGTGAAGTTCCATTATAGTCCATGTAAACCATAGAGCCTGGAGCTTCAAAATCGAATGTGAAAACGTCGTGACCTTCACTTACATCAAACAACTCATCCAACCTCAACCCGTAAAAAGGAAGAGCCGCACCAGCATCAGGATGATTACACAAACGCTGACGCAGAGTCAGAGGAGGCAATTCACCAGGAGGCCCTTGTGGACCTGTTTCGCCATCAGCGCCCGGAGCACCGTCCGCACCTGGAGCACCATTAGATCCGTCCGCACCTGGAGCGCCATCAGCGCCATCAGCGCCTACTGGCCCAGCAGGCCCAGGAGGCCCAGTTTGTCCCAAAAATTCAGCCGTAATGACATAATCCCCATATACCAAAGTGTCATCCTTGTCGGTGACTTCAATAATATACTTGGTATCAATAGGAGACCAGAAAAAGATCTCACTCGCCTTTAAACCGTCGTGGTCATCGCTTGTAACCAAAAGAAACCCGTCAGCGGTCTTCAATTGCAAAACCGTATCAACGTGCCCTCCTGTCTCAGAAGTGGTGATCTTATACAAGTTCCCGCCTTCAAAATTCACACAATAGACATCCGTCTCGCCAGATTGTTCAAAAGACCCAAGAGTTGGAACACCAACTTCTAGTTCAATCACCCCAGGTGGTGCGTGATGGCTACCGCCACCGCTACACCCCCAAAAACTGACCGACGCGGCCAGCAACAACACAAAAGAATACACATATTTCATTACTCGTTCCTCCCGAATTACAACCTTAAATACGATTTGATAACAAAATTGCTTTACGAAACAATTTAATTAAAGGCTCATAAATCTTCAATCTCCTCTTAGCCTCGTTAAGTTTTGGGTCTTGCGCTTTTTTGACGCCTGCCATTCTATCGCTTTCGAATTTAACCAAAATTTGGCTACCTTCTTCATCCGTTTCTGCAGCTCTGACCAATTTAGCTAATTTAAGATGATTGCCAGTGCCACCAGTATCAAGATGCACAGCCTTTTGCGCATCGACGAGCAATTCGCTGATCGTCTTATGCTTCAATTTATTTATCAATTTATTTATCAATTTGCCAATTTGTTTTTGTTTGCCACAACGACCTCGCAAAGTGTTGATATTTAAAATACCAACCTAAGAACCGCGTTTAAACGTCAGGATTGGCTCATAAGTCTTATCTCGACCCATAAATGATGCAGTTTTCATCTCCAGCTTCTCAAATAATTCAAATCCATAATTTTTAGCAACTTCGACACACATATTTTCTTGTCTTCTAGGAAGATTTATGACGACAATTCCCTCAAATTTGTTAAAAATATTTTCTAATATTGGTCTAGTTGTAGTCTTAAACGAATCGATGCCAGAATATAATTCACAATCGTCATAAGGGGGAGATGTAAACAGCAAATCCCCTTTTTCGAAGTCAACTTCCGAAGAGTCGGCCAAAGAAAATTTAGGCTCTATTTCCATCCTAGACCCTATGAATTTTCTTAACTTCTGGTGAGATTTTATAGAGTTTGGATTTAAATCATATCCGATATATTTGTATGTTGAGTCTAATGTGGCCAGTAGTCTTCCGCCCCAACCCATACACGGATCTACAATTGTTCCACCATCGGGAAGATACCGCTCATAAATATATCGTGCTACCCATGGTTTAAAAATTGATACTACAGCAAAATCTTTATAATGCCTTTTAATTATGTCAACAAGTCCATAAATATTAAAATTACGTTTCTGAACCCATAGTTTTTCAACAGCTGCCCTCAAAATCGAAAGATTTCCGTCTTCAAAAGTTTCTTTTATTGTGCAGTATTTATTATGTGTAGAATCCCAGAAATGCTGGCTAAAGTGTTTTATCAGATCGACTGTGGATTTATTTGGGTGGTTTGCGTTTAGACTTTTACCAGGTTTCATTACGTTATTCAAACCAAGAAGCAACTTGTCCTTGTGCCATTTTAATGGCTTAAACCCATAAGCCATTAAAAATTCAAAACAATCATTTGGATTATTAAACACCAGTTTCCAGTTAAGACAAAAGTATCTGTCTTCATCGTTTAATGGTTCATATTCATAGTACTTTCCGCGATACCAACATCTTAAATCTATGCCATTCGCTTTAGCTATTAACCATTGTTTTATAAATCTTTGTCTGTTTATGCCGGGATTTCTAGCATATTCAGGTGGTTTGATCTCAACATAATTGCCATCAATTTTAAAATCGGGGACATATTCTGATCCACATGCTTCAAAAGTCACAGAGCCGTTTTCAACCGACGACACAGTCGTTGCGTCTAATGACATGACAAAATCATGTTCAGCCTGACTCTGAAGATTAAAAATCCCCCATTTTGTTTTTGCTTTTCTTCTAGTGGCTGTTTTTCTTCTCTGGTTCCTAAGATATACATCTTTAGATTTCAAAGGAATGTCATGTCTTTTTAGATGATGAGAAATAGTTCCGACATTAGCACCAAGCATCCTAGATATTTCGCCCATTGATTTGTTTTTGTTTAAATAATTTTCTTCTAGCCAAGATTTATCGTTTAGTTCAGCAATCTCAGACCCGCTAATAGCTCTGCGTTTTTCGTCGGTCCATGCCTTTTTCATTTTTAGGCTTTGAATTTCGGAAAACAATTCTCTATTTAGCTCAATATTGTGCTTAATACAAGTTCTTTGTACTGAACCGCGCGACCCGTCTACTTCACTAGCTATCTGATCTAAAGTGTGGGTGTTTCGCATTTCTCGAATTTTACTTATCGTCCTTGGATTGTCAAGTTTGCTTTTGTTTTTTATTTTACCAGCCTGTTTATGAGTTCTTTTTAGGCCCAAATAATTGAACAATTTCATCATAGTCCTGCGAGGAACGTCAAATTTTTTAGCTATTTCAGCTTGCGTTAAATTCTGTTCAAAAAGTTTAACAACTTCTTCTTTTTGTTCTTGAGTAAATCTGTCTTGCGCTGGGATGGGCTTAACCATGACTCATATCTCCTTAAAAATATTTAGTATATATCGCGTCACTTTATATACATTGAAAAACCCGGTCCATTAAGACCGGGTTTTCCTTAGTGTTTCAGCTATGACCTGTTATAGGTTCGAAACTGTAACGACACCGTAGTAGAGGCCACCGTCTTCGATCAGCTTTTTACCATAACGAGTCATGATTCCCTTGTTCGGGGTGAACGAGTTAGGATCTAGTACGGTTGGTGTGCTGAGAAGTGGGATGTATGGAGCGTAGAAGTAACCACTGTCTAGGACACTGTTACCCTTGAAGCCCATGAGGATCTTGCAGTTAGGGAAGAGTGGATCCTTGTAGAGCTTGAGCTTTCCTTGGATCGTTCCTGCGGTGGTGATTCCGACGTCGATTCCGTCTTGTGCGAGGGCGTCTGAACCACGGAAGTCGTTCAGTTGCTCGAACTTGGAGGCGATATCAGCACTTGTAACCATCCAGTTAGCTGGGCCACGGAGGGTCAAGCGGTGGATGACGTTTGCAACTTCAAGAGTCTTGTAGAGCAAAGCGATGTTACGGTCGGTGAAGTTGACGGATGCACCTGCGCCTGTGGCGAAGTTGTGCGTCGCGCGGACTGCGGAAGCGATGATGAGGTCGTTGATGATCTCACGGTCGATTTCTGCAACCATTTCGTCAGCCATAAGATCCGTTAGCGTCGACTCGGCGTCGATGTTGTGGACGGACTTGAGGTCCTGAGCAGCTTCAAGGGACCAAGAGGTCTTGAGCTTACGAGTGATAGCGGCAACCGAATCACTGTCGATGCTGAGGGTCACTTCTGGCTGGAACGGGTTGTTCTCAAGGTCGAACTCGTAATCAGCTCTAGCTATAGCGCCCGCTGGGAGCACGCCTGCTGCTAGAGTGATGGTCACAGTACCGGTCGAGTGATCGAACTGTGTAGCACCAGTCGTGCTGTCGTCAACTGCGACACCCGTTGCATCACCGACTAGGATGAGGTCTGGGTTTCCGTCGCTGTCGAAACCAACTTGGAGAATTGGCGTTGGATCTTCGCAGGTGTCAACATCTTCACGGAAGACGTTGACTACAACCGTACCAGCGAGAACTGGGCGGTGTGCGAGGGTTCCGCTGACAACCGTTCCGGTTCCGTCAACTGTTAGGTCTTCACCCTTGACCTCTTGCGAGGAGTAATAAGGATCAAGTGCCCAACCGTTTTGGCGAGCAAACTGCTGTGCAGTGTTCTGACGCATGATTTGCGTACCGGCAACTGTTTGGCCCTTAGAAAGAGCGTAACGGTACCTGATGTAGAAAATCAAGCTGGCAGGCTGACTCATTGGCTGAACACCAACGAGGTTGTCAGCAATTAGCTTCGGATAACTCTTACGAATAAGAGGCAACGCGAATCTGGTGAAGTCAGCGATGTCGCCGGTTGTGGTTGAATCCTCAAGAAGTACGCTGCGTCCCTTTGGGTCCCAGTGGTTCAACTGGTTCTCTAGAATTGCGGACATTAGGCCGAATTTTTGAGATGGGATTTCCTTGCATTTCTTAAGAACTGGCGACCACTTGCGGATCATCTGGTTCTTCTTAGATTCGCGAATCAGTGTTTGTTCGCGAAGCTTGCTAGCTTCAGCTAGCATTTGGTTTTGGGAAAAATTCATTGTTTTTTAAGCCTTTCTTAGTCTTCCATAGAGGCGGCAATGTTGGAAATGTGCTTACTTCCAGGTTTGGCATTGCTCTTGCCTCTACGTTGCGATTCGTCAAGAACGCGTCTTGTCGAACTAGGTTGGTTTGGAACTCGCCTGTTCTCGTCCAGTCTTGGACGGGATCGACGTGGTTTCTTGCTGGACTCAGCAAGAACGGTCCTGGTCGAAGGTTTTTTGTTCTTTGGTGCAGAAGGACCACCCTTCTTGGATTCACTAACAACATTAGATTTCTTGACTTTTCCTTCAAGTAATCTATTCTTCTTTAGGACGTCCTTAGCGATTTGATTGGCTTTGTTAGCCTTTGTAACCGCTAAGTTACGCTCTTCTCTGAGAGAACCAACAGCTTGCTGCAACCTCGCAACTTGACGACGAGCGACCTGGAGATCCTGACTTTGTCCGTCTTCAATCTGTACTCCTTCTAAGAGAGCTTTAGTTCTCTTCAGGAGATTGACGGACTCAGATTCTTCATTTAGCCTCTGCTTTTCAGCTGCCCTCTCGAAATGATCAGTTTTAGATTCTAGGTAGATGGACAGTTTCCTGGCCATCTTAGCTTTTTCCTTATTAACTTCTTCAAGGCAAATAGCCCTAGCTTTTCTGACGTGTTTATCTAACTTGACTTTGTACTGTTCCCTAATGGTGTCAGCATACGCAGCAAATTCTTCTGCGATAGCCTCGATTAGGTCTTCGCTTCCGCCAAGCTCTTTAAGCAATCCTCGTAGCTTATCCATTTAAGCAACTCCGGTTAGTATATGTTTGTTTGGAATCTTAGCAATTGAAAAACTTCTTTGATTGTAAGCCGACGCAGCATACAACCTCAAAGGTGTAAGATTCATTAGTTTATTTACGACGATATTCATATATCTAGCGCAGCAAATCCTTAAGCAGATCACGAGTTTCAACTACAATGAGCTTCTCTTGGTCTGTTTTAGTTTTGATGATTGACTTCGGACGTCTTTCAACGCTCTCAGCCACACTTAGCCTTACACCGCTCCTAGAAGACGGACTGTTAAGTACCGACATATAAGAACCATGTACACTAGGCTCAGCAACCATATCAAAAGTTACGAAAGAATAACCAGGCAAAACCTGGTAATATTCCTCGTTTTCAAACATGGTTGTTTCCATATCACCGACTCCTCTAGAAGAGATGCCGATTTGAACGTCATGTTCAATAAGAGCCTTAAGTTGGGCTCCCAATATCGTGTTTTCTAAGATCTCAGCTTCGCCGAAGACAACATCGCCTTCCATCCACAACTTAGTGATAAGGTGGGAAACTCGATCTAGGTGAATTTTAGCGTCAGGTGGGTGATCATATTCACCAAGTACGCCACGTGCCCTGATAGCATCCTGAGCACGGCTTACAGCCTCTCCAAGGACTTCACGGGGATAAATACGGCCATTAGCATTAGGCTTGTCGGCTCTTTGGAACTGACCGCCGATAGTGAGAACGGAGACTTTCTTGCCTCTGCTCTCACTAAAGATCCGTTCTTTTCGAAGGACCGTAAATGGCATTGTTTCTTGTAAAAATTGTTGTGACATTTGTTTCACCTTTAGCAACTGCTGAAGAACTTAAATTCCTCAGCCCTCGCTAGCAATTTCCTCTTCGGCTGACTCTTCGTCTGATTCGAAGTCACTTGACTCTTCTTCATCATCGTCGCCGTCGCCGTCGCCTGCGAAAGGATTATCAGATTCTTCTCCAAGACCTAAACCGGAATCTAATTCGCCTTCGAAGTCTTCTTCGTTCTCAGGCTCTTCCATTCCCATTTCTAGGTCATCGTCATCGCCCATTTCAAGGCCAGCGTCCATGCTGTCTTCCTCAGGCTCCAACATGCCCTCGTCAGTTTCTAGCTCTGGTGGAGACATGTCGTCCATGTCTCCGCCGCCGCCGCCATTTAGAACGCTGTCTACCGCTGAGGCAACATCCCCTGAATCACCCTTAAAGACTACGGCTGTAACGTCTTCGGCAATTGTATCAGCAATTCGCTGCATCGACTCCATTGGATTAACAGAAGACTTCTTTAACCCACTCTTTTTCATCGATGCGCTTTTGTATTGATCTTCAGACTTAGCGAATGGGTTTCCGCCGCCGTCATCGTCCCCGCCATCAGGCTTGCAACTGCAGTCATCACACCCTGGGGCGCACTTGCAGGCAGCATCCTCATCATCGCAGCAAGAACAGGATTTAGATGACTTGTCGTCGCTATCTCCGTCCTTCTTCTTGTCCTTAATGAAATCTGGGAGCTCGCCTTCTTCGAGAGCTTCCCATTCAGCAATCATAGACGCAATATTTTCAGGTGTCAGAGATTCTGCGACCCCGCCAGACCCTTGAAGATCTGCCATTTCGCCATTTTTACCGGCTTTCTTGAGGCCGCCATCGGAGCCAACTTTGCCTTGGCCCTTTGTTCCGTCACTGTCACAACCGTCATCCTCAACGCCTTCGCGTCCTTGGAATTCGCTCATATCAAGCCCAGCGTCTGAAGGCCCACCGGAAGCTGTGTATTTCTTAGCTCCGCTGGCTCCGTCTCCGCTAGCGCCATCTGCCTTGTGAGGAGCATATTTCTTTTCAACTCCACCACGGCCTTGGAAGTCGCCTCCCATGCTGGTTCCAGTTGAGGAGAAACCACCCTTAGCTAGGGCTGGATCGCCACCGGCCTTAGGTTTTACGCTGCTCTCGGAAGGAGTAGCCGATTGACCAACTTTCCCTTTTCTTCCGTCAGAACTGCTTAGTGACTTAGACTGAACGCCTCCAGCGCCTTGCTGATCGTCCATTCTGAGGTCGCCACCGGCTGAGCCAGATGTGCTGTGCTCACCTTTACGTCCGTCAGCGCTCTTTAGGCTCTTGCTTTGTATTCCTGAGCCGCGCTGTGGTGCGTGTTGTCCAGCGGCACTTCCACCGGCACTACGACCATCAGACTTGCGAGCGCTCTTGTCCGAGATTCCGCCGCTTCCACGAATGTCATCCATTCTTAGAGCGTCTGGCGAAGCGTGCATGTCTCCACCTGGCACGTGTGCCTGGGAGTATGGTTGTTCTGATTCTAGGTAAGTGTGACGATAGCCAGGATTGATTCTACCGCTTTGAGGTTTCTTACCTTCTAGGAAAGCTGGATCGCTGCTTGGGTCACGACGGTTTCTGCTAGTAAGGTTCGAGTCTGGACCATTAAAGGCAGCACTAACGCTGTTGGAGTAAGGGTCGCTGTCGCCTTGCACGTCTTCTAGAATGTCGCCACCTGTCACCATTCGGTCGCGCATTCCTTCGAATGATTCACGAACAATGTTAGTGCTTGGTCCTAGCTCGATACAGCGCTTGATGTAACCTTCCATTTGGGCGTAACAGTCATCATAACCGTCTTCGCTCAAGTAGGCATCACCGTTTAACCTCCAAGACTCTAGTTCTTCTAGAAGATCGGAGGTACTCATCTCGTCAATTCTGACGCCGCCTGGTGTTGGGGCGCTTTCAGGCATTCCCATTCCACCCATTTCTGGGCCACCGGCTCCTGCCATCGCCATGTCGTCGCCCATTCCTAGGTCGTCGCCTTGGCCAACTTCAGGAAGAGACATTAACTCAGAGCCAGCGCCATCGCCGCTCTGGTCGTCATAAGTCTCAACTCCTGGTTCCATATCGAAGTTCGATAGGTTGTCAATGTTGTTAGTCAGGTTGTCGTTGATTGTGTGGAAGATCTCTTCCGCTTGGATTAGCGAGTAAGAGTCTGGTTCCGTGCGGGACAGCTTGTCGATGATATCGCCGAGCTTGTCCTTAGCAATGACGGAGTCGTCACTGTCTTCTTGATCTGGGAGCCTATCTTGGATATATTCTAGAGCCAACTTGTACATCGAGGCAACGGTGTTGTTGCGATCTTCACTGAAAACGTGGCCTAGGAACTTGTGATAATCTTGCTCGAAATCGTCAGATTCTGCGAGCAGGTTAGCCTTAGACATGAGGTCGGCGCTTTGGGAACGCTGTGCTGTCTTAGTCCAGGATTCAATGATGTCTTGTCTGTTATACTTGGCGTTTACCTTATACATCAACTTGGAGACGTCGCTGGTCAACATGCTGTTGAACTCACCTCTAGTTGCTAGAGTGTTTTCAACAAGTTGCCTCATATAATTCTTGTCTAGAAGGGAGAATTCTTGTTCTTCCTTGAAGAACTTAGCTGTTAGTTTGCAGGCGTCAGCGATTCTTCCTTCACAAACGAGGGAGGCCGTTTCTACAACCAGGCTTTGGAAAGGAGTGCTAGCGTAAGCTTCGCTCGCAATGTCGCGCATCTTGCGAGCGATCAGTTTTCTTTTTGTGCTTTCGTTTACTGGCAGTTTGAAGTCAGGGTCCTCCTTGAACAGCGTGCCTTCAACGATTCGGCCATTTTGAACAACAATGTTGTCGCTGACAGCTTCGCAAAACAAGTTTGAGATAGTTGCGACAACGTCTTCATCCATCTTTCTAGATGCAATATTAACTTGTCTTGAGACACCGTCTTTTGCGGTGATCCATCCGCTGCTTGGGACGACACTTGAACGATAACGTTGGCCTTCGATTCGGCTAAACGTCTTGTCCGCACCCTTGTAGTCACCTAAACAGATGTTCTCAACTAGATCCAAAAGGTTCTTTTTGAATTGTGTAGCTTTTTCCTCTTCAATAACCTGAATGGGACTAACGTTCTCAATTTTAACTCTTCCTTTACCAACCTGCTTGACATCAGCACGGTAATAAATCCCAGAGTCCACATCCTCATACATGAGGTGGTTTGTTTGTAGAGATGTAAGTCTTAGATTCTGGCCAGCTTCTTTGCCAAGGCGAGAAACAGCCTCTTCAAAGTACCTGAGAGTAGCAGCCGCACCATTGTTGATCTCGCGCACGAACTTACGTGCGTCCATAACGATTGGGGCCTTGTTATTTTGAGCCATGCTCGTACCTCGTAATCATAAGTATTTTTGAAATGAAGTTATTCAACGAAAATCATCCTAGACGGTAAGTCGTTTGCAGTGATTTCATCGTCGTCATCAGCTAATTCTGGGCTAAAGCCCTCCACTAATAAGATCTTTGTATCAGCGATTGTTCGCGTTCTAAGATCATCGCTAATCAGTGGTTTTACCAAATCAGCTTGATAAGGGTCATCAACATTTAGTCTCGACAGTCCATCAAGTTCACAATTGTTCATCATATTCTCAAAGCCGCTGTTTAGAACTAGCTTGCTTGAATTAGAAGAGAACAAACCATGATTATGGATCGTCTGTATTTTCTCTAGGTCTTCATTAATAGACTTACGGCGCTCAAACTCGTGGAGTTCCATAAGGACCTCGCGCTCAAGACTATCATCATAACCTTCTGGCATCTGAGGAGCGCCACCAGCAGCTGGGTCGGCACCAAAACCACCCTCACCGCCTAGACCTTCTTCAGCGCCGATGCCGCTAGGAGCGGGCTCGCCAGGCATTTCCATGCCTCCCATGCCCATATCTCCCATTCCGCCGCCCATTCCGCCGCCGCCCATGCCTCCCATGCCGCCCATTTGAGACGCAGCCTGGTCCTGGACCATGCGCATCTTTTCGTCATTTTGGGCGATTTCGTCTTTGGTCATATCAGTGAATCGTTCGAGGATCCACTCCTTAGGGAACATCTCTGTCGCCCTAAGCGCATCGATGACGTTTGCTCTAGATTGCCAAACTTCAATCCTATACAGTTCATCGATAGCCGACGAAGCAGTCATATGGATGTCGAAATCTCGCATGTCCTGAGCGTTATACCCTTGAAGAGCCAAATGGACGATAGCCACTTTCTTAAGGCCCATAGCGATCTCGCGCTGGATCCACTGGATAGCCTTAGCAAATTCAGGGCTAACCTGAGACAGCGATCTTTCGTTGCTCCCGGATGATTCGCCAAGCCCAACACGATCAAAAGGAATCTTCAGGCCAGAGACCATGCTCTTCTTGAAGTACTCGATGTCCTTGATATCATCGAGGTTCTCAGCACCAGGAAGGGTTGTAATGGTAGGGCCGGTTCCGTCGGCGCGTTGTGGGAGCCAGAAGTCGTCCTCCTGGATCAGCGGGTGCCAACGTTCATTGACGTCTCCGGTCGAAGGATCGAAGAATTGTTTTTTCTTAAACTGCCTAGCAATATTAGCGATATATCCTGGAACTTCCGGGGTTGGGATATTGCCAACAGGAATTGTGAAGACTCTTTTTTCCGGCGCTCTAGTAATTCTATAAATCAGAGCGGCGTCTTCCATCAACCTTAGCTGCTTAAAGTGCTTCCTGGCTCCGTCTAGAATTGATCGACCGTATGGGTGATAAATGTTCTCTAACGAAGTAAGCCTCATATGAGAGACTTGCCAAGGGTGCAAGAAGACTGGCTCCGACGTGTTCTGGTCCTGGAAGAAAAATCCAACCAAGTCGCCATAACGTGTTTCAATTCTTGTGAAATTGTACACGTTCATGTGTTTGAGGTTGATGACTCCGGTTCGGTTCTTATCAACAATGATTTCGAACGGACAATCTCCGTATTTGACCAAGTAACGAACCCAAGTGCGCAAGTGACTATCGACGAGAAGAGTGTTATAGAAGAAATCTTCCAACTCTTCCTTTACTCTATCGCTCTTGGCTTTAATAGTGAGAACGTGTTTCAATTCAGGGTCTACAAGGCTTGATTCGTCAGCGTAAAGGTCAAGAGCTAGAGTAATAGCACCAACCTCATCCATCTGGTCGAAGTCTTTGTAACGTTCTAATCTGTTGATTTGTAGGTTGGTCTGCTCAAGTAGGACGTTTTGTTGACCGAAATTGAGGAAGTTGCCGCCTGCGGTGACTTTGTCTAGACGGTGCTGATCGCGAAAAGTAGTTTCATTACGATAGATGCTTTGAGCCTTGAATAAGGCAGACAGTCTATCAAATAATTGGAAACTCATATTGTATTTATCGCTTGAAGTACTTTAACACGTGTTTCTTAAAAGAAACACTATCGTTAGGTTTTCCGCTACTGGTATTTTTACCCAACGGGTGACTACCCAATTGAGATGCAAATCTAGCCACTTCACTAGTGGCATCAACCTTACCTACCCATCCTTCAGATGACAAATTTACAGGAGCCAACGCATCCCTACCACCTTTAATTAACAGAGCCCTATGCTTGTCAGGATGAATAACCGGTTCCAACATTCTACTAGAGATGTCCATATTGTGCAGAGGGGCCAAATTGTACCCCTGTGTCAAAATCGCTTCAGGTATACCAATAAGAGCAAAACACGCGGCCAACACGAGGTCATCAGTGTTTCCAGTGCCTGGTTCGTTTCCATATCGACCACCACCAAGATGGATGAAGATACACAATTCTCTATAAAGCCTAGGCGACTTGATTGTCCATCCGTCGATTCCAACATTATCTTTCAGACATTTTACGAGAATGTGCTTCGTGGTATTAGATGTTGGAAATCCGGTCTTGTTATACTTCATCTTAAGGTTAGTCGTCTGAGTCTTGTGGCGGTATAACGTTGGGTACATCAATTCGTACTCAAGTTCTTGGCACAACGTAGCACCAATGCCGGTCCTCTCAGGGACGATTAACGCATTATTATACAACCTGCCAACATAATCAGCCATTCTAGCGAACATCTTAGGCAGAACTCTCATCCTAAGTTCTGCCACTTGTTCTTGAGTGTCTACATCGAAGATTTCCAACGTAGAATAATCATCCGCTTCTCCTGTAGACGGGTCAGCGCCAACAATATAGAGGTGAGCGCGTTTAGCGTGTTCAGGCAACGAATCTAGTGTGCCATCACGGCGAGCCTTAGCCATTTCCCGGTCTGCATCAGCCTGAGTGAACGGTTCGTCCCAAATCCAAAATTGCTCCTGGAAATCAAGAACTGTGCGAACATCCTGAGAAGGATTTATGTATTCTACAGAATCTAGTACCTTATACTTGTCTCCGTACTCGGCAACCATTCTTTCTAATTCAAACAGCGCGTTACGGTTTAGAACAGTGTGACCAGAGCCTAAGAATTCAGCCAACACTTCTTGTCTAAAAGCGCTATCATCACCCTTAGTAGAGAGGTCGTCATATTGAGTTTCTAGCCATGGGCTCCAATAAGGGCCATATTTCTCAATGTCCTCTTTTTTCTCTAGTTTTTTCATTTCTCTTGTTGGAGAAATAACGGTTTTGTTACCAGAAAGCTCATCTACGAAGTCTAGGCTCCAGTCCATATTCCACCAGTTGATGAGAATAGGATTAAAATTATTTTCTTTATCAACAGCCGCTGACCAGGTCTTATAATACCAGTTGCCAACACCCTTTGGAGTGCTAATAACAATACAAGAGCCACCCGTCTGCATAGTATTATGAGAGACAAAACCATTAGCAACATAAGTATTATTGCCAGGAACACTAATGTCGACCGTAAAAGATTTAGATTTCACAACCGAAACAACCTCATCTATAAAAATCCCATCCTTCACAACATATTTAATAGGATCCCTCCGAGAAGCTACGCGAACTATGTCGCATTTTTTCCTTTCAGAAATAAACCCAATATCGCTCATAAATTTAATGCGGTTGTCAAGATTTAAAATCTCTAACCGATAAGATTCTTTACTATTTTCAAATCCTCCTTTTTTAATTGTTTTTCTAGAAATGATCCCTAAATTGAGGAGCATTACTTGAACTAGCCTGGCCAATTTTTCAGAAATTGACGAAAACCCAATACTATAAATTATAGAATTGGGCCTATACTTATCATCATATTGATAACACCATCCATCAGCTTCGAACAGTCCTCTCAGAAACGCTTTATGAATCTTTTGGCTAGATTTCATAATCATCTCTGGTATAGTCGCATTATGCGCATGTGTTTTGCAATGAAAATGCTTTTCAAACCACTTCACAAAAGGAGAACTATTAACCCTAAATTCCCCAGCGCCATTAGAAATCCTATCACTGTGATCTAAGCCAATTGAATTAAAGTAACTACCAAAGTGCCCTGAAACGTCAGAATCTTGAGGATCATAAGATAGCAAAAACCTATGCGGTCTCTTATTAACAATGCAGCCATCACCAACATAATAACCAATAAGTTCAGCAAGCCTTTCGTCCAATATCTTGGGCTTATTGAAGCCCTTACCCATCTTTAAAACCGGAGCGCAATCAAAACATATAAACTTATTGCTATTTCTTTTAAAATTGCGCTTATAAGTTCTATAATTCACAGAAACTGTTTTGCTACAATTAAAACAAATTGGGCTTACAGTATCAGCATTTTTTGCCTCAATAAAAAGAGTAGGGAACTGGTCGACATTATTGATATAAGTGTCAAATTCGACATCAAAATCAGAGCCGCACTTTAACGAAAGTTTCTGGCTAAGATCGACATCTTTAGAATAGACCCATTCATATTGATCATCCTTAAGCCTATGATTGCCAGTGCATTCTATTTCATACCCCAGCTTAGTAGTTATAATGTTGGTAGAAGCAATGCCATTTATATAAAACTTGTCAGAGTTCTTTATACAAAAGTCAGATTGTACCTCAACATCGATATCCTGCCATTGACCTCCATTTAAATCCCCTAAAGACCCTATCTCCACCAAAGACCCTTCAGATGATATGAGAGAGTCTGGTCTTATGCATGAGAAGCCGCCCTTCCACATATCATCCATGTGTTGAATAAACGCGGCCTCATCGATAATGTTTAGCGAAGAAGCGTTGGATCGGAGAGTGTCAGGGTTGGATGTTAGAGACCGAATCATCGATCCATTTTGGAAACCTAGGGAGTGCTCGTTCATAACGTCTGGTTTCCATAAGTCCTTCATCCACTTTGGAAGGTGCTTATAGACGAACTTGATGTTACGATCTAGGTAGTTCTTAGCGTCAGGGTCAGTACGCGATACGATGAGGACAGTCTTGTTGTTGAAGAACATCGCGTACCACAAAGCGAAAGCACCAGAAAGCGTGGAAATGCCAACCTGTCTACAATTATGAACGACTGAGCCGTCAACTATAAAATTGCTATGTGGAGGCACTTCTAAGTCGTACGTCTTAACTTTCTTGTGCGGTTTTATAGATAGGACTTGACCCTTTTCGCGATTGAAGAAGAAGCCCTTTTTTGTGGTGTCTTGGCATTTTGGCTCTTTTCCAAAAGTGCCGATTTCTGAATCATAAATTTCTACAAGCACATCATTTTGTGTTAAATCTCCTACTTCGACCCAGCCTCTTCTTGTGAGATATTCATGATCGGCTGTAGCATACGATTTGTGACCAGTTTTTGTTCTAACCTCGAATGTATCTTTCATACCATTTTCTAAAGTAGAAAGAACTGGGGCGGTCTCTACAGTTCCTGATTGCTCATTATATGTATAGACCAGATCTCCGATTTTAATGTTTTCGATATTTATGGGCCCTTTTGGAGTCCATACAGGGCTCCCTTCGGCCAGACACTTTCTGAAAATGTTAAAACGATGGGTTGTGAAGTCCTTTAGACATTTCTTCTGATAGCCGAACAACTTGAATTTAATGATTCCAAGCTTTGGATGCTTTACTTTACAAAAGTTGTTGATGAAGAACTCTGGGTCCTGTTGGCATCTTTTGATGATTTTAGCTAGGGTTGGGTGTACAGCCACTATTCATCATCTTCTTGTTTATCTTCTGCAGCTTGTAGAAGTGCCTCTAATGAATCCGCATCGAAGTTGACATTTACCGTATTGAGAATTTCACTTCCCTTAGTGGCAGATACTAGCTTGCTAAACGAGTCCATAGCCCTGATTGTTGTAGTGGCGATGTCGTTTTTAGTCTTGAGCAACTCTGGGAACTTCTCAATATAAATCGTCGGGATTTTTACATTGTTGGCCAATGTCTCAAAGAAGTGATCGATAAGGTCTTGGACCTGAGTACGGTCGTTTCGACAATTTTCTACTACCTCTTCGAAAACGAGACGGTATTTGCCCATCATAGACTTCATGTCTAGACTAGCGTCTTCGGCATCTGAATTTGTTAGTTTCTCAACTTTAGTTCGTTCAACCTTCATCGGAGTGATGCTCATGACATCACTCTCCTTCTTTTTAGTCTCTTTCGGATCTTCCGATTTGGCTAAAATTCTAGGGAGTTGAGGGCCCGGGAGAGGATCTGAGTCATCCATCTCATTAAGGATCGATTGTAGCTCTTCGTCGTCTTCAGTCAAGGTTCAATCTCCCAAGGATAAGCTTATTGAACATCTCTGCCTCCTCAGGATTATTACCTACTTGTGGGACTGTAGATTCTTCGATCTTATCTGGTTGTCCTAAAACCTGTAAAGCTTCATAGATAAGATCGAAGTCATACTTCTTTCCGCCCTTATGACTGATAAAGTTGCCTTCTAGCAACCACGCTTCAGGATCGGCACTATATCCTTCTCCATTAACAAGAAGCCCGTCTTTCATTGACCATCCGCCGAAACATCTGGCTTTCATAACCTTCAAGGCTTCAACCATCAGGTCTCTCCCTGGAATGCCGGAAATTTCAGAGCTTGACAAGTCATTATCCTTGATGCGCATCAAGACTTTACAAACCGAGTTCACAAATGGGTTGGCCGTGGACCCAGCCTTTTTGGCCCGTCTCTCGGCCCCTCGTTGACTGTTCAATTGGTCAATCTTGCGGTGGCTCTGGTCTTTATTATCTCCGCCCTTTTTAATCTTGCCAACTTTACCCTTTTTACCCTTTAGTTTGTTAGCTGGATCGACGCCAACTTTGTTAGCACCTTTGGCGTACAGTTCGTTTCGGTTTTGTCGCTTAGCCTTGATTTGGGTTGATTGGTTCAGTTTTCTGGCTGGCGAATCTCCTCCGTGTCCTCTCATCTGGTTGGTGGCGAACTCGTTTAGTTCTTGTCCATCAACGTCGGGGGCGGAAGGGTCTTTTTCTCCATCGTTTTCATCAGACGGCATAATAATAAGCTTCCTAAGAGTAGCGTCATCATACTGAGCCATGATCTTGAAGGAAGGGCTATCAATATTTGTTTTGAGGGGTACGAAAATAGCTTGATCGGCCATCGGAACGTTTTTCAACGCTTTAATGACGGACGCGTCGACAATAGCGAATTCTTTGTCGGTAAACGTTACTATTTTGGAAAAGTTTTCTGGTTCTTTATTCTTCATCGGCGTCATAGTTTGCGTGAGTTACCCTATGTTTATTTTCAGGTTTCATTAGCTCCTCGTTGATAGGAGCGTCAGTAAATTCATGCATTCTAAGTCTGATCGTTCGAATAAAGTTCGAAATTACAGTTCGTGATAAACCAGTCTTTTTAACCAATTTGTCGATGAGGCCATCGTAAGGTCGGTCATCCTTACCAACAAGTTCTTTCAAGGCAGTTATAATCTTCAAGTGATTGACATTGAACTTACACAAATCCGATGCTTCCTCAATAAATCTGTCGAACTTATAATTGTTAGGACTTCTCTTTAGATCTAAGTGATCCTTATAAGCGCCGCCATTCCGCTTGTCCCTAGATTCCTTCTTGATGTGGGCCAACATGACCGTCTTAGCCACTTGGCTCCACATGTTGAAAACCTTAGTGTGGCCTGGGCGATGGTCGAACTTATAAAGAGACGACTCAATCTGACACCAAGCGATCTGATAAAGTTCTCCAAATGCAGAGCCCTCTTTACCAGTCCCTAGCATGTGGAGATTGTGCGTTCTGATTATCTGACGAATAAGCTCCGAAGCATTCGCCATAATCCTATTCCGCAAGATGATGTCAGTACAACCGCCTTTAACGTACTCAGTTAACAAGCTTTCGACATATAAATTATCGAAGTAATGATTTTTAGGGAGATTCGGATTTACCGGGCGTTCAACGTCTTCGAACTTAATCGGGTCGACATCGAACCTTTGTTTCTTACCCTTGGTATTCTTAGTATGCTTTTTGATTACTTCGACAGGGGGTTTCTCCGCTGCCTTCTTATCTTTAGATTCTCCCATTGAAAAAGCCTCACTTGCAATATTTACTTACTTGCAATGTGATTACTTTCTCTTAGGGAGCCTAAACTTCGACTTAACAAGCTGTTCGCCGTCGATTGTCTGTCCGTTTACAAGGACTTTGGCCTTATAACCCATAGCGATAATACTTTTCAGTTGCTCCTTGCTATGACGATAGAGGTAATAGTTGTTAAGATGCAAAAAGAAGAATAACCTAGCAAACCCTTTATCGTTTTGTCGGACCGCTCTACCAGTCTTCTGGTTAAAATCAGAGTGCAGCTTGCCGCCACCACAGATTATCAAATTATGGACGCCGCCTTTAATATCTAGACCACGCTTCAGAATCTTGCCACCAATAAGACATCTTAACTTCCCAGACTTGAAGTCCTCGATAGCTTCATTCCTCTTCTTTTTGGAAGTCTTACCATAAATAAACACCGAGTCTTCAATTTTCTCAGCTAGAGCCTTGCCCAGAATCTCAACATTATTAGTGTCTACCAACACCAAGTTCCTATCATGAGGAAAAGCGTCGATAATCTTCTTGATGGCTTTGTGATAAGTGTCGTTCTCTACGATGTGTTCTTTCTCAGCAATATCGTAAGCCATCCGGTCGCCTTTGTCGCCATCCTCTCCGATAGCAATCATATACGGCCTGATCGGGATGATTCTACCGATTCCTTCCAAGTATTTCCTGTCTATCTCGAAGATGATAGATCCAAGGTGTTCCTTTAGGACCAACGCCTCCACTGGTTTGGCAGGGTCGAAGCATGTTCCGCTAAAGCCATACCTATACCGACCTTTAAAGTGCTTCAAAAACAGCTTACGATAACGTTTGTCAGTTGCCTTATCACATTCGTCGACGAGCAATAACTCAGCCTTGTTCACAATCTCTTGAAAAGCTTTAGCGTTCCGGACTCTGGACTTCCACTGGTTAAAATTCTTTTTCTTAAGACTCAATGGAGGACTCGTCATCGATTGAATAGAGCCAACTACAACCATTTGTCCATTTGGCGTCTCTCCTCCGTAGAAAAGTCCCGCGCCGCCTTCTACTACATCTCTAAGCTCAAGTCGTTCCTTGATCTGTTCGATTACAATACGTTGATCCGCGATGACTACAGTAAGCATGTTGAAGTGCTTGATGATGCCAGCCGCAACTTCAGTCTTGCCGCCTCCTGTAGGGATAGAAATCATCCCTACTTCCTCACCGCAAATTGTTTTGATTGCATTAAGTTGGTGAGGTTCTAACGTGATGCCTCTCAGCATCTCTGGGTCGACCTCCTTCGCGTCCTTAATGACTTTTTCTGGAGCTTCCCGCAGATCTTCGACTTCTAATGGAATGCCATGCTTGGCGCACAACACTATGAGTTCATTCAACAAAGGTCTAGCTATACGGCTATTTTTCCTGTCGTATTTGCGAAACCAGCCGTCCCAAGATTGCTGTTTAGTGTCAATAAACTGAATCCTAGGGTGTTTTGCAGAAAAATGGTCATTGAGAACACTGTCATAAGCCCCGATCACTTGATCAAGGTAGACCCATTTGTTGTTTGCTATGAGAGCGCGCAAAATTTTGATACCCTTTCACATTTCTTAAGAGCCATATGTCTAAAATACTCCGCTTAAGTATTTAGACCTAATTATGAGCTATAAAGCTCTTGTCAACCTCAACACTAATGGTTCCGCCAGGACTTTCACAAGTGATGATAGGTCGTTGCTCATAAGGAGGATCTCCTATATAAGGCATCGGCCAAGTAGGAGTAACAACAGGAGGCGTTATTGCCGGAATGGCGATTTTGTTAGCCAACTTCTCTACCAAGCGCCTTAGGAAATCAATCTCATCCTGTTGCACTTTTCTATCCGCTTTTAAGTCTTTAACTTCTTGTAAAAGATCTGATTTGGTCTTACTCATTATTTCCTCTGTGAGAAATCTTCTTCGCAGGCTCCGCCAGCGCAAGCCACGATAGACTTGAAATTAGTGTAGTCATCAGCTTCGCTCAACTGATCCCACTGAACTTTGTTAAAGTTGGACACCAGACTGTTCCATCTTTCAACGTCAGCTTCGGTTTCTACGCGCTCCATCGGAGCTTGGTCGTAAATCTTGTCTCCCTTTTTGGGCAGGAGACTAACACCCGAAAACCAGTTGCGATTATCGAAGATGTACTTTGCCACGTCACCCCACTCGTCGTCCGCAACCTGAACGGTATTGCTAACGTTGTGAGTTAAGTTAGGGCTAGAGTCTGGTCTAGCAGTTCCTGGTAGAACCCAATTTTCATAAGTGCTTTTCACTTTTTCTAAGAACTGCAGAGCTGACAGATCGTTTTTGAAGATGGCCGTCTCTGGCACTTCAATGCAGAAGGTGATAACATCATCGTTTTCTCCCCACATTGATCTTTCTACAGCCTGAGGATTCCAAAGTTTAAAGAACTGTAGAGGCTGCTCGATTGTATTGCTTTGAATCCTGCGGAAATAGCGCTGGGCGTGGTGAGGGTGAATGCCAGAAGCTGTTTCTAGGATAACTGACGAGTTTCCAGAGGGCTTGGTGCACGTTACTCTTGCGGCTTGTTCGATTCCGAGTTTTACTGCGAACTCTTTGTTGACCTGAACAGCATATTCTGCCATTTCTCTCTGTAGCGCTGGGTTTAGCAAGACGTCAGGGTTTTCCATCCATCCAGTAATAGAAACACCGAGAAGACGTTCACGCCTAATAATGCGGCGACTCGTGTCTGTTAGATAATGAAAATAGGAGAACCCAGCTTGCAGCGTGCCAATAATCGTGGCGGCTTTCACAGCGTTCTTCCAATCCTTCTTATCCTTGATCTTCCCGCCATTGATTTCTGTTAGGTTACAAACCTGCCAACCAGTCTCCCCGGTCTCTTCATCAATTGGGTTTAGACCAATCTCAACGCAAGGATTGTGGCCGTAGTTCAGATCGTCTAGGAACACGAATCCGGGCTCGCCAAAGTTTTTGGCAGCGTCAATAATCTGTTGGAACTGCTCTTCTTTACAATCAGCCCTCAGTAGCGCTACGCTGTTATTAGACCGAGCGCGCCAAGGCATAATGTTGAACCACGAAATGTAGACTTCTTCACCCTGGGCCGGTTCTTCTTTTTCGGCATTTTTGAGATTTACAGCTACGCCAAATTCAGTAAGCCAAGTACCGTCTTTTCTCTTGCTAGAAAGGACCTTGCCCTTAGAACAGAAAGTCTTAGACGACATCATTTCTTCATCATCAAAAGAGAAGATAGCAATTGTAGCGGAGCGTCTTATTCCTCCAGCTAACACAGCGTCTGCTGCCATCATGATTGTATCGTAAACTTGGATTGGGCGGAGTTTTGTCTGACCAGCTTCTACCGCTTCTCTCAGCAATTTCTTGATCCGCTTTAAAGCAATCCTTAGTGGTCTGGCTCCTGGCGCTCTTCCACCTGATGTTTTAAGCCATGAGCCTTTACGTCGAATCCGGGAGAAGTCGAAAAAGACTTCCTTACCAGAAATGGGAGAGCCTTTAAAGAAAGAGTTCGTTAGAATATCTAAGGCGTCAGCCCATCCTTCAATCGTATCTCCTACTGTATAAGTGAAAACCTCTTTCTCGTCTGGGGTTTGGTGTTCGATTAATTGTGGCAGGTTGGCGATGTGTTGTTTTTGTACGCTGAATCCAACTCCGATGCCGGATAGGAGCATCCATAGTGATTCACTGAAAAACCTTTGGCGGTCTGCTAGAGTGTACGCGCAATTGTACATTCTTGCGTCGTTTACTAGGATAGCTTCTCCACCGAATTGCATCGATCGCATCGATGGGAGGCAGATTTTTTCTCTTACTTGGCTAAAAGCCCATTCGATTTCTTCTTCTACTCCTTTAGCGGCATACCTGAAAAGGTGCATATCTTTAACACGGTCGATTGTCTCGTCCCAAGTCTCTCTGCGTTTCTTCTTGTGGTCGTATCTTGCATACCTAGTAATGAAATTGTACTCGCTCATGTCTTGGATTTGGTTAGACTTGAGTAGTTTCATTGCGCCCATACTTTATTTCCTTAATGTCTTTAGCATTCTTAAGTTATTGCCCATAATCTCTTTAGCGACGGGTGCTATGTCAGGATCCATGAGAACATGAGTGCAAATCCTGAGAAGTTCGAAGTTAGTTGGTAGATCAGACCTGAATTCGGGTGGTATTCTATTAATGGCTTTGATGCAGGGCGCGCTCAAAGCCATGTATACCTCAGTTATGTAGTCTAGATTGTACCAATATACGACGTTGGGTATTCCGTTTAACTCGTTTGGGTTTTTAAGAATGTGAATAGAGATATCTTTGCCGCCTACCTGGTCTAGTAAAAACTGATGACAAGATCGTATTTCTCTAATTACAGAAGATTCATCGTTCATCATGTTGACAATGCTATGATGGCAGATATCTGCAATATTCGAAAGAGAAAGGATCTGAGTGCCTTTATTTAACAAGTCCTCGCGTTTAGCGTAGGCGACCATGTCATATACTAAAGCTTTCATGACTTTATCGTCAATCTCTAACTCGTTGGTGCAACGAGTGACAAAAGCTTTAGTCCATCTGAATTGATAAGTCTTTGTCGGATCTGAACATCTTGGAAAATTAGTCTTCCTACCAGCAATTTTCATCGCGGCTTGAAACCATTCATAGACAGTAAATACCTGAGAGTCGGCGATTTCAAGTTTATCAGACATGCCCGCTCACATACTGAGGAAAAATGAGTTTAACTGCTGAGCCTATGATCAATGAAGAAGAAGTTGTCGAGCCTAAAGACCGCGATGTCGAGTTGGTAGATGATTTCGAAGACGAGTCAGGCAACGTCCAACTAAGCCTAGAAGACTTGACTGGCATGATGTTAAGTCACCCTTCTGTAAAACAAGCTATGGTCATCCTGATTTCCGATGACCACGACGTAGTAGAGTTTAAGGGACACTTCTATGACAATGCTGCCCTTTTGTCAGGGATTATGAAAGACTACAAAGCCAAGATCTACTCAGAAATCTTCTCAGACAGAGAAGACTAAGTCTTAGGCTTATCGCCGTAGATTTTAATCTGCAGGTCACCCAAAGTAATCAGTTCGTCGAAACCAACCTGATTGTCAGGAGCGGTTATAGAGCCTTCGCTAGATTGAAGGATGTCGTCCACTGGTTCCTTGATATTGATATACTTAACGCCATCTAGCGACTGCAACAAATCGTTGAGTTGCGACAAGTATAATGGCTGGCCAAGATCGAAACTGGACTGGCTAAAGAACTCATCGACAGCCACGTTCACTCGGTCTCTAATCAACGATGGATCATAGCTGCGATCAACAATCACATTAGCTTTAAATGTGATAGGCTTGATCGCAGCGTCCACAACTCTAACTTCATCAGTCAGAACATTAATATCTTCCAAAGAAGACTGCAGGGCTTGCTTGAGACCAAGGCTTGACAGCACTGGGATGTCATCCGGCCCAGCGGCCAAAATGTGAGTAAACACAATATTAGCATTTAGGGATGTCTTGACAGTCGCCACCGATTTTAGGACGCTACCAAACACTGGGTGAGAGAATTCTCTCGAAAGAATAGCATAGTCTTCACCACTAGTCGCGGACCCTAGAGTTGCTGATTCTTTAGGCGCTCTAACCTTAGCTTCTTGAATTGTTTCCTTGTTGGTTCCGCCGTTAGAAGCGGACGGATTTCTAAACAAGACCTCCACAGCCGCCGAAGCTGGAGCCTCAGGGGTGATCGGCCTAGTCTCGTTGATGGTCTTTGGAGAGATCCGTCCTCTGACGCCGCCCCCGAACCTATAATTGAGATTTCCAATTTGTCCGGCTAGCAACGCTTTCCCGGCTTTATCGTCTCCGAATCTGACAGTCATCCTGTCTTCTGAGAATCTTACTTCGAAGACCTCATCATTAGGACCTGATTTCTCAAGAGTGTCGACTTTTTTCCATCTAGTGGTCTGAGCACCAGTTTGGACGTCGAGAGTGATTGGGTCACTGAGGATGGTCGTACCGAGCACTTCTACTGACTGATTTGGCCCTCCTGCCGATTCGAACACGAATGGCGTGGCAAATTGGCCTTCGATGCCAAACCCGATGATCCCTCGTGATCCCGGAAATATCGAAATCGGGCTAGTAAAGTCATTGGGCGCTCTGAACAGCTCGTAGATCAGAGGGTTGCCGTCTGCGCCGAGGATATTAAACCTTACGCCAGACGGGATGTTTACTGTGGTAGCGACTTCCGAGCCTAGAGACACTTCAATATCAACGACAGCTGGAGTCTGCCTTTGGAATTCGTTGTTGATAAGTTCTAGGTGTTGACTGACTGCTGTTTCTGTTTGTGCGGTTGGCAAGAACGCCTCATCCGCTATAATATCGCTTCTTTGGGACAACAAGTCGGCCAGATAACTAACAAGTTCAACGAGCATGATGACGCCGTTGCTGCTAATAAAATCGTTGAATAATTCTGGGAAGTAAGTTCTGATATATTCAATTAACGCTCGACGCATCTCTTCGAACTCTAGAGCGCTAAAATCGATTCTTCTAAGGTTAGGCGGATCTAGAACAACGCCGAACTCGTCTGGATCAATTGGAAGATTGAAGAACGTGTTGACAGGCGCTGTGTTCCCACTTGGAACTCTTACAGTTTCTTGTGTAGTAATGCTGCTAGCCATTATCAACTCCTAATGATCTAATTGGTGTAGAACCAAAGTTTCCCTTCGGAGCCACAAATTCAGCTTCAATCGGGAACACAGTTCGATTTGGGTCGCTCCTAAGATAAACTAGGACAGTAACTGTCATGTTGTTAGAGTCTGGATTAGAGTTAATGATGACATCCCTTACCCCTACTCTAGACTCACTGGTCTCTATTGCTTGAAAGACCTGATTTCTCAAGTTTCCCGCCGTGAAACTATCATCCGGCTCGAACGGAGTGGTCCGAATGGGCGTGCCAAAGTTTGGACGCATCACTCTTTCCTTTAACCCAGTCAATAAAAGCTGCAAAATATCGTTCTTTATCAGTCTAATATCCGTCTGGGGAGGCAGAACTTCCGATTCTGTAAGAAAAGGTGGGTTGAACCCGAACCATTGTGTAATTCTCATCGTACAAACTCCGAGACGCGCCTGATAGACTCCGTGATGCTCTTCAGATCGTCACGGATGGCGTTGCGATCCGAAATAAGTTGTTCACGGTCCGTCTCAAGAACTACCAAAGTCTCTAACAACTTCTGATAAATCTCGTTTGGATCTGTTAGGTCTCCGTCGCTGATTCCAAAGACGGTCCGCGTTGCTTTGATAGCCTTGTTAGTCTCGTTAATCTTTTTCTGATTCTCAACAATCGATGTTTCAAGGTCGCTGGCTTCAGTGTTTTTCTGATTGAACTCGCCTTCTAATTCAACTTGTTTATCTTCCGATCCTTCGACTAAGGAGTTAATTTCATCCTCGTCTAAACCCAAAGATTCAAGATCCAAGATGTTAGTGTTGTGTTGGATATCTAACGACTTTGGAGATTGTAATGGCAGGATTTCTTGTTCTGGCGGGTTAACGTCGAACGTCAATGTTTCACCTAGCTCAAATTGCTTGATATTAGAACCTGGGTTCGACCTACTGTTTTTGGTTACAGTATAAACAAGCTCTCCGAACTGTTCCCTACGTTCTCTATCAGTAAAAACACGTTCTGGATTTGGTTGCAGTTCTTCCGCTACTGGCAATTGTGTCAATCTAACAGGAGACCTTGGAGGATCTTCTGTAGAAATCAACCAAGTAATATCTCCTGATTGGGTGCCGGTTGGGATTACCGGCTTATACAATCCAGTTGGAAAACGTATGATCATTCTTTATTTTTAAACGCCGGGGAATAGAGGAGGTGTAGTGAATTCGGCAGTTCCTATCTCAAACAATTCAATATTTCCATTAAATTCAAGATCCTCACTATAAGACAATACAGTGTCATCCCCTTCTACTGGTAATAACAGATCTGGGTTAGTGACGTTTCGGATTCTATAAATCGCTGCTACGTCACCGTATCTTCTCTGAGACAATACCGCTTGTTGGTTGCCGCGTGCCGTTTCTAGAGTTTTAGACAACCTTATTTCTGTAGCATCAACATTAGGAGGAAGGTTCAAAAGGTTAGCAAAAGAGTCTAGCTGCAACCCAAATTCTTCGATTTCAGCCTTAAACTTGTTCGAAACTCCAAACCAAAGCACTCCTCCTCCGCCTGGGTTAGCATCCTCAATCGGATCGATTGGTGGCGCTGGGATCGGAGGAACTGGTGCGCCTGGGCCATCCGGTGCGTTCGGAGATGGATCTGGTGGGTTCGAAGGCGTTTGGCCTCCGCCACCGCCTCCTCCGCCGCCGCCCGGAGGACTAATAATAACTTCGGTAGGAACATCGCCCTTCTGATCCTTAACATCGTCGCACCCGCGCTCTTTGTCAAAATCATCAGGCTTCTTACGAGTGATCTCCTTTTCTTTTGGCTTACATGGGTTGCCGGGCTTGGTCGCGTTGGCTCCTGCGCCTGAGCCTGCGAAAGCTCCGCCAGGTTGGTACGCGCAACCCATTTGAGGGTGGAACCCCTCTAGCCTTGCGCCTTGAATGGTTTTGGATGTTCCGATTCCGCTAGCATCGATTTTATGAGTAGCCCCGTTAGTCGACATCTCAATAGTTTTAGAAGTTAGACCGATTTGGCCTTTCTCCGCTTTTAGGCAGATGTCGCCATCGTCAGATATTAATTCAATACTCTTTTTAGCTCTGATTTGGATCTTGCCGATTTCATTTCTCAGGACGATAACGTCATCGTTATCATCAAGAAGGAGCCATTTAGCGCCTTTCTTGCCTCGGAGAACAGTGAAGTTGTCTTTGGCGGAGAACCACAAGGCCCTATTTTCACGATCCCTAGTCTCAACCCATTCTCCGCATGGAGCGTCTTGATCGCGCATCTCGATGCCAGCGCCCTCTGGAGTCTTCAATCTGACCATACAATTCTTCTTATCAAGAATCAAATGATACGTGTTGCTGGCGGGGTCGTGACGTTGACCACTGCTCTGAGTATAAATTGACTTAGTTCTCTCCATACTCTTAAGAGATTTAGGGTTAGGCTCTGTGTGAAGTTCGCCAGCGGATTGAGTCGCCATCATGCAATAATCGAAACGATCATTTAATTCGAAAACTTGATCCTTTGGTGTAACAAAAAGCATGTGATCGAGTTCTGTCTTATCAACAGCTTGAATTGCAAATCCCTTACGCGTTCTGAGTAACCACCCATTTCCATGAGGCGTGGCTTTACCTTCAGCGTCAATTGGATCAGAGCCTCTGTCATCTAGAATTAAAGTGTTACCATGACGTGTCTGGAGACGGATCATCCGGCGATCTTCACCAAGTTCTTCTTCCTCGTCCATCTCCTCGCCGAATTCAGATTTGTTCAATCTCTTATAGAAGAGGTCTTTCTCAGCGTCGAAGCCAACATCCAGCATTTGGAATAAATGGCCGCCCTTACTCCGAATCTTAATCCAACGCTCGTCTCGATCTTTTGAATCTCCGATAGTCTTAACTGGGCCGTATTCTCCTGCTCTAGACTTATCCCAACCGACGTCTCGCATTTCCATCATGTGGCCAGCGCGAGTTCTGATTTCGATTCTTCTTTGGTCTCTTTCTTTGGCTTCTTGTTCGTTAAAGGCTTTTAGAAGGTATTTGTATCTGTCTACTTCAAAGTCTTTATCGTCTTCGAAGTTTCCTTTAAATTCTTCAAACCATTTATAACCTTGGTCTCCCATGAAGAAATAATTGCCATATTTCGAACCCATAGTCACGTACTTGGTGTCAGGCTCGTTGTCTTTGGGTTGTGCTTCTGAGGCGTTGAAGGCTGACTTGGATAATGCATCAGTACCGACCGGGGCTGGTTTTACCTTGTGTTGCTTAGGAGAGAACCCAACAGAATTGAAATTGAACCAGTTGCCATAACGATCACTAAATCCTGTGCTCTGTGGCCTACCGTCCTTTGGGAGATAGTCCTCTTCAAAGTCTTGAGGAGTTTCTGCTGGGGTTCCATCTTCTTTTACAGCTTGCGGCGAGCGAGTATAAGTACTCCATAGGGAGTAAGACCTTCTTCTGGTCGGGTCGGCTGCCGCTGTCCAGATCGGTCCGTATGCATGATTCTTTTCGAAATTGATGAAGATGATATCGTCAATTTCTGGGTGCGTCCAGGACCCTGCGTTTCTACCGCCCATCCAAGGAGCCGGAACGGCCCAAGGAAGGTCTTCTGTTTTGACGTTGCTATCATGCAACTCTGGCATGCGAAATCTTACGCGTCTAAAGTTTAGAGGATCGTTAGTCTCTACGACTTCAGCGCGCCACCAGCCTGGGAATCGCTTCCACAGATCGTTGTTTCTGATTTCTTTGAATTTTCTAAAGGTTTTGAAGTTATTGTTTTCTAATTCACGCATTACAACTCAGCAAAGACTACTGACGGTATTGGAAATTCAACTACTTGATTGTTTGTAGGCCAATTTAGAGGATTCTGCACATTGTTGAAAATGACTGCTATCCACATTAAGTCTACATTACCATAAATTTCGTCTGCCAATAAATCAGGACGACCGGCCAGGTCCGGATTAATTACTATTTGTCCTATTTCGTCGCTTTTTAAATTATCTCTGCTTAAAAAGTCGTACTTTGTTGCAATACCATAAGTTTCACGACCATCCCGCGATAGGATTGGTACCGAATCAGAAAATCTCGAATTTGCTCTTGGGTCTACAGGCATGTGTTAGTACCATTTTGGGGAAGGGAATTCTTTAAGATTAGAGAACTCATAATATGGGCTGTCTTGTTTCTTAACGTTCGTGACTAGTTCTAGGCTTAGAGAAATTTCAGTCACGAACGAATAAACAACATCATCTATAGTGATGTAAGTATCGCCAGGTTTTTCGGCCATGCTTATCCCGCGAAATGTGGCACCAACGCCAACAGCTGGAATATGTTCAAACATTTCTATCCTAAAAATTGGCATCTGAGAAGTGCTAGTTCCTTCTTTAAGATTAGCCGGATAGAAATAACCTCTAATATCCTTTACAATGTCAGAAATATTCTGAGTGTCCCATTTCACGCCATTTGAGGTGTGACCGGTTGCAACATATTGAAGTTTCAAGCTAACTTGACGTACCGTAGAATCGAACCCAGCGACGATAGATTCATAGCCGAATGGGATAGCTTCATTGATAGTCCAATTTAGATTCTTAGAATCGTTGGTGATAAAAGGAGGAAATTGGAGAGGGATCTCCCCCCCGCGAAAATTGAACCCTGTGATTGGTTCAGACTCAACTTTAATCTTTACTCTCCGCACCAGATCATCATCGTTTGGTGTTAAACTAAAACTCATGATACCCAGTCCTTCATAGCTTCACCAGAACCCTGCTGCAATCTGCGGGATCTTCTTTCTTTAGGCTTAGGTTTTTTCTGGTGAACGTGCATTTGTTCAAGGGCGTCGGCTGTACGAGCGTTGTCAGGGTCTCGTTTCTCAACAAGTTCCTTCATGTGGGCAGCCATAGTGCCAAGTCTGTTTAGCATTCTGATATCCCTATCACTAGCGGTATCTTTTCCAAACTGTACTGTATAAACCGGGACAGCGTCTTTCTTGTCACGCTTCTTATCTTTAGCATAAGTGACGCTGCGGGCTTTAGACTCAACCCCGATCTTGTCTTGTAAGCTCGGCTTTGAGAAACGCTCCATTAGCGCTTTTTGTCCTACTTGATTTACTCCAATTTTTTCTTTTTGTCCGGCGATGCGCAATTTAGCCCTAGCGGCTGCAGCTTTTCTTTCATCATCGCTCATGCCATCGGCGCGTTTAGGTTTCAAACCGCCTTCCTTCTGTCCGCTCCACCAGTCACTAATTTTTTGCATTCCTTCGATAATGAGTCCAATTGGGTTCAATATCGCGAACAAGATCTTCTTAAAGGTTGCTAGTGGCCCAGAAGCTTTCTTAATTCCTTTAGAAACACCAAACATATCATCTTTAGAATCAGTCAAGCCAAATGCCGATGCGATTTTTTTCACAACAAACCATACTGCAGCAAGCGGCGGAGACAACATCGATAACAACGAACCGACAGGCCCAAGAGCGGTTGCTATCTTAACAAAGACCCCAAGAACTGATCCGGCAACCTTAAAGACTGTTTTGATAGCAGGAATAATCGTCTTTTTCATCATTGGACGCATAGACTTAAACCACGCGGCCAAGTCTTTAGCTAGAGGAGCTACAGCTTCTGCGATTACCGGCATGATTTCGCCCATCAGCTGATTCCATGACTGGGTGAGAGTGGCCATTGACTTATCGTAAGATTCTTTTTGTGTAGCTTCTTTCTGTTTACTGACGAGCATGCTTTGCATCATCGCTTCTCGCTCAGCACCTACCAGGCCCTTCAATTTAGTTTTATAAAGGTTTTGCATGTCTTCATTGATACCAAAACGTTTGTACATTCTTTGTTGGATCAGTGCCCCTGCGCCTTCGAAATCTTGCATGACTTTCATTGCGCCTCTAAGCCCTCCTTCTAAGATCTTAGTCTGATCTCCGTCTACCTTAAATGCTTCATTCAGAGCGCCGCCATAGGCTAACAGCATGACCGTACTAGAACTAGTAAGGTCATTCATGTTTTCAACGAATTCTAGTACTCCATCCAAGTCGACTTTAGCTTCACGAGCGGCCCCGGCCAATCCGGCGACGGCCCCGGCGTATTCCTTAGGCTTAGTAGAAGAGAACAAAGCGCGTTGCTTTTTCAAGCTCTTTGTCAATGTGTTAGTTACTTTATCTAATTGAGCGCCAGACAGCCCGTAAGCTTCTGAAGCCCCAGTAAGCATGCCCAAAATGGCGGACTGTTTTTCTCCCGTTACGCCAAGTTGGTTCAATTGCATTTGATACTCAGCTGTTGCAGCCGAGCTTGCGCCAGTGGTATGAGCGAACATGATGTTCTGTCTACTCAATTCTTTTAGGGCGTCTTGACCTTTGAGCATCTCTCCATTAGCCATCTTGACAGCATCGCCCATACCCTTCACACCAAGACCTGCAGCCCCGAGCGCATGGACGGCGGCCCTCGCCTTTTCTCCAGTAACTCCTAGTTCGCCAGACAACCTGAATGTAGAACTAGACAATTCCTCAATAGATCCATTGGTCCGATGAGCGGATTCTCTATAATTCTCCATCATATCAACATTCATCTGGAGTCCTTTCATAACTCCAGCTAACACAACCAATATGATAGCAGCCGCCGCTACAAATGCCGCCGCCGCCGCTCCTGCTGCTACTCCGCCCGCTGCTCCAAAAGCACTCATAGCAGATGAAGCGCCTTGGGCGCCTCTAGTCGCTCCACCAAGAGACTTAGTCATATTTCCAATCCCAGAGGCCGCCCCTTTAGTGCTACCCGCAGTGGTTTTTAAAGCCTTGTTCATCTTTCCGGAGATTTTTAGGTCCTTACCTCTAGCGCCGCCCAGTTTCTTAGTAACTTTCAAAAGATTTTGCGTGTTTTTGATGGAATTGATGTCTATACCATCACCGTCGGACATCCCTCCTTTTTTGCCCATCGCTGCGAATTTACCGCTTAATTGGCTAGCAGCAGAGTCTAATGCTCCTGATGACTTGCGCGCCATCAGTTCAGCTAGATTCTGTTTAGCTTTGTCAACAACTGGATTGACAAATGGTTTGATGAATGCGTCGAACCCCCTTTTCATAAGGGCGAAGCCTTCATTGGCTTCTGTAGACCCCATTTTTAGTGATCCAAACAATCCGTCGAAACCAGTTTTTGCTTTTTGCGTCTTCTCGTTTATCTTAGCGAGGTTTTGTTCATAAGCGCCATAGGTTTGAGAAACCCTAGAAACTCCATCTCTAAGGTCGCCATACTGTTTAACTTGCTCCTCGGTGAGAATGTTATCTTCACGGTGACGCTTCAATAAATCGTCAATAGACGTTCCCAACTGACCGTACTGCTTCATTTGGTCTGCAGTGATGTCAGAAAGACTAGTCTGGCCGTCAGCAGCTGCTCTAACAGCTTTAGCATAATGGTCATATGTATATTGATTATTCAGAACGGCTTTTTGGTTCGCATCAAGGCCAGCCGCATAACTCATGTTAGCTCTACCTAGCACTTCAAAGGCGCTCACATTACCAGCGTAGACTTTTTGAGCCTGCCGCATAGTGTCTGTGGCTGAAGTTATAGAGGACTTAACTTTATCGAATCCAGTCGAAGTAGCGGCAAACACCACTTCAGCCATCATGTTTCGTTTTTTCTTAGCCATTAAACTATTTGCGCCTTAGCATTATAATCGTAACGATACAAATAAAGATCGGTGTACCAGCTGTCAGTTTCCATTCTATGGTTGAACCCATTGACTAGCCATTTTCCGCTTAAGAAAAAGTTTTCGTCGTCCAAGTCCTTCCATTCTAGATTTATATAGCCAACCCCTAACTTAGTTGGATCATCAAACCGATGGTCTCCCAACACGCTAATTCTCATAGCCATAACCATAGGGAGCATATTCAAGTACATGTTTCTAGCTCGTCCGTCTATCCATTCATCATATTTCATGCCTATTTCACCAGCACTAAATTCAGGGATAGCAACTATAGATGTGGAGTATTCAGAATCAGACTTTGCAAACCCTCTTTTCTGATCGATGCCAACGTTCACTTTTTCGCTTGTGTTTAAGTCTTTTACAACCGTATTCTTAGGATCGGTCTTTTTGTCGATGAATTTACCAGATACGGTTGAAATGCCCTGCGTTACAACTTGATTTTGCAGAGCGGTAATATAAGTCGATGATAACATATTCCAGTCTTTAACATCGTTTTTCCCTTTCCCAAACGATGTTGTATAACATGCTAATAGCTCTGGTTTTAGATCATGTTGCTGCTTGATGACCAATTTTCTGTCAACACTGAAAGTCATCCAGTTCGTTTTTTTCTGCCTAGACAGAGATGAGGACCATTCTAACAATGATTGGATAAAAGTTCTAGGATCCTGGCGCATCATGCCCCATTTCCCCTTATCATTATCATCAGTCTTCGTGATTTCTAGCTTAATCTGGCCTCCAGTGTATTCTTTAACAACTTGAGTTATAACATCGCTAACATTACCGGTATAGACTTTCCCGCTACTGTCGCCAGCATTTAAAAACCAAGTGGGCGGATCGATCGCAACGAACTCGAACATCCCCTCTGCTGGAGGGCCGAACACGTCCAAGTCGGTGATAAAGGCTACGCGCCTTTTGGCGACGCTCTTTGGGTTTCCAGCCCAAAATAGTTGAAATGTTACGGGGGTCGGTTCTTTCCGCGCGCTTTGTAGGAAGCTTCCGATTACTCCCGCTTTCTTTAAAATAGTGAAGTACGGGTCGTACATCCTAGCCTTTAAGACGTATCCGCCGTTTACAGTCGCTTTCCATTCCAATTGTTCAATCGATTTGATCCCTATTTCAGCGCTAGCTCCGATTGTCATCTTGCACGCTGGTGCCATTGAAATGGTGCGTTCGGACATTATTTATTCCATTTCAGTTCAAAAGATCCAGTGGCGGTAACGTTTCTGTCTGGTCCCTCGGTTTTGCCAAGACCACTTATAACATTTTCAGAAATGAAAATTGGCCTAATTCCTGGGTATTGTTCTTTAAACCACTTGACTCTCTCGTCAACGCCTCGGCTTTCCAGATCGGTAACGTGCCTTTGGACTTTGCTGGTGTCTTGGATTTTAGAGGAGTCGACGCCAACTCTACATTGTTCTCCAGCGTGGTTCTTTACTCCAAGATCTAAAAATGTGAGACTGCCCGCAGCCAGAGATTTCCAGCTCTGACCTTCGTCCTTGTATTTCTGAGCTTTTTTAATTCTCAATTGTATAATTCGGAGTTTCATGTTTTATTTTTCATTTATTTATGGCTGGTATTTTACCATTGGTTTCTCTATGAAAAAATTCAGACCAATAAAATTATCTCCCGAGCAAATCGAAGACTGGGTTGCCAGACATTTCGATTACAAAAAACGGCGAGGAGGCGAAGAGCTATTAATCAACAACCCTTTTATACCAGGAGATTCAGGGTTTAAGTTTAACATCTCAATGTACCCCAAAGAGAACAAGCACAAAACAACAGGACACTGGGTCCACGATTGGCGTCCTAGTGCCTCGATGTACAACGGTAGTTTTATCAAGTTTGTGATGAATTATCGAGGTCTAGACTTCCGATCAGCCCTGAAAGAGGTTTGTGGAGACGACATCGATTTGAAGGCGTTATCTCGGCCTTACCGGAAAAAGAAAGAAGAGATCGAGGAAGAGGAAGAACCAGAAATCATCATGGAACTCCCAAAATTAGCAGTTCCAATCGACAACGATAAATGGCCTAGACTGAGGAAAATTGCTCTCCATTATTTAGCCGGTCGAGGGATCACCGAAAAAGACGCCAAGGCTTACAAGCTGCATTATACCCCAACAATGATCATATTTCCTTATTTAGAGTATGGAATGATCGTTTATTGGCAAGGGCGAACCTTCTCCAAGAGCGTGAAACAATTCGAGTTCCCGTCCTATTCTAACAAATCCGATTTCATCTATGGCTTCGATTATGCAGAACCTGGGCACCCAGTTTTTATTACCGAAGCTATCATTGACTCTATGACACTTGGCCCAGGCGGTCTAGGGACCGGTGGGGCTTCGATTATTGAAAATCAGAAACGGAAGATTAGAGCTATCGGCCCTTCTATAGTGGTTTTAGCCCCTGACAATGACCAAGAGGGCTATTCATCATTATACAAAAACTATCAACTGTTGAGGCCATATCACAAAGTTCATTATGTGTTGCCGCCAGATCCCTATAAGGATTGGAACCAAATGGCCTGTGGTGATAAAGAGCTTGATGGGATCGGCATCCCAAAGGTTAGACAATATGCTCAGAGCAATTTTAAGCCAGTGACGACGTCTGTTGCTATCAAGTATCGTAAGATGGCTACTAAATTGAAAGGGATTAAGACGCCCGGTCTAATTGCCCCTGGAGATTTGTATTAGGCCCTCGATCTGGGACGGAATATTGAAGGCTTTGCATCATAGCCCAGGATCGGTCTTTAGCGTCCTGTTCCTCTTTGTCGTCTTGTTCTTGATTCTTGCTTTTCTTAGATTTCGGTCTATCATCGGCTGAGACTTTTTCAAAAGCTTTCTTCTTCTTTTTGTCTTTTTGGTCCTGGTGCAGTTTACTCAGACGCATCTGGGTCTCCCATGCCTAGATCCTTCTTAAGCTTGTCTAGCTCATCTCCTTCAATGTCGTCGTCTTCTTCTTTCTCTTCTGTTTCGCCAGATGCCTGGTTGACGTCCAGCGCGCCTCGACGTCGAGACTGTTCTGTCTTTCCGCCCTCCTTTTTAGCTGCGTGTCCGATAACTGGGACTTTACTAACAGGGCTGGGGGCGCTGGGACCTTGGCCGAGAGCGCCCGCCCCTTTAGAATTGTCGTGAGGTTTAACATTCCTTTGTTTGAATGTTTCTAAGATTGCGCAGAGCCGGTCTTCTAGTCCTTCGGTTACAAATGGGTCGTCTTTAGTTTGGTCTCTGTGTCCGCTCCTGCCTGACATCGGCATGGCGTCAACTTCGTCGAGGTCTCCTCCAAATTCTGGTGTGTTCATATCTTCGGGTTTCTCTTCGACTTCTTCGTCGTCCATTGCTTTGGACAATTTTTTGAAGACTGCTTTTCTTTTCTTTTGGCTCTCGTAGATCATCATTATTGCACCGTGAAACTAAATTCTTCGCTAATTACAACTGAGCCGTCAGAAAGAGGGACTTTAATTCGGTATCGATAAGTCCCTCTCAACAGCAATCTTGTATCAATAAGGCATTGTACAACGAAAGGCGAGTTAAGATGTGATCCTTGGCGGATACCAATATTGCATGGAGCGTCGACAAGACCGGCTATAAGTTCTTTGTGTGTTGTCGACACGGTAATTGTTGGGTTTAATTGAGCGATAGAAGGAGCGAACTTATTATAGTCGAAATCGTGTTTTGGAAGAGGATGGAGGGCTACTTCTATAGTCCTTATTTCTCCGCGTCTTAACTTCTTATCTAAAGGTTCAAAGCCAAGTCGTTTAGTATGCAGTAGGTCATCTACGATCCATGAATCATCTAGTACCCAGAATTGACCTTGTTGAGAAAGCCAGAGACTTTCGTCATCCGGGTCCCCTGTTCCTATGTCCTCTGGCAGGAAGCTCCACACGTCGACATATACGTCGTCCACAGCGAAGTCATCAGGAATAGCGAAAAGTGCTTCGAACTGCCCGGCCCCCGTGTCGTGAATGAGTGGAAAGGGATATAGCGGGTCGGACGGGGGAGGCACAATGATTTGGCTAACCAGCTGGCCTGGCCTCACAAACCCCCTATAGACGTCAATTCGCCTTACTGCATATGGATCTTCCTTCAGTCCGTTATGCACAAAAGACATGTTGAGCCGTACTGTTCTTCCGGCTCTTCCTGCAATTCTTGGGTAGGCACTCACAAATTATCTTTACATCTGGCGATGATTGAGCTTGCCGCTATTTTCGATGTCTTCGTTTTCTTTCTTGATTCGTTTAACCCACCACCGTCTTTCTTCAGCGGTCATACATGTTAGCTCGATATCGCTAAGTCCGTTACCACGTTTCAGAAGGTACCATTCCTCCATGATGTGGTTCCATTCACTCTCTAGGTCGCTTGGGCTTCGTTGGACGAAAAAACGACTCCGTGACTGGGAGGCCCACAGAGAACTTAGCGCCACAATCAGAGTAGGTGCACTTGGTGTCGATAGAAGTATCGATTCCTGGGGATTTATCGTTCAAGAAATCCATGATAGTGTGGATATCTCTAGAATGCATCCTTTCGACAACAGTTCTAATCTTGAAACGATCAGTCTCACCCATTACGTTGACGATAATTCTGTTAATATTCTTTTCTAGAGTGTCGTCAACAGATTCTCCACGCTCTTTAATCTCGTCACGAGCTTGTTGACGAGTTTTCTTCTTACTTTTCTTATTCTTAGCTCTAGCACGACCAACGCTATTAGCGGCTTGAGCGTCAGGGTTGAGAATATCAAGCATATCATATCCTCTAAGGAATCTGATCTTAACCCAAAATTCTGCGTTAGGATGCTTAATTTTAATGCGCTTTGTGGCTTCTGGAAGCACGATTCTAAATGGTTCTTCACCAAGCGAATGATCTGGCTCACTAACTGTTTCGTACAACTCTACCAAATCGTATTCGTGTTCGCTAGGACGTTCGCATTCTGGACAAGGAAGAATAAATTCATACTCATTCCCGTGAGTAATACCTCTTAGATAATAGAGGAGAAATACTCGGTCTTCAGCCAGCAAGTCAGCATGCTCAAAACCATTAGGGAGTTTCACGTGTCTTTTGAAAAGTTGCTCAATAGCTTGGCCTGTCCTGACAAGTCTCTGAGTCGCCATAGCCTTATCAGCATATAATCCCCACGGCTTTACCTCTACCAGACCTCCTGGGATCATACCTTCGTAGTAGAGGCCCTTACTTGGCAGAGTCGTCTGCTCCCATGGCCTAATTTCTTCGATTGGAGTGTTTAAGTAATCGTCCAACAGTGCGGATGGATCAACCAATTCGGCGTCTGCGCCTTCTTCGGTCGCAACTGGAGTTTCAACAGTATCGTTACGTTTAAAGTCTGCAGGAAGTTGGACTGGAATTTCGTGCTCGTCGGACATGATTACACCTCGACTTATCTACACTTAGAATCCTTGAGCCGCGCTGATTATATCTTGCGCTGTTGGTACTGGTCCTGGGCCGGAACTAGTTGGCCTGTCCTTAATCTCGATCACAGCGTGAGAGAATACATAAGTTACAATCAACAATTTTACGTCAGAAGAATCGTATGATAATTCCCCATGGTCGACGTTGATAGGATAGGAGTTCTTAAGCGTGAACTTTTGCTGTTCTTTTCCTTGTCCGTCTAACAATTTGAAAATTGGTTCGCCCATATAGGCGTCGACAATTTTCATGCCCTCGTCTGGAGTCCAGATCTTATCTTGCCAATCTCTGAAAATCTGATGGAGTCCGTAGACGTCATAAAATTCGACGACAACATTTTCCCATTTTGCTTTCTTTGGGAAGCTATAAGTGAGCGAACCGGCGTTTACCTTCACCTCTTCGAATGATAAAGATGGGAGTTTCAGGCTCTTAGCATACAGTTTAAGGTCGCCCTTACTAGCCATACCAGAGGCATTGAAGCCGCCTCTGGTCTGAGTCCCACCTACGTTGTTGTTAGAGTTCGAAGACATTGGCACACCGATGTCTTCTATCATCCATCGGTGTGCTCTATGAAATTCTGCTTTGTAGTTAGGGTTTTGCCCTTTTTCTTTTCCAGAGATCGCAAAACCTGGCATTATTTAGCCCTTCTATTAACGGCCGCTAATTCTTTCTGCTCTGTCGAATTTGACGACAACCGAAACCAATTGTACGTTGCTGTCGCCATAATCCAACTCGTTCCAGTTGGTATCTTGGCACCAGGCTCCAAAGACTCTCCAGATTTCGTCTACGCCACCCTGACCATCGGTCATTTGGACTTCGAATTCAACTTTATATTCAGAAGGCAAAGCGACTGTCGCGTTGCCGATCTGAGTACACTTGGTGACCCAAGCGTAAATTCTTGAAGACATCGAACCACGAAGGCTCTTGCCGCCGACAGCATCATAGAACTCTAGGTTTAGAGTATCCCATGATTGCTTACCGGCGAAGGATGCGACTTCCTGGTCGTGGTGTACTTCAGCAGGCTCTACCTTGAAACTTGGCCTTGCAGCTTTGCTTAGGTAGAGAAATTCCCTAGAGTTGATGACGAAAGCATCTTCAAAGTTGGTTAGACGCCAACGATGCTTACGACGGAACTCTGCCTTGAAGTCTTTACTTTGACTTTCTGGAGTGTTGTTAATTGCAAAACCAGGCATTATTACCCCTTACTGTGGTGCGAATTCGTTTGTTACGTCGATCCCAGCGGCAGCCAGTACTTCATCAGCGGAGAAGCTCTGGTCTGTTCTGAGAACGGCTAGATTAAGAACAACGAATTCTACTGTTCTCGTAGGTTTGATGAGCACGCTGACCCACAACTCGTTACGATCCCTGCGGATAGGCGTGTTGTTAGTTTCGTCGACAGTCACTCGGAAGGCCGTCAAGCCTCTTCTAGCCTTAACATCGTTAAGGAATGGAGTGATCGTAGCGCTTACTTGGCCCCACAGGATGCTATCGTTAGGCTCGAACAAGAAGTTCCTGAGAAGAGGGATTAGGCCCTTCTTCAAGAATATCAATAGCAATCTGACGTTTACGCGGTCAAGAGCAGAGTCTCGACGTTGTAGAGTCCTCTGACCGAAAACCGTAATCCCATCTTGTGGGAAGTTGACGATTGGGTTGACTGCGTTGTTGAATCCGTAAAGCAGATTGCGCTCACCTTGAGTTGGGTTGAATTCAACATCAAGTGCTGTGAGTAGACGACCTCTGTTGAGACCGGCTGGAGCGAACCAAGGCTCGGCAACTCTAGCTGTACGAGCATAAACTGCGGCGACGTGTCCCGATGGTGGTACGAAGATTGTTCCGCCGTTGAATTGGTCGAAGATTTCGATCCAAGACCAGTAGAGCGCACCGTACGAACTGTTGAGAGCAGCACTAAGATCACTGAACAGCATTCCGTTGTGCCAATCAACCACTTGTTGTGGGCGTAATCCGAATGGTGGATCGATGATGGCAAGGCAATCACCACGACGTTCGCACATTTGAAGCGCTTCAGCAATCACGGCTCCGGAGTTGAATCCTGGGGTCATGAGAAGCGTAATGTTAAACGTTTCGCTATTCTGGAATGCGTTCATTCCAGTGCTTCTGTCGCGGCTTCCGATTACGACTCTGTCAAGCTCTGAGCTATAGACAGCGTCGAGAGGAATCCCATTAGCCATTCCTTCGAATTCTCTACGAGCGATCTCGCCTGGGCTTCTAACTTCGAAGTTAGATGCGTCATTCAGATCGTTCATCAAGTAAACTGGACGCTCTTCCCAATTGAAGTATCCGTTACCGTTAACGCCGCCCAGGGAACTCCCTGTGTTTACGACATTTGCGATATAGCGAGCATCTGTTGGGTCGAATGATACGTCGTCTACCTGACTATCAGGAATTGTGAGGCCAGCAGGATCCAGCAACCTTACGGTATATCGTCCTGGTTGGTTGTTATAGTTCTCAAGAATCAGGACGTGATCAGCGAGCCATGTTCCAGCGGAAGGAGCGACAAACCAACCAACAACATTGTCGTAATAAGCAATATCTAGTGCGCACTGAGCGCTAGCTGGGTCTGTCTCACACGACAACGGAACTTCAGGAGTGATCACACCAGATTCTGGCAGCGAAACTCGTGGGTCGAAGAACGTTCTGAAATCACGAGTCGAAACGTTAAAGTTTAGCTCTTCCGAGAACCTTAGCGTCTTGATATTACTGAAGTTAGACAGCATGCGAAGCTTGCCGAACTGGTGGTCGACATCAGTGATGATATAGACTCTTTTATCGTCATCAGTTACTTGAATCGTAACTGCTTCGTAATACCTTGATCCGCTTGAGATTCCGCCGAGGTTGAGGGAATTTGCAACCGAGTCTGGAGTAGCAGATGTACTAACAGCGACTGTGGCCGCCAGATTTGTTACTGTGTCTGATTCCACAACGTCAACGTTAACTCTGTTGTTGTTAGAGTTGATGTTATAAGGGCCAGTGTCGATTCCTACTAGGAAGCTTCTTGGAATGTCTAGAGCCCATTTCTGGACGCCAGCTTCCAATGCGAAAGCTTCAGTTCCAGTTAGTTGGATTCTTTCTCCAGCGACTACCGTCCTTAGGAAAAGGTCTGTGCCGTCGTATCCCGAAATGAAGTCTACCGAGGTTCCAACTAGGGCGTTGAAATCTGCGACGAAATCGTCTGGGTCTGTGTATTCTGCTGTAGCAAAGGCGAAGGAACCAGGCACGCTGGCCGCACCTTCTACTTCGACTGAGAATGTTAGGTTGTCTGGTCTCACAGCGAACGTGAATGTATCGTCTGCTTCGATTTGAGAAGAGCCGGTCACTTCAATTCTGAAGATTAGACCAGAGTCGTCGTCGCCTGAACCAACTGCCACTGGGGCCGAGATTCCGGTTGTCGATTCTACTAATTCTCCGGACGCAACAATTGCGCCATCGCTACCACGGGTTACAGTATATTCTGCGCCATCCAGAAGACCACTAGTTGGGTCTGAAGTGATTAGGACGGTGAATCCGTCGTCAACTGCTCCAACGTAAGCGTCTGAAAGATCAGATCCTACGAAGCTGAGTGTTGCTACTGTTGGTCCGTCGGTCGTCGAAACGTCGATATCGTTATAGTCGATATCTAGAACTGCGTCGGTGTGAAACGAAAGTGGTGCTTCGTCAGTTGGAACTCGCAGGTTGATTCGACCGAAGTCGATCCCACGGAATACTGACACTCTGCCCCAGCCTTGGATTCTAGTACCGCTTGTATCGATACAAATATCTGCCAGTTCATCTGGTTGGCCTTCGTCACAGTTAACACCGACTCTTAGAACCCACGCTGAATTACCTTCTTCAAGATAGGCGAGAACTGCGTATCCGAGGTTAGCTTCAGGAAGTGGTGTTCCGAACATTTCAACGAATTGTTCAGGTGTTGTAATGAATGTAGGCTCATCCATCGGGCCTTTTTGTGCGGTCCCGACGATAGCTGGTATGATGGTAGAATCGTTAGCCGGAAGAACGCTTAAATCGATCTCCCTGGGGAAAACACCTGGTGATAAAAAGGTAGGCATTCAATTCTCCTTTGCTAAGAATATATTTGATTAATCATCTAGAAGACTTTAGGACTTGAATTCTTCCCTGCTTTTGCAAATTTGCAATCTGATCAGGGTATAGACGATGTTTCGGAAACTTCGACATCCTTTGTGGATAAAGCATTGCTGCTTGCTCTCCAACAAACCAGTCGACGCCTGCAGGCGATTTCAGCTGGATAGGAAGCGTCTGTTTCTTGCTTTTGTTAATAATCAACACGTATTCAACACTGTCGCGGGTCTTTTTGATCCGTCTAAGCTCGCGTTGGGTTAACGGTCTTTTTTGTGGTGTATTCATTCTTTTTTTATCCGTCACTAGCCTCTTGGGCTAGTTTTGATTGCTCCAAAACTTTCACGAGTATCAAGATCTTCTAGAGAGGTAACGCGCCCCAAGACGGTCGGCGTTATCCTGCCAGGCAATGGTATCCAGCCCTCTATTGTAATATTGATGTCATATCGCACTTTAGCCAATTGATTAGCGTCAATATCGATATCACTACTATCAGTAGCTCCTTCAAAAGAAGCGTGAATGTCTCCACACATATATTCGTCTTCAACAACCCACCTGGCTAGAGGATTAAACCTCGGGATGATCTGCCAAGCGATATATTCAACGTCTCTTTTTCTTTCTCCCCAGATCGACAAAGCATAATCTATCAGAAGTGGATACTCTCTTGGACTTTGGATCATCCTGGTTCCATCTTTATCCGCAAATCGGCGATAGAAATAATGACCAGCTTCAGCTGGTGTACTTCTTTCCGGATTAAACCTCCATCCCGTTCGGTTGATGGATATTACAGGCAATTTTATTCTGCCCGACTGGAGGTCTTGTTCCCACACCAAAATGGACTTGTCACCCCCTGCTATCCTAACAGGCACTTTCGTACTTCTCGCACCATCCTTTGAAGGCACCACGATGTCAGAGAAGTACTTCTTAACACCCATATCCATCGTATCGGCTAAAGCAACGAAGTCTCTAACATCTTCAGTAGCGATATTAGTTTCTTGATCGAAAGATTCTGTATTGACACGATCCAAGTTAGGTTGGCCTACTTGGTCAACAGGAACAACAGGGTTGAGTTCGTTCTGAACTCCAGCGTCGTTGTTTTTAGGACTAAAATCGAAATTATGAATCGGCATCTAGGTTACGTTTGATGCCTAGATCCTTAAAAACTCCGCTGCCATATAATTCATCATATCTTAACAAACGGTCGTCTTCATCGGAAAGTTCAAGTGTGATTTTCTTGTCGTCTGACTTCATCGTATTCAAGATTTCAGCGGGGTTAGAAGTCACTCCGTCTAGTCCCGACTTAGTAAGCTTCACGTTTGCCGCTCTGGCCACTCTGGAAGCTTCATTAGACAATAAAATGCTTGTGATCTCTTTTTTTTTCTCTTCTAGAGCTTCTGCCCCAGCTTCTTCCATCACAGAATCTAAAAAATCCAAAAGGTCTTTTTCAATCATCTTGGGCCTGAATGTGGTAAGTGAGTGACTCTAGTAGCTTCGTCGCCGGTCATCAATTCGCAAGTTGCGGTATAATAGAGCCAACGATACTGAAACATCCCAGAATCATAAGCATTTAGAACTCTAAATCTGGCTGGACCTTGTAGTTTCGGAGCATTATAAGGAACTTCGACGACATCATGGATGGATATTAGTTGGTCGAAACCGACGGCTTTACCCAAAATTGCTCTTGCGAAGACGACAGTGATCTGCAATGGAGAGTCAACACCCCATCGTGTCAGTTCAACATTAAGAGCATCGACCTTAAACCAAGCTTTCATGGTCATAGCTGGCCTATAGATCGGGTCCGCGTCCTCGTCCCATGGATTTTCTAGGTCGTCACGATCAATATATGGTTCTTTAATAAACAGTTTCACAAAAGCACCGGATATGTTAATCGTTTCCTCGGCTATTCTTTCCGCGAACGCTAAGTCTGGCTTAGCATGGTTATAGACAGCTAGAGGAGTATGAAGTTTATCAATATCAGATCTAAAATCGGGAATCTGATCGATAGTTTCAAATCGCTCGTCGTCTTCGTTAAATGTTCTATGAAAGTCGTAGAAAGGAATGATTAACTCTCTAGAGGGCTCCTAATATCGCAACCAGCGTCTGCCGGTGAAGCCTCTTTTTTATCTTTGAAGGCTTTATTAACAATCTCTAGTGCTTCATCCTCATACTTCGGATTTGTGTTTAATGCCTTCAAACCTTGCAATACTTTATTAAGGTTGTCTGTATCCATTCCAGTACCAGGATAGACCAGCCCGTCTAAAGTGTCGTCAGGCCCGTAATTATTAAACTTGGCTGACCAATCGAAAACCGAGGGCGCAATTTCCCTAAGTGACTTATACACATTAGATTTCGACCATCTAGACTTAGAAGCCCCTCCTTCATGCTCCAACGTCGTTTTTACCATCTTCTGGATTTCTAAGAAAATCAACGATTCTAAACACTTTTCGTCTTGCTGAACCTCTTCTTCCGAGATTTCCCCTGTCTTCATCTTCCAAATCGCCAAGGCGACATGGTTCTTAATGTCGAAGCTTCTCTGGGCGATCAATTCTTCTGGTTTGTCGTATTTCTTGTAGCGATTTAGACGTTGTTTTTCTCTGTTAATCCGCTTCTTATAAGCCGGATCTCTTAACTTGAACATGCTTTTATCAAGAATAACGACAACTTCGGTCAAAAACTCCTCAAGAAGAGCGACCATTTTTTGGTTCCCAGTAGATTTAGCAATCTTGATCAACGCTTTGAGTTCTTCAACAGTAATCTCTAAATAACGGATGGGTAGCCATTCTCCGGCGTAAGTGTCATCGCCAATAAGTGTTTTCAACTTAACATCAGCAACTTCCTTTTGGAGTTTTTCTTCTTTTGATTTCTCAGCCTCAAGACGATTCTGGTATTTGGCGGTTATAAAATCTGGTACCATCCATCTGTAGCCCATAGAAAGCTTGAGCGCGAAATGCGGAGTAGCATCAGGAGAGTCTAAATCTCTCCAAATTTCCTCAATCGAGTTAGCCCTATTTAATAAACTTTCTCTCTTATAGAGCTTGGTGCTAAGTCTCTTCTTGTCGTTTATATGGTCTCCCCAGTCCTTTGGCATGCTAAAGATATGTGAATTGCGCATGGTTTCGAGGCCGTCCATGATTTTGATATAATTTGTGATATATTTTGGCATACTCTCATGGTCAGTATAACCATTGTCTTTAAAGACCTTCAACACTCTTTCTAGCTCATTAATGATTTGGCCTTTTTGTTCGAAGTCTCCTTCTTGTTTTTTAATATTCTTCAAGCCTTCTGCGATCTTAGCCACAAAGCTTACGTCTTTTACCCATTTAGGAAGGCTCTGAAGAGTGTCCTTTGGGATTCTGTCATATTCACCAATTGCCATAGCCAAAAAGGGCTCGGGCATGTTAATTCTTTCTAAGTGCTGCACAATCCTAAAAACAGCGGCCCCTTCACGAACAGCAGAAAATGGTGGTTGGGAGGGGCTCAAAAGCTCACCCTCTAGCTCTTGTACTTCTTTTTCATCATCGCCAGAGGTCAGATTTTGTAAATAACCTGGTTCTACTACATAATCCCAAATCTTGGCATGTAAGTCTTTGCTACCTGTTTTTCCGAATCGTCCTTGATCGTCTGGGTCGGGCTCGTTTTCTTCTAAAGCCCAAGCATTAGGATCGATCCTCATGCCACTGCGAATGATCTTTTCTTTAATCTTCCGCATTATTACTTCATAAACGCCAAAAGTCGAATCATTTTTATAAGCCGGGTCTGCGCCTATGGCGTCATAAACTTTATCGACATCAAGATCCAAGTTGTACGGATCAATAGTCGGCCATTCTGCTACCTTACTCAGCATCCCAGATCTGTACTTCTCTCCGGGCCAATCTAGCCTTGGAGTCCGAGTTTCAATCTTAATAACTGCCGTAGAAGAAGCAACATTAGCTGAGCCTTTAGCGAGTGGGCCTTTTGTTAGATGGTCTACTTTAGCTGGCACTGGATATTTTATCTCTTTAGCTGCTCCGCTCGATCCCCTGGTTTCCCCTTTTTCTGTTTTTAGGGTCCCAATTTTATCATATGATATCTCGCCACCATCAGTGACAAATTTTGGTTCTTCACGTTCAAAGCCATCATAGGCTTCAACGTTTTCAGGGCTGATCATCATAAGGTCTTCGAGGTCGTTTAACGCCTCCCAGACAGCCCTGAATATCTTATCAAAAGGCGTTAAGTTCTGTTGTTTCTTGTTAGAATCATGGCCAGGGTGAGCAGAATAACCTGACTCGTTAGCCCAATACCAGGCGTCAACATAACCGTTATCACATTCCGCGCATTTTTCGACGCCATCATAACCAACTCCTTGCTGGTCTGGGTCTCCGTGACAATGAGGACAGACTCCTAAAGCACGACCTTTAGCTGATTTACTAAGATCTGGGGACACGCCAGTCATGTTAGCATCTTCCATGCCAGAAATCACTACCCAAAACCAATTAGGCTTTTGAGCGTTTTTATCTCCACGCAGATGTTTTTGATATTCAGCTTTTGCCTGCTCGGCCAAGTCTTTTGGAGTTGGCCTAACGTCCCCTTTTTCTCTTGGAAGGTCTAGAATGTTGCGTGGTTCTACGCCCTGTGTACCGGAGTCTACTTCCAAGCTTCTCACTTGAGCTTTACGGCGCGACAGGGATCGCTTCCTATCCATGTCGATTTGTGCTTTTGAGAGCTTGTCTACAATTTCTCTGTGAACATTGAGATAATCATTGTTAGATTGGGAGGCAACAATGCCCAATTTTAAGAATAAGCTTTGAAAGTAAACCACTGATTCTTTCTGCTTAGATGCATTTTCGAACCATTCGATGAATTCTTTAGGACTAACAGAGTAATCTAGCCCGTCTCTAGCGGCGACTGGCATCAGAGCGCGCACAGCAACCATCACTACGCTGTTCTTGTCGAACAGGAGGCTAATGTCCTGAAGCTTTCCTCCTACGACGTATTCCTCACCTTCGCCGACCTCATTATCGTAGTATTCATCAAGATTAGCGAAAATTTCTGCCACTAAGTTGACTGTTTCGTTAACAGTCTGGTCGATGTGTTCTTTTCTAAGAACGTTTACCACATATGCGTTGAGTTTTTTCCATTGAGCTTCGTCCCAATCATTTACCGCTTCACCAATTTCAGATGGATCTCCAATGCCTTCTACTCTAGAGACTTCTTGGAAAATAGCTCGTGCTGCAACATAAGCTGGATCATAATTGTCCGCTACAAATGGGTGCCATTCTTTTCGGTACTTGCCATATTCTGGGTCATTTGCATTGCGTTGTTCCCCAGTGCATATCGCGTGGATTTTTTGCATGTTGGAACTACTAAGCTGAACTATTGACTCTAGTTCAGCGTCTGTGATAGCGGCATTGTTCCATCTCGCTTTAGCTACAACAGAGAACTTTTCGAAATTAGCTTTATTCGTCTCGGTAGCGTTTTTCTTCTCTTCTCGTTCTACTTCAGATCTTATATCAACAAGTTCGCTACTCCATTTCGCCATGATCGCGCGAGGAATCTTGACGCCGAGCTGGTCAACGTGTGCTCTGATCGGCTGGTTTTTTCTTTCTCCTCCGAAGATGGAGTCCATTTGTCTTTCTGTTTTTGATGATTTCTGAGCATCCAACAGCATAGGGCGATCACTCTTTGGGTCGGCGATCCTGTATGCACTTTTAACGTCCACATCTTCGTATGGGGAGTAAATGTTGATGATTGCTAGAAGACGATCATTTTTGTCTTCTAGCAATAGCTTTCCTAGGTGTTTGCCTAGATGCTCAGAAAATTCCATTTAGAAAATGCCTTTTAGAGGAAATGCGCTGCAAATTTCCCCAACTGACCTCGGTTTGTCTAGTCTAGCGTTGTTGCAACTCAAGTTATCTACTCCAATCTCGCTTCCGATATCTCTGAGTTTCTGATACCAGTCTTCTCTTTTGCAACTAGACTGACCACAAATGTCTGGGGATGGAGGGGGCCCATCTGGTAGAACAAAGAATTTCCGCCTCGGGTTGCTCATATAAATTACAGTCGAGCCAGTTACGGCTTCAAGAGCGTCAGCTAAGTCTACTACAGTAGCGTTGCAGTCCCGATTCTCTGCTAAAGAGTTGCTTGTGAACGCGCTGACTGGTTCGCATCCTGGCACTAGGATTTTGTTCCCGGCTAGGACTTCGATCTTGTTTTTAATGCTAATGGTCACTAATAGTCCTAAATATTTTTCTTAAGTCGATTTTGAGATTTTTCAAAGCCGCAACGCCCTTATAGACGGTCCGAGATTCCATACTTAACAATTCGCTAATTTCTTCTGGAACTTCGATAGCCATCTTGTTATTGTCGAAAATCGACACCGACATTTTTATAGATTTTTCAAACACAGTGTTCTTAGGGTGAATATTTAAAATCGCCGCCCCACCTTCTTGAAAATCGCCCATATAACTTGGCGCAGTGTTGGCTTTATAATTGGTTTCTACGTGCCGTTTGAGACGATTCAGAAGAACGTTAAGGCGTTTGGCGATCTTAACGTTATATTCGGACGCCATTTTCTCTATTTCTCCGGTCATCCGAGGAGCCGGGTTCTTATCTAGAGGGCTAGATTTCTCTATTAGAAAAGCGTCGCGAAACAGATCGAAATCGGAAACATTAAAATCATCAACAGGCATATTTTTCCACCTATTGTATATTTACCAAAGGATAATTGGCAAAGGTTCCCCAAGATTTAAGGCTTCTTGGACAATTTCTTTTTTCTCATCGCGGCCTTCAGTGACCAAATCACCGCCGTCAAGCTGGATAGAACCACCGTCAGGGCCTGGAATGCCGTTTAGTTTCCTTCTGGCGTGCCCAAGAGCGATTTTCATTTCTGCCAAGAATGCTCGATATGTGAGGTCTTGGGCCTGTGGTGATCTAAATGTCGTGACCGATGGCAGGTATTCTACAATCACCGGAAAGCTACCTTTAGGTACAGGAAACAACTTAATCGTCCCGCCGTAGTTCTGGCCGACACCATTGTCACTATCAGCTTCTCCGTGGCCCACCTTGAATTCCCATTGGCCCTCATTACCAAGGATTCTCTGGCTAAATTTTCTATAAGACTGGAGCATATGGTAATCCAGAAGCATGTTCTGAACCCCACTGATGTTTCCAATGTTAAAAAGGAAAGACTCGGCTCCAAAAATGTCATCGAGTCTTGTGGTGCTTGGGTCCCACGAGACTTTTCTGATCCAATAGGCGTCAGCTGGGATCGGATACTCAGACTGAAGCGGCTGAGTCATGAAAAAAGCGTATCTCTCCTCTAACGGGAAGTAATGAGCAATGAAGTTGCCAGTCGTCTTTAAGACTTGCTCCATTTGTTGTTCCATCAATTCAACTAGAACCACCGGGTGCCCTAGCTGACTAAGAGCATGAAACTTTAATGGATTAGAATTAATTTTAAGAACAATTGGTAGTTGTTCGTTAGAAAGTATAGCCATAAACAATATTTGATTAAATATATCGTATACCAAGCTGGTATTTAATCATTAGGACTAAAACATGTATAAAAGAGAGGCCGTAAAATGCGGCGTTTGCAACACAATCAAAACATTAGCATGCAGAAGCATCAAAAAAGCGATCAAAAAACACGGCGTGTATATGTGTCAATCATGTGTTATGAAACAACCAAAGTTTTCAAAAGCAAATAGCGATCGAGTTAAAAAACGATTTGAAACACAAGAGTCTAGAGAAGAACTTAGTAAAAAAATCAAAGAATATTATGAAGACCCAGCCGCCAGAAAAAAGGCGTCAGCAAATAGCAAGAAATTGTGGCAGAATAGTGATTATAGAGCAACTCAAATAGCTTCAACGCAACAAAGTTGGCAAGATGAAGCTTATAAGAACAAAGTAACTGAAGGCGTAAAAAAAAGCTGGACTGACGAAAGGAAAAGAAAACAGTCAGACATCACAAAAAAATTGTGGGAAGACGTCGATTACCAATTGAAACGAGACGCTGGGATGCGCAAAAGCTATACTCCTTATCGTCGAAAACAATTATCATTACAATCAAAGAAATTGTGGCAAAATCCGAAATACCGATCTAAATTAGCCTCGTCTATGGTTGGCGTAACCACTAGCGTGTTAGACAATACGATAATAAGTTTGGCGAAAAGGCTAGGCTACGAGGCAGAACCAATTGCTATTGGGCCGTGGACATTTGATGCATTGATCGAGCATAATAATAAGAAATTGCTAGTAGAGTGTCAAGGTGATTATTATCACAACAAACCAGAAAGAATGATTAGAGACAAACAAAAGCGCACATATTATGACAATCACTTGTCGGACCAATATGATTTACTAATAATATGGGAACATGAATTCTATTGCATAGGGAGAATATCCGATTTATTAAAAAACCAATTCTATGAAAAAGTCAAACCAGTCTGTTTCAATCTAAGAGATCTGGTTATTGAAATTGTTGATCATAACATAGCGAAAAAATTCTATAACCAGTTTCATTACTTAAAAAAATATCGAAGCGGCCCATTAAATATTGCGGCTAAATTGGATGGCGCAATAGTCGCTGTAATATCCTTCAGCAGCCCGACAAGAAAAGAAAGCCAAACTAGGCTTGGATTAGAAAACGGCGAATTGTTAGAGTTAGTCAGAATGTGTGTCAACCCGCAATTTCAAAACAAAAACCTGTTAAGTTTTTTGTTGTCTAAAACCGTTAAGACGATAAGATCTAACACTAAGGTCAAAGCCATAATAACGTTCGCAGACACAACGCTAGGACATACCGGAGCCGCTTATAAAGCCTCCAATTTCAAATTCGACGGCGAGGCCAAACCAACATATTGGTACATCGACCAAAACGGATATTATAGACACAAAAAAACTGTTTGGGATCAAGCGAACAGGCTTGGGAAAAAAGAGATAGAATATGCCAATTATTGTAAATTGACTAAAGTTAAAGGCAAAAAACTTTTAAGATTTATCTACAGACTATAGATTATTATCTTGGGAAACTCCTTGCGCCTTGTTTCTTCGTGCCGTACTTCACGCCATTATATTCAATAGCAATAACGTCTTGTTCGGAGAATTCGGTTGTACCAGCGGCAAGATCCATTCTCAGTTCTTTCACTTCCGCGTCTACAACCGAAGTTGTGTCTTGTCCAGAAGCGAGGGAACCGCCTTTGTTAACTTGGACCACCGAGGTCTTCTCGTCTGGGTCTGTTCCACTATGAATGACGCTGATGTCCGTAGTCGGAGCTTCGTTCGTTCTGAGATCAGCGTTCCTATATTTTGTTACGAATCCTACAATTGTAAGCCTAGCTTCATAATCGCCAATTTGAGGCGTGAATGCTAATGGGGTCGCAATATTGAAACCAGCAGTGATCAAATCGACCTCCGCTCTTAGAGCTTTTTTCTCAATATTGCGGATGATTTCAATCCGCTTGCCAGAGGTTCTGCTTGGAACAATTCTAATATGAGCCACGAACGGCACATGAATGGCATCTCTGGCGGCTGATGGCGAAGACGACGAGGCCGCCGCGTGATTCATTGACAGTTTTGGCATGGTTTACTCCAATAATATATTTGATATAGATTGGCAGGCCGTCCAAAACGAACGGCCTGCCGGGGAGGAGGTGGAGATGTGTGTTTTTTAGACTTAAACGCCGGTTGTGCCGTCAGGCAACAGAGGCGTCAGAACGTCACGAGTGTCCTGGTGAAGGTCATCGTTAAGCGCACCATCTGCCTTGTTGAGGAAGCGGTCTTGTCCAATAACGACTGGGAAGTCGAGAGAACCAATACCGGCAACTGCCTCTGGCAAGGATACGACTGGCTTGAGCCCACGAACGATTGGAAGTCCTGTTCCACGTCCCTCTTGGAGGGCTGTGGTTACGACATCCGAATTGGCATCGACTGCTCTATAAGTAAGGTCTAGCGTCTCACGAGCTGGAATGCTCATTACTTGACCGCGTAGACGATTCACTAGTCCGTGAACGTTAGCGTGGCGCAAGTTTTGACGGTAGGAACGCACGCGTCTCTTGACTAAAATGTCAACGTTTGCTGGTTGTGGCATGTTTATCTCCTAGGTGGTTTCGCACCACTATTTAAAGTATTTTTGCGAGAAATCGCAGTTTTGTTGAAATTCCTAGGTTCAGCAAGTACACCCTTGTGGACCACGATAGGCATTCCGTTCGAAACATTAACAGGGGTCAATGCACTTCTTCCTACATTTACTGCATGGGGGCTCAGTCCGAAACCGGCACCAAATAAAGCAGTAGTTGTAGGAATGACGTTCAAAGCAACCCTTTCAATCTTCCAATTCTAGTTTTGCTCCGATGTTTAACAATTAGATTACTTCCCTTCCGTGACTTTAATTTCTTCTTAGCGGACAATCTGGTAGAATTGGGTGTCAGAAGCTTCTTCATCTTCTGACGATCATCCAATTCTCGCATAAAGCGATGATAGTCCAGTTTAACATGTTTTCTAAACCATCTACTAAAGGGCTCAGTCGTCAATTATCAACGCCTCCTATATGCAGCTTCCGCTAAAATTGTGAATTTCTTCACGTAAGAATCCATTTTATCATTGTAGAAAACATCATTTAACTCATGTAGGAGATATTCAGTATGATGTTCGTCAAGAGCTAATGCGATTAAATCCATAGACTTAATCCTCGCCCCATATACATGATTTACAGTATGCGTTCCTTCACCGTGGCCAAACGGGTCTTCAGCGAAAACCGTCTCATCAAAGCCAAGATGTAAAATATTGAAAATATTAAGATTAGTCTCAGATTTTACGATCCGAGAGGCAGCGTCTTTAATTGATTCATTCTTTAACAATCTGCCGCCAGGAAACCAATATTGATCTTTAGCTGGTTCCTTGTCTCTTTTAATCAGTAATACTTTGTCTTCGACCATAATGACGACATCGACGCAAACAATCGGCATTAACCGATGGATGGTTTCATACGTTTCGTCCTTTATGGGCGTGTGACCTTTCACCCGAGCAGAAGTCTACTATTCACACCGCGAACAGCTTGTTCGCAGATCCCGCGCTCTCTACTCTTAAAAACCGTGACCCAGGCTCCTCCTTCGAGGATTTTTATTTGATACTCATTCACAGCAACCGAAGTGTTGCTAATTTTCTCTTCGGTAATTCTAACATTACCGCCTGCTTTTTTAATTCTATCTAGTGTCAGTGGACTCATTGGATTCTCTCCTTAGTTTTGAGTTGTTTCGATGTCTAAATCTGAAAAATCGAAACAATCGTTTTCATCGATATGAACATATTTGATATCTACCAAAAACTGCACTCCATTAACCGATTTTTTAGTATCGATCATGGCGATCATTTTAGCTAGATAGCCTAGAGGATTCTTGCTGAGCATGGCATTTAACAACCTGCCAGGCTTATTATCCATCGTCTCGATTCTAAACATTATCTCATTTGTATCAGATATAAATGCATCGACAACGGTGTGGCTAATAAAGCTAGCTGGAATTTTCTTTAGACTTTTAAAACCAACAGTCCCGTAAACTTCACCTTCTACAACTTTCTCAATAAACGCATCAGAATTGAATAGCTTGCGTATGTTGGATCCTTTATAGATTGAAGCGGTCCACGGAGATGGAAAATCTAACGGAATATTAGTATGGATATCAAAAGTGCCCACTAAGACCTCTAAAAGTTATGTACTAATAGACTGGTGGATCCATTTTCTCAAGGTTGAACTGCCATCGGCCACCGCTAAACTTCTTGATGCAATCGGCGTCACCAATCACTTCTTCTTTTAGCAATCCTTCTTTACTCCAACACTTTGGATAACCTTCTACGTTCCATCTATACGTTTTCCCGCCGTTCAAGACTGATGGAGCTTGGCTCAATTCAGCTTTAGCGTCAACATTTTTCAGGAACGGTCCCTCACAAATCAAGCGAAATTTAGGCTTTATTTTGTATGCATAAGCAGCGTCAAGATCATGTTTCCCAGCGATCCTAGTACAAGCTTCAGCATCGGCCACAGCGCGGTGCCATCCAGCCAAATTGATCCCATAATCAACGCACAAGTGACCCAGTCTGCGAGAAAAGACTTTTCTAGGGAGAACTGCCTCGTGGTCTACGTCACGTTGCGTGCATAGCCATTTCATCTTCAAAAAATCGGGCCAGGCTTTCACAACTTTAGGGTGATCATGAGGGGCGTTATGTGCCACCATATAGTCAGCCAAGTCTGCTCTAATCACTTCATAAGGATTTAAACATTCTTGATAAGTCGGCATATAAAGCGAGACTTCTCGTGGGATTTTATGCACATCAAATGCGCCTGGTGCTGATTCCCTCTCTGTTTTATAAATCATACCAAAAGTGGCTAAGACTAGCTCTCTTTCAGTATCGTAAAGAGTGAATCCGGCTTCAACGATTTCAGATTCGCCCTCTTCCCCTTCCCCTTCTTCAGTAATGCCAGTTGTTTCGGTGTCTACGCCTAGAATGATCATTGAATATTAAATACTATCAGGACATCATGTCTTCAGGCAACTTTTTAACCCAATGTTCAGGCATCCATATGCTCCCATCCCAGAATTCTAAACGGTAATAGAGATGATCGCGACCAACGACATTAGCTGGTTGCAAGTGCCTATCATGTTCTTTATTGTCAATATACACAACAACGCCGTCTGACAACTCAGGAATGATGTCAGACGACGCTTCAAAAAAGTCTAGGTTGCCGAATTCTACATCGGCCCAGAGCGTCTGATCACAACGCTCACAAGAGACTGGAAACTTAGCGAACCCGTCCCAAAGCCTTCTGGTCTCTTCTGTTATTTCTACATTCAGTTTTAAGTCTGCTTGACACTTTGGACATGTCATAATCAACCCTCGATCCATATCTTTGGAGCATTTTATAATCCCATTTTACGTATTGGCCAACCATGTTGTCAATGTCAATCCATGGGCCAGCAACCCACATTTTGCTGTTGTCCACCGTAGAAGATTCTTCCGTTTCTTCCCTAGCAGCAGTAACATCAACTTGGCCGTGATAGCGCCCACCAATCCTATATGGCTTTTCTGTTGGATCTGGGAGCATATGGAAAACAATCTGCGCGATCCTCTGGCCTTCATACAATCTAAACGGCAGGTGACCAGTGTTGTACAATTCCATAGTCACATTCCCACAGAAATCAGGATCAATCCAGCCTGCTAACATATGGTCGATCCCACACCGGCCAATAGTCGATTTTAACAATAATTGGCCGGATAAATCACATGGAAATTTGAAATATTGTTGGCTGGTAAGAAGTATGAACTTACCTGGTTCCAGCATAAATCCGTCTTCGCCTAGTTCTACTGCATCTTCTTCAAAAAGAGCGTTCTTACCTAGCGTTAGGTCATACGAACTTGGGTTCAACAGATCCCGATTGAACGGGCTTATCATCCTTGGCCCGATCCTCAAGATTTCTTGGTAGTTTAAATGCATCTCGTCCCTTTTCCGAAACTTCTTTGTTAATCTCGCGAACTAGAGACTCCGCTTGCTTAAGCGAAACATCGAATCTGCGGACGTTCTTGCTACCCTGCAAAGCCAACATCGTTTCGAGATTAACATTTCCACTCACCTTGATCGGGAATGGAACGTTATCGCTGACGATTTCTGCCAGCCTAGTTTGTTTCTCCAAGTCGATTTGTGGAGACGCAAGATTGCTATCAATTCTCAAGTGAGAAGGAGGAAAAACTTTCATGTTCTTCAAGATGCCTTCAAGCTCTTCTTCCGTAGTAGTAGCGCCGTTGACGCACCACCTCACTTCGAGGAGCGCGTTGTTCATCTTGATAAACTCATAAATAGTCTTCATCTCGTTACGAGTTTCGATCTGTGTTCTTCCAGGAGACAGCAAAATCTCAAAACCATCAGCCGCTGCAAAATCAACATTGCTGCGATAGATCTTGTCCATGGCGAAATTTGCGCCTTTTGGGAAGTCAATCGCAGCGATGATCTTAAACTGGCCTGACCTAATCATTCTCCTAGTAAGCAACTGAGGAATGAACTCTGGTAAGGCTACAATGACTGGAATGCGATGCTTAATCGCAAAGTCGCAGACAAAATCCGCACTAGTGCGCTCGTTAAATAAGTTAAGCTCTAACTTGCTCGTTAATTGTGGCTTCATGCTGTTCCTTTACATCTGGATCTGAGTGATAGTTAGCGAAGATCCAACGAAAATTATTTACTTTCTCGTCTCCAGAATCAACTCGGGCCAAATAAGCGTACAACTCTTCCCAAGTTTGGAAAGCGTTTTTCGCAAAGTCCGCAGGGTCAATAGTGTATTGGACAGGAAGCCAAGTAGAGGCTAATCCGTCGGGAAGATGGAACAAGATTGGCTTCAACGCATCAACAGCAATCTTAATCTCTTCAAAGGTTCCAGTGGTGAACTTCTTTGGATGATGAACAATGACAAAATCTGCGGCGTTCACTTGGCGTTTGCAGAAATCCCGAATTTCACGCATCCCATTCCAAACATCGTGAGACAAATAGCCTTCAGTCACGAGAGCCTTCATGTCGTCCATATAGATCTTGGGATCAAGTTTTGCTCTCTTTGAGAGCCACGATGGCTTAACTAATGGGTTGTAGGCTTTGATGCCAAGGGGATCAAGCAAATCCTTGGTGATAACGCTACGCCAGCCGTTGGGGTTTTCAGCATGATCCACAGGACCAGCGAGGTAAGCTGAAGTGCCTCGCAATTTGTTTAAAGACTCGGACATGATATCCTCCAAGCCTTTAGATACTAGGTTTAGAAACCGTCGATGATCGATTCGCTAATGGTTTGGATCAATTTTTCCTTAGAATTTTTGAAAACCTTTGGCGTCACAGTTTTTGGCTTAACTTCAGCTTTACCTGTTTGTTTGGCACCTTCATTATCGTCGAGAGACGACCTTTTCTTACGCTTTTTAGACGGATCGGCTGGACCGTCCTTGTCTTCTAGAGCGTCGTCAACATCGAACTCAGGATCGTCCATTTCATCCGCAACAGACTTAATCTTTGGACGCTTCTGCTTCTCGTTGAGAAGGTCTGGATCCTCAGTGACCATCTTGGCGATATAATCGACAAATTTGTTATTCATAGTGTTGTCTCCGCCTATTTTTGGCTTTTTTCGTCTGCCATTTTGATGATTTCTTCTACTGCAGTTTTGTGATCTAGCGTTTTGAAATATTCCATGAATGGCCATGGATTATATGACGAACAAAACACGAATTTTTGTCTCTCTTGGGCGGTCATAGCTTTAGCGCCAGCAAGATAGAACTCAGCTTCTTTTTTGAACCTGGTTTCTCTAATCTTCGGATCCACATCCTGATTTCTTCCATAGAAGTGGAGTTTATCACTCCCAGGCGGCTTACACATATCGCACCCGAAAATGAAGATCTTATCATAGTTCATCCAAAACGCAGTTTGCATGTTGGCGAATGTGGTAGACCTTCCGATGAAGTATCCTTTAAGGAGATCTTTAGAGAACCCCTTACCTGATTTGTTGCGTACAAGAACTTGATTTTGGTGCCGCGCTCGTACCGACCAAGCATTAATTACCGTGCCGGTATACTGCTTAAAAATCTCCTGATTTCTAGCGAACTGGGACTGGTCGCAGAAGGCCCAATACTTAGTTGGGTGCAATCTGGGGTCTGGTTTGTTGATCGACATAAAATCGACCAAAGCATGTTGATGAAGCTTTGGCAGATCTACCTCTAGAATAGAAGGTCCGCAAGCAACCATCACTAAAAATCTTCCTACGCCACACCCTTTTAGGCTCTGGACCTTTTCCTTATACCTGCTAAGTTCGACTTCCTTGCTCTTCCTAACAGGCGAGGCTTTAACCCCGCGCCTGTTTTTGAGAGTGCGTTGTTGCGATTCGTTAAGTTTAACCCGGGGTTTGTTCGGTCGGATGATGCGAACTGGCTGCACCCTTTGGTTCTTCGGTATGTTACGGTTTATAGGCTGCACGTTGGGGGTGCGGGGAGTAGGAACCTGCGGCGTCATCTTTTCGGGAGTTTTCCTAATTGATTGCCTATTTGTCTTCACGCGAACAACGTTCGGTTTGACAATTACAGGTTGAACTCCACGAGTCCCAACAAACCGTCCCGCTCTGGCTAGGCCCGGTTTTGCGGATAATCTATACTTCGATGCCATTCGAAGTATCTTTGGCCCGCCGTATTTAACCCGGTTGTGCAGCGTATCTTGTCGCCCCACATCCGCCGTGTTCTAATTTAAACCGAGGCGGAGGGTTTCTTGACTGATTTTTTGAGTTTTGGCTTCGACAAAGCCGCCGTGTCGTCCAACAACTGGGGAAGCAAGGTTGACAGAATGCGACTCGACTCCGGGTGCTTATACGTTCCGCCGCCCACATCTGAGACACAGACCAAACTGTCCAAAACTCCGGGCTTGCACAAGTACTTGGTCATCAACAATTTCTTGCGTCGGTTTTTCTTGTTCATTAAAGAATATAAATGTCTAAAAATTGTTGTCGTCAAGAAGTTGAACACTGGCGCTCTACCTGGTTCGAAAACAAGTCGCTTGTCCTTAATTTTTTCGACCGTAAGGACGTATGTTTCGTGCGACAGTTCCAACCGCTCTTCTTCGTCCCGTGGGTTGAAATGGACCGCAACGCCTTGGCAGATCTTGTACACATCACTTTGGAGTCGTTCCCAAGCTAATGGACAGTCGGTTTCGAGCCATGTCGCCCAGGTCTTCTCTAATTCGTTAGAATCCACATAATGTTTTTTTGGTTTTTTCATGGTTTTAGGTTTATTAGAAATTGACATACTTAATCCCTTATCAAATATAAAATACGTTTACACGTACAATAATCAAAAAGCAAAAACACTAGCTTAACAGCATCTCAAGTTCACAGCAACAAAATAAGAAAGCAGCTAAACAATGAGCCAAATTGCAAGAATGTTTCTCCGTGGTAGCCTCGTCAAAGTCACCGCCAAAAACCTCACGGAGAAACAGAAAAAAGAAGTGACTGAATTGATGATCGAGGTTTGGAACGACTCCCGATTAGACAACGCAAAACATGAGTTCTGCCAAGCACTCGGACGAACAATTGGCGGCGAATATTCCAACAAAGAGTTCGCCATGCAAGAAGTCTGGCTGACCCTGTGGCGAACAGCCACCGACGTCCTGTTCCATAACCCAAAACAACAAGTTATCAACAACCACATCATCCGCAAGAAACACTTCCAAACGTGTATCTTCAATTATCTTCGCCAGATCCTGACCGAAAACAAGATCCCAAAGACTAACGTAGAGCGTGAAATTGCTGGCCCAGCCAGCTACGTCGCCCAAGAAATGATTTCCTTCTTTCTTGCTAACAGCAACAGCAAGCTAGATTACGAATTTGCAGAAGACACCCAAGCCTTCTCAATCGAAACGGGTCTCATCCCCCTAGACGTTATTAAGAAGATTTGGAAGCTACAGAAGGAGTCCGCTCAGTTCGTCACTATCACCTTAGAAGACGAGAAAATTTCCATCATAACCCATGAAGACGAGAAGTATCTTACAAAGACGGTAAAGGAAAAGGTTCGCATCAAGCAAAGTTCCTTCACGGGAACAGACGAGGAAGACAATAACGGCTTCCAGCAATATTGCGAATATCAATCCGTCAAGAAAAGAGAACGCGAAGTGGATCAAATGGTCATCGAAGACACAGTCACCGTCCTAAGAGACAGACTCCCCATCGACACCCAGAAGGTGTTCGATATCCTCATTCACCAGCCAAAAGCCTTCCTAGAGGCTTACTACCCCCGTCGTCGCAAAGAAGTGCGGCCCAAGGAGATTCACATCGCCGAATGGCTTGGTCTTTCCAAGGAAGATGTGGTCGACCACATCAAAGTCATTCAAGACCAAGCCGTCGCTCTCGACATTGGCTAAGCCGGAAGACTTCCGCTCAGACGATTTAAACTGGTTCTCATCGAGTATTCGTTTTGAGAACCACGGGGGATTTTGGAGCAGGCTGAATCACAAAAGCAGCTTAACAAGCCTTTCATTGCTACGCCAATATCATACAACTTATTTTAAATGTGAATTGCGTGATGACGGAAGGATAGACACTTGGCACGCAAGTTCAGCGATTTATTAATGGAAGGTCCCGTATGCAGATGTGGGCACCAATCATTCGCTCATCTGTTAAGCCAATGTGACTATTGCGAATGCGCTTACCACGGAGTCTGGCATAGCAAATCGATCATGCTAATCCGAAAATGGGAAGAAGATCAACGCGCGTAATGTTGCCCAGTATTCGATGGGCCAACCCTAGGATTAGGACCGCCAGACACCGGAAGTTCCGCCGCACCAAGCGGGATCTGGTAATCTGGCGGTAGCGCTGTATACCCAGTCTTAGAACTGTCCAAAACATCGAGCACAAAGTCAATCACTTCGTGCGGAGTAGTTTGGAATTCTACAGGTAATTCGCTTCTAGCCTCGCCCATCGCGCATCTCTGAACGTCCGCAGCGTTAGTGTGTGTCGTATATCCCAGGGAGAGTCTGTTGGTCCCTAGTACGAATAAATTCCAGCCAATTTTTACAACGCCAGTATTAACGTCTGCGTCCTCAGAGAACGGGACGATTTCTGTCTTATTGAAAAGGTCTTTCACCTTTACTGCCAGGTCCCAACAAGTGGGTGGATACAACGGGCGGTTGAAGTTATCATAGCCCTTAGTTGTAAAAAATGCGATCATTTGTCTACGAACCAGTTCTCTTTGTAACTGGCTCCTGATCTTATTAGCTAGTGATACGTCCATGACTTATATTTACTGGAACAGATGTTCAACAAACTATGTATTCTTGAGCGGTTAAAAACTCATTTAGGCTCTAAGGGCCCGACGACACCAAGAATCATATTTCGGTATTTTCAAGTCGTACGAACGGCCAGAAAAATGCTATTTCGTAGCTTTTCGGAGTCTGGATCGCTGCAAGTTTTGTTTTTTGCGCTCCTGAATTTTCCGACGACGTCTTCGGCCAGTGATCTTAGCTTTTTCTTTCTTATCGCACTGACTGCATGGAGTAATGCCATAATAATTGAACCGATACATCGCACAAATGTCACAACGATCTCGAAAAGACCGAGCTTTCAACAACATTGGCATGCTAACATCCAGACTCGTCGATTGTCGAAAACTCGTTTTGTTTCTTGATCATCAGCTGCGTGGGAAAAACATTTCTCAATTCGCCTTTGTGAGAAATTACAAAAATGGTGTCAGGACACGGTCGATCAGAATTGTCTGTATTCATGTCATTGACCAAATCGGCGAAAGCTTGCACGCCCTTCTGGTCTAGACGCCCATCAACTTCATCCAAAATCATAATATTGCACTGTTGGCCATAAATCGACATATAAAGGTCATAGAGAGCGAACATTATGGACAAGTCGATTCTTTTTCTCTCCCCACCAGAGCAGAAATCATAACCCCATTTATCCGTTTCAACTGTCAGAGTGGACGTAAAGGCGATGTTAATGTTGATATCGAACGACTCCAGATAATAATGGATCCTACTGTTCAAATAAGGGATCAGTTCCGATAGAAGCCATTTCTTGATTTTGCGTCTATCGGAATAAGACCTATAGACGTAATTGTAATGAGCAAACAAAATGTCTAGGTGCGAAATCGATTCTTCCAATTTTGTATGCTCATCGATTCTCGCTTTTAATTGCCCTTCAACTTTTTGTATAACATCGACATATGGGTTAGGCTCTTCTCTAACTTCTTCGAGTTTTTGTTTGTGCTCTTCAATTTTCTGGCCGCAAGAATCGAATTTGCGATTTAGATCACGAGCTTCGTTTGTAGTAATCTCAGGAATAACGTCATCTAACTTAGCCTTTATGCTTTTAATGATCGCTTTCTTTTTCTCATTCTCTTCCAAGAGATCGTCAATTTCGATTTTCTTATCGTCGATAGAACCTTGAAGTCTTGCTTGGTCGTTTTTCAGGCGCAAGTTAAGCTTAATAATCCTTTCCGCTTGTTCTACAGTTGTCGACGGTCGAACAGCAACGTTTTTAGTTAGCCATCCTGCGTGCTTTTCAAGATCGCCGGTCAACTTATCGCGATATTGTTCGTACTGCCCAATTTTGTCTTTGTGATCGCCAATCTTAGAAAAAACATGATCTTGCGACACAATTTGGTCACATGACGTGCATTTTGAGTCTCCTTTGGATTCCCATTCTAAGATCGTAGATTGAAGTCTTTCGCAACCCTCAATCAGAGTTTGTCTTTTCTGCTTTAGAGCAGAAATCGTTTCTTGCTTGTCTTCTCTAGCAGCTAGAGTTACCTCACATTCTTGCTCATCCGCTCTTATTCGGCCCAGGTCTGGCTCGTCTAGTGGTTCATCATTTAGACGTTTTTCGTCAGTTTCAATGGCCTTTTTTAAAAACCGAATAGCCCTAAGATTGGACTCGATCTTGTTGTGATAATCTTCTAGCTTGGACCTGATAGCTTGGACGGTAATCCACTTATGCTCGATGACCGGCAATTCTGGCGGGACTTCCATCTTATAAAGCATGTCTTCATAGTACTCGATGGCTTCTTCAATTTGCTTTAATTTCTCTTGTTTTTTAGCAGCGTGTTGCTGAGAAGAATCTTCTAGATCACAAACGCTGGCTTCGCTAGATTTAATGCCAATTTCAGAATGGCTAATCTGAATTCTAACTGCAGCTTGTTCTCCTTCTATCTCTTTCAGCTTCAACTTAGCCGAGTCAGCGTATTGATTCAATTTGTTAAGACCGAGAATCCGTTCAAGAGCTTCCTTCCTCTTGACAACCGACATTTCGAGGAAGCTCTTGCCAAGCTGTCCACAAAATACGCTAGATATGAAAATCTCATAATCTAGCCCGAATAGCTTGTTAATCTCTTCTTGGACGTTCTTAGTCGTAGAATGAGTGCCTGTAGCGTCCCCATCCTTTTTTAAGATCAGCTCAGAGTGACCGTCAATGTTGCGCGTCCGAACGATCTCGTAACCGTCCGTCGTCTTAATCTTGACATAACAGTCTTTGTCAGTGAAATAATTAATCACTTTGTCGCCAGGGCTTGGATTGGTGATTGTCCTGCCAAATAGGCACCAAATAAAGGCCGTTATCAAACTACTCTTACCGGCACCATTAGATGCCGATTTTTCACCCAGGTCGACCTCACCAAGAATGAGGACTGGCCCTAAACCTGCGCCGTTCTTCTTGATGTCCAATTTTGTCGTGTAATCACCATACGACAAAAAATTCTTTAGCTCTAGCGATTCAATATCAAGTTTAGTCGGCATATGCCTGAAATACTTCTAAATAGAACTGTGGTAATTTAAGTGGCAGTTAGCCATATCCAATATGAATGCCAATCTCGTTCCATCATCCCACCAAACTTAAGTTTCAACATTGCACTTGACAGGAATCGAACCCGCAGCCTCCAGAATCCTTACATCATGGCGCTCTACCATTTGAGCTACAAGTGCTTATGCGGTTTCCTGGTCTTGCACCAAGTGATAAACCTTCCTGCATTTCGAATGCAAGTGCTCACTAAACCGCTTATTCGGAGGGTAGGATTCGAACCTACACCCCCCAGTTTATAATAACTGGTACCCCGACAGCTGCGCGCGCCGTCACAGTAAGATTCAATCGTTACTCGCTACTGTGGCCACAGTGCTTTCTCTAAATGAACCATCCTGCTCCGTTGAGCTTCCTCCGATGCGCGGGGCTGGAGTTTAACCAACGACCTCTGCTCCTCGCCCGCTCGTGGTGCGGGCGCCTGGGATCTCGCCAGGAACGGTAAACACAGCGCTCTACACTGAGCTACCCGCGCTAAATGGATCGGGCTGGATTCGCACCAACAATCTGCCATTATTTAAAATGACATGCCGCACTAATGGGAGGCAGAGCCTCCTCTTGGCTTCCGATCCTTTGTTTTATTCAGATACCATAAATTCAGCCATTTCTGGTTTCACCCATTCCTTAAGATCGGCCTCGTCCAAACTTTTCGGTCTAGGCCAGAAGTTTTTAACATCAGTGTTGGGAGAAAAATGTTGTTTTCTAGTAATGATAGACCTCAAGACGCACAACCTTGTGAATCGCGCAGAGGCGCTCCACCATTCAGCCTTAGCCTGCCAATACTCTTTCCTCTTAGAAGGAACATTGTAATGCTTATCCCTTGTTTTACTCTTAGAAGCTCTAATCTGAATGATCAGGCTCTTCATCTCTTCTCTCAGTTTTTTCCAATTCAAGCTCATAGTTATCTCCTATCGAATCAACTTAAGATTCGAAAAATGCTTGCGAAGCTGCGATTTAGGAGCCGGAACTATGCCGATAGACATTAGCGCATTGTCCCACGGCAGATCCGGTTCACGGATAGCAATATGAGGTATCCTATGCGCAATCAGGCGCTGTTCAACGCGGAGAAGTTCTATTTCATCCTTAGCGGAGAGCGCTACTGCGATAGTTCCTGTTGGGAGATTTCCGGGGCTTGATTCACCGGCTGCGTGTAGAAGTTGTGCGGCTAGAACGCCTAATGGAACATCGTTCCTGACAATACAATAATGAGCGAGGGGATCCCTTTCGGGCTTACTGCCAAGGTCGCTCGGCTAGGCGAATACCAGTTGGAGAGGTCTTCCGACCGTCGTCGACTCCTAGCGAACCGCCGCTCTGATTAGAAGCATTCTTGCTAATCGATCCGCCACTTTGGTTACTTGCGTTTTTCTTCATGTCTTCTTATATACGTTTGCTTAAGTGCCGACTATTTCAATATTCAATTTCTTCAAAAGATCGAAGTCCAACTTCTTAGGTTGGTCGTGGTTAAGCCACTTCTCAAACAGATCTACTGGAGAAACGAGAGAGACGTCCGACTTAGTATCAACAGCCAAGTCGATCTTCTCCTCCCTAACCATTTGTAGTTTGACGTTTAGTGCACCTTGTTCTAGAAGATTAGTCCTAATCCGCATCAACTCATCTTTAGTATAATCACGGTTTAATCTGACCCGAACATTATCACCTTTCACATATAGCTTGTCTTCAAGCATATCGTCAATGAGTGTGACATAATCGGCGGGGCGAGGGCCAGGAACTAAATTCAACCCAAAGATTTCGACAAAATCAACTTTCCTAGTTTCAGTGTCGTATTCGATAAATCCGTGAGGCACCATTCCTTCGTCAAACCGGAATGGAATAGGGCTGCCAGGATACCAAACGTTCCCTCTCCCTTCAACTTTCTGGTGACAATGAAAGTGTCCAGTGAAAACTCGGTCGAATTTAGAAGCATCAAAGTTGACCACACTCCAATTCTTGATGAGGAAACACTCGTTCAATGTGGCGTTGTGCACTCCGACATGCGTGAGAAGCACGTCTCCATCTTGATATTGTTCTTCTATTTTCTTCAAAACCTTCATATAGACGGTCTCATAATGAACAAACGGAAGAACCCAAAAGCGCTGCCCGTGCAATTTTAAAAGTTTCACATCTTCTATGACTGTTATGACCTTACTTAAAGAATGTAAAGAATTTATCCTCCATGAGTGTCGTAGATAAAGATCATGATTGCCAGGAAAGCAGATCCAAGTCTGCCCTTGTTTTTTAACTTCTTCAAAAAAATTATATGCGGCGTTATATACTTCAATATTAAGATTAACTCGGTCATGAAATAGGTCGCCCATAACTACGATAATGTCTATGTCATTATTAGAGGCATATTTACTAATTGTGTTTAGAGACCATAAAATGTCGCGTAGTTTTTGAGGATAGCCAAAATGGACGTCAGCAGTCAATAAAACCTTAGCCATTTTCAACAACCTCACAAATAAAACTCTTCATGTCTTGATTTGAAAAGTTTTGCTTCCCCAAATTGATAGCCCTACAAACTAACTGCACATTGTTTTTGATATAACCTTTAGACGAGTCTATCCTATCAATAGAAATACATTTTAGATCATAATACGAATGCGTCATCGGCACCATCGATATATTACATTTCCCGCATTGTTTTTCATATAACTGTAATAAATATTTTAAGTCTATGTTGGTTTCCCATTTCTTACGTGCTTTCACATGTGAAAGCTTATATTTAAGAAATTGCTCCACAGACATGGTTTTAATTTTTCTATTGTGGTTTTTACCATGCTCGGATCTATAATAGGACTTATTTATTCTATTGTGAATCTCGCAGCCACGGTCAGAACTAAGATATTTCTTATTCGCAGCATAATTCGTTTTCTTATGGTATGCTGCGACTTTAGCGCATCTACACACTTTACACTGGGAAAGGTGTCCGTCTTTAGCACTTCTGTTCTTATGAAAATCGTTTAACGGCTTCTCTTTTTCGCATTTAGAACAATTTTTCATAAACCTTAAATACTAGGCGACGATGGGTTCTTCCATAGGACCATTCACCGCAACAGTGCCGTATACCTTATGACTTTTATAAGAGAAAGTAGCTGTTACAACGCTAATGTCAGCCTTACAATAATCGAAATCAATCTTAGACATATCAACTTCGGCGAGTTTAACTTTATTGAGTTCGACGTAGGAAGTCATTTCTCCAGATCCATTGGTAAAGACGACCCTAGCCTGCCTAGTTTTTGGTTTTCTGGCCAAAAAATCAATCGTCTTAGGCGTCAAGTAGAGATCGAGATCAAGAGTTCCAGGCTTTAAAAACGATGGCTTTGACGCAAATCGTAGATTCCGAGAATATAAGAGGGCGTTATTTTCTTCCTCAGATCCGAATTCAAGTTTCCACCTGTGAGAACGAAGAAAATCTTGTTCAATCTCTTCTTTTTTAACGCTTTTAGCGACTTTAGTGTGTTTGATAGGATCTTCGGCATATTCATAATAGTCCGCAATAATTTCGACAACATTACGGCATTTCTCATCTTGGCGGTGGTTCCTTTTATAAAACCAATCCTTTAGTTCTTCATGTGGAGTAGAAAAGAAAGGAGAGACCTCGATTGGTGTCTTTTCCTCTGGCTTAGGGTAACCAGAAAAAATCAAAGGTTTGTGAGCAAAATAATCCTTTACTTTGATGATGCCGAGATGAGCAGCCTGACGCGTGTTGGCCACACCATCTCGTAAAAATCCAAATATTGCCTTAGTGACAATGATTGAAGATAAAACCAAAGAACCTATAGAGTAGATCGTCCAATATGCTAATCGCTGGATGACAGAGAATAGTGTCACAAATGGCCACGCTAAAATATTGATGATCGTTTTCATAGATGAACCTGTCGTGCTCTTTATTTATCTATGAGTAACGGAAAGCGGGAGACTTGAACTCCATCCAACTAATGTTGAACCATCTGCTTAGCAGGCAGTGCCAGAGCCCTCCCTGGTTCACTTTCCAAAATGTACGGATCATAGAGGACTCGAACCCCAACCACTGATGGCTTAATTGCTTTCGAAACAATACCAGCCCGCCTGTCTGGTTTATAATCCTTGAAGGAGAACGGGGGACTTGAACCCCAACCCCTTTCGAGGTCTAGCTGCTTTCCAAGCAGTACCGGCACGCCTGTCCGGATCATTCTCCATTAATGTCGCTCAACAAACTCTCCGACCGCCACCGGGACCACCGGGAAATCTGCTCCAATTTTGGACGTTCTTAGGAGGACCGAATGTCGCCTTCGTCCCAATCACCTTTTTAGTCTTTTTCACAAATTCAGACTCTAATTTCTCGTGCATCAACTCAAAAAACTTCGGCTTGATATCATCTGGGCTAGCCATTATAGCCTGGAGAACGCCAATCAACCAAGATGTGAAATTATCCTCGCAGCCAGAATTCTCCCTAGCAAGTTCAGCATGTTCTAAAAGCATCTCGACTTGATCTGGTTCGAAATCAACGCCACCCGTTAACTCGTAATATCCTTTAATCCAATACCTGAATTCTACATGATTCATTGTGCTGCCTTGTCAATTTCGTCTTGTTCATCCATCTTACATTCGATCAACCATAAATCCTCTTCTCCAGTTATCCATTTTCGAAATGGAAATCTATCACAAGGCTTGCAATAATCTGAAATCCAATATCCGCCGAGCTTGTTTTTGCACTTTGGGCAGACCTTTTTAAATCTATAATATAGGTTCTTTAACACTATCGTACCATCCAGATTCCTTCAGATACTTAGTTATCCTTTCTTGATGCATGTTTGCCATCCCATCTCCTTGGCCGCCGCGACAAGAAGACCAGACTTTAGCTTTGCAATATGGACAACTTGCTAAAATAGCTGTTGAAATCCCGATTCTTCTGCACCTTTCAATGTCTTGATCGTTTGAGGTCCTCTCTTCGGACCCGCTCATTTGATCTTTTCCATTAACAATTTTAGTGACTTATCAAAACCGTCGTCTAGTTGGAGTCGCGAACAATTTCCAGGCCATCGCGCCTCAATCTCTTTATCCTCCAGTGAAAACTCGACTTGTGTCCCCTGGGAGTTTTTAATTCGGACCATTAAATATTCTTCTGTGTAGGTCTGATGCTTCGGTTGGCTAAACAATCGTTCTAATGGCGAATCCGGACTATGGCGTTCATACCCTAACGACTCAAGCCCGGGTATGAGCCTCTGTCTAAAGACTTGATCAGGTCTTAGTCGCCTATTCTTCCCTCGCGTTGGGTTAATTTTTCCATTATAGCCCCAAAGGGCTCCAGTATCTTTATTATAAGAAATCATCTTTTTGTTCCCTTGGGTTTTACGGATAACAGAGGAATCGAACCCCATCCCCTTGCGGGGACGATTCGCTTTCAAAGCGGTCCCGCTGCACCTGCCCGGTTTGCCATCCTTATTTTTAGCTAATCTCATAACTGTCTCCAGCTGCCATGCTATCAATTCTGGGGCGACTGTCCCCATCGAGATTCGTCATTAGTGCTAGATGGTAACGCTCCATCGTTTCTATCTTATCAGAATAGCGTGATTACTTTTCTACTATAGCACTATATTAAATAGGCCAACCGCGTGGCCCGCGCTTCAACTCTTTCGTCTTCTCATTTTTAGGACGGGGGGAGCGGGTTAGGCTGTCACGACTAATCTCAGTCGCCTTCAGGTCCTTCTGAGAGCGCTTATACTTCTTAACTAGTTTGGCATATTCTTTTTGAACACGCGCAAGCTCCTTAATATAGAACCTATTATCCTTCTCAAGCTTTGCTATCTGTAATTTGGGATCCACCGATAGTCTCTCTTTCAATATCGTCAGGGTCTAGCTCTACCCAATATATTTCATAACATACACAATCTTCTAACACTTCAAATTGGTGGAAGTCTCCAGGAGAAACTGTAGTTTGGTCGCCAGGACCTAGAATAGTAACATCGTCCAAGATGCCAGACCCATAATCTTTACTGACTGTAATTTTCAGACGCCCGCTTTCAACAAAAAAGCGATTAAATTTAGCATAATGTCGATGTCTAGAACAAAAACCACCTTTCTTTCCTTCTAAGCGGTGAATCTCAACATTATTCTTAAGAAATAATAGAGAAGTTTGGCCCCAAACTTTACCTTTAATGTTCATATTGCCTCTTTGTTTTTATTTAGAGGTAGGTCTTTCATTTTATGCAATCTGTGGGTCCGCACAATATAAAAGTTTTCATATCCCCCGCTAGCCTCCTCCCACAAATCGGGCGCTTCTTTAGCATAAATCCAGCCTGCGAATTTAGCTAGAATCCCACCTGAGACTTTGCTTAGTTTACAAAAAATGTAAGGGGTCTCTGGAAAGCGACTAACATCGTCTTCTTTCATCACCAGGTTTCCGTTATATCGGAATGTGGCGCGGACTTCTAGGCCCTCGACGTCGTTCCCACGCTCTTTCCAAGCGTCTCCCTCATAGTATTTTCCTTCCCACGGAAGCCCAAAAAATACCGAAACAGCTAATTCACCTAACGCGCCAACTCGATGAGCTTCCATCAAACGGTCAAGCTTTTCTTTAGATCTCCCCGATGAAATGTTTTCTATTGATCTAGCCTTAGCAACATCTAAGGCTAAGGCCAACATTTCATCATCCAGCAATATTCGATCCATAGCTGCCGATGAGGCTTGAACTCACGACCTCTTCCTTACCAAGGAAGTGCTCTACCAACTGAGCTACGACAGCAATAACGATGGCGGGGCTCGAACCCGCGACCACTTCCGTATGAGAGAAGTGCTCTTCCTTTGAGCTACATCGTTTTATTTAAGCAATATAACGTTCTCTAAACGCTGATAAGAAGACCCTAGTGAAGAAAATAAGATCATCGTTTGGGCCCACGCTATCACGGCACATGTCATTATAGTTTTCTTCTAATATTTTGGCCATCCAAACGCACCCCTCACATTTGAATTTTTTCAAAACCGGATCCCAGCGTCTGGCGTTCTTCCCTCTTACGATTTCAGAGTACCAAGACCAGCCACCCTTATTGCGCATCACCCAAAGCTTCCTTCATATGACAAATATCAGCAGAGATCAATTTCACATCTTCGATGACGGTACCATCAAAACTGTTATTGGTCATAAACAACGGGTGAAGAGTAAGATCATCGTCCTTCTCCAGCATGAGCTTTAGCAGATTTCCTCTCGGAGTTTCTAAAACCTCGACATCAGCTGAAAGACAACCGTTTTTAAGTTCAAGCTTAGTAATAAGATGAGAGACGTCTTTGAGATCAATTTTTGAAGGGTTACCGTATCCAAGTCGCCCCATCAACGCTTTGCTCTCAATTTTCTCTTGAGCGCCGTCGACCATTTCCTTCAGAATTTCTTCTGAATAGACGTGACCGTTTATTGTTGGGATACCAGCTTCGATTAATTTACATCGCACTTTCATAGAGAACCTATTCTTTTGCGAAGAAGCTTATCCTTGTTAGACAATTCGCCCTTGGGGTCTTCAGTCGCAAATTTCTCTTTAAGATACTTTTCTTGTTTAATCATGATCTCTACGACTTCATCAGCAGAGATTGGACGCCAGTCGTGGCAGTCAGACCCAACATCCATAGCTAGACTGTCTTCGAGGCATTTGCGGCCATACTTTACTGTCAACGTTCCGTGAACGTGCCCGAATAAGTGCCAAGATCCTTTGTGGGAACCGTTCCAGTTTCTAATTGGATAATGAAATAGAACGATTTTCTTTTTGTAATACTTAACTTCAAGATAATCTTGAACGGTTTCGAAGCCTTGGCCTTTAACGACTGGATCATGGTTACCACGGATTAGATGGATTCTGCCATTCAACCTTGGGACCCAGTTTCCTGGAACGCTTTTACGTCCCATACAGAAATCACCTAAGTGGTAGACGTCATCGCGAGGGCCAACAACGTTATTCCAACGCGCGATTAGCTCTTCGTTCATTTCTTCGACAGAGTTCCATGGTCTGTCACAATAAGTAATAATGTTGCGATGCCCAAAGTGGGTATCGCTAGTAAAAAATATAGCCATTTGATTTTCCTAACAGGATTTTTCTTTATCCTGCGTTCTTTCTTTTTATTAGATCCTAGAACCGGGGGTCGAACCCGACCTTCAACATCCACAATGTTGCGTGCTGCCAATTACACTTTTCTAGGCTATAAGCGCGGAGGGACTTGAACCCACAATCGCCTGATTCGTAGTCAGGTGCTCTATCCATTAAGCCACGCGCTCTTATACCATATTGACGGCGGGAGCGCCCCGGCCTGTCATTCAGTCTTTGAGAAGCCAAAGCAAGGAGACTAGATGCGCAGGTTCGATTTCGGCATCGCCAAGATCTTCTAATGAAATTTGTTCAATATCCAAAGAAACTTCAAACCCTAACAATTCGGCATATTCTGCATTAAATTTAGCGACATCTTCAAAAACATACTGATTTTCTATGATGACTGGTTCGTCGTCTTCCCCTTTTATAGCGTGCTTAAGTTGCAAGCTCTTTAAAGCGGTCTTATAATCTGTCAGTTCTTCTTCTACGATCCGCACAATTTTTGCGAGCTTGAAAGATGCTTTGATAGGCATTTTCAGTCCAATTAAGTTCTTAAATGCTTCAGCAGACCCTACAAGTTGTCTGTTGGTAACTTTCACCGTAATCTCCGACTTTTCGCCTATTTACTCAGGAGTAATTGTACCATTCTCATAAACGGCCATCCAGTCGCCCTGCGTATTGCAGACTAGCTTTATACACGAACCAACCGCGCCTAACTCAATATAATTATCATCCACCTGCTTACCAGCAGCAACAATGATCGCGTTAGACTCCGACGCGGTTGGTTGAACCCTCAGGATCTGATTATCCACGCGGTAGATCGTGAAATTCTGCCCCTCGCTGGGGCCGCTAGGCAGTGTGATCGTTACTGTTCCAGCTGCACCGATGTTCGTCAGGACGGCGCCTGTGTCTTGCACATTAACTGTGCCGTCTGCGGTGAAATTAGTCGTGTTCAGTCTGAAGTTGTCGATTCGTCGAGTCTGGAAGTTCGTACCGTTTGCCGTGAAATAGGCAATCAAGGTGTTGTTGTTTTTGATCTCTACTTGCGCGAACGTGACATCCATTCCAATACCGGACCGCTCCCCGGCGTTTGTGCCACTAGCGAATCCATAAAATGCAATATCAGTATAAACCAGACAACCGGTATCAACGTCGACGTCTCTAAATGTCACGCCCTGCCCGAGCGCAGGAGTCGACGTTGAGGCGATGATGCCATCGGGTGTCGTAGGCGAGCCACCGATATCAATTCGCGAAGTTTTAACTGTCATGTGACCTCCTAAGTGGTCGGAGCGGTAAGGCTCATATAAGTGACGACGACGCGGATAGCGCCAGCCGTGAAATTGGATCCATTGGCCGTCAACACGACGTCGCCCGCAGCAGATCCCTGCCAGACCACCGTGTTATCGGTGTAGTCAGCAGGCTGGACGAGGGTTGCAGCCGTGAGGACAATGGCCGTACCCCAACGGTCAACGTCGGCTCCGTCACCCACGTCGAAGGTCGTAGCTCCAGTGATCGTAGTCGTGACCCTGGCGCTGACCCCGAGGACGAGGGCTCCTGCGGGGATCAAACTGGTTGCGGTCACCGTTGCGCCTGTGAGGCCCGAGAGGAGCGTCTCAGTGTGCTGGATTGTGCCGATTGCGGTATTCGTCGAAGTGACGCTTACTGCGCCCTGAACGTCGAGCCCTGCGGCGTTCACGGTCGCCTTGACCACACCAGCGTGCTCCATGACAACCGAGCCATCGGCGCCTGATCCAGAAGCGGTACCTGGTTGAAGACAAATATTACCCGCATCTCCCGACGTTGCACCACCGTTGCCAGAGATCAAAATGAGTTCTCCCGCAGATCCAGTCGTTCCTGCATTACCGGCAGTGAGTAAGAGTCCTCCTCCGCCCCCTGCGCCTATTCCACTGCCGCAGTCAATGTTGATCTCGCCGCCATTTCCGCCAGCACCAACGCCGTTAGCCGCGCTGAGATTGATAAAGCCGCCGTCACCTACGACCGGAACTCCGCCAGCAAGATCAACATTCCCTCCGTTCCCGGAAGTGGCGCCACCTGCACCACCGATAACGTTTACAGCCCCACCTTCGCCGGTCGCACCGCCCGCACCTGCGGTAAGTGCTAGGAGTCCTCCAGCACCTGAAGTGTTACCAGCGCCGGTGATAATTGATATAGCGGCACCAGCGGAGGTTGCAGTCGTAGCAGCGACACCGGTCAGGTAAAACGTTGTAGCTTCGAGGCCCGCGAGAATATCGAGGGCGCCGGTAGCGTTGCCAGCAATCAGGACTGAGGCGAGGTCAGAAGCTGCTGCGTCGCCTGGAGACCAAACAGACCCTCCCCAAATAAGAACATCCCCAGGAGAAGGAACCTGCGTGCCGTCCGTATCGACGTCAGTGAGATCGTTTATACTCCCAACAGCAGAGCCAGTGGCTCCGGTCGGGCCGGAAGAACCAGTCGACCCGGTAGGTCCTGTGCCTCCAACCGGGACATAGTTTTCAATGTTCAAAGCCATAGTTTAACCCTACGGCCTATCTTTGATGTCTAATTAAAAATTAGTCAAGCTCCTGCTTTTATAAAGACCTTAAGAGCACATCTAAACCAATTTCCCTAAAAATCTTCCCAGACACAGTAGGATGCTTCGGACCATAACTCTTGAAAGTGATTATAGCCTTATCAGGTACATTATTAACCAACCATTTAGCACAAACGCCAAGGTCATCATAACAAGCTAATGGTCCATCAACATATATGCTATGCTTAGTGTCGAACGGACAATTATGACGATCCGGATGCGTGATCACAACTTTAGACATATATTTTCTTGCTTAATGGCATTTTGGCCATTCTATATCCTTAAAAAAATCGTAATTGCAAAATTTGCCGACATAAAAAATGGTTTGCGGTTTATCATCTATCTTAGGCGGGGATGTCGCACACCCTACCAAGAAAACCGAAAAAATCAAAAGCCACTTCACATAGGCGCGATGGGAATTGAACCCACAACCCCTCGAGTAAGAATCGAGTGCTCTGCCAATTGAGCTACGCACCTAAAACAAAAACAAATACTCCTGGCGGGACTCGAACCCACAACCTGCGGCTTAGAAGGCCGACGCTCTATCCAATTGAGCTACAAGAGCAAAATATATTTACCAATCTCCTTGAATGACCCCGATTGGACTTGAACCAATGGCCTGAACTTTAGGAAAGTTCTGCTCTATCCGCTGAGCTACGGGGCCGAGTTGTCTTCTTCCAACATTTTGGCTTCGAGCTTCCAAAGCCTCTTGTAAGAATTTAAAATACAAAGGCCGCCGTAAACACCAACTATCGAGAACACAATAAAAAATTTCGGGTCCAAATAGTAACCGGCGAAGAACAAACCGGCGAGAACACAATAAAAGAACCATTCATCGAAAAATGTGAAAAGCCTTTGAACCAAAATGTATACCAATAGTCCACTTAGCTTTAGCATTTTTCATTTACTCACAATACAATAGCTCGAATGGGAGTCGAACCCATAACATTTACGCCCTAAACGTAACGCCTCTGCCAATTGGGCTATCGAGCCTTATGGACACATTTATGGCAGTATCCAGTTTTTGACCTCTTATAAATTTTAATTTCGCAAATTTTACAAAGTCTTTCTATTTAAAAGAAGGTCTCTTCAATTGTCTAGTGGGCCACTCACTAGGAGGAAGTTCTTCATCGGGCTGAAGAGAAGGACCTTGTCCTAACTCGCCAGGCATTTGAGCGTGTCCGATAGTCTCGGCCTGTTCGCTCTTCTCAAGCTTAGACGCAAATTGAAGGGTCAGTTGCATTAGATCCTTCAATGCAACTTTAAGTTGAATCTTGTCATGCATTGAGTTTCCAAGATTCTCCATTGCATCTTGAAGATCGTGCCACAAAAAAGAAATGTCGTTATCATTGACGTTTACGTCTTCTTCAGATAATAAACGTCGCCTTTGTACTGAGGAAAGTTTCATGTTCTATCTTTAATCGGAGTATCCAGGATGGGAGTCGAACCCACACTTCCAAAAGGAAAACAGCCCCTCAAGCTGTCGCGTCTACCGATTCCGCCACCTGGATAAGTTATTTTGTTCGTCTTTGTGGCGATGACATTTTCTCTGCTTCACCACTAGCCATAAGCTTTGGCGAAAAAATGTCAAGCTTGCCTTTGATAATTTTCAAGTTCCTCAAAAGTCGTTCGCCTCTTCTCGGCTCTATCACTCTATTGACCGGAGTGCGAGACATTTGCAAAAGTGACTCGACTTCTTCGATGGTTGTCACCAATAATTCGCGCATTTCGCGTAAGTCTCTGAGAAGATTGATCATGTTCTATGTTTTCGCAACATTCATGACATGATCTCGTAGAACTCGGAAAGTGTGACAATATTCTTTTGTTGAGTTTGCCTTTTGTAACAATTGGTACGATGAGTGTTTGATAACATATAACGTCGCAACTTTTTTAGCAATCTCGAAAGAAAACCATTTTCTCATACTGCCCCACGAGGTTTCGATCCCCGGTCTTCTAGTCCAAAGCCAGACGTAATCCCATTATACTATGGGGCATTATTGAAAATAAAGGGCCTTTGCGTAAGACCCTAGATCCCTCCATTTTAGAAGGATCCTTTTGCTGTACCATAGACGATATTTCACGAATTAGATACAAGTGGAAGTGGAGGGATTCGAACCCCCTAAGCCATACGGCGCTAGATTTACAGTCTAGAGTAGCTCTCCAACTCTACAGCACGTCCATAATCGAGAGAAAAACAAGGTGAGTGTGTTGTCAAATTGCATAAATGTGAAGTAACTCATCTTTTCACTTCTCGAAACCCCCACGACCGGACTTGAACCGGCAACCTTTCGCGTGACAGGCGAGTGCTCCTCCAATTGAGCTACGTGGGGTTAATAGTGATGCTTTATTCTTTCAGTCCTACGGAAGCATCGCCCAAACCAAGGACTAATAAGACAGGGGCGACAGGACTCGAACCTGCAAATTCTTCGGCTTTGGAAACCGCTGCCCTACCAATTGAGCTACACCCCTAAAATGTGAGAGAAAAACGAGAAAAGGTGTTTTTCTAAAAAAACTCGCCCATGTAGTGGACGAGGTTGGATTCGAACCAACATAAATAGATTATTAGTCTAGTGTGTTACCATTTGGAAGTATCTCTTCTCAATCACTTCTCACATAACGGGCAGAGAGGGATTTGAACCCCCGACTCTTGGTTCTTCAAACCAATGTTCTTCCGCTGAACTACCTGCCCAAATCAAATTGTCAATACACTAAAGACGGAGAAACCGGGCATGCCTGTCACTTTCTTCTAAGAGCTTTCTGGCGTCTTCTTCATCAAAGTGCTTCTCATTTTCCCAACTTCATCGACCAAACCGGAAAGGCCGCTCTTTTCAAGCTCTTTCGGCGCAGAAGACCCAGACTTAGCCGAATTGATAATGACCCAAGCCAACCGGCAATCATCATTTTTCAACTGCGCTCTTCCGAGTCGTTCGCCTTCCTCTTCTAACCAATTCAAAGCTTTTGACCAGTGAGCGTCAGTGTTTTCTAAGGCTTTCCAAACAAGCATTCTAACTTTTTGAACGTGCTTGGTAATATCATCGTGTAAGACATCTAGTTTCATACTATACCTTTACTTCTTTCCTACCATGAGTTAAAACAATCATAGGGCGACCTACAAACGTCTCAGTCCAAGTCTTAGCCCAAGGGCCCCTAATAGTAAAGCACCAACTATCCCTATGTGCTAAGACCCTGTGATTTTTACTCTTCTTAGTCAGCTTTGGAATTAAAGAACGACGATACCAATGCATCTCGCCAGAAACGTCTTCTTCTATAATAGCACCAAACAAGAACCAAGTTAAGGCGTTGAAAGCATGGGTGTGAAAAGCTTCTCTTCCGCCCTTATTAAACTTGAGCAACATAACGCTACACAGCCATTTAATTTCAAAAAGCACGTATGCGTCAACTGGCGATTCTGGCCCGCCGTCTTTAACCTTACAAAAAAATCTCATTATTCCCATTCAATCGTAGCTGGTGGTTTTGAAGAAATGTCATAACAAACTCTGTTTATGCCACGTACTTCGTTACAAATCTGACTAGAGATCCTACCTAAAAGTTCGTAATCGAGCTTAGACCAATCGGCGGTCATACCGTCCGTAGCATCAACTGCTCTAACGACGCAAGTATATTCATAAGTCCTACCATCTCCCATCACTCCGACTGATTTAGTAGGAAGAAGAACGCAGAAATACTGCCATGGTCTGGTTTCTTTTGGGATGGCGTCGATCTCTTTACGAACAATTTTGTCCGCAGCCCTAAGAATCTCAAGCTTCTTTTCACTTATAGCGCCTAAAACGCGAATCGACAATCCTGGGCCTGGAAAAGGCTGTCTCTCAACAAGATGATCTGGAAGACCTAATTTCCTACCGATTTCTCTAGCTTCATCTTTAAAGAGACTCCTCAAAGGCTCGATCAATTCGAATCCAAGGTCTTCCGGGAGACCGCCAACATTATGGTGACTTTTAATTGTTTTGCTCAGCCCATCGTCTGACGAACTCTCGATTACGTCTGGATAAAGCGTTCCTTGTGCCAAAAATTTGGCCCCATCAATCTTCAGAGCCTCTTCCTTAAAGACGTCAATAAAGGCGGCGCCTATGATCTTTCTTTTTGTTTCGGGGTCTTCTACACCGTCTAATTTGGTGAGGAAGCGGTCTCTTGCGTCAGCAACAATGAATCGGTCCCCAAAGATGGGTTTGAAAGCCGCAGTCACTTCCTCGACTTCTTCAGCCCGGAGCAAGCCATTGTCGACCATAATGCAGACCAACTGATCTCCAACAGCCTCATTAACCATTAAGGCAGTAACTGCAGAATCAACTCCTCCAGAAAGCCCACAGATGACCTTGCTGTCGCCAACTCTTTCTTTAATCTTAGCAATCTCTTGCTCGACGAAAGTCCCTTCAAATTTTAACTCCTCACAATCACATATACCAGCAAAATTAGCAAGAATTTGCCTACCGAACTGGGTGTGAGCCACTTCCGGATGGAACTGAATTCCATAAATGTCTTTTCTCTCATGTTTAATAGCTGCATAATGAGTCGATTCTGTCATGGCGATCATGTCGAAGCCTACAGGAGGCAATTCAACGCTGTCGCCATGAGACATCCAAACTTGAGAGGTTTCCGTCAGTCCGTTCCATAATGGAACTTTCGAAACCAATTGTAATTTAGCCTTGCCGTATTCTCTTTTGTCGGATTGGTCGACATAACCGCCAATCGTCTTACACAATACTTGCATTCCATAACAAATGCCGAGGATCGGAGTTCCAAGATTGAGAATTCCGTAATCAAACTCTGGAGCGTTCTCATCATAAACAGAAGATGGGCTTCCTGACAATACTATACCGTCGTAAGCACGCAGGTCTTCAACTTTTATCGCATTAGAAACAATTTCGCATAGAACATTTAGCTCGCCAAATCGTCTCGCGATCAATTTTGTAAATTGTGAACCGTAATCAATAATCGCGATCATGCCGCCTCCAAAGGGGCTATCTACAAGTTGAAAGGATATATCCGATTGCTGCAAATCCAATAATTGCCACCATGACCATGACCATGACCATGATTATTTGTATTTGCAATTTACTCGCTGCTTTCTTTAGACCATTTATCTAAAGTTGTTGAAAATTCTTTTTTATCGCCAAGAGTTTTTGTTATGAACTCGGCGGCGCCTTCAAGGCGTCGGTTATAAACTGAACACATCCCGCCATGATGAATAGCGAAATAAAGGTCTGCACGAGCTATTTCTAATGCTCGTATAACATCTTGTTCTTCTGTCATAATATAGACCGGGAGGGACTCGAACCCACAACCCACGGCTTAAAAGGCCATTGCGCTACCATTGCGCCACCGATCCAAAATATACAAGAGAAAAAGCAAAAGAGAAATGTTTCCTGCTCTACCGCTGAGCTATTTCGCCACGGATGGCGAAAGTAGGATTTGAACCCACGACCTGGCACTTAAATGATGTGAAGTAACTCTTTCTATCACTTCTTGTATACTGCCGTTGGAAGAGTCGAACTCCCCACTAGGTATCCCCAGTGCCCACTTTAACGGCAAACCAAGTCCTCACTCGGTTAAAAATTGCGATAACTCATCATAAAAGGGGTGATCAACCAGCTTTTGCAACTTTTATCGCATACTATTCTATTTTCTTCCAACTTCTTCGAACCAAACCCTATTCTTCTTCGTGAAACTCCATCATCATTTTGATGAAATTAAGACAATCTGCGAAACTCTTGTTTCTTGCGGCCTCGGAGTCATTCCCATGAGCTGCATATGTGTGATGCTCTGCCAAAACTCGATGGCGTTGTCTTTCGAACCACGTTCTCATTTTCTTTTTATCACCCACAAGAAGCTTCGGAAACTTTATTATCATTCTGATAAAATACAATCGCAGCGGGATTTTCACCCGCATCTCAAGATTCATAATCAAGGATGTTCGCCCGCCCTGATCAAGGGCGGAATATTACACCATACGATTGCTGAATTCCTAGACCTTAATCGATGCGGCCTAGTTCATCACTCACCCCCCCGGACTTGCACCGAGAACCTTGACGTTAACAACGTCCTGCTCTACTATTGAGCTAGAGGCGAATATCTTTATTGGGTTCTCAGTCATTAATTTCATCTACCCAACACCAACTTCGTTGGATTTTAACGTATTTGCCTATCCTTGGTGTTCCCTCAGGAGGAACGTGTTCAGGACAGAATTCTTGTTTTTGCTTTATTTTGCGATTGTAAATTGACCAAGCTGCAGCGTTACGACATTTATGCGTTTCACATTTTCTAGGAAGTCTTTCCATTTCCATACAGTCGAACATAAACTCCGACGGCTGGACTCGAACCAGCAACACTTCGCTTAACAGGCGAACACTCTACCATTGAGCTACGTCGGAAAATCGTGAGGAGAAAAGTGAAAAAGTGTTTGCAAAGTCTGCGGTTTTGACGCCACAACCTTCAGTTTTTCAGACTGACGCTCTACATTGAGCTAAAATTTTGGAAGTAACTCTTTCGGTCACTTCCTCACGAATCGAGAAGGTAGGATTCGAACCCACAAAGCTTAAAGCACCCGCTGTACAACCGGGCCGGTTACCAAAACCGAAACTTCTCGTTAAAACTGAAATACGTAACAAATGAGCAAAAGGGGGTGGGACAGACTTGATGTTCTCCTAGCCGAAGCGTGGGACAGACTTGATGTTCTCCTTGGCAAACCGTGGGACAGACTTGATGTTCTCCTACCCCCTTTTGCTCACTCATTACACAATATGCGGATGAAGCAGAATCCTAATAGACTCCCTAATCCCAGCCGCAACATACTCAAAATTGACCGCCGTAGCAATCGTGATCGTAGTTAGAGGGCTTCTTTCGCCAGTGTCAGGATCCCTAACACCAAGCTTAAAATAATTCCTCAAATTCGTATTACTCCCGACCCTACTAATAGGGTTGATCCACCTATCTTCAACAGTCCAACTAGTCGAGCCATTAGCCAACTGTCTCAATGGACGGTACCGTTTACCCTTCCTGTCACTATAAACAGTGCCGCGAGAAGAATGAACGCCGCGAGCCTTCTTAATAAACTTATAAATCTCAACTTGTAAGCCAGCCGGATTGTCAAAATAAACGATGCCAGTCGTCCCATTGATTCCAATAATTACTGGAGGAAGAAGACCTCCACCGCTAACCCCATCAGCACCGGTTGGACCAGTTGGCCCCGTAGCACCAAAACCTCCGCCATCAACCCCTTGGATGATAACTCTTTCGATTGGGCCATTAACAAAAGGCTCATCTCTTACAATTTGCAAGTTTCTGATTTTATTGCTCATAATTTATTTATGCTTGGCCCGGCGGATCTGGATCGTGGGATTTGTGCCATAATTTCCAAGCGAGGACTTGGTAGCTGTGCCAACATTTGTGGAAACCAGACCCATAAACCTTGTCACACCGACAATTTTTATAGACACCCAAAGTGTTAGTCTTTCTCTAATTTTGAAAACTTATTTTGTAGGATGATGAGAGAACTCTTGAAAAACCGTTAGTGTCAATTATGGGACTTGAACCCACAACATGCAGCTTTGAAGGCTATTACTCTACCATTGAGTTAAATTGAAGTAAGTCTTTCTATCACTTCTCATCAATGAATGGCAAAGGGATCGCACCTCTGTCCGACAACCCGGGAAACATGAACAAGCTCCGCTGCGTTGGGTTGTCGTCCCCCTATGGGGCCCATTCTAATCATTTTCTTGAAAACGTTTTGGTCTGAGAATGGCAATTAGGGCATAACCACCTCAAGTTTTCTAACCTATTATCGTTATTCTTCCCATTAATATGATCAATTTGAAGAATTAATGGTTTCCCATTATGAACATCATCGCATTGACATGTCGAACAATGCGATGATCTTTGTTTCTTTTTAAATCTTCGTCTTAATGTAATCTGTGCTACTTTGCTATTTTCGCAAAACACTTGCCCGTCGGATTTTTTATTATCACGATTAAGAGCTTCGATAGCAACAATGTCGCCTGCAAAGTGATCGATATCAAGCTTAAGTCTTTTTATGTGTTTTTTGATGCTTGTCCAATTATTCCCTCTTGCAGATAATCCCAATTTTGTAAGCAATTCAGTATAACATCGGCTTCCTTTAACGTTAATCTTTAACTGTTCATCTGTCCAAGTTCGATTGAATAGACCATAAGGGGAACAATCAAAACAATATCTGCGACTAGTAGCCGATTTCCATTTTCCATCAATTTTTATATGAGTTTTAAATTCTTGCTTACAACCTTTACAAATCTTCATATCAGAGCGGTGAGATTCGAACTCACGATCTCGACATCCCAAATGTCGCGCCTTGGCCAGACTAGGCTACGCTCTGTTATTGTGTCATGATGATATGCCAGCTAAGTATACTTTACTTTGTGCCACGTCATTTCTTTTTACGCTCGTTGTTGGAGTCGAACCAACGCGAACCGCCCCTCCGTGTCCACAAAAGGCACACAGCGCAAAGATCTACCCTACGAGCTTGACCATCATACTATTATAACTTCCATCTCGCCATTACCAATCGTTGTGGTGCCAGACTTCAAAGAACAAAATGGAATCCATCCTGCACGACGAGCAACAAAATCAATCAACTTCTTACCACCAAGAACCATCAACGGGCTACTACTAGCACCATCTTTGTTGATCATCCTGAACCGGTCACCAGGCTTCAATTTCTTCAACTTCATCTTCGTCTCCTTAAGCAATGCTCCGGTACTGCCCCGGTCATACGGGGTTGCAACCCGTCGCCTCTCTATTCTGGCCCGCAATGCAAGCGTAGCCGCCTCACTAATACCTAACGTGGTAATCGTGAAATAACCCCGGGCGACCAACCCGAGTTTCACCTTCACTTTCGGATGGTCAATCCTCAGAATCGGTAGCGTCTACTGTTTTGGTAATTTGTCCGCGTCGAGCTTGATGGCCCGAAATTAACAAGTGACTAGCCTGTCTTTCAAAATAGTCAGTTTTCGCGAACGATGAGCAATGAGGGATTCGAACCCACAACCTTGAGCATGTAACACTCCTGCGCTGCCGTTGCGCCAATCGCCCTTACTTATGAAGAAATTTATACCAACTTTGATCTTTAGCCGTTTTCCTACTATGACAATTGGCACATCTGACTTCACATTTTTCAATCTCTTCTAATAACTTGTCTATCCTTGAATAACGTATGAGTTTAGAAATAGGAGCTTTTTTATCTCTAAGATGGTCGAATTCGAGAACTGTCGGATCCGATTCTCCACAATCAACACAGGGGTGTTTTAACAAATGCTCTAATATGAATTTCCTATTTTCCAATCTTCTATTTGTGTTATAAATTCTTACTCTGTCTTTTGTTTTCCCTTCATCATTTTGGTATATCTTTTTTCTATAAATCTTAAAACATGATCGACACATCGATTGTAAGGAAACGTTTGTCTTCTTCCAATTAAATTCCGATTTTAATTTTTCCTTCTTACATCGGTTACAAATCTTCATGAGATTATGTACGCTTTTTTGTCCTCCTGAAATACCCAGAAGAATGAACTGGATGAATTCCAGATTGTTGATCCAGCATTGAAACTGTCCCTCGCGGTTTAACAGTAAAAATGGACCTAAAAGCCCAAATGTTCCAAGAAAGCCACTTTCTAGGTTTATCCAACCCGTAAAGCTCGTTGAAGTTCCTCAAATCTCTTCTCATTTATTCCCCTTCTTAGATCCGTATTTTGGTCTGTAAAACTCGATTAAAGATGGGACTCGGTTCTCACCTGGGATGATACCGAATTTATTGAAAACCCATATGCTGTAAGACTTCCAAGCCCTGGTTCGCATTTCGTTATCTCTTTCAAGTTGCATTTTTGGAGCGCACCCAAGGGAATCTCTCCGCACGGATTAAGGTTTCGACGTATCAACCTTTTGGAATACCAATATCTCATTTTACAATTCCTAATCGATAGAATACTGCTTAATGGAGCTAATGGGATTCGAACCCACGCGTGACCCGGCGTGCAAAACCAGCGCTCTCCCACTGAGCTATAGCCCCTGGCGTCTGGGTTAACTCCAAAATTAGTTATCTCCAAGTTAATCGCTTAATAGGCGACGCTCAAGGCATTCACTTCTTCTGGCCAGACATGTTTAGAGGGCAGTCGCCGCCTGCATACTGGACCATGTCTCCAGCGCTTGGACAGCTAAACATACCGCAATGACCCTGACGAGACTCGAACTCGCAACGTCCAGCTTGAAAGGCTGGCGATCTAACCGATTGATCTACAGGGCCAAACGAGAAGTGACACCAGCGTTCCCGACTATCACGCCGGGTGCATACAATGCCAAATCTCTCATGACCCCTACCGGATTTGAACCGGTGTTTCAAGCGTGAGAGGCTTGCGTCCTAACCAGACTAGACGAAGGGGCCACATGGCAAACTAAATTGTTAATGATCGTCAAGAACAAAAAGTTCTATCGAAAGCTGGGGAAGGGACTTGAACCCATAACCTGCGACTTACAAAATCGCTGCTCTACCAATTGAGCTACCCCAGCAAAAAGGGAGCAGTCAATTCGCAGTGACTGCCGCCTCGGGTTTTGGTTCAAAGAAATTGACGAACGCTTCAACAACTTGGTCTGGGGTTTGATGCCTAAGAAGCATCTCCCTGTCCATGTATTCTGGTTGTAAAGCGAAGGCTCTCATGCGAAGCAATCCATCATGTTCTACAACAAATTTGAATGTGACATTAGGTAGCGTTTCCTCAAGTCTAGCGCAGAGAACTTTCGTCTCTTCAGAATGAGGCGCGTATCTGTAATCTTCCATCTTCATTGTAATACCTTAGACGAGAACAAGCTGCATGCCTGTCATTTTCTCTTTGATGACTCTTACATACAACGCGTTGAAAATTGACCACTAAACATTTGTCCTACAATACAACACAAAAATTAAGTATGAATCTAATCCAAACAGTCCAAAAAGGTGCCCCAAAAAAGTCTCATAATCAATATGTCCAATCAATCATAGACATATTGAGCAAATGCCCATTCCCAGGACTAATTATAGAATTGGGGGTTGCACACGGAAGAAACGCAATAATAATCGGGAACACAATCAAAGCTTTAAAACTAGACACGAAATATGTTGGTTTCGACACATTTGTTGGCTATGCTCAAGAAGATATGGACAACAAAGCTTTGAAAGATATCCAACGCCGAAAAGTTTGGCATACAACAAAAGAAAAAGTAGAAGACACAATTTCTAAAGCCGGACTATCAGACATTTGTACTCTGATAGAAGGAGATTTAAAAGAAACTCTCCCACAATTCTTAATAGAACACAATCCGGAAATTGCTCTGCTTTATATCGACTGCAACGCATATCTACCATCAATTACCGGGATGACAGCTACAATAGGACATGTCAAAAGGGGTAGCATCATATGTATAGACGAACATCGAATAGGAGGAGAAACAAAAGCCCTAGAAGAATTCAGCAAAACGATGAAACACCGAATAACTAAAACAGGAGACACAATTGGCATCCCAGCCTATATCAAGGTTGGTGGTTAAGGGCGACAATGGCCTCTAATAACCATACGTTCTCCTCCATTGATACGACCACCTTTATGTATCACGTCAGTAGAGAAAATCATCAACGTTCCAGCCTTTGCTAAGACTGTCTCTTCTTTATTAACGAGTTTTAATAAATCAGGATGATCACGAAGTTGGTGTTTACGACTCAGTCTCAACTTCGCCCCTATATTCGCTGAATTAGGGATATATGAGAACGGACCGTCATGTGGGCCGACATCTTTCAAATAAATCATAAATTTAAAAGCATGGTCGCGGTCTGAATGCCAATAGCCGTTTGGCGCGTCTCCTGGTATCCCAAATTCGTGCGACAAAAAAACAGCAGTATTAAACTTAAACGGTGTCCGCCCATAAAAATGCCTAGCGGCGACGAGCATTTCTTTTGAATTGAATATTTCTTTTATGGCGACCAAATCGTCTGGAATACCATATAATCTGACTGCTCTGCCAAAGCCGTATGGCTTAGCTCTATCTTCTAGAATGGCTTCATATTCCGATCTAACACTATTGATTTCTTCTTCGTTTAGGAAATCGGGGATCACTACTATTTTATTTTTTTTGAGTGATTTTAGATAGGGGTCGATGTTTAACATGCCCTATATTTTCGGAAGCGGCCAGTGGGATTCGAACCCACGACATCGAGCTTGGAAGGCTCGCGTTCTCCCGCTGAACTATGGCCGCATTACCCCATAGACGAATCTATGAGGCTTGACTGTCACCAGTCTCAGTCGGCAGTCGTAGTAGGAGCTACTCCGCTGGTAACTGGAGCAACTTCACTCGTTACCGGAGCAACCCCAAGGGCACCACGGAACGCGTCAACTGCATCACCACCGAAAAAATATCCGGCAACAGCGAGAACTACTACAGCAACAATACCAACAACACGCTTGTCCTTCATATAAACCTCCTAATGGTTCAAAATCTGAAATACTAAATGGGACGCCTTCTGCCGCGTCCAACTGGAATTTTGCCCCAACGAAGCTCCGCATAACATTCTCTACAATGCGCAGCGTATTTTGGTATCCCACTGTGGTGAACAACCTTGACCGGGTCTCCACAAGCAGCGCAAGATGGCCTGGTTTCCTCGGGATCTACATTTCTGTAGGCGTAAGGGCCATAACCCTCATGATCGTCATTATTCATATAATTATATACACTTTCCTATGCTAAATTATGTGAATCTAAAGCGGCAGATGGGATTTGAACCCACGACTTCAACCTTGGCAAGGTTGCGCTCTACCACTGAGCTACTGCCGCATTACTCTTTAGACGCTAACGAACATCCTCGGTGTCAATTACCCATAAGAAAAGCCGCTCATTGCTGAACGGCTCACCTTTACTGTTAGCGCAGAAGGGATTCGAACCCCTGACTTCCAGGTTATGAGCCTGGCGAGCTACCTGACTGCTCCACTGCGCGTCGTATTGTTATTTTTGTTCCAGTGGTGCTTCCTATGACAATTAGCACAAAGAACATCGCATTTATCAATTTCATCTGAAATACGTTTCTTCCCCCACCCTTGTTGTCTAGCCTCGAAAATGTTAAATTCTTTTTCGTCTTCGTTGCGATGGTGAAATTTCTAAACATGAAAAGTGCGATTCTTCACAAATTACACATTTTGAATTGCTTTTTATGTCATCAACATGCTTTTTGATCTTAACTTCACGTTTTCTAGCTTTATCAACATAATAGGATTTCTTACGTTGATAATGTCTACGTTGGGCGGCTAATTGATCTTCACGATTTTTATAAGGCATTATTATCAAACACTTCCACATAAAGCTGCATCTTCAGTTTCTTCCTTTTTCATAACATCCAATCGAAGGAGCAAATCACTCTCGTCATAATTCTCCATCATGATAGTGGCGGCTTCTTGGCAATCTGTACAATCAACTGCGCTAATATCCAGGGTTATCCTCTCCTCATCGAAGTAATCACAATTGAACCATCCACCAGCGTAATGAGTGTGCGTTACACCACCAGGAATTCCATACGCCGGATCCAAGGCTGTCTGGTCGTTCGCTTCTCCGTTATAGTTAATCGTGATTTCTTCGCCATATTCGATGTTCTTAATTGCAAAAAGTCGGATCGCAGCCTCGCCTTGGTCTGACATAACGATTTCATAGTCGGCGTTCGGACTAAAAGAGTGGTTATACAAAGAGGAATTACCAAGACCGATCAGCCCAAAAGTAGAAATCTCCTGATCGCCAAAACTTAAAACAGCCTCATATCTGTATGTGGTCAACAATGTGTTATCTAGATGTTCACAGTCTTCTTCTGGGATACTGATCATGGGGGAAAACTCGAAGTTTTCCCTTTCCGCTATATCATCTGTGGCGAACACCCCCCTACCCATTTCAACATGCTTAACGCAGATATTGTCCTGATAATAAGGCATTGGTGTTAGAGTTTCGGTTGTTTTAAACGGAGTTTGTTCAATCATGAAACCTGAAATACTAAAACTTGGTATTTAAAATTCATGATTAACAAAGACCTGATTGATGAGTGTTTCCCGTTTGACGAATTTCGTCCAGGACAAAGAGCGTGTATCGAATCGATTTGTGACGCCTTCAATGACGGAAAGAAATTCGTCATCCTAGAAGCCCCCACCGGATCCGGCAAATCAGTAATTGGGATGACACTCGCCAATATGGTGAAAAACTCCTATTATCTGACAATCCAAAAAATTCTTCAAGACCAACTCATCAAAGACTTCGAAAGCGAAGCAACCAAAGCCCTCAAAGGAAGAAACGCTTACCCCTGCGACTACTGGCCTCGTTGGGAAAAGAAGCATGCGGACAACCCCGGCATGCTCGGTCTGATGGAGAAGGCCCGGAAAGACCCGACTTTAGGAAGGACTCTCCTCCCAACCGTCAATTGCGCAACCGGTTATTGTTTAACAGCAGACGGAAAAGGAAAGACCGCATTCTGTTTTCCCAAGGGCTTTGAAAAAGAGAAACTCAAAGATTCGCTCTGCCCATATTGGCAAGCGGTCAGCGGTGCTAAAGAGTCTAAGACTTGCATCATGAATTTCCACTCGTTCCTCTATCAGACTCAAGTCTCAGAACGATTTGGGCCGAGAGAATTATTGATCATTGACGAGGCCCACAACGCTGAACCGCAACTGATGGACTTCGTAGCCCTCAAATTGAGTGACAAGAGATTTAGAAAGCAAGGTATCACTTTCCCGAAACTTCACACCGCTGAAGCTTACGCTGACTTCTTTAGGGAGAATGAACTACAAGACCGGATCGCTGACGTCGTTAGGGTTGCTAATTACACTAAAGATTTCAAAAGCTCCGAGGAATGGAAAAAAGTCCTACTCCAATACAACATCTTCATGGGCAGCGTATCATCTGGCGAGTGGATCCCTAAATGGGAAGATGGTCGTGGTTATAGCACCATCACGCTGAAGCCCATTTATGTGGACAAGCATGCGCACCGTTACTTGTTCGGACATGGCGAACAAACTCTCATGATGAGTGCTACTATTCTAAAGGCTAAGGTCATTTATGATTCGCTAGGAATCGATCCGAAAAATGCTTACGCTTATCGCATGAAAAACAGGTTCCCCCTTAAAAACAGGCCAATCTATTTCCAACCTTCGGGAAGCATGAGTTACAAAAACAAGGATACTACTCTTCCTAAATTGTTGAAGGATATTGAAAAAATCGCTAGCGAATATCCTGGTAAAAAAGGAATTATCCACACCCACAACTTCTCAATTTGCAATTACATCCTAGAAAATGGAAGCCAAGAATTGAAAGAACGGATCTTGTTCCAAAAGGAGTTCAACAATAAAGATGAAATGCTGAAAACGCACGCCGATTCGGACGATACAATTATTATGGCTCCAGCCATGCATGAGGGGCTAGATCTCAAGGGTGACCTAGGACGGTTCCAAATCATCTGTAAAGTTCCTTATCCTTCATTCCAAGAAAACGAACAACTAAGAATTAGGATGGATGTTAACAAAGACTATTATCCTTGGTTGACCGCTCTTAAACTAGTCCAAAGTTATGGACGTTGCATTCGCAGTGAAACTGATTGGGCTGACACATTTGTTTTAGATGCCGATTTTGAAGATTTCCAGCGTCGCAGTCACAAACTCCTGCCAAAATGGTTCAGAGAAGCTGTGGTTTAGATAAATATAATGTATGAATCCAAGGCCAAAACAGCTAAGCAGCAGAGATAACGACGGAATTATAACAGAAGGAAAATTCCTAAAAGCTAACGCTGATGGAACTTCCGATTATGACGTCCTGCTAGAATCAGACTTATCACAAAAGTTTGTAAAACGAGGGCCGTATACTTTTGTCACAATCGACGCATTACTGGGGAGTATCCGCTGCGACGGCATGGATTTAGGATATAGTCTTCGTCATGACGGCACCACAACTGGCCCAGGAGTCGCGTCTGCCGCGCCATACGCCGGGCCTAGCGCTTTTGGAACATTCCTACCTTGTAGTACGACGTCGGTCGCTAGCAATGCTGCCGGTTGGGTTAGAACCGGCAGCTTAGCACATAGAGTCGACGGAGACTTAAGAGCGTTTGCGAAATTCTTTATTGGCGGGTCCATAACTGATATGAATTTCGGCCTAGGCTTAACATTAGACAGCGTGTTGACCGACGTGTTATTATCCGATATGTCTACCAAAAATTTTGTTGGTATACAATATGTCGATTCTAGAGATAGCGGGACAGGAACACTTCGATTTGTCACATCTAACACCAGCACTGCGACAGAAGTTGACACTGGAGCAGCAACACTCTCAGCCGGAGTTTATTACTTAGAAATGGACATATCGGTAAATGGATCGTTTGTCAGATTCATCCTAAGAGATGAAGATTTTGTCGTGTTGAGCGACGAAACAATAACAACGTCTATCCCAGGAACAACAACCTCCTTAGCTCCAATCGGGGCCATACAAACAGACACGACAAACTCCAAAACCCTATACACGTCATTCTTTTTGTTAGATTCTGTTATCTAGATCGAATTGGCCAATCTAACCAAAAGTTTAGTCAAACCGTCTAAGATGTCCATAGTCTCAAGAGCTTCAAAAGCATGATGAATTCTTATGCTTGCATATGTTGCAACAATTTCGTCTAAATCCCTATGGTTGGATAAATCTCACTAATATCCCTAGTGACGTAGGACAAGCTGACTGTGCTTGCTACACCGAATGTAATGCCACCATCTGCGATAACACTCATCGGGTCTTCGGTTAATATAGATTCAATAATAAAGACTCCCTCGCCGATTTCAGAATCCGCAAGGCTCATAGCAAAAACACTAGACCCATTTCCGGATAACGAACTACTAGAAAGCCTTGCGTACATTATGAATCTGAAGTCTTCATCTTCAGATTCGGGCTCGCTAAAGAACCCAATAACGTCCGTCCAAACGTCTGTTCTAACCTGTTCATCAGGAATTCTACTCTTCCACGCTGTAGTGAAGTCAGAGCCGAGGATATAAGTCCCTCTACCAAACGGGCCGTCCGCGTCGAAACCAGCATCATTCTTGTTAAGAGAAACTGTAGAAGCGTCGAGAACGACATTGTTCTGAAGGTTGTCAGACAGAATCGGGACCTGCGAATTAGACGGAGTGTTCAAAATCTCGCCAATTCTTAACTCAGCCAAATTCAAGAAAATCGAAGGATCACCGGTTCCAGAAATGCTAAACTGAGGCATCTCAAAACCAAGAGCATAATCTGACGTCGTGACAATTTCTTCCCCTAGGATTCCGTCAGTTACAATCTGAGCATCCGGAGCGAAAGAACTAACCGGCACAAACGGAGGCGGCGGAATTACTACCTCCTCTTCCTCAACAACGTCCTCATAGAACTCGTCATGTTCGTGCTCACTACCGATTTCAGTAATGTCGGAGCCCTCAGTTAATTCTAGTTCCTTAACCGGAATCACACTAGACCCTGGGTCCGTAATGATGAAAGTCCTCTCCTTAAAACATGTGTCCTTATCGCTTCTGGCCGAAATCGTAAGACGATAACCTCTACAATAATTGACCTCATTCGTATTGACAAATGCGCTCAATTTAAAGACTGTAGGCGCATATTCTGCAGTGCAGAAGTTTGGATTCTCAACCCCTTCAGGAACGCATCCTTCCTCAACAGGAACGGCTACCAAACCTGGCTCCACAGTAGGCGGAACATCAGGAAGAACAACTTCATTAGTGCTAGCAGTAAAAACAGTGACGACAGGAATGACTTTAGATTCCAACATCGCTGTGCTAGTTATTTGGGCTGTGCCATCGCTCTCTAGAAGAAACGAAGCAGTTACAGCGTTAGAATCGACAAATGCGCAGTCTTCACGTTCGAAGACTTCACCACCGCAGATGTCAGAATCGAAATCAACTGCAACTCTAATCTCAACGTTACCACACGCCGTGATCTCATTAATAAATTTCTGTATGGTTCCATCTAGAACAGACTCTACTGTCCTCAAGGATGCCGAACGCACGCTGTCGTCTTGAAGTTGGTTGTCTTCCCCGCCCTCACCGATGAGAACGAAACTGTCCTCTTCTGGAGAAATCCCATCAACGATATTTCTAGGGTCTGTCAGATCGATAGGATCAACAACATAACCGTCACCAAAAAACTGGTCTCCAATTGGGTTCTCACAGTCACAATTGCATGGAGTCGGAATAGGAACAGGAGGAGCGGGCTCACCCTCAATCTCGCAAGCGTCTCCAACATTCGGACAGAAGAAGAAATCTTCCTGACAGCAGTTTTCGTCAGGTTTAGGGTTCAATAATACCCTAAACAAATAGTTAGGATCTACTCTATTAAACCAATCGAACTTATATAAAGACCATCTTCTACTCTGTACACAATCGCTAGTCGGAGTCCATAATGGGAGGTCCAAATCAGGGGTGGGACATGGAGTAGGATTGAACTTGAAATAACCAACGCTCTTATTATCAGAAATGGTTACCTGAGCCGCTGCAAAGAAATCCTCTTCTACATTCCTGATAGTGTCACCATCTAATCCGCCCAAATTGGAAGTTGGAACTTCATTAAACAAATCATTGTCTAGAATTATGAGGTCGTCAGAGATAGTAGATTTTCTAATAGAAGTAAGAGCCTTGGTTCCCCTCAACGAAGGATCGTCAAGGATACTAGTATTAATCTCTAGATAAGATAACCCATTTTGGCCGTCCGCTCCCTTAGCTCCACGTTGCCTAGTCTTATAACGCCAAGAAGCACTTTCTTCCCCGCCTTCAAGAATGACAAGTGACCCCCTAAAAATTCTTGAAGTAGAGTCGTAAGAAATGTCGACATTAGTTTGTTCAATAGAAATGTCATCATCATTGATCGCAATCATCACATCTTCGTCGTCAGAAATAGGATAAAGCACTTCAAGGAGGACTAGATCACTGTCGCTAGCAAAAATCCTCAACGAAATCGGAGTATCAATAGGAGCGTTAACAAAAGCCTCCCAATTAAACACCCCACTCGTAGGACTCAAAGGAAGTTGGAAAACCTCACCAGAATCTTCTGTGCCCGCAGCGCCAGCTGCTCCTTGGTTACCGTCAATCCCCTTTGGGCCTACACAACAATTCCTAAGCAGTTTCTGATAAAGTCGGCCTCTATCAACTTCAAGCCTTAACTGGTTTTTCCTCTCCTCAACCTTTACAACTTTAATGCTATCGCCGACCCTAAGGTTCGTGTTAGCGCCCGTGATCGTAATGGTTCTGATCTTGTTAGTGATAATACTGAAACGACCAAAAGACGTTTCTAAAACTAAACCGTCATATTCCCCAGGCGTGAAGCCGCCAGTAGTAACAACAATATCCGTAGTACCAGCCGCTTCATTGGGAGCTAAGACTGAAATCACGTCAATAGCCAAAACCTCTTTAGGAGTGACAGATTGCTCCGGCGAGAACTTTATAAGATCATCGCTTGAATGGAAATAATAGTAATAAGGGTTTTCTACAGGCGAGTCTAATTTAAACGCCGAGAAATCAATCCCACGAGCTATCAAGGTCTGAATCAACAATAACTTGCTGTGAATACTAGGAGAAACTAACCCATCGGCCTCTTCCGTGACGACGTCAGGATCCGGGATTTGACCCTTAAAAATCCATTCTTTCGTTTCGACGTTGAACTCATAAACGCTTCCGTTTGTATCGAGTACCTGATCTCCATCAGAAGCCGTGTTGGGCAATTTTGGTTTAAAAACTGGATCTACCACAACGTATATTTACATTACAGTGCTTTCCACTTTTAACAGCCCCCCATCGCTGAGAAATTAAGTCATCAACTTCCAAATCCGAGAGCTAAACCAACAGCTGGTCCCCAACACAGAATAATAAGAATAACCATGTTGGAAATTGCGAATACTTACACCACATCTGCAAGGGTAAGTGTTCTCCATTTTGAGTTCAATTTTAGTCCTGCGAACCCGATCATCGATCAATGTGCGCGCCGCCTTCAATTTGGGCAGCAGGGCTCCTGAGTTCAATTTTAACGTGACCATCACCAACCCTCCGATGCAACCTGCTCAACTTTTGAACGCCAATATCCTGAAAAGCATGTCTAAGGCCCTTATCAAAATAAGCAAGAATCTCACTAACAGGCTTAGCATCGTCCCCCTGGGTCACATTCTTAGAAGTGACACCCTGAGTCACAACCGTCCTAAGTTCTTCATTCACCTCAGAGGGCGTCATATGTTGGTAACGCTTAGCCCCACCTGCCTTCCAAGCCTCAAGAGAAGCCATGCCACGATACTGCTTCGTTTTATAACCAGACCCACATTCCCATCCGCAACTCTCCTCTGCGTGAGAGAACAACTTACCACACATTACGGCACTAGCTCCAAGAGCGAGGGCCTTGATGATATCGCCTACAGACCTAATACCACCATCGGCTATGACAGGAATCTTTTTCCACCTAGCATATTGGCTAACCCTATAAATCGCAGTAGCTTGAGACCTACCACAAGCCATAACTTCCTGAGTGGTGCAAATAGATCCAGGGCCCATCCCGACACGCAACATGTCAGCCCCAGCTTCACACAAAACATTAGCTTGCTGTTGAGTGACCACATTACCAGCTATCACCCCGATACCACCATGTACATCCTTGATATACTTAATCATATCAACTTGATACTTAGAACAGCCCTGCGCAGAATCAATTAAAATGATGTTGACACCCGCCTTAATCAATTCAACGACACGAAGCTTATCCTCTTCGCGAGTAGAAACAGCACAAATAGCCTTAGCTCCAATCTTACGAACTTTATGAACATCAGCACACTGGTCGCTGACGCTCATCGACCCATGGATAACACCGGCAGCCCCGGCTGCAGCCATAGCAGCGGCCATTCTACCATCAGTCACCGTATCCATAGGGCTAGATATAATAGGAAGGCTCATTCCTGCGATGGGTCCGCTAAGATTAACATCGTCAACAGAAAAATGAGTATAGCCAGGCAAGAAGTTAAAGTCGTCAAAAGACCTGCCAACCGCCAACCTATCTCCAAAGACCTCTTCTATCCTTAACCCGTCATAATTCACCTTGTTCCAAGACGAGTCGAACGGAAAATCAGGTCTCGTGCGAACTGGATTATTCATGTCATTTCCTTAGTCAATACTGTGACGACGTGGCCGTCCTTAATCTGAACCCTGTGAGAAATCTCTCCATCAGGACCATTAACCGGATAAGAACCAGGATTGGTCCCCATCTTACGAATAAAATCCTGAGTCTCCTCAGGAAGAATGATCTTCCTCAAAGCAGGAACGTCAATTTCAGAAATCCTCTCAAGGTACCGAGCGATAGCGTGATCTGTAACAGGAATGCCACGAGTCTTACCCTCAACAGCCAAAATTTGTCTTTCTAGTTCCTTATCCTCATCGATTAGATCATTAATCCTCTTCGACATGGCCTTCTGCTCGGTCTTCAACGCCGTCAACTCCCTCTTTAGAATTATCCTGTTCTTTATTAGCGCTCTCGTTTTTGAGCTTTTTCTTTTTTCCTTGCTCACTTTTAGAGCCTTTCTTAAGATTAATCTTGTGAATTGTGAACGGAGCCGAAACCGTTTGGGAATAATAAGCGGCAGCTTCAAGAGCCTTCTTAACCCTACCGTAGGAATCTTTATCATCCTTAGTAGCGTGGAGAGAGCCGAGCGCAAATTCAACGCCGGACCCAATAGCGATCATTCCATCAGAGACTTCGGTCACGCTATAACTCTCATCAATTTCAAACAACCTCCCCAAAAAGCTGATTAGAAAACGGTTTTCTTGTTGCACGTCGCCTTCGGTTTTTAGGGGGCCAGCTAGGTTAAGACAGTTGCGCATTGAATTGGCGAAGTTAATGACCATGTACTCGTGAAGGTCTTTTTTGCGGAAACCTGGAGGAATCTTCAACCCATACTGGATCACCTGTCCCACCCTAAGTGAACCACAATAACCAATGGTAAATTGCCCTTTTTTAAAAACCTTGGGTTGTAACATTAGGTGAATTCTTTCGCCATCGTTTATGGCATGATCTCCACCGATGATAATCTCACTTTCGGTTTTGAGTCCAACTATACAGGTCATTGCTCCTTAAATACGACGGTACTAATATTATCCAGTGCTACATTGGCTGTATTTAACGGTGGCTGCCCCTCTATGTTGGCAGTCCGAGGGCCCGAAAAACCCTCGGCAGATATTGGATCTCGACCTTTCCAGTTATAGGAAGAGCATGATAAGAGGAATCGTGAAGTTGTCTGTAACAAACTATTCAACGAGAACCCAGGACAATAAACGCCTGGACTCCCCGTTAAAACTGGACGAAGGGGCGAAGCCCCCCGTAAAAAACCCAAGTAGGAGAGAGTGCCCCCAGAGGATTTATAGGTTTTGAATCTGGCCAGACTGCTGTTTAACAGCCGCCCCATCGCGTATAGCGACCCTGGATTTATCGATCCTGCACGTAGAAGATCAAGCACAATAGCGAAAAAAGCAAAAATGTCAACTTACAACCCAAATAGAATCAACAAAATAAAAGAACGCACTAACCGCATACAAAAAGAAATCACGCAATTATTAGGCTTAAAATCAGGACGTGCCGTCATAAGGCAAATAAAACAAGCAAGAGGCATAAAAGAAGATCAAGCAACATGGTACTCAGAACAAATCAGAGTCGAATCTAGACTCGCACTGCTAAAACAGCAACTAAGCATTGTCAACGAACAACTAACAATTGAAGATTTAAGAGCTAACAACTTCTAACGCGTGTAGAAATAAAGCAAAAAGGTGTCCCGAGAGGGAGGGGATTCCGATGGCGGTAACGTCTAGGAATCATACATGCAGGTGTATGAGCGACTATGGGCCTCTACTTGGTAGCGACCTCACAAATAGTGAGGTTCTTATTAGTACCAGTGCGGAGATCGTAGGATATAGGAATTGTCTAAAGAAGTCAAAAACATGACGCTAGTTCGTGATAAGCCCCAAGGGGTGATGCATCCTGTCAGGGAAGTGTCTATCAACGCTACAACCAGGGTAGCTGCAGGTAGAACGCACCTGTTGTTTTTGAACGCCTATATTACTGATTTCAACCCACTAAAAACATCATGCTGTGGTTCTTATGGACCGGTGATTTCGGTCACCACCTAAGAAATTTCAACTTCATTGTTTTTAGGGGCGCGACTGGGGCCAAACCTGTATATTGATATTTTTAAGAATTATTATTTAACAATTAAACAGCAAACATAAGAAACAGGCAAAACTTATGACCGCAAATCTCGAAAACCATATCCCCATAGGAGGCACAGGATCAACAGGGTCAACCGGCGCAACAGGACCAACCGGCGCAACAGGGTCAACCGGCGCAGGCGTAGGAACAAAACAGCTAGATTTATTGCCTAGAGGTCTAACGCATGGTTACTGGCAGCCAGGCCAAGGAACAGGTTTAACAGCGTCAACAGCTACAGTCGGAACAGGATTCAACACTCCAACCAATACGGCTACTGGATCAGGCACAATTTATTCTGAAGGCATAAACTCTTATGGGCCTCACATTGAAATCGACGCCCCAGGCGCTGGTCTCGCAGCCTGGTCACATAGTTCTGACGCACTAGTAGACCCTTCAGCACTTCCCAGATTCATTTATAGAGCAGGAATAGAGCTTAATGCTGAAGGGATCGGAGCTGCTAACCCAGTTGGTCAGGTTTTATTTGGACTAACTTCGTCTGCTCCGACAAACGCCGTGCTCGACTTTACTACAGCCACTGAAGCGATTTGGGTTGAAGTTATTGGTGACTTCAATACTCTCTCGACTTGGTCGATTAATAGGAGGATTGGAAGCGCTACAAAAACTGCTACTGATACGGGCATAACTCCTCCGAACGGTGAGGAGCCAACATATGTCATCTTCGAATGGGCTTCGACAACTTCTGTGACTGTAACATTATTGAACTCATCATATACTTCATTGTATACGACCACCTTTTCTGGGGCACCTGAGGTTCCTTCTCCGACTACGGCGTATTGTTTGTTTATTAGATCTGGCGACACTAAGTCGAAATATCTTTATTTCTATGGCGCAATGCTCGACTTTGATGGCTAAATCATCAAAGATAAGCAAAGCTTTGGAAATGCGTTTAGGTGACCTGTAAAGTAATACTCATCGAGACGAGAAATTTAGGAGACTGGAATTTCTCTAGTCCAAAACCTTTAGCGAACATTGGCCGAGAAACAGTTTTAGCCAGGTTGCAACGTCAAATAGGTGAAATGGGATTAGACCCAATCGTGCTTACTGACGACTACGATATAATGGCGGCTTCAAAGAAAGTGCATGTGGGAGACGAACTCCCCGAACACTTCGCCATATTGCCCGGGAACGTGATTCACCCGACTTACATGTCCGTTTTGAACTGCATTCACGACAAGCCAGATGATATGTCGTATAGTATTGACACAATTGATGATTATTGGGGTTTCGTGCAGGAAGCGCTGAACTCTGGTGAGCTGGATTCTACCGAATGATTTTTTGGTATTTCAACATGAGAGGTTTGCAATGCAAGAGCAAAAAAACACGACTATGCGAATTGGTCGTTCACACGCTAAAGTATTATTGGACTGGTTTTCATTTCAAGAGCAATGTGATATTAGGATCGAAAGCTCCTCTATCCACATGGACGAGGTCAAGTTTTCAAACAAGCTAAGGACCATCATCGGCAAGCTAAAAAAGCACCGTAGCGGCTCATATGTCAATATCAACTCGATTGAAGCAGGCATGGCATACGAATGGTTCGAAAAGATCCCGAACCTCCTAATAGACGGTAAAGATCAAAAAATGTATGGAATTCTACAAAACTTCTTCAAAAAGAATCTATAATGTTAAGAATTGTGGCGGTTAGTGACACTCACGGTCGACATGAAGACGTTAATATCTCCCACGGCGATGTTCTAATTCACTGTGGGGATTTTTCAAATCATGGGACAGAAAAAGATTTCTTCTTATTCCTAAATTGGCTCCAATCCCAGCCTCACGAACACAAACTCTTTACTCCGGGGAACCATGACGAATGGGTAGAACAAAATCTTTCTCTAGCTAAATCGATTGTTGAAGACACGCCGGGTGTCACAATGTTGATAAACGAAGAACACTGTATTGATGGTGTAAAATTCTTCGGATCTCCATTTGTTCCCACTTTTGGCGACTGGTCATTCATGTTAGATAGGGATATAATCGGCAGGAAATGGGAACAAATCCCAGAAGATGTGACTGTTCTTTTCACACATGGCCCTGCTTATGGGCACGGCGACTTGGCTCCACCTTGGGGTTGTTCCTCATTGAGAGGAAAAGTGGCGGGCGATATCGACCTATTGCTTAGGATTAAAGAGGTTAAGCCGCAGCTTCACTTGTTTGGGCATATTCATGGTGGCTATGGTCGGACTAAATCTGATGCTGTTCCTGAGACGTTGTTTATCAATTGTGCTGTTTGTACTGAAAAGTACAGCCCTGACAACACCGCTCAAGTTGTCAATATGCACAACTTATAATGGATACAATCTACCTTTTAAAAAGGTTCGATGCGGCAAGGTTTATAGGGTCTAAAATAAATGTGGAAGAACGCAACGATTGGCATCCTTATTTTAGACCATGGAGATGGGATGTTTCCGGTTATTTTACTGTGGTGAAAACCCTATTGTCACCTCAAGCGATTGTATTAGATGACTCTTCTTATCTAAAAATTTTATGTTATCCATTCTTCGCCAATAAAACAGGTCGATTCATTTCTCTTGATGAGTTTTATAGTGATGAGCCTGTGCTTTGTGTTGACTCTGAAAGGGCTGATGGCGTGCCTGAGAGTTATTTGTATGACTGCTCAGATTTATACAGAATTGAATTATCTGATGGAAAACTATGCGCAGAAAAGGTCGATCAGGGTAAATATGCTAGTCTAATTGACTGGATGACTAAGCATGTACCATGGCACGTGAATCCGGGTGTAAAACTCTCGTTGGGGCATTAATCTGCGAGCTGTGTGAGCACGCCACTAAAGAACTACCCCCAAGACTTGAAAAACTTTTAACTATAAGAACGGAAAACCGGGGCCAGGCCGTGTGGGGTAGGACTATATGGAATTATGCTAAAGAAGCTGCCTTTCATGATCTGTTTGTCGGTTTCGATATCGACGGTGTTAAACGCACAAAATTAGTAATAACCATTTTGATTGGGTGCGAAGACGCTGGAGTGGTTGCGGTCAATCGAATTGGCTTTGGGACCATCTTTCAAGATGATATTATTGAGCGATTGAAGCTCGAAATTTCTAACGTTATAAGAGAAGCAGATGACTTACTTAAAGCCCAAACTTGCAGCTGAACACCTACTTTCCACTTTAAAGAAAGACTTCCCAGATGGCGAAGGCGGAGTGGACGTTCGGGTGGCCGCCAAAACAATTTTCGGGATTGTGGACGATTCTCGAATTAGATCTATGCAGTCGGTAGTAGATTTCCCGACGTGCAATATACACTCTTATTTGGTGTGGGATTATGTTGGTCTCCGACTCACGTCGGTATTTGAGAAAAATGGCCGAATCAATTGTCGAAGTAGCAGTTAACCTTACTCAAGCCGAGCGAAAAGCCGCCGACGTTTCCTATCCAGGACCACAGGAGTTTGTGCACTTGCACAATCATACCCTGTTTAGTACACTAGACGGAATCGCAACGCCAGACGAATACTTCGGAGCGTGCGCCGAATTAGGTCACCCCGCTTTTTCTATTACCGACCACGGTAGCATGGCTGCGATTCCAGACGCCTATTGGGCCGCCAAAAAGCATAAGACCAAGTTCATTGCCGGGTGTGAGATCTACTTCAACGATTTTCACCAAGAACTTGAAGAGAAGCAAGCGAACCCAGACTGGAAGTTAGGAGCACTCAAAGCCCCTAAAGCTGCCACCTCTGTCGATTATGACATGATGGTAGGAAACGAAGAATGGGGCAAGTATAGGCGCAATCGACATCTTACGGTTATGGCTATGAATATGGGAGGATATAGAAATCTCATCCACATGACTAGTGAAGCCTGGGAAATTGGTTTTTATTACAAACCAAGAGTCTGGTTCGACCAAATCAAGAAATATAACAAGGGCCTCATCATCTTGTCCGGATGCTTGAATGGTCCTGTTTGTCACGCTCTACGAGAAGCCGCAAAATGGGCTAAGATCTCTCGTGGCAAGCTTAAAGCTGATAAATTCGGAAGGCCAATCCACATCAACTCATACGACGCTAAAAAACGACAGCAGCATTATATGGACGAAGCTCACATGTGGGTCAAGAAATTTAGGGATCTCTTAGGAGACCGCTTCTATCTAGAATTGCAAATGCCGGGTAAGGAAATCCCGTTTGGCAAAGAAGCCTTCGCTCTGATCTGTCAAATGGCAAAGAAATATGACATCGATGCGGTCGTTGCTAACGATTGTCACTTCACTCACCGTGCTGATTTTAAAGTGCAAAAATGCATGATGGCGGTGGGCCAGGGCGTCCAAATCGACGATCCGAACCTGTTCCACGTAGACTCCGACGAGCAATTTTTTAAGAGTAGAGCACAGTTGAGAAAAACATTTTTCGAAGGAGGATATGACAAGTATATCACGCCCGAAGAGTTCGAACAATGCCTTCAAAACACAGTCGAGCTATCAAAGCGGTGTGAAACATTCGACCCCGACTTGAACCCGAAGCTCCCATCCATCCCAGATGCTGAACCTAAATTGAAGAAGCTAGTCATCGAGGCGTTAAAGAGCACTGGTTTGATGCATTCTGATAAGAGATATATGGTCGATGGTAAAATGGTGACCCACAAAGAACAAGCCGCTATCGAATTGAAGCGTTATTGTGAAAAGGGCTTCGCTTCATACTTCTTGATCATCAAGGATTTGATCGACTACTCTAAAACCAACCAATGGGACGTCGGACCTGGCCGTGGTAGCGCTGGAGGATCCTTAGTTTGTTATCTTCTTGGTATTCATTCACTCGATCCTTTAAAGTGGGGTCTTAGTTCAGTTCGCTTTATGGGCGACAGCCGTGGTGGAGATATGCTCCGCGTATCTATGGATTAGATGAGCTATTCACGATTGTTGATAAAATTCCAAGAGGCTTTAGATTCTTACGCCTTATTGTCCCAATTTTCCGATCAGGATATGGAGAACCTTGGGTTTTCTGATCAGATTAAGCTGGTCCTCTATAAATGGCCTGATATCGCTTCTTCTGCCCTCAACCTTATAATGCGCATGGAAGGGGAAGCGCATGAAGACGTTGTTTCCAACGCTTGGCTTAGGTTGGAAAGGGATTTAGACGATACTATAGTACAGCCGGTCGCGGCGTTCTATGAGGGTTTAGCGGAAAAAACAAAACAAAGCATGGGAGGAGTTCCCATCAATGCAGTGATAAAACCGGAGGTTATACTTTCTTTAGATGCTATTAGCGCTAAGAAAGTTTATGTTGAATGTATTAACCATTTATTTGATGTTTTAGAAGCGGTAACTAAAACCAAATACCCAAGGATACAAACATCATGATCGAAATCGTTATAAATGGATACGGTAAAGTTTCCAAAAAAGCCAATTTTGGTGTTTTGTTGAAGGATGATAGGGGCCAAACCCACCAAAGGATCGTCCCTTTGGAAGTGAAATCATCCTATGCGGCTGAGCTTCTAGGTATTAAGTATGGCTTGTTGACACTTCATGGCCGTGACTATGATATTCTTGTTAAGACCTCTTCCCCACACGTTTCTAAGTCGTTGACTAAGAAGGATGGGGAGTGGCCTAAGAGCAGGTCTAAGAGCATGGAGTTGTTGGACGAGATTAGAACTCTCGCTGAAGAGTTTGGAACTTTTGAGTGCGTTTTTGATAAGAGTAGTCCAGAGATGGATTACGTTAAAGAACTCGCTAGGAAACCAATTCGTTCTTAGTATCTGAACCGTATGGTTCATGTTAAAGATTGGGGCACGCTTAAGAAGCTGACCGCTAAATTGCTAGCGGTCAAGAAGCTGCGCGAGCCCTATATAAGCAAATTGAAGTTCGAGCTTAAAGAGATCGACAAGCAGGGCGCGAACCGCTACTGGCTAGATCTATTTAATAGCCGAGAAAAATTCAATCACAACAAAAACGGTCTAGTCTTGCCGTACATCTTGGGCTTAACGAAGATTGATCCAATCGACAGGGGTATTCCACACAAGGTCGAATACCATCCTGACTTCCCTGATATTGATATCGACTTCTTACCAGAAGCTAGAGAGCACGTCAAGAAGTATGCTAAAAAACAATATGGCGACGATTTCGTTTGTACTGTTGGCATGTGGATTAGGTATAAGACCAAGTTGGCGCTCCAAGACGCCGCTACCGCGCTTGGCGTCAACCGTGGAGAAGTCATTGCGGTTTGTAAGCACCTTCCTGAAGAATTTGACACAATGCCTTTCGATCAAGCTTATGAAGAATTCGAGAATTTCAAGATCTTCGCTGATGAAAACCCAGAGCTTGTAAGACTAGCTTATGGCATGACTGGAAAGATTAAAGCTCAGAGTAAGCACGCTGGCGGATTGATCATTTCTAGCGTCCCGATTAGAGATCACGTCCCTCTGACTTATTCTGGCAAGAAAGGTGATAAACAGTGGACCTCCGAGTGGACTGAAGGCATGGCCGACTCTCAGTTGTCGAAGTTCGGTCTTGTAAAGTTCGACATTCTCGGGCTCATTAATATCGCTTATATTTGGAACTGCAAGAAGTTGGTCGCTAAAAACCACGGAGTGAAAATCGACTTCGAGGATATCGATCCCGAAGATGACAGGGCGGGCTGGGCAGAATACGCTGATGGCCGAGTAGAAAAAATCCTGCTCAACGATCCTGATACGCTAGAGGCCGCTGACAACCTAAAATTAGCTTCTATCTTCCAGTTCGACACTGATTTCCAACAGAGTGTTGTAGAAAAAGGTGGCGTCAGATCTTTCATGGACTTGGTAATCTATACTAGTCTTGGTAGACCTGGTCCGCTTCCTATGATTGATGTCTATATTGGAAACCGAGACGACCAATTAGAAGGGTGGAACGACGTTTTACATCCTATCATGAAGGATATCCTAAAAGAAACTAAGGGCGTACTAACATTCCAAGAACAGCTTCTTAGAACGTGGACCGAACTCTGTGGCTTCACAATGCCTGAAGCTGAGTCTGCGCAGAAGGCAGTTAAAAAGAAGAGGATCGAAATCCTGGATAAGATTGGTCCTAAGGTTATCGAGGGTGCAGCTGGGCTGATCGGCCAGGATGAGGCTGAAGCTCTCTGGGATAAGATGGTCAGCTTTGGTCGTTACTGCTTCAACAAATGTCTTGCTTCTGACACCATAATTATAGACCCGCTTACCAATGAGTCTATGACGATTGAAGAATTATATCAATCTAAAAAATCGTTTAATTTGTTATCGTATGATGGTAATAAACCTTTCATAGATGAAGTGGTTGATGTTTATTATAATGGAAAACAAGAAGTTTTCGAAATAGAATTTAGCCATGGCATTAAACAAACGGTGACCATTGGTCATAAATTTATGAATGAATTTGGAGAGATGGAAGAAGTTTCTTCATTATTAGAGTCTGGTCATGCTATCAAATATATAAGAGATGGAGTGATTAATGTACAAGAAAGTAAACGATCAAATAGAACTGAAAATTGTCGAGCTTTATCAAAACAGGTTGACTTACAATCAAATTTTGAAAGAGATAGAAATAAAATTGAGCCATGGGACGATAACTCGAGTGATAAAAAAACACGGCGTGAAGAGGAAATTCTTAACCAAAGCATGCAACACAGTGGATCACCATTATTTCGAGAATATAAATTCTTCGGAGAAAGCCTATTGGTTGGGCATGTTGATAGCAGATGGTTATATTCACGAGGCAAGAGGATATGTGAGCTTGCAACTTCATCACAAAGACCAAAGCTTAGTAAAGAAATTTGGAGAAGATTTGAAGTCGCCAAGAAAAATATTGACTTGTCGAAAAGGAGATTTTACACAAATGCGGAGTACGGTAAGCAGCAAGAAGATGATTGCGGATTTGAAACGTCTTGGTGTCATACAAGGGAAGTCTACCAAGGAAACTATTCCGGACGTTCCATTCATGTCACACCTATTAAGGGGGTTGATGGATGGGGACGGATGTATTGTGGTCAATTCGAAAGGGTACCCAATGATAAGACTTGGGTCGAGTTTTGCTTGTTTAGAGAAAGTGAGAACCATTTTAGTTTCCGAATGTGGGGTGAGGGCTTCAAAGATTACGGAATATCAAAACAATTTTTGTGCTATTTGCTGGACTGGTTTGTCTCAGACCCAGGCGATACTGAAGTTTTTGTATCAAGATGCCACAAGATTTCTGCTAAGGAAAAAGCAAATGGCCGATGCAATATTGTCAGCATTAGAAATCTCGGAGTTAAAAAGACTTATTCCCCAGAGATGACGTCCGATCATCATAATTATCTTACAAAACCGCAGAATGGAGAAGTGGTTCATGCTAATAGCCACGCAGTCGCGTATATCATGGTCGCTTATAGGTGTTTGTGGTTGAAGACTTATTATCCTGCTGAATGGTGGGCTTCAGTCTTGAGCCATTGCCCTGCCCACAAGTTCGTACGTTATATGGGCGCTGCAAGAACTGACAAAATCGCCTTTGGCACGCTAGACGTGGACAACCTGACCAAAGACTTCACAGTCCAAAAAGGGAGCATTATTCCTGGTCTATCGTCTATCAAAGGAATCGGAGACGAAACCGCCCAAAACTTGGAGGACGAAAGTGCTAAAGGTACGTTCGAGGGGATTGAAGAGTTCATCGAACGGTGTGGCAAGAGTAAGGCTAACCTAGAGAGGCTGGTCAAGCTAGGCGCTTTCGACAACATCAACCCTAATAGGAAAGCTCTCTGGATGTGGTACCTATACAAATACGCCACTGGGAAAGAAATCACCGAGCTTAGAAGACAGATTGATTATTGCTATACTTGGTCGCCCCTCGCCGTTCAAGAAGAACGGGATAGACAGAAGATTGAGTATAAGAGACAATATCAAAACAGAAAAATTCCTAAGCGAATCACAACTTGGATTCCGGCTGCCCCTTCTGTTACGCCGCGCGTGTTCAATCCTGATGTGGAGCTTACGAAAGAAGATATTCGGCTTGGCAAAAAGTTTAAGCTTGATTATGAACAAGTTGTCGCGTTGTTCCCAACGGATTTTAAGTTGGCAGAGCGGCTGGAAGCCGAGCACGATTACTTGGGCTTTTATTGGAGTTCTCCACTCGACATGTTTCAACACTCTGACAACACTACTATTGAATTCGCAAAGACTTGCGGACTTATTGAATGTGTTATCGAGGAGAAATTTGTTAGGCAGGGAACAAACGGAGAATATTGCATTCTAAACGTGAACGATGGTCAAGCGACTGCTCGTGTTAACGTTTGGGGCAATGAGGTGCACCTTAACGATCCTGAAGTTCTTCAGCCTGGAACAGGTGTCCAAATGGAGGTCATTTGGAAGGATCAATATAGGAGCTTTAGTTTGAAGGCACGGTCGATCATTATACCGTTGCCCTTCAAAGAAGAGGACGAAGACGACACATACTTTAAAGAGTTGTCTAAGGCCACCACTTCAGGTTCTGATGAACTTGACGAATTAAAAGAAATGTTGGAGAATATCGATGATCTTGAAAGAGATTTCAATGAAGCAGAGTGAACTTGATTCGTGGAGAATGCCTGGCATGGCTCCTATCGTCTCAATCGAAAAGCTTTCAAAAGAAGTAAAGTCGAACTATATCGTCGCCACGTCTGGCGGATATGACCCAATCCATCCGGGGCATATTAGTTGCATGCTTGAAGCTAGCAAACTAAACAAGGTCTTGGTTGTGATTGTAAACGGTGACTGGTTCTTGAAGAATAAAAAGGGTAAAGCCTTCCAAGACTTGAAGGCCAGGTGTCAAATTGTCGCATCTATTGCGTGTGTGGATTATGTGGTTCCATTCCCTATTGAAGGAGATAAGTCCGTCAGCCAAGCTATTGAGCAAATGCGCCCATTCATTTTCGCTAAGGGAGGGGATCGCACTGACGCTCAGAACATTGCGGAATGGGAGACCTGCGAAGCAGTTGGCACGCGGATTGTGACTGGAGTCGGCCATCCAAAGCACTGGAGCAGTTCTGATTTCCTGAAGGATTGGGGCGAATTTGTCAAAAAGGGCTTCTTAGCAGGCAACCGATAACTATTGAAGTCCATAGGAGTACCTAGAATTTAGGAGGCTCCTATGGACTTCACTGTTGTTAAAACCGCGCTTGAAACCGCTGGTTTATCTGTGTATAAAATGGACTTTCCGATCACCCTGGTCGGAGATACCGAAGAAACTACAATACCATTAGCGGCTAAATGCTTCCGCGTCAATAGTATAGAAAAAATTGTAGAATTCTTTGAGCACCATAAAGAAAATGGCATAAAAACTGTATACCTTTATAAAGTATTGGCTCCTGATGACAACGATAAACTTTATAGAGTCAGAGCGGCCTGGCATTTGGATGCTAACGGTCCTAATGATACATATGTGCTATAATGTTGTTAGGCGACAAAAAAGGGATTATCTGCGATTTCTGCGGACTCACATATAAAGAAAAGTTTTCTTACTACCCTGTCGAAACCGTAAAGATTAAAGTCGTCAATAGCATGACGGTTGGAAAATCTACGGCCAAATTCGACAAAGATGTATGCGACCAGTGTTACGCTGACCTTTTAGCTGAAGTCGAGAAAAACCTTGGCACTTGCAAAAGAGGTTTTATCAAGTGTGATTTGTCTAAGACACAGCGTAACGGCACATTCAACTATTATATTATGAATTTCCACAAAGTGACTGTGGACGTAGACGCTGAGCCTACTTCGGAAGTCGAACGTCAAGTTATGGACTTGAACGTCATTGACGGTTTTGATGCGCTTGCCAAGAAAGTAGAAGTAGCTAGAGAAAAGACAAATAAGCAAGGTGGTTGGTCATGAGCTATGCATACGATTTACTCTACGTTACGATTGGTAACGAAGAAGTTGGAGCTAGACCTACAGCGTGGGATGCTCAAGATGAAACCGGCCAGGGCGTAGACATCGCAGGCAAGGAAATCAACGCCATCGCTTGGATGACAACTTGTCCTGGTTGCGGCGAGATGGTCGATGTTCTCAAGCCTGGGTTGTACATTGCCACAGATGGCACCGAGTTTTGTTTTTCGTGTATTTCGTGCGGCGCTGGGAAAGAAGTTAAGAAACTGCAGTTTTCTACTGAAGTAGAGGTAGTGAAGAAAGAAACCCCTGATGTCGCTGTTTTCATTGATCCGATTAAGGAAGGTCTGTTCGACAATGAAGTCGATCATGACGTGCTACTTAGTCTAGACGAGGGACTAATCGAACTTTTCTAAACGATAATAAGTCTTGCGCGCTTTTCTCTTCTTAGAGAAGGACCATTTGTCTGAGTTTTTTAGAGCGTTACGGAGTTGTAGAGAGAATTTGCTCAAGTTTTGAGGTGTGACGTCGATGCCAGCTATATCCATTAACTTGTTTCCTTCTACCCAGAACTCATCGACGTCTCTTGCCTCGCTAAATGCCGTTTCTAGGTATTTCAAAGCCTTGCCGATTTTTTCGTCTCTATCAGCAGTATTCTTAGCCTTCTTGCTGCTCTTTTGTTTTTTTAATTTGGCCCTTTCAATGAATCCTTTAGTATGAACGACAATGTCAGACTTCAAAGATTCAACTTTTTTGTTGATCTCTTCCTCAATGTTGAGGTTGATGTCAATGTCAATGATTTCGACTTTTTTTCTACGACTGCGCATAAGGCCCTCAAATGATTGATTTTAGCGAAACCTGTATTCTTACTGGCTCTACTGACAATTTAAATACCAGCATGGTCATCTCTTTCGATGAAGAGGAATACAAAGTTATTGTAAGCGATGAAGCAGAAGATAACGCGACTCCTAAAGCCATAAAGGCCGCTCTAAAAATCAAGATCGCCGAAAAACTCAAAGAAAAAGAAGCCAAGAAAGAAAAACTCAAAGAACTGTTAGAAATCGCTAAAGAACTAGGGTTCGAATTGACGCCTACAAGGCCAAGCGCTCAAAACAGCCTTATTATACCAACACAAATCCAAGAAGGCCGCCAACCCGCCGTAGCGATGCATCCGCCGCCTGATCTTTCTAATTCTCCTATCATAGAACAAAAAGGAGCGAAATTTGTCGTACAGCGCAACAGCAGAAATAATACCAAGGGAGACGGGCTTACAGCAGAGGAAGCAGCTGCCTCCCTCGAAAATGCTAAAAGAAGAAGCGTTGGAGGGGCTGGTCGTTCAGCGGGCTCACAAGCTGGCAGACACAGCTCACACCATCTTCCCCAGGAGGTCCAAACCCGTTCAGGAGAAACGTTTCAAAGACCTGAGCAGATTACCAAGAAGAATCAGGTGGTCAAGGGCCGTTTGGGCATTCCTACTACAATCCCTAAAACTCTTATGGGAACCGATGGAACAACTGAAATCGAAATTGTAAACACTGGTGGGAATGAAGCTCTAAAAAGAAGAATGCAAGTTCTCAATGAAGCCAGAATGCAAGCAGAAGCGCGTGGCGTTTCAGCCGGTGATCAACCAATTGATTCTCTGAACGCATGTCCAAGTTGCGACGGAGTAGGTAAAGTTAAGGGGCGCTCTTGTGTTAGATGCTCCGGAATGGGATGGATGGGATATGTCTGAGTCAGACAACGAAAAGATTGATTTTAGTGGGCACAAGATCGAAGAAGACCAGGTTTGTGTCCTCAATGTGCCAGTTGGTAAGCTGGACACTGAACAAGCGTCGAATTACCTAAAAGCCGTGGCTCATTCCTTTAAAGAGGAAACAGAGCGCGCAGGCGTGTCTAAAGTGGCGTTTTTCGTATTTCCGAAGAACAGAGACGGGACCACGACGGACCTCTCCGTATTCACGCCTAAGGATGGTGAACACTATATCATTCAAGCGCCAGTGGATGGTCTGCCAGCTAAAGAACGGGTTATGTATCTCAAGATGCTGAAAGAGCAATTGAAGGAAGAGTGGCCAAACAAGAAATGTACAATCTCTGTACTTCCAGTTGGAGCGACCGTGAAGGTGCAGGGCGGGACACCTGGTTTTCTGCGGCCACTAGATTCCGTAAACAAGGATGCTTCTACGCGCCTTTCGTCTCCTTGGTCACCATTTTAGACCACTGGGATAAGTTTCCGAAGAAATTGGCAAAATTTGATCTAAAGTTTGTTGATTTTTCGGAAACTAGCGATAACGCTTGCCAAAAGACCTAGGACCGCGCCTCATCGTAGGACTCACAGACTTCTGTCTGCCATGATCCTGCGCTGGACCGTTGCCTACCGAAAAGCCGTCTTTTCCACTACTACCACGACCAAGCGGGTCGTTTTGATCGACGTCAGATAACTCGGCGTCGTCCCCAACCTTCGTGTTAGAAATGCCTCTTTCATAAGGCTGGCCCATAACTTCGAAAGACTGTTGGCCAGCCTTATTTGGCTCTGGGTGAATGCCACCGCTTTGTTGTGGGCCACGGTTTTGAGTTACAGTTCCTTGAACATCATCTCTACCCATAAATTTTCTATGTCTAGGGTTAGCTGGTGGGGCTAAGCTTCCAGAGCGCTGAGGGAACTGCTTGGAGTGTTGGGCGGGGTCATAATTAAGCCCGTACTTTTTTGCTTGCTTTGGGTCTAATTTGGGCAGAAAATTAGCTTCGTGCAGAGCGTTAAGTTTCATTTAGAAACCTTCTAATTTGCCTTTGTCATGCTCGTCGCCCTCTGGGTAAGAACCGCCACCAGCGAATGGTTCGGTGTACTCATCCTTGCGACTATCGGCGTTGGTTGTGACGTCAACCATATCTTCCAAGTTAGTGTTCCAACCTGAATCTTGCTCGCCGGGATCAGAAGACAACTCGTCGACTAGGCTATCAATATGGCCTAATGCAGACTCTACAGCTTTATCTGGGACTGCTCGCTGTCGTAGTTCTCTTTCGAATGACAGTTTAAATGTATCGTTGTCGATATATTTATAGTTGTGAGTTTGGAAGAATGCTGATGTCATCGCGTCTTCGTGTGTCTCACCTGCCACTTTAAGCTTGAAAGCATCGTCGATACCCTCCCACCTAAACTGAGAATTATGAGCTGTTTCGTCACCATCATGCTTGACCATATCAAGCATGTCTGACAAAGCAGTATCCTCGGCTAACACATTAGCGCGGAGGGTGCCCTTAAAAGCTTCTAAAAGTTGTTTCTCGAGATCTCTCATACTGCCCCTGTACTAGGTTTCTCCGTATGTAGTTTTGAGTAACCAAAACTATCCGTGTTTTTAATTACGAATAAAGGGACTAAATGTTTAATCAATTCGATGTGGTACAATTATCCACCACTAAAGGAATAAGATTCTTGTCGGGGCCTCAAGGAGGGGCTACTGATCCTCACGGAAATTGGTCTATTATAGGATTTGTAGAACTAGATGCAATAATCGCTAAGGATACAACTATTGTTCGCGTGCCTGTAGCCGATTTAAAAAAGGTCGCCTCATACAATCTTGATAGCTTTATGTCCAAAATCCAAAACGCTGGGTATTTAAAAGACAGAAAGAATAATGATCATGGCAAAAAAGAAAGTAGCGAGTAAAGACCTAGAACTGTCAAAAGACAGAGGTGAAGCATTTATCCAGATCTTAGATATCGTAAACGGTGAATTCGGAGCAGGAACTCTCACCACAGGAAAAGACAATCAGCGGATCGAATGTGACGTCATTCCAACTGGCGCTCTAGCAATTGACCTTGCTATTGAAGCCGGTGGAGTCCCCAGAGGAAAGATCACAGAGATTTATGGTCCATACTCTTCTGGAAAGACTACTCTAGCGCTCTCTGTAGCCGCTCAAGCCCAAAAAGCCGGTGGAAAAGTGGCTTTCATCGATGCTGAGCACGCTCTAGATCCGAAATGGGCAGGAACGATTGGCGTCAACATGGACGACCTCGTCATTTCTCAGCCAGACTACGGCGAGCAAGCCCTCACTATTTTAGAAAAGTTGACAAGGTCTGGGGCATTCGATTTAATCATCATCGACTCCGTCCCAGCGCTCGTACCAAAGGCTGAAATCGAAGGCCAAGTCGGGGACCACCACGTCGGAGCACAAGCTAGGATGATGTCCCAAGCTTTGAGAATGCTAGTCGGCGCTGTTAGTAGAAGCAGGACTGCAATTATCTTCATTAACCAAATCCGGGAAAAGATCGGCGTCATGTTCGGATCACCAGAGACTACACCAGGAGGCAGGGCCTTGAGGTTCTACTCAGCAGTCCGACTCGATGTGCGAAAGATTGGAGTTATTAAGGATGGGACCACACCAATCGCAAACCAATGTAAAGTTACTGTCAAGAAGAATAAGATCGGGAGACCCTTCAGGGTTGCCGAGTTTAAGATTGGTTACGATTGCGGCGTCGATTCTTTAGCTTCTCTCGTAGATGTTGGAGTTAATTTAGGGGTCATCCGTAAGGCTGGCGGAAATCATTATTTCACTGGCGCTGGTGCGAAAGAAGAGACGAAGCTTGGATCATCAGAGGCCACAGCCCTCACTTTCCTCAACGAAAACTCTGCTATATTCGACGAAATCGAAATGACGGTTCACCAAAAAATAATGGGAACCGAAGATGCCGATACGGAAGAAGACGGTTTCGACCAAGAAGAAGATTAAATGGGTTCAAAACCACTATTTAAACGAGGCGAAGTAACCTACCTTGCTAGCTCAACTATCATTGGTAGGCTAGATTCTTTTAAAATAAGTCACTCTAAACAGATCGGACCAGGAACTTGGGTATACCCAATTAGGATCGGCAAAAAGCCTCCTCACCGTTCTACTATAGGTGACACTTGGGATAAAAGAATTGATGAAGGCACTTTAGTCTATAACGAACCAGAACTCATCACGTTCTGCGAAGCTGTAGGCAGATGCATCAACGCTCTGAACAACCAAATAGCAAGTGTGATCGCAAAGCAGACAGCTAGTTGTTCTGGCACGGATGAACCTGTTAGAGATCCTTTTGAACCACGGTTTGAAATAGGGGAGTATATCCACATTGATGCAAGCGCAAGGATTGGATTCCTACAATGCGCTAAAGTGACCGGGGTTACCGAAATTGGTGTCCAACCAGGATCTAGGAAAGCAAGATTTGTATATTTCCTAGATATTACGAGAAACCACAGACCTCAGATCTATTATAGAGAAGATGAGTTGATCACGGAGTGTGAAGCTTGTAATAAAGTTCTGACGGCATTAGATGGGCAACTGCAAGATCTTGTTGAACAACGTGACATGAGGTGTCCTGGTATTTGAGGGACATGGTTGATGTCAAGGATATTGAAGAGGTCGGAACAGCAACGCCGTTCGGACCAGACACAGAAAAGGCAATCGTCTCTCTGTGTTTCGACGAACCGGAGTTTTTCTCTACAGTTGGAAAGCAACTAACATACAAGTATTTCCGGCTGGCAGAGACCAAATTCGTCATGGCTGTCGTTGAAAAGCTGATTGAGAAACACGGCTTCGTACCGCCAAGACACGTCGTTCGCGATTACGCCCTAAAGCACTTCTCCACAGACGACGATTGGGAGCCCTTCCTAGAAGTGATCGATAGGGCGTCTAGCCCCAGAGAAGTCCCCTTTATCAAGGAAGAACTCACGAATTGGGCTAGAGACGCTGCTTACGGTTTGCTCTATGATGATGAGGCTATCGCGGCTTATGAGTCTAGAGATTATGAGGCACTACAAAATATCTTCGAAGAAGCACAAAGAATCTCAGACGTGTCTGCGAAAGGACTTTGGTTCTTCGATGAGATGGATCGAGTCTTCGACAAGGATATGACACCCAGCTATACCTGTGGTTTCTCTAAGATCGACCAGTCTATCGAAGGAGGAGGCCCGTCCAAGGGAGAGGTCTTCTGTTGGATGGCGGCTACCGGTGTCGGAAAGTCAATTCTGCTGCCTCACGCCGGAATCGCTAACATGAAACGAGGTTGCAAAGTCCTCCATGTTACGTTGGAACTCAGTGCTGTAAAGACTCAGCTGAGATATTCTGGTGCGATGTCTGATGTCGAGATCCATCGACGTTTTGAAGCTCCATTGAAAGAGAAAATGAAGTCTAAGGTCGAGTACTTTAGGAAGGCTTATGGAGGAGATCTAGTAATCTATGACCTCCCGCCTGACGAAACGACAGTAGACCACATTTATGCTCTGATCCATCAGCTTAGGAAACAGAAAAACTGGAACCCAGACGTCTTAATCATTGATTATCTTGAACAACTGACTCCTCGACGCAGTGCGGATAACGAATATGCCAGACAAAAGACCGTTACTACTGAAATTCGTGGTCTAGCTCGCCGTGAGAACGTTCTAATTTTCACTGCTACCCAAACTAATCGCCCTGACGATAACAAGGGTAAAGGTGGCGCACCTCAAGTGTCCGGAGTTAACAAGGTGGCCGAATCTTATGGAAAAATGATGCCTCTCGATTATGTTGTCAGCGCTAACCAGAGCGAAGAGGAGCGCAATAACAAAATCAAGACGATCCGGCTCTATATCGCTAAGAACCGTAACGGAGCACGAGACGTCCTCTGTACTATCAAGGTGAATTACACCACAATGAAGATGGAACAGTTCTCAGCCAACAAGATTACCAAGAAATGAACGTTGCAAGGTTAATATTCGAGTTCTTGTCTGAAAAAGGCTACTATTGTACTCATCATGATTATGGGGCGCTTAGTTTTGGGTATGGGAAGCATTACGACGTTGTCACTCTAAGCTCTATGGAAGATTTAACGCTTAGCTTCTCAGACAATCAGATAACAGTTAAAAAAGAAGTGTTTAGAACGTTAAAGTCTGATGATTATTTATATCGAAACCCAACTTTTAAAGCTCTTGGTGTCGTTGATATTTATAACTCAGATTCTCTCGATCAACTTCTAAAGATCTGTGTTGAGAACTACGGCAAGCCAAAACTTCTTGATCGAGTCGCTAGGACCATCAGAGGGGTGGGTAAATACTACAAGAAGTTTCGGAAGTTTAGGGAAAACAAATGAAATATTATTACACTTGTGCGTCTAAAGAAAAGCGCTGTAGGATCGAAGACCTGCCCGAGGCATTCTTCGAAGGTAAGATGAAAATCGAGTTAGCTGTGAAAGCTAGCGCTGTTGAGCGATCAGAAGACGGACGGATCGACACATTGTCACCCCTTGTTTGGATTGTAGAACACCCAATGGCTGAACAACCAGAGCTAAAATGTTTAGTATGCGAAGGCGCAGCTCGTAAGGTGATGCAAAGAACTGGCGCTACGTATATTAGAGGGAATGGCTACCTCGATACGAAGGGCTGCAGAAGAGACATGAACTTGTACAAACTGCAAAAAGACGACCCTTACGGCCATATGAGGCAACCCGGCGAAAAGGACGACTTGGTCAACAAGATCAAGAAAGCCGGTAAGAAAAACAGCGCAAGACCTCAACACTTCTACCGAGGAATGAAGGGCAGCTAGTCCTAAACCAATGTACTTTATCCACTGTGCCTTTGATCGTAAACGAGAATTACCTCTGTATGCAGTCGTTTTCGATTCAGAAGAAAAAGACATCGACTTCTACCCGCTATATCTCAAAAGTGGAAAGACTAAGCTATACGAGGTCGAACAAAACTTCAAAACGATTAAGGGCATACTGTGCGATTATAAAGTAGTTGTATCGGGATTTAAAGATTACGTCAAGTGCTTCAAGTTAAATCATTTAGAAAAGCATCAAGTCTACGACGCTCCCGGTCTTCCTATTAGGGGCGTAGCAGAAGTCGTTCCAATGAAGAAACTTCTGATCGAAGGGTTGAAGAAATTCTTAGGGTGTGAAGCTCTATTATGGAACAAAGTCTTAGCTGATTCGCAGTTCGTCTATTCTCATCTAGAAACTGCAGGATATTGGCAAGATAAAGCTCGCAATCCGACTTATGAATTCGCCTATACCGGACGATCTAAGAGTATAGGGGACAACATCCAGGGTGCAAGCACTGGCGCAGAGATTTATTCTAACAACGTTAGACACGACACTTTTGTATGCTTCGACTGGATAGCTGCTGACTTGCGGGCCGCCTCTATTCTAAGCCAAGACGTGCAGTTGAAAAACTCTTTCATAGAGTCGGATCCGTACACGCATCTCCAACAACAATTAGCATCAAGCGAAATCACTCGTGAGGATTGTAAGCTAGAACTGTTTAGAAGCTTTTACTCTATCAATTATGAAAATCCCATCCTAGAGATCTATCCCGATTTCGCTAAGTGGATGAAGGAGACTAGTGATAAAATTGAGGAACAAGGTTATAGTGAATCGATCCTCAATCGCAAGTTTACAATTGAAAAAGAGAGGACTAAAAAGAGTTGTTTCAACGCTCAGGTGCAGGGTTCAGTAGCTCACGCTATGCAAAACACAATTTATAGGGTTTTTAAGGCTTATCCACAGAACCTTATGGCTGAGATTCATGATTCTCTTGTTTTGTCATGTCCTGCTAAAGCTGTTGACGAGATTATTCAGACAGTTTCTAAAATCATGCTGAAGCCTTTTGAAGGTATCTTACAAAGTAGTCCAACATTTCCTATTAAAGTCTTAAAAGGCAAAAAATGGAAGATGTGGGAAGAAGTGGCAGAATTCAGATGACATCTAAGAGAGAGCACTTAAACGTGATGTTTGGAGAAGAGCTTGTAGATCAGCTTTTTCGAGTCACAGTCACTCCCAAAACTGGAAAAAAGATTACGAGAGAATTCGCAGCCGATCTCCATATCGACTACGAAAACATCCAGCAAGAACTGATTGAAGCACCGGCGATCTACGCATTCTGGTCTACAGTCCTGGCAAACCAAAGGCTCGTAGTCGACACTCTAAAGCAACAAGTTATTGCTAAGAGTGCTAAGATCCAACAGCAAGTTATCGATGCCGCCAAAACTGGCGGCGTTAAAGTAGTGAAGTACCAGCTAGATGGCTTGGTTGAGGCTGACGATAGTGTCGTTAAGCTTCAAATGAGACTCGCGGTAGAAGAAAAAAGACTTAGCGTACTGTACGGCGTCATTAAGGGATTAGAGATCAAGTCTAACAACCTTAGGAGTCTTGCCGGGTTCGCTAAAATGGAAATGGAAAATTCATAACCCCCATTATTTTCAATGTATTTAACATTGGTCGATAGAGACGTTTGCAATTATCATAGGAGAAGCAAAAATGACAACTGATAAACGAAAAGAAATGCTTAAAAGAGTCCGAGAAAGAATGCTCAAGAAGAAGGGCGGTCGAAGACGTGATCCCGGCGAGTGGCGCGCACCGAACCTTCCTCCAGGCGATTCAGAACTGAAGCTGAAGACAGCAATTTTGCCACCACTTTCTAAGGGCGACGTTTGCGCTGCCGGATCCGCCGAAAACGACATGGAAGGTTTGTTCTTCATCCGTGTTGGCGATCACTGGATCAACAAGAAGAGGTTCCCATGCCCTCGTGTTTACGATTATGAGGAATGCCCTTATTGTCAGCTAGGCTTCGACCTGATGCAAGAGACGGACGATAAAGACGCTAAGCGAGAGATTGCCAAGCAGTATCTTCCTACTACGAAGTACGCCGTAAACATCTATTTCCCGAATGTAAAATCGAACCCAGAAGACCTTAGAGGCACGACTAAATGGTACGCTGTTCCTTCTACGATCTTCGATAAGTTCGATGAATGCATCAACAATGACGATGAAGGCGACGACCCAGACGATCCTCAATCATTCGGATTGTTCTATGACGAGAACAACGCTTACTCATTTCAAATCCACATTTGCAAGAACGGACAGTTCAACGATTATAAGGGCAGTAAGTTCCTCGTAACGTCGCTTGGCCCAATTGCTGATTCGGAAGAGGAAATCGAGAAGATTTTGGCAGCCCGTCACGATCTTGCGACCAAGTTCCCGGAACGTACAGCTGAAAACCTAGAAGCCCTTACAACGATGGTTAAGGAAATTCTAGAAGCTGACGGAGACGACGATGGAGATGGCTTCGACGCCGACGAGCAGAAGGAGTCGACCGCAGAGGACAAGCCAAAGCCAAAGCCTAAGCCAGCCAAGGCCAAAGCAGAGGACAAGCCAAAGCCTAAGGCTGCAAAGCCAGCCAAGGCGGATAGGGCCGACGCAGAAGAGACAGTTCTTGACTTGTCAGACAGCGACGACGAAGAGCTAAACGCACTGGTAAGCGAAATCACCAACGCTTAATCACGCACGCGAGAGCCCGGGTTTAGTCCCGGGCTCTCGTTGTGTTAGGAGGTAAAATGTACGATCACATCTTAATTGACGGTAAGAACATGCTCTACAGAGCAATCTTCGCTGGTTATTCAGATATGAAATTCAGAGATTCAAAACACCACACGATCAATATCATCTTGCATTTTCTGACATATTATGTTGATAAATTCAAACCAAAAAGGTTTCATGTGTTCTGGGACGCTCCCAGAACTAAAACCTGGAGACGCTTGTTAGATCCAGAATATAAGAATAACCGAAATAACGAAGAGCAGAATAAAGGGAAAGAATTAGACGTCGACGCCATGCTCGCTAACCTCACAGAAGTTTGTACAGTGTTGTTCAAGAATATGGCGATCAGACAATACTACCGAGAGGCTATGGAGGCTGACGATCTCATCTATGCATTTTGCAAGATGAACCCAAAGGATAAAATTCTAATCGTGTCGTCTGATGGTGACTTGAAACAAATTCCTTTTCAGATGGCTAATGTTGATGTCCATCACCCGCACGTTAAAAGACAACTGTTAGAAGAAGTTCCAGAACACGATCCTGTCCTAGTTAAGTCGTTTATGGGAGATAAGTCAGACAACATCGACGGATATTTCAAAGTGGGCCCCGTTAAAGCTAAATTGTTGTCAGAAGACACGACTGCTCGACATGAGTTCTTCCAATCTGAAAAATCAATCATCAAGGTAGACGAAGATCGCCCTGTAGTTGGAAATCAGAGATTTAAAGAAAATCTGAGGCTCATCGATTTGTCTTTGTGTCCTCATTTGCTAGACAATATGATATACGTCTCTAGCAAACAATTTAGGCCAAACCGGTTTGATTTAAACAAGATTAGAGAAGTTATCAGCAAATATAAGCTGCGGGGTGTTAGTGCCGGGGTAACTAGGTATATAGCACCTTTCAAAAGGCTCGTAGAGGTAACCGATGGCAGTAGCGTCACACGTAGCAGTTCTAAAACTAGTTAACATCAATGGTATTGGTGCAGTCGTAGACAAATCAGATCCTGCAACAACATTGCAGGACATCGTAAAGGCCCCTGGCACCGAATTTAGAGTTGTTGAAAACGGCACTGGAGCCGCCGAATCGCTAAACGCTGTTGGTTTCAAAACCGTTGCGGCATACTTAGAAGCAGAAGCAAGCTCAGGATACGCCTTGGCCCATATGGACCAAACCTGGATCATTACACAGATGATTACGTAATGATTGAAAGAAAATGGGTTTCATACAAAGAGCCAGACAGCCTGCCGCTTCTTCCGGGCGAAATATCAATCGTAGACCCTAACACCTTTAAGATTGAACGAGTGCCCCGTGCATCTCTCGAACCAATTTACCGTGACGGCGGTAAAATTGTTGCTTATAGGAAGAAATAGACTCTAATTGTATATAGGTTTATGACCGATTTCTCAGCAATTGGACGAAGATCTAAAAGAAAAGGGAAAACGTATGAAAGGAGGGTATCCAAATTGCTTACTGAGTATACTGAAGTTAGTTTTAGATCTACGCCTTCGAGCGGTGGGTTCAACAAATTTGGTGGAGTTGCGATCAGAGAAGAGTTATTTTGCGGCGACGTCATTTCGGATAGCAAAGATTTTAAGTTCTGCATCGAAGCTAAAAATCGTGAAGAGTTTACCTTCGAAAGCATCCTAAAAAATCCGAACACCGCTCCCTTCACGATTTGGTGGCATCAATGTTGCGACGACGCCGAAAGAGTAAACTTACTCCCAATGTTGTTCTTTAAGCCGGATAGGCAAGCGGACTTTATCGCTGTTAGATTATCGGATTTTAAAGACGATTTGGAAAAAATTCCACATTTTAGAATAGCCGCATACGATGGTGTTCCTCTCTCTATAAAAATGAGGGACGGTAAACAGGTCACTATCCTAGATGTCGAGCTTGAAACTCCATGCATCATAAATTGGAAAGACTTTATTAAAGCTTACCCAGCAGAGGAAATGTTCAATGGCATGTTGCGGCAAGAGTAAGAATAAAAAGCTTCAAAAACAAAGAGCGGGCTCCCAAGGAGTCAAGTGGAATGGAAAAGTCTGTCCGAAATGCGGATGGGTCATGAACAGAGTCCACAAATACGACCAAACTACCAAATCGATGACAAAACAATGGATTTGTCCAAATAAGGCCGTCTCTACAGGTAGGCCATGCAACTATAGAGAAAATGTTCTATGATGAGCGCAATCGGCCTTTGGATTCTAGCCATCTTATTCGTGGAAGCCGTGACGGAAATTTTGGTTGCTGGTGCTGTGTTCGACAACGTTAGAAAATTGCTTTTTGAATTTAGCGGTTTTACTGCGAAACTAATATCGTGTGGATATTGTCTATCTGTGTGGGTGGCTTTCGCAGTGTCTTGGGTGGTCCCGACTGGCATAGACAACATTGTTGGGAGTATGGTCTTGTCTACTTTCGCTCTACACAGACTTTCTAACATTTTCCACGAGTTTGCTGTGCGATGGCTAAATAGGGTGCCATGGACCGTGCAGTTGAACCAAATTCAACATGTGATAGTGCCAGGAATGGAAGACGAAAACGATGGATGAATCATACCAAAAAATGTTACATGGTCGCTTAGATGCTAGGGGCCCTGACATTGCTGCTCCAGCGCCAATTAAAGTGAACACCCTAAAGGACTTGTATACGGTCATCAGGGATATTCAACCTGTCTCTGTCAAGGATAGCACTAAAATCGTGCACATGGAAAATATCGAAGATCCTAAAGGGAATAAGTACAAGTCCTTCCCAGTCAAGATTACTGACGATGGTCAACCCATGGCTAGGAAACTGCTCGTTGATGGATTTGAACTTTTGAAAAGACAGCAAGAGTTCAATGACGGCGCTGGAGTTTATGAAGAGGATATTGAAGAATATGGCGGCTTCTTGCCAGCTGCGACTCCTAACGATGAGGTGGGAGCTAGTTGGGTTACTTCCTTTGTATCTAAACATCTAGACGGCAAAATCGACGGGCTATCTGTAATCTGGGAAATCCCAGAAGGAAAATTCAGATTGAATCCGTGGACTGGAGCCCTAACAAAGGTCGTGAAGGGTGCTCCCGGTACTACTTAAAACAGCAGTTGTTGGTCTAGCCTTAGCGTCTTTGTGGTTTTGGGTTTTCACCATCTCTTCAAAGACGTGCGACCGAAGAGTCCTTAAATTCTGGCTTAAAGTCATCGTTTTGCAAGGGTTCGTTATTGCTTACTCCCTCAACTTGCTTGGTATAATATGAATGTAGTCTCAGATTTAGCGCATTATCGCTATTTAAACGAATGGAAACCAGAAATTGGTGATACAGTAATCTACCACGGGTGGTTGTACAGCCACTGGTATGGCATTATCAGCGGAATCAATCCTGCCGATCACACTCTCGCCGTCATCCATAAAGGTCTTCCAGTTTTAATGTTGACATTAGATCCAGGTGAATATGAAAAAAACACAACCATCATTCCGATCTCAGATATCAGGAAAAGTACTGGAGGAAAGTATGCCGTCCAAAGAGCAACCGGAGGAAACATCGTCTGGTTTATCTAAGCTACCCTCCCTCATAGCCTACCCCAGAATCCCAACTCTAAAAGAAGTTGAAGAAGAGATGGCGGGACAATTTGTCTATGTCGTTAAGGGTTATGAAGAAGAAGGTCTTTGTATCCTCATAAAAAGAGACCCGCATAGCGACGAAGTTTTCCTAAAAATCGGAGACTTCGATGGTGAGCCGATTATCTTGACAGACGATAAGCACCCTTTACAAGAAACGGCTCTTCGATTTGCTGCTGAAGAATCATCAAACTTCGTCGAGATGATGAGGATGCTTGGCATCGAGCAAATGATTTTTTATATTTCTGTCACAGACGACGGGATGAAGCTGGTAGATTTAAGGGCTTCAATCGATAAATTCTATGGGCCTGGTATGATTAGGGATTTGTTCGCCAAGATTTTCCCTGTCCAAGAGGTCATCAAAACAACGAATGTGACAGTCGAGGTCCTCGAAGCCATCTATAACAATGAAGGATCTTTCCAAGGGGACATTATCCTAAAGTGCAGCAAATTTAAAACAGTAGTGAAAGGCAAGGAACTGTTGCCTCTCTACGCTAAAATAAAAAGGAAGAAAAAACGTGAGTAACACGTGGACACTAGTATTGAACAAACATTGGACCCCAATTACGGTAACATCCGTATTTCGCGCAATCACATTGATGTGCCGAGGATCCGCTGTTGCTATCGATCCAGTGTCCTACCAACAGTTCGACCTAGAATCATGGACAGACAAGTCTAACGAGAACGCGGGCGAACTCGAAAAAGACAAAATAATCAGACTGACTAACGGGATTATTGAAAAGCCAGAAATTATTATCTTGACGACTTACGGCGGAGTCCCTTATATAGAGGTTAACTTCAGCAGGAGAAACCTTTACAAGAGAGACAAATACAAATGTCAGTACTGCATGAAGTCTTTTAAAACAGATGAACTTTCTATCGACCACGTTATCCCAAGGGCTCGTAACGGCATTACTAGCTGGGAAAACTGCGTGGCTGCTTGTAAAGCTTGTAACTCCAAGAAAGCTGACCGCCCGTTGCGAGATACTAAGTTCAGATTAAGGAAGAAACCTGAAGCCCCAAGATGGAGCCCAATCGTCAGTTTTCTTCCTGTTGTTCGCCCAAATAGCTGGGCGAACTTCATCAAAACATAATATATGGGTAGACTTTCATCTGTTCAACGTAGAAACAATCAAGGTCTAATCGCAGAGGCCGGATTCGTCCCTTATATGGGTGGTACCGAATCCGGCCTTCCCCGTAAGCAGATGGTGACTCCTGAGGGTTCGCCAGCCGGACAAATCAACCAGATCGGCGAACTTGGACAGGCTGGCGAACTGGGGGAAGATCCTGGCATGCCCATTGGTGGAAACGAAGCCGAGATGGCTTTAGAAGAAATCAAAAAGATCCGCCAATGCCTTGGGACCTTAGAAGAATCGTCTGTCTCACTAGAACAAATGTTAAACGGCATGTTTAACAACGAGACAGTCAGATTGTCTAAAATTGCGTCTTACTTAACTGCTGTTGTCGAAAAACTAGAGGGAACTCTTGTCAAACACGTATCGACCGACAGCCTGAATGATCTTGGTTAGTATCTAAACCTCTGGAGACAGAGAATGATCATTTTTATGAGCGGATTTCCGCAAGCTGGTAAGAGCAAGTTTGTTAGTATCTTGTTGGAGCAATTCGCTAGCGAGGAAGAAAAAATCGTAGATCCGATTGTTCTGAATCCTAAGGGCTTATTGCCAGATGACTTCGATGAACTGCCAGACAAGGACCAGAGGTCATGGCAGATCTCATCCTGGGAGATCTGTCTAGAACAAGCCATGCACGAAATCGACGATAGGGAAAATTCGGAACTCATTATCTTGGATACAGCAGCCGCTCAAGCCGACATCATGCGTCCTTTCTTCACTAGAGCAAGGAAACGGGACCATCATGTTGTCTACATTTTTGTCCATTCAAACTTCGAAGAAAGGCAATCTAGGACAGACGCAGATCTGTCTAAATTCCAAGAATACTACTCAGATTCTTTCAAGGTTACTGTTCCCCATTTGAAGAAGTTGGCAGACTATTCAATCGTTATTAGGAATCCTAACGACTCTGAGTACATAAAACTTAAAGACTCAGCAAAAACTGTTGTTAAAGTGTTCAAGGAAAATAGCGAGAAGTGAACTAAATATGGCAAGGATGCTCGAATATCTCAATTCACAAAGCCATACTATTCAGCTTTCGTCTCCGGAACGCAAAATAATCAAGGTTCCAGCTAACACTAAAATCATTTTGTCTGATTGGTACCTAAGTTATTGTCCAAAATATCTGAGGGTCGTAAGAGAAGTCAGCGGCGATCTGGCGTCCAAGATAGCCCCGAAGCCTATCGAGAGCATTCTAAAATACCGAAAACAGGAGAACAAGCCTCAGGCCCGCAAAGCCAAGCCAGCTCAAAAGAGAAAAACGGACAGACGCAAGATCCGCCAAGGTAAAGCCGGGGCAAGGCCAAAACCCGCAAACAGTAGGCCGATAAGACCTCCGGCCAAAGGAGCGAAAGCACAAACCCCGGCGCGCATCGCCGAGGCTCGAAGCCCAACAGTCGGACGACAAATGCGTCAGAGCGGGCGCAAATTGTTCAACGAAGCCATCCAAAAGAACGGATGGACTATCTCTAACAACATTGGCGTTGGAATCTTAAGCTTCAACAGACTAAAATCGCTACAAAGACTTATCGGATCGATTAGAAAATACTCAGACTTAAGGAGATTAACCGTTTTTGTAAGCGATGAGTCAACCGACGCTTCGGTAAAAGCATGGCTAAAAAAACAAACCGACCTCGTCGTATTGACAGACCAAAGCAGATTAGGGATTGCTGGAAATAGCAATAGATTGATTAGATGTCTTAGCAGGTTCGAACATTGCTTCTTGTTAAACGATGATGTCGAGATCGCAAGAAGCGATTGGGCTGATTTTTATATCGGGGCTTCAAAAGCTACAGGAATAAAGCACTTTTGCTTTCACCAGCCTGGAGTATATGGGGCCAAAAGAAATGGCACCATCACAAACAAGGGCGGATATAAAATCGAAACCATCAAAGAAAAACCGCACGGCGCTTTGATGTATTATACCAATGCGGTCTTCCAAAAAGTGGGATTCTTCGACGAACGATTCGGTATGTACGGAGCAGAGCATGTCGATTGGTCAGAAAGAGTAAGCTTTTCAGGAATCCAACAGCAGGGTTATCACGATCTCCTAAATTCAGAGAATTATTTCAAGATCCACCAAGAAAAAAGCGTGGTCCCAGAAAGGGCTAGAGAACTCCAAAAAGGCAGAACTTTATGGAAAGAAATACGTAGTCGAGAGAGGGTATATGTAAACCCAACGCACAAATCGAATATACCATCGATCACTGTAATCGTTCCATTGCGCAATATAGGAAGGCAAGCAGCTACAGAAGTGATCATAAATTCGGTTAGATCACAATTGTTTCCTAATGTCGAAATCATTTTAGTTGAGCAGGACGAAACTAGGAAATTTAATACCCAAAAAGTGATGCCAATTCAGTATATGCACGCCAAGAACAAGCATAAAGGACAGCCGTTTACTAAAGCTTTAGCATTCAATTTGGGTGTTAGTAAAGCCAAATACAACAAAGTTGTCCTCCAAGACGCTGATATTATGTGTTCGTCCGGTTATCTTAGGAAGGTTCACACGCTGTTAGACTCTTTCGAAGGGGTACACATTGGGTCGAAAGTTTTATATCTTAGTCAGAAGTCTTCAAACGACGTTGTCAAAACTGGCATCCTAACTGACAAGAATGATTGCGAACGTGCTGTCGGGTATTTCGAAGGTGGGTCTTTAGCTTGTACTAAGCGAGCGTATTTCAAAGTTGGTGGATTTAACGAACAGTTTGAAGGTTATGGTGTCGAAGACTGCGATTTCTTTGATCGTCTCAAGAATTTCACTAAGAAATTTAACAACGTGCGAACCGAAGATTTCGTCCATTTGTGGCATGGTCGCACTGACGGCTGGGAACGCTACCATCACAAAAACAAGAAAATAGCAGAGAAAATAAAGAAGAAAAACACTCCGACCGCATATGTTGAATCTCTCGTAGCAAGATTGAGAGTCTCTTATCCAGTCGCGGTTAAAGAACTAAGCATTTAAAAACCAGTAATTAATCCAAAGGCTGGTTGGATGTGGCTGAAAAACTGCGGATCTTATGTTGTAACCCCGACGGAGGGGCGTTCTTCTATATTACTAAAGGTTGGGAAAACGCTTTTAAAGCCTTGGGGCACGATTTTGTTAGGTGGAAAGGCGATTTAGCAACGCTAGAGAAATATAAGCCACATTTGTATCTTGGTTGCTCTGGCTGGAGGCAGAAATTTCCAGTCGGCAAATACGACACTAAAATTGGTATCCATGTCAATCCGTGGGGATCAACCGTGTTGAAGCCAGAACCCAGAGAACCAGATATCAATGAGCCAGCTGAGGCTAGAAAATGGACTCTAGCACAAAAACCGGATTTCGTTTATTGCTATGGAGGCGCTCACGATATCCCGACCATGTGGAACCTTTGGCAAGAGAAAACCGGAATCCCAGTTGTTCCAATGCCAACCGGTGGAGACGCGGTCGTTCATAAACCAGTCAACCCTGACTCGAAATACGTGTGTGATGTAGGGTTTGTTGGGGGTTATTGGCCATATAAAGCTATGAACATCGACAAATTTCTTACTCCCGTCATTAAGAAGTACAACTCTAGAGTGTATGGATGGGGAGGCTGGAAACATATTGGCAATAAATCTAAAGGCCCCATCGAAGACCATGAAGTCAATAAGCTCTTTTCTTCGGCCAAGATTTGTCCTGCGATATCAGAACCTCACACTATAAGGTACGGTATTGATATTCCTGAAAGGATTTGGAAAGTTCCACTCGGCGGCGGCTTCACTATTTCGGACCCTGTAAAAAATCTTGATAAGTATATTAGCTATAACGACTTCATCACAGCAAGAAACCCGCAGGAATACGCTAACTTAATCGCACATTATCTGCCACGAGAAGAAGCTAGAAAGAAGTTAGCAAAACGGCAAAGACTTGCCGTCCTTAAAGATCATACTTATTTTAGTAGAATTCAAGGTTTTTTAAGGCAATGTGGGTTCGATGCGGAAGCTGATGAGGCTCAGAGAATGGTTGACAAATTAGTGAAAGAAGCTGAAAATGAAGTGGTATAGCGGGACTATAGAACATAAGGGACATGACGTTCTTATTGAGGGAACGTTCACTGATTCTGTTGTTAGAATTACAGCTAATGGTTACCAATTATATGAGAAAGCGATAAATTTTTGGGCATACCAAGAAGTCAATGCCTCTGATATATTCGATAAGTATCAGGGAATGGTAAGAAAATGCGAGAAGAAAGTTGCTCTACTTGTAGATTCTGGAATTATAGCTTCAGAAGAACGAGACGTATAAAAGAGTATTTAAAATATTAGTAGCTAAAGGCTAAGGATAAAATAAATGACTACAGCAACTCAAACAGCACAAAATACAGAGACTCAAACTAAGAAAACGCTAATTGTACTGTCAGGTAAGACACAAAAATGGTGCCAAAGAATTGCAGGCATCGCAATGCGAAGAGCCTTTAAAGTCAAGGCTTATCAAAGCGTTCTTGACGAAATGACTAAAAAGGGTGGTCAAGACCAGTTCACTTTCTCTGTCCTTCCAAAGATTTATCATCGCAAGCGCATCAGCCACACCGACGGACAAGGAAGGATCTTCCTGCACCCCGAGTTCTTCAATGATAACGGGGGTCTCCGCAAGAAAATTGGCAAAGAATCGAGAGACGAATTGAAAGCCGCTATTTTCAAGGAAGTTGTCCAGCACCACCTCAAGAGAACTAATATTGAGTTTTTCAAGGTGATGGTACGATGCCCATGGGTTGGGAAAAGAGTGACTGGCGCGGAAGGCTCAGATCAGTCTGCTCGTTCGATCCTTGAAGGTCGCAAGCAAGATAAGAAAACCACCAAACGCAAGATGCACGAAGTCTCAACTGGCCTAAAAGAAGAAGTTAGATTCTGGGATCTTACGGCACGCAAACACGTAACAGTTATGGCCGACATTTTCCTTGCTGATGGTAAAATTAAGATTGCTCGCGCTGAGCGCGATGGTCGCAAACTTCGGACGATGTTGAAAGGTGCTGAGACCGTTAAAACAAAACTCAGTCTTTGATCAGGAAGGCCAATGCCTAACGATCAAAGCGTCGAACGCTAAGTTATTGCTTGTGTCAGCGGCAGTTAGGGCTAGAGCCGTAGTGAGATCTTCACTTCCTACTGTGCGAGTAAAAATGGCCCCTTGAGTACCGCCAGCAGGGCCTAATGCTATGCTTACACCGGCCAGCTGCGAAGCGGATCCAGTTCGTATAATTGTCCCTCTGACTATAAATTCTTGAAAACTGCTAAGAATTGTATTAGTGAATATTGTTGTCGCTCCTAAAGAAATTGTTAGTATGTCAGTGCTTCCTCCGCTAGTGTTCCGTCCCCAAACCTCAAAAGAGATATTTTCGCCGGTAGCGTTTAGGGTATTAGCGGGTAGAGTCCGAGTAGCATCGGACCCAGTGCCTGGTGATGTAGAGGTGCTTTCTGTTTCTGGAACTCCAGTAATACCCGCATGATCTAGAGACGCGTGAGCTGCGATAGTCAAATCGCCAACTCCAGTGATACCAGTGTGATCTAGAGTCGCATGAGCTGCGATGGTCAAATCGCCAACTCCAGTAATACCAGTGTGGTCTAGAACCGCGTGAGCCGAGACCGCTGCGTCTGCTGCTTCTAACGGTGACTTTCCGTCGTCTATAAAAAGTGGCATGGCTATTCTTTCCTAACAAATGGTGTTCCGACATAAAGTTCTTCGCCAGAATCGATGTGAGCTTCAACAACGACAAAAAATCTGCGTTCGCCAGTTGGTTGAGAGCTAAGGTTAGTATCGGTCAATGTTATGACAATCCTACTGCCGGTAGCTTCGGGCGTAAGAATGCCAGTATAGACCGGTGTTGCTCCAGAGCCTTCGGCGTAGATCTTTATAAGATATTCTGGAGTGGGCCCAGTTGGTCCGCTTCCCTTTATAGGGATTTTGATAGACGTGATCTTGGATTGTGTGCTTCTAAGTTGACCTTGCCATTCTATGTTAGCACGCCCCGAAGCGACTGTCGAGGCGACTTTAGACCAGGTTTCAAAATCACCGGAAAAGTCAGCGGACACCTGTTCAGCATTAACGCCAGAAACAGAAATGATTCTATAATCCCGGTTAACCAAATAACTTTCATCAAACTCGGTAGAAACTCCAATAGCTGGAGCAATGCCGAGAGTCATGGTAATAGAAATTACTTGTAAGTCGCCGACATGCTCGCCAGTTCCCGCATCACGCCTAGCAAGTTTCAAAATAACAGAATCGCCACGAGCTAAAGCCGAACCTGATATCGACCTGATTACGACAGTTCTTCTGATAGAGGTATCGCTAGGAGGGCTTAATAGGAACGTCTGAGAACTTATCGCATCAATGGTGCCATCGACAGTATTGGCGATTTGGCCATCGGTATCCAGAAGAACACTGGCTGAAGCATCAGGCGAAGACATCGCATATGTTATTCTGAACTGAGCATCGGACGTTTCATTCCAGTGATCCGGGATTTGAAATGTCACCTTTTGTTCAGTGTCGCCTCCGCCAGTACCAAGACTAGAAGGGTAATCAACAGTTTCAAAATCTTGGATGTTACCAGCTGTTGAAGACGGCTCATCTGTGTTCAAAAAGAAATCTGATGTTATCGAGATGACACGTGTTTGGATTTGGCCTGTATAGCGATAAGAATAGGCGATTCTATGTAGGTCACCTAAGTGGTCTAGACTTGGGTTGCTGCCTGGCCTAACTATAGTGACAACAACTGCGTCTCCAGCTGCAAAGTCTCCTTCTACTATCGAAAACAATGTTTCTCTTGTTGTAGCGGTTGAACTAGGAGGAATAATGGCTATTGGAACTCTGCCAGGAGGGTTGTCAATAACTCCTGTTACGATGTCAGCGATTGTCAAGTCAACTTCGAGCAAAACATCAGCAGCCGGATCGGCAGTAGACATTTTGTAGGTCATTAGAATTTCGATATCGCCAGAATCGTAGTCCTCTGGAACAGAAAACTCAAACCTTTCACCTCTAGCGTCTCCGGCTACGAAATTGCCTCCAGCAAAATCAGAAACTGCAATTAGGGCTGGTTGCGCAATTACCTCTGTTCCATTTAAGAGCGGCAAAGCGATTGGGATACCTACGGAGATTGGACCGGTGGGAGCTAACCCTCCGCCGCCTCCGGTTCCTGTGGACTCTTCGAAAGACGGTACCAGCGCTCCAGCTGTTAAAACGTAACCAGATGTTGTTCCGGTTGGCTGTGCGATCTGGTCTGGTCTTGGTCCATTACGTGCTGGCATATGATTACTCTTGTGTCACAAACGGTCTACTGCAGTCTAGTATTTGCCCATCGTCTAAAGAGCACTCTACGACTACATGATAACGCTTTTGGTTAATAGGTTGGGCCGTCAATGATACTTCATCAATTGAAAATTCGGTAGAAACAGAAGGAGCATCCAAAACTGCAGACTCGAAAATCGGATTAGCCGTTGTCGCCCCTTCTGCGTAAACTTTTATAACAAAAGTAGGGGGGGTTGTTGGACTCCCATTAGAGTCTCCAACAACGTTCATCCTTATTTTGAAGATTCTCTCTTGTTTGTCGCTTAGCCTTCCGCTCCAAGCAATATCAATGCTTTGGCTGTCCGAAAAAGCCTCAACTCTATCGTAAGCTTCGAAATCGCCAACTAAATCTGGGAAAACCGAGTCGCCAGAAATTTGAGCAGTTGGGTTCCCAAAAACACCAGGCCCTAATAGAACTTCAGCGCCCGGCGAGTCCCAGTCAGGCGACGCTACGTCTGGGTTGGTGCTTCCGGCTAATTGGGACGATATTGCTTGGCCTGGTCTGGTTGCAGAAGCCTGGCTAAATTGGTTTGGCTGCGGGCCGTATTTAGGCATCTTCGTCACTCGTTAGGTTGGTGCACAATCTTGAGATCATAGTTTATTTTTGGACTAGTTTAAACTAGATTCTGACTGAGATTGTACGTATGAACGAGAAGGTGAACCGTGATACGAGTGGAGCAATCTTTTGTACTATATGCTAATTGCCGAGTAGATTATAACGGAAGAGCCAAATCGTTTTTAGAAGACGGCAATTTTCTTATAATGCACAAGAGCGATGGCACGCTTCTCATCCACGGAGGAACTTTATGCACCCCCAGGAATTATCAGCCTCCCGGGGCAATCCTTAAAATTGACGGAGGCAAGTTAGTCTCTGATCGTAAGGATGAAAAAATTGTGATCACCATAAACGAACGATTAGACTATAGAGAATTAAAAGAATGGGCCACACATAAGATCGATATTTGCAAAACGGAAGACGACCTTAGGTGTTATATCGCAGACAACGCTGCCAGTCTATTAGGCGTTACCCCAAAAGAAATCCATAAAGAGTTTAGAACTCCAGTAGGACCAGTTGATCTCTTAGTGATAGACGACCGAGATACTTATCACGTCATAGAAGTTAAAAGAGGTAGTGCCAGTTTGCAATCCGTAAGTCAACTTACAAGATACTCAGATTATTTTATTGATGTTGAGAAAAACGTTTGCGACTATGTTGCGTCCCCTAAAATCAGCAAAAATGCTTTAAGACTTATGGGGGAACAAAATCAGGTTTGGTTGCAAGTAGACCACCAATAGTATCTTAAAAAGATGGACGAGCACATCAAAATATTATTGTTTAAGTATCAAAGGGAACTTGAAACCTTAAACATCGCGCCCGAACGTCAAGAAGATTACTTGGGCATGCCAGGAGCCCAAGGTTTATCTGACACCACTGATGCTATGAAACACATCGCGTGGATGATCGACGAATTGATTAAAGAAGAAGCGCGTGACTGGGATGAAAACGAAGCTGATAGATGGTTAGGTTTCATACAAGGAATTTTGTGGTTCACTAAGATGCGTGGAATTGTAGATTTACAAGATGAAACTGCTTCCTTAAGAGAACAAATCAAAACTGATTGTCCAACATTAGAAGAAAGTGCGGAGGAGGCCACGTGAGCGACAGGAAAATGAGGAAATGCAACCAGTGCGGCGCAGCCATGGCTGTGAAAAAGGGTGGCAAGGGAAGGTTCTGGGCGTGCACGAGATATAGGGACGGCTGCGCTAACACAGCTGAGTTCCACGGGTATTCGCCAAAAGCTGGTCTAGATCTCGACATCAGATCAATCGAAAATGGTTATATCGTATTGAGCAGCTACAAATATGCCGAAGATGTTGATGATGAAGAATCAGTAGAAGTTTATTGTAAAGACGAAGACGATTTGCGCTCAGAACTTACAAAAATGTTCGCCGAAAAAATCGACGACTTAATGAGTCGATTGTCTCTATCTGGCGATTACTTTGTAGAAGAGCCCGACGATACACCGATTAAAGTTCAAAAACAGAAAGCGTCTACTGATATTAGAGACTTGATGAAAAAAGTCAACAAAGGTCGGCGGCAAGTTAAAGACGAAGACTAGTCGATGCTTAGGTATGTCACGAAAATTGCGTCGAACTCATCAAGTTCAGGGGCCGTACCACTCGATACTAGAATTGTAATGGCTTTATCATCGGTTCCGCTTAGGACGTAATCTAGACCGGCACCTTGAGTGTGATACAACCTGTTGATATAAAGGACGACTGACGACGTGTCTGGTATAAACGAAAGGCCATTAGCTAACGTTTGGTCGCCTCCGGTTGTGGTGATTGGAAGTTCAGTGGCGTCGAGGGGAATGATCTCCTGTCTGGGCGTCAAACCGACTGTGTTTCCGTCGATACCTGCTGGTCCAGTTCCGCCAGTAACTCCGTCGGCACCTGTAGGGCCTGTGGTCCCATCGCCGCCTGTTGGTCCAGTCGCGCCAGTCGATCCGTTTGTAGCTCCAGTTGGGCCAGTAATACCGGTTGGACCGGTGACTCCAATGGAGCCAGTAGCCCCGATAGTAGCAACAGCCTCTTCTGCATAAGCAACAACCAATTCGTCCTCAATGAACATCGGGACGGCTGTTCCGGTCACTCTCTGCCAAATTATTTGTTGGTAAGAAGCTCCAGTTAGTTGATAATCACGGCCAGGACCTTGAACTTGAAATTGCTTATTCAACCAAAGTTTGACTGTTTCTGGATTCGCTACTGGGAAGCTTAGACCGTCCGCAAGGATAACATCGCCAGCCGACATATCAATATCTTCGGGGATTAGCTCTTCCTGGTGAGGGATGGGCGTGGTGACGCCGCTGTCTTGGCTATAGACAGCAACTAATCTACTTTCGGTTGGGTCGATTGGAACGGCCAGGCCAGACGTTGACAGCCATCTAATCGATTGATTGTCAGTACCGGTCAACTCATAATCTTCGTTTTGTACCAAGAAGAGTTTATTAAGGTAGAGCTTAACAGCTGCAACGTTAGCAACTGGGAATGACAATTGGTTTGTCAATATTGTATCTGGATCGCCTTCGACGATTGTTTCGACGATTGGTATAATTTCTTGTCTAGGGAGCGCTAACACTGCACCGTCCGCCCCGGCCACCCCAGTTGGGCCCTGCAGACCACCACCTTTGGTGCCAAAATAACGATAGACAGTTAACTTCAGAGGTGTCGAAAGACCAAGATCGTCAGGCGTAAAGCTTTCGTCGAATCTTACGACCCCATTTTTATAATCGAGTTGATATCTGCCAGCGGTTTGTGGGACTGGCGTGTTGTCATTTTCAAAAAGCTGGAAAGAATATCCGGCACCGAACTGCTGTGGGCTTAACCAATCGAATACTCTAGTGTTAGGATCTGGCGTGCCTGGGACCTCATAATATGAATAGCCTTGGCCATTGGACAACGGGACTTCGTCTAGCGATACTACGTCTAATTTTTCTACAACAGCGTCTGTGCCGACTGTGTTTGCGTCAGCCGCAGCTTGAGTGGCCGCCATCGGCACAGTCTCAGCCCAGATGTCCGACGCTACGACAGTTGGGAGCCAAGGAAATGCTTCTTCGAAGTAATTTCTATCAGTATTGCTAGACAAGACACCAAGTGTCACCTTATTAGCGATGTCAAGTTGTGCTTCGTCGCTTAATTTAGCCATTTAGGACGCCCATCAGCGAGTTTTTTAACTCAGTTAGTTTACGTTTATTTAAGATATAGGACTTAGCGAAACCATCCGTTACTCTGAATGTTACAGCATATATCCCTTTAGAGCTTTCTGGCTTTTCTACTCCATAGGAAGTTCCAACCCAAAAACTATTACCTTTTTCGGCCAATACCCATGAAATATGAGTGGCAAATCCTCTAGCGTCTCCATCGTTTAAGAAATAGTGCTCTTGAATAGAGTCATCGTACGCAACTATTGCGTACGTTTCATCAGATTTTATAGCTCTTAATTTGAACATATCATTACCAGTTGATTGATAAACCGGAACCGGTTCCAATAAGCTCAGCCACGGAAGAATTAGCGTACGTAATCTCGACAATAACTTGGAAATCTGAAGAAACATCTGTACCAATCGTTCCAAGACTGAATTCTAAAGAACCATTCAAGTCCGGACTATTTACACCAGGATTGATTCGGCACCCTTCATCATCCACGCCACCAACGAGCGGAGCGCCAGATGGAAAAGTAGCTCCATTGAAAGAGACGGTGACATCGAGCCAAACAGTTCGACCAGGAACTTTAACGCGGATACCAACATCAGAAACAATGTTAGCGTCAGTTAGCCCAGGAAGTGTCAAAACCCCATTGCTTTGTGAAATAATGGATCTAAACACTCTTCTATAAACTCTATCTGTTCCCCCCAGGCTCGAATAGTCTGGATTAGGTTGAGGCTGAAAATTTGTTCCATTGGAGTGGTCAAAACTTGGCCATCTTAGTCTATTTTGTCCGGACGCTTCCTCAAAGTCATAGACTTGCAATTCGCCAGTTCTAGATCCGTCTAGCAACGATGTCGCTGAGTTCCACAAAAGAGGGGCGCCAGGCATGCCAGCGATTAGAACATCGAAATTTGTCGAAGAAGGTAGTCTGTATCTCTCGTCGGTGAAATCGTCAAAGACATCGGTGCTGTTGGGGCCATCGCTCATGATCGCAAAATTCTTACTAGTTGATACCGCAGGAGTATAAGAACCATAAGGGTCGCGTGGAGTGATAATAGCTTGAGCATCATTGTCCTGCACGCCAGCAGCGGTGGTTAAACCAAAGGAAGTTACAGCCATTATTTCGCCGATATCCGGAGGAGTTGAGACTCCTCCGACCGAACCATCTGTATAAGGAATTGTCGTAGAACCAGCCCAACCAGAAGACAACTCTAACGGAGCGTCGGACTGGTGGTAAGCATTGTCGAATCCCCGAACAAGAGTAACGTCTAGGTCGAATGTCGAGCCAGTGTCATAATAAGAGATACCGCTTAACTCTTTCAGAACGGGAGTATCTTCCGTAAGATCGGTTGCAGTAACTGCAGGATCTGTAGCGCCCGCAGGATCTATGTCGTAGAACCAGTTTAATGTACTTGTTGTATTGGTCCCAGACCCAGTTTCGTGACGCAGAACTGCAGAGTTGTGCCCTTGTCTTAGGTCGGCAGCTACTAGTCCGATCTGCGTCGTTCCCTGTTGGAAAGCGTCTGTCGTAATACTAGTTGGAGCTACAGTTAGAAGCGTTAGAGTGCTGCCGACACCGAATGAAACCACTCCTCCCGCTACTACACTGCCTGTTCCTTGTACGTTGTAAGTGCCAGGAATGTTCTGCCCAGCATCTCTACTACCTTCTAGGAAGTTAGCACCAAGATCAATGTTAGCTACGTCAACTCCGTTTACGGCCAAAATGAGATTGCCAAGGCTGGCGAATCCAAATTGGCCGACAGCATGAGCTAAAGTCACAGCACCCGTTTGTGTTATCGAAGCGTAAGTGTCTCCAGCGCTAGTTGCCGGAGGATAATTGATATTAGATTGTGACATTTTTCCTGTCACAAGCCCAACTAGACCTGTTAACGCACCACTCAACACAACAGGAGGAGTTCCGCCACCGATATAGGCCACACCATCTGCGACTTCCGTGACATAGTGGTCAGCACCTTGAGCTGTCTGTGTAATGAAACGGATTTCAGTGATTGGGGTCGCCGAATTTACTTCTTCGGGTGATCCGGGAAGTCCGGAAGCGATTGTCAATCCTCGATCTTCGTTTTGCCAGGTTCCGGAGGCTCCTTTATAAACAAGGGTTTGGCCGTCGGCTGGGAGGTTGATCACAACGTCTTCTAAGCCGTTCAGATCTACCGGAAGGGCTATTGTTTCCCAGCCTGGATCTGTATAAATTAAGACGTCTCCAACAGTAGGAGAAGACGCGTCTACATCTGAGATATCGTCAAGTTCAAAATTTGTTTCGATAGTCCCAAGACGTTCAGTGATGGAACCCTCTGCAAAATCATAATTTCCAAGTGCATCAGTCACACATTCTAACTGAATTTCTTGTTTGTTATGATCGGCATTTGGGATTACTTCCCCATTAGCCCTAATGATCTTAACGTATGGATATTGATAATTAGAAGCCATACTGTACCGCCACAGTATTTTTAATTTTCGTTCTCGTCAGCCTCAATTAGGTCTTCTATGAGTTCTTCTCGGATTGACGAGTTTTCTTTAAATGCTAAAGGCACAGTATTCTGAGCTGGTTCTGCAGCGGTTTTAAAGTCACCAATACCTACTTCAGGACGTAGAGGGTCCATTGAGCCCTCCCATTAATTGATCCATATTGCCGATCTGGCTACTAATATTCTCAATCGTACTGTTTATCATCGCTATCGAAGCTGTGTCTTCGACCCCCTTCAAAGCGAAATGGCACTGATTTAAAATCTGAGTCATAGATTCTTTGACGTTCATCATATGAGAATAAGGGTCCAAGTCTGAAGTGATCCCACTATCCTTGGTGAACAACACCTCTGGCTCGGTGAAAGAAATGTTTTCTGACAAAATGCTGTCTAGTCTAGACTCGAAGGAATCATTCACTGTTTTGCCTTTCTTCTTCTTCTTCTTCTTCTTCTTCTTCTTCTTAGAATTTCCGTATTGGAACCCAGGTTTGTTAGGGCGGAAAGAAGCTCTAAAAGGAGCTTGTTTAGTAGTGTGCGCCGAAGTCGGACTACGTCTTTGCATTTCAGATAGCTCTTCGTCTTCTTGGATAGCGCCTAGAGTGAACTTAAAAACTGGCTGCTCAGTTTGTTTAAACTGAAAAGTCGGGTCGAACAAATTATCGTACGCCAACTTAGTTCCGTCAACTTCCATGTCAACTTGGCGGTCCTTGACATAATTAGCTATGTGCTTCAAAAACCCATGGAAGTTAGAACAATCCATGACACGATAGCCCTGCATGTCATAATAGTCAGCGTCAATACTATACTTAGTGTTAGTTATTTGGCTGTGACGATCAAATTCGTTATAAACATCAGCGAGCCTATCATGTATGCCCTCTCCGATCACCCCAAAGACCTATACCTATTAGTTAGATAACCGACCATCGCGTCGACAAGTGGAGCAACTTCATCGCTAAGGCTCAATAGATGAGCGTTCTTCTTAGAAAATCGTCTACCGTGTTGATTAGGTTCAAAAACCCAAGATTGCGATTTGACATCTGGCCTACAGGAAAGATTGGCAGACTTATATCTAGTAGAGCACTTGCCATTAGCGAAATCGACGCCAACCTTAGGCAACCTCTTTCGAAGAGCGGCTCCTAGGGCGAAGTTATAATCTTCTAGAGCCCTATACAATTCTCCATCGAGTTGTTCGATCTTCTCTCTAGCATCTTGAATGTCGCGCTGGATGTTTAGAACTACGTCCAACTTACTTCTAACTTCTGATCCATCTGGAAGAGACTCAAGTTCTTCGTTCAATACCTTTTCAAACTTTTTCATTACGTCCCAGGCTTTTCTTATTTTTGTGCCACTTCTTCAACGCGCAAGAATGGCATAAATATTTACCATGTTTAGCCACCGCCTTGGCGAAATTTTTAGGTTTTAAACACCTAATGTTTCCACATTGACAAACAGCATCTACAAGATCAACTTTTGCGACATCAACATTGTTTGATCTTTTAATCCAAAAAATGAATTTGTTTTTTGGAACAGTGTTAACTCGCCGAAAATTATTAAGCTTAGTATATTCCTTTTCGGTAAGTTTCATTTTTGAAGCATGATCCCACATTGTCTTTTTATGATAAATGTTTCCTCTGTCATCTTCATAATAATACGAGGGCCTAGTAGACCCATCTTCAATCCAATTTGACGCTTTATAAACCGTACCAGTATGCCCGAAATGTGGATCTGAAAAAGAAATTAGTAGACATATGTCTGGATCTTTTTTGATGAGCTTTATAGATCTAGATAGCGAAAAGCTAATCAAATTATGTTTCTGATATCTAGGATCCACAATCAATCGCACTAATTCAAGGACTTGTTTGTTTTGCAGATTGTGCCTCTTGCACACTGTATTATAGCTAGGGTTTGCAAAAATTGTGACACCTATCAAAATATCCTTAAGAAAAATGCCATAAGTTTTTCTTGTATTCTTTCTAAACCGTGGGAGGTAATGATATTTAGACATGAACGAAATAGCTTCATGCTGTTCAATAGCAGTAACTCTTACGTCCGTAAAATTGAAGTCTATCAATTTTACGTCTTTTTGTGTGATGTCTTTTAAAATCTCTTTAAGCTTATTGATGCTTAATGTGTCCCGTTCATTGATATAGACAATTTTCAAATCGGCATGTTTTTTAAGATAATCTGACTTTGCGAGATCATTTCTGATATTGTTAGGAAGAGAATGCCAATACTCCCCTTGGACTTCTAACAATATATTAAAATTTATAAGATGAAAATCGAATGAGTAAAATCCGATCTCGCATTGTTTTTGATAACTTATGTCTAACAATTTTAAGACGTTTTCTACTGCGAGTTCTGGCTTAGTATCGCAAGTTTTCCCTGCGCATGGCGGTCTGGATCCCGCTTTTCTTTCAGCTGCCAATTTTAAAGCTTGCGCTCTCGCCTTGCTTTTATGAAGATCAGAAGAAAAATACTCGTCTCTTTTTTCTTTTGCTTCTTTAGAACGCAACCCAGTAGTCATTTTGTTTATTGATTTGCGGTAAGACGAACTTTTAGAATCCCATGCTTTTTTCATTGCAGACGAATGCCTACACCATCTACAATTTAAATCTGATCCTTTTAGATGGCCATTAGCGCAAGTTTTGTTAGACATCAGTATTAAATACTGATCACGATTCTGTCGAGTCGCTGGTTAGTTCCAACTGTCCGTGCGTGAATTCATTGAATGAAGTGAGTTGATCGCGGATTTCGACTTCTCGAATAATAGCACCAGGCCACAATCTGAAACCAACTTTTCCAACTTCTTGGAGAGCGGCGACTGGGAAGTAAGGAGTGCTCACAACGACTGGGACTTCAAGAGAGGCGGAGGCAGAAGGATCAGGGTTCACAAGAAGACCATTCCACCATACCCACATCTGCCCGTCGCGGTACATGATTTCGAGTTCGTTCCATTTCTCCTCGTCACCATCAACTGGCGCTGGGAGTGATCCACCTTCGTAGACCTTAAAACCGCTTGGCTCTGATGGCAATTCTTCTGTTCCGAAAACTATAAACCCGTCTTGAGTAAGAACTCGGCTTGTTGAAAACTGTCCAGGGCGGAAGTCGCGGACGAAATCATCAGAAAAATCGTCTTCAACGTTCAAACGATAAGCTTCATTCATGTCGAGAACACCAGCTCTAACTTGCAGCTGGACCGACTCAGCGTCAGTGTTGTCATTGATCGAGAACTCTAATCTTAGAGCTGTAGCGCTGCAGTCTTGTCTTAAAAGCTCGACAACTGTCGTTCTATCTGGGACTGGAGTGCCCAAAGCTTCCTCAATTTCAGTAATGTTAACCGCATCTTCGCCAGCAAGATCTGTCGCTCCGGTTCCTTCAATGTCAGGAATGGCATCGATGTCGAATGGGAACTTATCCAAGAATCCGACAAGCATTACGCCATCGTCGTCCGAAGCTGGGAAGGCTGTTTTAAATTGCCAACTCCATGTGGTGTTTCTCCAGATACCCGTCAGAGATCTGACAGTTCCACTAGGAGGAAGGTCATGCCAGTTCACACCCTTAACAACAATATATTCGTTGCCTTGGAAAGGACCTGTTGCGACAGTGCCTCGTCTAACAACCTTCATATAACGGTCATCATAGCTGTCGATTGGACCTCTAAGAATGACGTCGATTGGTGGGAAACGGCTGTTATCTGGTCGACCAACTAAAGCCTTAACATAGACGTTTTTGTGATCACCTCTATGCCAGAGCCACACTGGACGTTCTTGATCCGATTGAGGAGGTGTTTCTGAGACTCTTAGCCCTGGGATGTTAGGATCGATATCTGCAACGTATTGATTGTTGATCGCTACGCCGGACGGGTCGCCCGTCGAAGAGTTCACGAAAATATCGAAAGTATCTCCAGCCTGTACGAGGCTGGCTTGGTCGTCAGGATCAAAGAGAGTGATCCGGGAGGCCGTGTTCTCTACTATAGTAAATTCAACGTTCTGCAGATTTCCAGACGTGAAAGTAACCATTCTGTCAGCTAACTCATTGGTTGCGAACTGACCCGACGCGTTAAGTGCGCCTTGGGCTATAATGACAAAATTCGGAGTTGGGTCGTCTACGACATCGTCAGGCTCTACAGAATCAACTGTGTCTTGCCTGATAACTTGGCCCTCTTCAGTAGAAGCTGTAACTTCACCGTCGTCAGACAGAAGGAATGGGTCTTCAAAAACCGTCATCCCCCATTGTGATTTTTCAAAGAGTCTAACGTCAGAGAGGTTCCTGTCGATAGAAGTGATTTCAGTAGGAGCTACACCAGGAAGTTCACCTCTGCATTCGATCGTCTCTCCGAAACGAACGCAAGCTGATTTACTCCACAGAGTTCCTGGATTCAGCTTTGGAGGTCTGCTAAAGAATCTCTGTACGAGACGTTGACCGTTAACCACGCCGATTTGAAATTCCCAAATTTGAACTAGCGTTCCGACTGGCAAGATGTCACAAGTGGCGTCTCGTACTAGTTCTCTAGGAGCGAACAAGTCAGTTGGAGAGTTCTCAGGGTTGTTATATTGCCAAACATTGGTGGCCGTGAAACCATCGCCCTTAGGCTGAGCGGTATTGATGGACCAAAAGCGACAGGTATATTGGTTCGTCGATAAGATCGTTGAGGAGAACCCAGTAACGACAGCCATCTGTCTAGTTAAAGTGTGTCCCTTATAAAGAATTGACCCCAAAAGGTCTGGATCGCTTTGGACATCTAGGTCGAATCTGATTTGGTTGCCGTCATCGTCGAGACCCATAAACCAGACTGATTGTGGGACGCCCGTCGATCCCGGTGTGAACGCCCAGCCTACGTTAGTTGTAGAATTGGAGTTTCTGGCCAAGATCAATTCGAACTTAGCCCTGTTTGGGTTGGGGGTGTTGAATCTTTGGAATAGAAGGGCTGGAAAATTACCCTTCATATTGAGAGTTGGGCCAGGGTTCGATGGGTTTAGGATCGTACTTTCTGGGAATTGGTAGATCTTAAGTTCGCCGTATACGTTTACGTCTGGCATCTTACCAGCGCAGGATGGCGGCCTAACAGCCGCTACATCCGATTCGTCTTGGATCCAGAAGATCTGAGCGCATTCTTCACACCCACAGTTTAGTGGTAATGGAGAATCTACAGTGAACCGGATTACGTTTCCGATTCTTTCTAGGCTGATGAATTCGGTTCCAGCAGCGAGCATCACGTCGCCTTGGAGCATTCCTCCATCATCTGGGAAACCTGATCCGCTGAACCCTAGAACTCCGAGGCGAGTTTGAGTGACCGCATCCAGTTTTGCCTTATCCGATGAGGACATCAACCCTGGAGTATCTGTGGTCGCGTTTGGAATCGGATCTTCAGCGATGTGCGTCTGTCCGTGGAATGACGGGATGATAATCTCCGATTCCTTGCCGTAAAGTGTACAGGTTTCTGCATCGAATTGGTAGCCTGTTGTCAGGCCATCCGGTCCGGAGATGCGCAAAAATTGCTGGTCCACTAGCTGCGGCTTGTTTGGGACTTTATATTGTACCACGCCTAACTCCTAGGGTCATTATGATTCTATTTATTTTTGCGATAATCTTCGTAAAACCCACGAAATCACATGACTGATATTTGGGCCGTTAAAAACTCATTTTCTCAAACGTCAATTTAACATTTCGTATTTTAGATCTGGAGAAGATATGACAAGCCTAGAACAAGAAATCAAGTTGATCTATAAAACTGAGCTTCATCAGCACGTTGATGGGTCTATCCCGGTTCAAGTAACCTGGGACCTCATGACTAAATATGGCCTAAACCCGGTCGATACTATTGAGGAAATGAGAACACATCTTGTAGTTCAGCCTGAAGACGAAGGCGCTGGCTTGTTGGCTTACCTCCGAAAGTTTCATTACCCTTTGTGGGTTACCCAGTTCTATGATAATCTCCAAGTAGTGGCTTACGAGATCGCTAAAGAGGCTTATCATAAAGGCGTGCGCGTCTTTGAACTTCGCTATTCTCCTACCATTCATACGCACGCCGGGTTGACTCCGAGACAAGCTATCACCTCTATCCTTCACGGGCTAAAAGATGCCGAGGACGAATTCCCAGGTCTCGTGAGTGGGTTGGTAGTAATTGCAATGAGGCATATGGGCCCTCATATCGCCAAGATTTTAGCCAGGCAATCAATTGGAGAAGGCGAAAAGTACCACAGAGGCGCTGGAGTTGTTGGGTTCGACATCGCAGGAGCCGAAAGAGGAAATCCACCAGGCTTGTTTAGAGAAGCATACGACATCGCAAAAACTGCAGGTCTCGGATGCACAGTCCACGCAGGAGAAGAGCTTGGGCCACAAGCTACATGGGACGCTATCGATGTTTTAGGGGCGACCAGAATCGGACACGCTTGCTCAGCTGCGCTAGACGAAACACTTCTTAGAAGGATGGCGGCGGATAAAATCTGCGTCGAAGTGTGCCACACTTCGAACTACCAAACTGGCGCGGTGAAAAAAGAGGAAGCGCATCCGATTAAGAGATTCTTAGAATTCGGCGTCCCAATTGCTATCTGTACGGACAACACTACGGTCAGTAATACCGACCAAATCAAGGAAAACCTAATCATCTGCCAGGAACTTGACCTAACTATCGACGACCTCAAGAAAATCCATGAAGACGCCAAACAATTCAGCTTTATCGGGAGAGTCCGTGATTCTCTCTAAAGTAACAATGGGATACGAAGACGGCACTATCAAGGAACTGAGCGGAGAAGCGGCCCAGGAATGGTTAAAAACAATAAACAACGTTCTGATCCTCCACCAAGTTAGAGGAGGGATGCAACTTGATATGCCAGAGTGGGTAGATGTCGTAAAACCGCAGGAAGCTGAATGAGCGAAGAAAAAGAAAAGGGCCCGGAAGTTGTGTCCTTATTTCAGAGTTGTCCATGATCGCTGTCGGGCTTTTAGCGTGTCTTCCGTGAAGCCATTGGATCCTAAAAAATTCGCAAAGTTCTCGTTTCCTCTCGTCCGTAAGCCATATAAAAAATTGATGGCGGAAGATCTCGTCGGCACTCCAGATGATCGCGCTGATTTATTCGATGGCGTTGCTAGACATTTAACCGAGGTCGTGGAGGCCCTAAAGAATTGCAAATGTCCGAAATGCGTGTCAACCGATGTTATCTAGGCTCATTATTTGTCATCTTATTGATCATGGCGGATTAATTCCTAGCAAGTTCGGATATACCGGCGGTACTATCACCATGTCTTTAGGGCCACAGACCTATAACACGACAAAGTTTAAAGAATTCTCAATTTTTTCGTATGGCAAGGCCAGGCTTTGTATTGACGCAAGAGACAAGCAAGTGACGCTTTTGAGATCTGGAAAAGTCATAACAACGATCAGCATTTTCAATGAAGATTCTATAGAAGAAATTGTTAAAAGATTCAAAGAGTTAATATGAGTGCTAAATTCACATGCCAGTACTGTGATGCTGAAAACATTTCGACATTTCCAATTTGTAAGAAATGCAAAAAACAACAGAGAGGATTGCCGATTCGAATTCCAAAGGGGTCCACGAAAGAAGAAATAGACCTATACATGAAAGAATACATGAAATTGTCTAATAATGTATCTAAAAAAGGTCAAAATGACAAATAACCACTTCATAAAAGAATTCCGAAAGGCAATAATAGTGAAAACACAAGCAGATAAGGCTCTAGTCCCACAAATCGCTAAAGAAGATGGAAGTCTTCGAATGACCGCAAGGGCGTCGAATGTCGCCACATGGTTCATTTACCACTTTCCAGAGCACGCTGGGGAACTAATCAACGTTAAGCTAATCCGTAAAGAGATTGTAGAAAATTTGAAGACTCTGGTATTAGACCAAGCTGGCGATTTAAAAGCTCACGGACATGCTTGGGGCAAGGGAAAACAAGGTCTTGGCCTAGATAGCGAAACGGTCAGCGGCGAGCGTTATGTCGTCATGTCACTGATCAATATGACCCGGTGTTCCAGATATCTTCTAGGTAAAGGTCGTAAAGTTGGTGCGCTGACGAAGATTCAAAGCTCCGAAGTGATTGACATCATCGTTGCTGATTAACGGACGATTTTCCAAACTGGCCTAGGGCTAGTATTAATTTTCTTAAACAGCCGGTTCATCCGGCTGTTGTAGTAGAAATCGCCTCTAAACGTTCTTGGGTCAGGCTCGGTAGTTCTAAATTCAACGAACTGTGCCCCGCCTAGCTCAAGGTATTGGTGTGGCAAACCACCACCTGATGGGAAACCGTCATGGCGACTAACGATACCAGAAGGTTGGTTTGCGCCTTCTGACAACACAGTCACATATTCGATAGATTTCTCAGCACCGTCCTCTTGATGAGTTATCTTTAGGGTGTATTCTTGCGTGGCTGTTGTAGCCAGTATCGGAACGCGAACCTGTATCCACACTCCAATGGCATCTGACGGAGCTAGTCTAGTAACAGTCTTTGGTAGACTATCGAATTCGCCAATCGGGATGGCCGCAGGCCGAACCAACCTGTTCGCAGAAACCGTATCATCATTTAATGTTGGAGCCAATGCGAAACTTGCCACATTTTGTTGATCAACGAACTCTTCAACCGTAAAATCTGTAAGCTCGTCACCACAATTTATAACGAAGAACTTGTCGTAGAAGACTTTCTCTTTGAACGGGTTTGGTGTAGATCTAGGTAGCAAGGCTTTCAAGCTGGTGATTTCCTGATTGCAATTTGTGACTCCCTCGGAGTCGAAGCCAGATAAATCGGGTTTCATGACGCCGATTGTTTCAGAGTCGCTGTTGATCACCACAGCGCCAATTAGAGGTGAACCGCCAATTTTTTGGATTTTGAAAATATCTGAATACAACAATAGAGTGTCGATGAGATCCATTCCTGCTAAGCGTACTGTTTCGGAGATAAGTTGTCCTTCTTTGTTTATCCCTTCTATGAAGTATGTCTGAGTTATGTCGTTATTTCCTCTGCTAGCAAATGAGAGCTTGCTCTCAGACGTGAGTCTTCTAGTGATGACAGCCGAATTTGGGTCGATTGCCCCTCCTTGAAAATTGGAAATGTCATCATTTTGCACACTAAGAGCGTTTAATAATACAAGTCCTGTGGTAGGCGGTAGGATTGGTTCGCTAAAAGAACCGCTCAAAATGCTTAAGACGTTTCCGGCAGTCACCGGGATAGCCTTGAAGCTTTCTGACGTGTTGGTAAAACTGAAGGAATTGCTGTCCGCTAGAGTCCTAGTGAGGTTAGATTGCGCGCTGGAGTCGAGGTCGAATGCGGTTTGTAAGAGAAACGGGATCGATGTTGAAAATGTTGCACTAGGAGAATGTTGCCTAATTCTTACTGCGAAATTGGAGTATATCGCACTTTGGGAGTACATTCTAGCGATTGATACAGCATCGCTGAAAATCCCACTAGGCGACGATTCCCTAGCGAGCATTGGCGCAGCGTTAAATATCGCACTTCCCGACATTTTACCTAATATCTAATATGATGTGGACAGCGTCTCCACTTACGACTAGGTCAGTTTCAATATCCCAAACTAAAGTGAATAATGTTGACCCATCATCTCCAGTGACCCCAGTGATTGAATTTCCTCCGCTTATCGCACCGCCCCCAGTTTGAGACGCAATCGTCATTTGGGTGGTTGGAGTCTCTTGGTCAAGGGAATAATAACCACGGACGGTCTGCGAAGTTACTGTGCCATATATACGGTAGCTCACTTCATAACCGCCCTCCACAGCTTGCCCAAATTCTATTGCACATTGGTTGCCAGAAGCTTTGTTTATGCGAAGCCCGCCGCCAAACTTGGTTTGCGGGATAGAGTAAGCAGTAGAAGGTCCTGCAACAGGAGAAACAAGCTCTGTAGTATCGTCAACATAAGTATAAACCGAGTAACCCGTACCTGGGGCGGGCCCGATAGCAAGGAAAATATAAGCCTCTGGCGTTCCTGGTGTAGTGTCGTTGACAACTACGCAATACCATCTGTCTGAAGCGTCGTTCACTGTCGTACGCGTGCCAGGTCTATAGGCGGTTGGGATCAGAGGATCGGTGATGTTGGTTACCGTAAACGAGCTGCCACTTGGGGCTAACCGAAACGCTGATGAGCCATAATCAGTCGATACCGCTCCTAATTCGCCGATTCCGTTGACGAGTGCGATCAAGTTGTTATTGCCTGGGTCTTGGAACAAGCAAACCATCCCGTGTGCGACTTGAGTGGTGTTGTTCCAAGCCAGACCAGTAGTGATTTGTGTATTAAGGACGAACCCAGATCCTGTGAACTCGTAAAGCGCCCAATCTACGGCCCCAACAAAATCATCGTCAGTACAGAGCATCATCAGCCGGTCGTCATGTGCTACTAAATCCATGGGACCACCGTCCGACGTGGTCGCGATGCTAGCCACGTTCAAACTGACGATAGAAAGCGCTGTGGGGTCAACTTCAAAACAGAGGTGCCCGTTCGTCATATAACCTTGATAAAGTTTGTTGTTAAACATTACGCCTGGATTTTGGCCAAAAGATGACGCGCCAACGTTGATTTGGTCCACTGTTTCGGACCAGACGGTCCCGTCATCTGTGTAAATGATACGCGAACTACCGACAACTCGCGCTGCCAAGAACATTCGCTGTACGGTGCCAGTATTTACAACGTACAACCCGGTGATGCTATTGGCACCGGTCCCGTAGGAATGTATGATAGACCACAGCCCAGTGCCTCGATTATACTTATGAATCTCTAAACCCGTAGTTACGAGACTGACCGCCATATAAAGCTCGCCGCGATATTCGCAGACTCGGTTACAGATACCCCCCTCGGTAGTAGCGGGCGTCCCCTCATTAGCGTTATTGCCGACAGCAGCGCCAATCGCGTTGAGCGTGGTACCACCCACCAATTCGTAGACTTGTGCTTGCGCACCGGTCTTAAAAACGTCTGCAACCAATAGTTCTGGAATCGCCATGTGTTATTAAACCTCCATCATCAACAATCTAGAAACTTGAATTTTTCTACGCCAGGCTTCTAATAAGTCGCCCATAGTTTGTTCTAAAGTATGTTTAGGTTCCCACCCAGTTGCCGCAAGGAACTTTGAAGAGTCGCCATATAGAAGAGTTACGTCAGATGGGCGCAACCTAGCTTGGTCAACTTTCTTCTCAATGGTTCCCTCGTAAGTTGACATGCCAATAAACAAGTCTAGAAGGTCACCAATACTGATTCTCATACTAGAACAGATATTGTATGGCTCGCCAGGATTGCATTTCTCCATCGCGACCCAATAGGCTTCCGCCACATCTCTAGCGTCGGTATAGTCTCTGACGCTATCTAGATTGCCATGATAGATGACGGGGTCTCTCAACCCGGCTTCAATTTCGGCGACTTGTTTACTAAAACTAGACTCTACGAAAGCATCTCCTCGTCTGGGCCCAGTATGATTGAAAGTCCTCGTGATGACGGAATGGATCCCGTAAGATTCAAAATATTGGTAAGCGAGATTTTCTTGAGCACACTTACTTACCGCATAAGGAGAAATCGGCCTTAGGTCGTTATCTTCGGTGATTGGAACTTCATGTTCCAAAACCTTTCCAAATTGTTCGCTAGAACAGGCAACTTGAACCTTAGCATGCGGCGCAAACTCTTTTAGCGCCTCTAGAATATTGATTTGGGAAGTAACGTTGTTAGTAATCATATCAGAAGGTTGATCCCAACTTGAACGCACAAAACTTGTAGCCGCTAGGTGAAAAACCCTGTCTGGTTTTACTTCTCTAACAACTTTGAAAACGTTGATAGCGTCTCTAAGCTCACAATCGTGCAGCTTGATCTTTTGGCTGATATGGTTGATGTTCGACAGATCCGATCTGTATCTCACCGTACCGTGAACCTCCCAATCTTGGTGGTGTTTCAATATATAATCCGCTAGATGGGATCCGGTCTGTCCTGTAATTCCTGTAATCAATACTCTCTTCATGCTTATACCATTCTAGCCGCCGCTCTAAGCAACGCAAACCAATCTTGTGGCGGCCCATCAAGTCGATCATGCGCTGGTAAGCGTACGAATAACCTATTTAATCTTCTAGCAAATCCATTAAGCGATAAACTTGTAGGATCAAGGATCTGGATGGATCCCATGTTAGAAGAAGGAGATGTTCTGAAAAGTGTAGAACCAGGAATTAGATCAAGCACGTCTAACGGAGTTAGTTTCGTAGGAAGAAGCCTCTGGCCATCAGGAACATTGACGAACCCATTGATGACTGACAATTCTCTTTCAATGTTGATACTCATATATCACCTCAGGTTTTATGTTTGATCCATCATGAGAAGGTAATTATCAAGGTTAGGATTAGAGGGCAATCTACTATGAATTCTAACGATTCTCCTCGGGTTTAGTTTCTTAGCTCTTTCTAAATCGGCCTTTTTAAGATGAATAACAATTGTTTTACCCAACAATTTATAATAATTATATAGAGGCAATGCATTATCCAGACTGATTGGATTGATCCCATTCAAAAGGATGACGTCATAAAAGGGTTTATTATTAGGAGACAGATTGGGCAAGTTGTACGATGTCAAGTAGTCCCCCAAACTGTTATAGTCGAAGTTCTTCTCAGCATAATGATACTCTCCACGATCCACAGAAACCGCTATGGCTCTTCCTGGGTGGGGAGCTAAGTCTAATACGGACAATCCCTTTAGTGGATTCCATTGGTTGAATATTGCTCTATAAAAGTTCGGGCTTATTATCCTGTTTGTCAGACTTCTTCTCACAATTTTTTCTCTTGTTATTGGTGCTCTGCTTAGAAACATCGGAGATAAAAGTTGCCACAATTTCTTAGGGTCGGACCAAACCGCGAGCGTTTCATCATCAGGTTCTGAAAAATTCAAGACGACTCGTCTGCCAGCTGGGTTGGGTTTAGGGTTGTAATGGAACCTGATAATGGAAGACATAAAAATCGAATAGTCTTCCATTATTATTCGTCTTAAATCTTCCCCAAGTTCTTTTGTTGGGTACTTAATTGAGTTCCAGCCAGAGTCTAACAACCTCTGGATCATTCGATGTAATGCAATTCGCTTGTCGCAGAATCCAGCTTCCTTCAACGACTTCTTAGTGATGATAAAATGGCTGTGATAGAGAAGTTCGTCTCTTCCAAACGGATCTGGTTCGAAATGATATTGTGTTTCTATTGGTTTTTTGAAAAAAGGGCCGTTTTTTGGAAGTTCTACAGACCTCCATTTGTTGCGAGCCCTATTGTTAAGTACCCAGTGCTCAGTAACGCCGCTAGTTCTAAACGTGACATGAAGATAAGTCGTTTTTCTTTCGACTTTTGAAATGTCAGGGTGCGCTCGAAGTTTCTCTTCGAGCCTGAGGATACTAATCTTTCTGTTTATCCATCCTGGTACCATTATAAAACTTCACCGACTTTATAGTTAATGGGACTTCGCCGCTTCTATATAACTTGAAGAAACGATCCCTATTCTTGCGCTCATTTTCTTTACTGTTGAGAGATGTAGATTCATGTTTGTCTCTGATCCTCATTCTAAATTTAGACAACCAATTTAAAATAGTATAAGGAACAACACCAGCCTGTTCCGCGCATCCTTCAAGCGTCAAGCCCATCCCGCCATGTTCATCCGGTTTCTGATTCGTAGATTCACACCATTCAAGATATTCTTCTCTTGTGGAATAATGATAATAGAGCCAATCCTTAGATCTGCACGGGTCTAAAACAAGTTTTCTAGTTTCGATGCCATGCCTTTTTAGATGATCACACACAGAAGCGAAACCGCGATAACCCATTATTTTAGCCAGAGTTCTAATCCCAATGCCTTTGTCGATATAGTGTTCTCTCAGCCAATCAGCATTATCCCATACTTCTCTTGGGACTTTGGTATATGGTTTCTTCTTCTTGATGAACGGATCGGCCTTCATGGCTATACCGCATCTCTTTTTCCAAGTTCGGATTAGCCCAGTACTAGCATTAGCAACAATAGCTAATTCTGGGGTTGTTAGGCCCCTGAACTCTTGGAAGAAGTTGGCCAATGATTTCGGGTCTTCTGGATCGACGATCATTAGTAATATGTAGCCGGAGAATCTTCTGGAGGTAACGATTGGTCTTCTTCCTCAGGCGGATCAACCGGTGATGTCTCCGGCTGCACGGGAAGCCTCGGAGAAGTACGCGGTGTATCCTTGCGGCGCTCGGCAGCTGCGGCGATTTGCTGCTCTTCCTCCTCTTGTCCGCGCTCACGGACGGCTCTACTAATCCAATCACTTTTTTGCTCATCAGAAAAAGAAGAGAATTCCTTCCCAGTTTCTGTTTGGGCATATTCTGCAGCTTTATCCTCATCAACATCTCTAACATCAAGAGAATAAAGTTGCCCTTTAATTCGAGAACCAATGTTTTCGATTCGGTAAGTCCTATACCATTGCTTGAAAATGTCCGGCAATAAGTTCTTGCCTTTGTGATATCGCGCTTTGATGGTCTTCTCTCTCAGGATTTCTTGAAGATTTTGTTTTAAGGAAGAGATCTGTTCGGTGTCTAAATTGTTCAACTCGACAGCACACCAATATTTCCTTTTTTCTCCGCTTTTTAATGTGCGATCCCAAGTGCCGAGGTACAAAATCTTAGGATGCGTCTTGACTCTCCTCCCTTTGCGAAGTTTCTCATAGCTGATGTATTCTTTGTGTCCCCAGCGTGGCATATCGCTTTCGACCAGAATCCTATCCTGTAATAGAGTGTCCATTTTCATTGTTAAAAATCATCCAGGTCTATAGCGTATTCTTCGTCGTCGTAGGAGTGATCATCGTCATCCTCCTCGTCAACATCTAGATCTTCCAAATCTTCCGCGTCGGGCTCTTCCTCGTCATCTTCAAAGTCGAAATCTTCCAAATCTATAGGATCAACCTCAACTACGTCATCCCCGTCGAACTCATCAGCTTGGCTTTTCTCGTCTTCATAATCAATAGACGGCTCGACTGTTTGTTCTCCAGTATAAGGATCTACTTCCGACGAGTCGACTTCTTCCGCGTCCAAATCATCAAAGTCATCATCCAGAGACAACTCGTCGAGAGCCTTTTTAAGATCTAAAATGTCTTCCGGATCTCTGAACGTCGTTTTTCCGATGTCATAATTTAAAGAAGCAACTTCTCTAACCTTAGACATGTCGGCGCTAGGCTTCAAGCCAAGTTGTTTCTTGACAACAGAGTGTGGAACTACCATCATATAAAGGTCGGTGTCGATATAGCGCCTCTTAGTAAGCCATTCATCGTACTGGGCGGCGGCAACGCTATCGTCTGGAGAAAGCACAACAGAGGCGTTATTAATTGGGATAGCTACCTTATCCTTCCAAGAAAGATCACCGATGTCGGCCTTGCCATCTTCGATATCAATGTCTCCAAGAAGGGCGAGATCGTAGTTTCTGAAATAAGTGAGCAGATCCTTCTTCACTTCTTGGATAGCGTCGATGTTTCCTCCAACTTGTCTTACAATATAACCACGCCCACTGTTGATAATCTCTTTAGCACGTTTTGTGGACATGATGATTTCATAACCGTCACGGTCCAAATGGCTCTTATCGTCGTTTATATCGCTGAAGATTTTTACTATTACCTCGTCGTCCTCATTATATTGATCGCTAGAACGTTCAGGCTCTAATTTGTCATTCAAAACCCGGAACAGGCCAGGATAAGTCTTGATCATGTATCGAGCATCATCCAATGACATATCAAAGTACTGGACTAAGTTATCCTCGCTTGATTTCTCACCGGACAAAACCTTCACCTTGACTGGCTCTTTAACTGTGCCAGCTTTTTTTAGTTTGCTAAGATCTCCATCTAGGCTAGGGTATTCTTGGCCCATGATCGCAATGTCTGGGCTTAGTAACATAAGATCGTGGCCTAACTTGGCTCCGCTCTTCGAAATATTCTTCTTGATTTCCTGTCCCTTCAATTTTATACTGAGAGCTTGGAGCAGTTCTCCCGGAGAAATTACTTTTCCCTCTTCGAACGGGTGGGCTACTAAGTCTCCACGGTCGACGATTCTCTGAATATTGAGAGCGATCCAAGCTTGAGAAAAGATTTGATAAGTGTTAAGGTCCTGACTTAACTTACTGTTTTTCTTGATATGTGCAATAAATTCATCATCCATGGGGGTAGCGGATTCTAGGCCCATTACGTTATTACTGTGGAACTCTTCTTCGTGTCTCTTACTATGAAGGAGAGCGATTTCTTTAAGCTCGGCAAGCTTGAATTTATATTGGCGTGTTCCTTTTTTGTCTTTTAGAAGTTCAAGGTCCTCTGAGGCTGATTTGTGATTAGCTAGGCATTTTGGACAAGATCCGGCGTTAACCATAATCTTGTAAGTCCCAGGCTGTCCGGGTTTTGGGGTAGCAATAACCTTTCCTGGAATCCTATACATGAGTTTTTCATATTTGTCATAGCCAGCGCTAGTGATCTCATCGTACCCGGCGATATTGACCAACAATAAATCGTCGTCCGGAATGAAATAAATGTTGCCGTCATGATCAATCGGATATGGCTTTACCGGATCCCAAGGAGCAAGAGTGAGATCGAATTTATCCTTGAAATAGAAGTCCAAATCGTCATAGAGTATCTTCCCCATCTGCCCAAGATGGCCATATACTTCTGATTTGTGGAGACCGTGGAGATGCTTGCCTATCATCCCTACTGGCAATTCTTTATCGCCGTGGTAGCCTGGTCTTCTGTCAACCTCGCTTTGTTTCGTTGGCATAAAAGGGTCGATTAAGAAATTGAGACCTTTAATCCCAGTAGGGATCTTGATTACGCTATAGATGTGTCCTGCTGAGCTTTTGTAGGTCAGGCCGGTTTCAGATGGGTCCTTGTCTAATAAGCCTCCTCTTACAGCTTGACTGACGACGTTTGTCACTTGTTTGAAGATTGCGCTGGCTGGCGGGAAAAGCGGCTTGTCTTCAGAAGACCACGGATGCTTCTCTTGATCGTCTTTGCCGAACTTTACTGGCTTCTCTAACCCTATCTTGTCGCCCCGTTCGTCGAACTCGCCTGGAATGTAATCCATAGCGGTGTCCATGTTGAGGACAGCTTCGACATAATAAACGTAAAATTTGCCAAAGTTCACTTTTCCTGGAAGCTCAAGGTCTCTGTGTTGACGGTGAGGAGGAGCACCAGTGAACACCTTTGTATAAGCGTTTCTTGGGATTTTGAAAGTAAGGTTGTCATAGACTGATTCGGCGCTCTTAGGTCCGAGGATCAGTTCTTTAATCGAATAGCCGCCGAGTGCGGTATTTGGAGTGTCGTCTAAGCCAAGTCTTTCAATGACCGCTTCAGCGATATCCGCCTTATATTGGTTTAGGACGATATAGACCACTTCATTATACTGGTACTGCAGCCATTCTGGGGTGCCTTCAGCGCCCTGCCCTTGCCTACCGAAGCTCATTCTATTTCGTTTAGCAGACTTTCCGACAGGTCGGTCGATAAACGGGGGACGCACTGGGTCTCCGCACACCCAACCAATTTCACCCGAGTTTACTCTGCTTCTTACGGTTTTCTTAGCTGCAAAGCCTCCTGGAGAGTTTGGATCTCCAGTTCCGCCGATTTTCTTATGGCGAGCTAAACACCAAGGGCACTCGTCGATCTCGTCTGAGTTAGGGCCATGGCGTTGCCAGACTTTTCCCTTATGAGGAGGCCAAAAGCCAGCTTCAGAGCTATATCCGGATTTCCGCCATTCGTTGCCTAAAATTTCGAATTCTTGCTTAGTGATGTCATCATAAATCCCGACGCCAGACGCGGTTGAGACTAGAGAATTGAGCCTAAGCTGATCTCTTAGTTCCCGCCCAGTGTCCTCTCCGCCTTCTTCTGCATTTGGGAAGATACCTGGTTTGCAGGTGATGTTGCCTTCTTCGTCTTCGATTTTTTCGCCATACATTAGACCTTCGAACGTATCGTATTGTACGGAACTTGAACTACTGATGACCCCTGCTTCGATTAGAGTTTCTTTAATAGAATCGAACTCGTTATTGGGAATAACAACTTCGCACTCAATTCTGTAGCCTTTACGACTATCTAGACCTCTAGTACCAACCACTACAGCGTAACCGTTTTTGGCGGCTACTTGTTTTGGATCATCTTCAAAAAGCAATTGACGAATCTCAGAGTCGAGCATACCTTATATTTATCATCGGTAGAGGTATTCGTTAGTATTGTCTCCAATAATATCGATGATACGTTGTTCGGTTTGCTCCCGAGACTTGATTTCCTCCAAGAACTCAAGATATTCTTCTTTATCAGAGCGCTTTTTGGTGTCCCAAATGGTTTCCAGTTCTCCAGGATAAACCTTGATGATTGCTTCCTTAACTAAGTTGTTTGGGTCAAGCTCAACGAGACACATTCCGTCGTCGCATTTTTCGATCATATAACCAAGCAAGCCGTTAAACGATGCTTCCTCGTTGATGAACCCCTTGATAGCAACACGACAGAAATCGCCTTCGATACGCCTCATTGGCCTATTATAGCCATCGTTGAGCGTTTCAGGTCTCGCACCAGTCCACCGTGTTCTCCACTTTGGATCAGCCTTACGCATCGCCGCGCTAAGTTCACGGGCATCTCTGACGTCTTTTCTAGTGAGGGACGTCATGGTCACAATGCTATAATCTTGGTCTAGCCTTCCAGTTGGGTCTTGGTCCAATTTAGACATTCTAGTTCCGTGTGCCCACATAATCAAGTTGCTGATGGACCTCATCACCTTGGCGATTCCAATACTAAAGAAGTGTTTTCCTGTCTTAGGGTCAATCGCATCAGTCGAGATTAGAGGAGACTTGATCAGCGCCATCAAGTCCTCTGAAATGCCAGAATAAAACTGTCTAATTGGCTTAGAGAGTAATTTTTTGTACTTCGGACTAAGCGAAGTTTCGGTATTGATGTAATCGTATACTTTAGCGATTGGACCGTCGGCTTTCCAGTACTTTCTGAAGTACGGGACGATGAATTTGTGAATCAGAGCGTTCTTGATTCTGTTCTTCTCGGCAGCTGGTTTTCCAATAGATTCTTTCAAATGACGCTCTGAAAGATTATAGATTTCTTCCAAATCATCAAAGATTCCGGCTACGATACCCTCAGGTAGAGGTCTGAAGTGGAAGGCCCAGCAACGGTCACAAACAGGGTTCTGAGCGTTTACGACTCTTGGTCCGGTTTTGCTACCACCCGCCGTTTCGGCATCATTTACTAGTTGGTCACGTTCTTCTGGGTTGACTTCCCCGCTTCGATCCATAGCAGCAATTTTGTCTCGTGCGTCGCCCTCTTGAGGCGAGACCATTTTCCAATCAGTCTTGCCCTCATCTGTAGAGATTTCTGCAACTCTTCTCGGCAGCTTAGCGTTGTTAGCTGGCAACTTGCTCTGACAATTTTGAGTCATGCCGCCAATCTTAACAGAATACGAACACTTGAGGTTCCTCTTAGAAGAGTCGGCCGCTTTAGCTCCAGACACCACTTCAACCATACTGTTAGGGTCGATTACCCATTGGACATCTGGCCCCTTTTTGGTGTGCATGACCGTGTCGTGATAATAACCATCCCACATTTGGCGGGCCATGTATAAGGCTTTTGTAAATGGAACGTTCTTTAGGCGGTCGATAGTCCAGCCTTGTTTAGCGATCGCTCTATAAATGCGCAAGGCTTTTTTGACGGCTTTTTTCTTCTGTTCTTCGCTAGCACCGTCCTTGTTGACCGCCATGAAAGCTTTAGCTATACCCTTTAATGTGAAACCACCTTTTTCTTTTTCGTCTTGCATATAAGGCATGAGGTACTCGGCGACTCTTGCACCACCTGGGCCTTTAAGACCAATGTCGGCAGCGACTTCTTCAGGGTTTCTCTCCCAGTCGAAATCTTGGATAGCCCATGGGAATTCTTCTATAACGAGGTTCGGCCCGTCCCACTTTAGGTCTAGTAGAGCTAGCCCCATTTGGCGACGAGAAGATCCAAACACTTCTTGGAATGACTCGGAGGCAGGAGGAAGTTTAAGCTTTAATGCTTCGGCTGGCATTCGAGACTTGCTCTTGTCGTCAAGTTCTTCTTTATAAACGATCCAAGGTTGGAAATCGTTATCCCCAAAGACGCGGGAGTCAGCTGAGATATCGTTTCTTAGGCTAGTAACGATTTCCAGAGCACTGGCAATACCTTGTTTGCTGTACTCTTCTGGGTTTCCTCTGAAGTTTTTGAACGCTTTCTTTTCAACGTTAGCACCGTTGCTATCGATTGGCAAGTAATCACCATTAGCGATTTCTTCTGCTGAATAGATCTCAGCCGAGCCCTCATCAGTCTTCTTGAGAGGCAGTTTCAGGTTCTTGACTTGTAACTCTTTAGAGTTAAGACTTCGCTTCATCTGGCCTTTGGCTATGACATCAAGCAATTTTAGATGTCTAGTGGCCCTCTTGGCGTATTCTCTATAAGGCATTCCAACAACGTGACCCACTGCTGGATGGTTGTGACTGTCTAGCTTAGCTTCTTCTGAGGTTGAGTAAACACCATAGACGAGCGGTTCGTCATACTTGACTTTTTCGCCGGTTTCCTCGTCTACTTGTCCGACTGGGAAGACATCTACCAGGTCAATCTCTGGGTTAGACAACCAACCTTTTTGAGACAATTCTGATCTTGTGATTGCGTCAACAGTTGTTGTTTCGTCACCCGCAAGGATGTTAACGTTTACAAGTTCATTAGGGTTGTAACCCATAGATACTAGATAAGAATCATGATCGAAGTCCGGGCTAGCAAAGTCATAATTGTTGATATCGAATTCTTTGTCTCGCGTTTCAACTTTAGTATCTCTAGGAGATGGGCGGTTTAGAGTTCCAAACTTTTTGCTTACCATCTTCTGAGCCGTGAAAAACCTCTTTTTACCCTTCGCTGTTGTGATGGTAGCGCTTAACGTCTTGAGGTCAGCGGGGCCTCCCGTGAACTTCTTCTCAAGCGGGAGGACTACTCCGATTGGGTCGCCCTTATCGTCGAACGTCGGACGCCCATCATCTAGGACATAAACCATAGTTGGCATTTGAGAAGCCGAAACGACGAGGTCCTTTGGATCCTCGGATTCCCTAACCTTTTTGTATTCCTCGAACGTTAATTGTTCTTTTCGAAGTTCAGCTGACGAAGCTCCGTCTGAACTACCTGGCAGCCCCCAGCCTTCTACTTCGTCAGTGATTACTGGCTCATAATTAGCATAACCATTATCCATCTGAGGCATGAAATAGTAGACAGTATAGAGTTGGTCGTGAGACTTGGCGACGTCATCTGATCGACCCTGAAGCTTGGCTCCTACATTTTCGTATTCGTCGTATGATTCTGGCCAAAACTTGCTAAAAATGGCATAAAGAGGGCCGTTAACTCCGAAATTTCTATTCTGATGGTCGTTAGCTGTTCCGATCCACTTAGAAATAAGATTATTTTCAATCGCTTTAGTAATGTTGCCGTAGACGCCTATAATTCTTTGTGAGATATCTACGAGTATTCTTTCCATGCTGTCAACCTGAGCAGAGGTCTGAGCGATTTGTTGTGGAGTAGCTAGTGGTTGCGCGCTTTGATAATCTGCGCCGCCAAGTTGACTTTCTTTCTTTTTTTGGGTAGTTCTTGCTGATACTTCCATCTCGTTAAGATCATTGAGAAGTGACACGTACTTTTCAATTTGTTTGTCAAACTGAGGAGAATAAGGGATTCTGAAAGGCTGAGCCGGACTATAATTGATGCTGACGCCGACGCTGCGAGAGTAATTCTCTAAGTCCTTTATCTGCTTCCATACTCCGGTTTCTTCTAGAATTTGTTTTATTTTTCTAACTTCGTCCGCTTCAACACCAAACCCTGTCAGACTTTCGTCGTCGATAAGTTCATCGACTTGGAAGACTGGGACCATTTTCTCTGGGACGTTTTTCCTAGCTTGCTTAGCCTGGAATTTTACTTTGGTCTTGGCTCTTTGGATTTGTGAAAGAAAACCGCCAATATGTCCCATTCCTACTGCTTTTAGAGCTTTTGGAAGAGCAAATTCGTTACTCTTCACTCCATCATAATAGCTGCGGAGGCCGTCTTGGATTAGTCCCCAGTTTTGTTGTCTTTTCTGGCTGTATTCTGGTCGGCTGAATCCTGAGATTCCTTTTTGCGAAACGTTTAGAGCATCGTCTCTAGAGTAAGGCTCCTCGCCACCAACGGTAGAGCCAGGTCCGGTTGCGTCTTGGACTTTTTGGTGAGCATCATAATCGTCAGAAGACATGGTGTCTTCTTTTGATCGCCTATTAAATGGGATGATATCTCTGAATGGGTCATCCTCGAAGTCTCCTTGGCTTTCTGGGGCTTTGACGGGCTCGACTTCTTGGCTTCCGTGTTGGAGACTCGGTGTGGCGAACGCTGAAGTTTGTTCTTTTTCTTCTTCGTCTCCACGAACTCTAGGGCCGTCTGATTGTGAAACGTCGGAGTCTCCAGCATAGTAATCGTCGATGCTGGTTGATTCTTCGATTTCGTCGAACCATTCTCTAACGGCGTCGAAGGGTTCAGAAGCTAATTTGAATTTGTCACCTTGTGTTTTGTTTAGAGTGTCTAACAGCCATGGCAGAGCGGTATCGGAGACGTACTCTGTGAGCCGTTCGATTTCGGCGAGGTCTATGTCCCCTTCTTCGGCGACGTTACTCAGGATCGAAGCGATCTCTTCTGATGGATACTTGCTTAGGAAGCTGTTGAATGACGTTCCCCATCTTTTGACATCTTTTTCCAGCAGACTAAAGTCACCACCTTGAGAATCGTCATACTTTGGAAGATCAAAGTGTGGGAATCGGTTGTTTAGTCTTTGAAATTCTAATGCGAAATCTTCGATTCCTGATCCAGAATCGTCAATCGCTTCGGCTATCACATTGATAATGTTTTTCATAACACTCTCGTACTGGTTATCTTTGCTAGCCCGTCTGTTGGCCAGACATCCCATTGATATCTTGGACGATCTTAGAAAGTTGTTGCTCTTCGGCTCTAATATCCCTAGAACCATTTGGTCTTAGTTGGCCAGGACCAAAGCCAACGTCGATCTGATCAGGGCCTATAATTTGTTTTAGCTCTTTAGCTACTGGGCGGCCCAACTTGTATCTAGTTACCTGGATCCGGGAGGTCTGGGATTTCATCTTCGGTCTTCTGCTTCCTTTATTTTCTCCCTGACGTAAAACCCTCCGCCACCAATTGCTAGAGCGGTCATAAATTGATCTTCCTGAGACCCTTTTTGAATATTTCCAATCCCAAGGCAATTGACTTGGATAGGATCAAGTTTAGCTTTAGCCCTTCTGTCCTGCAAATTGAGCAAGTAAGTTTTGTGATATCTGAGACGCCATTCGAAAAAGTCCTCGCTTCGCTCTTTACGGACCTTGGCGTTACCTGGAAAAGAAGGCGGGACGTTATCGCTAAACCCGCCGTCGCTAATAACAACGATGCTGATGCGTTCTCGTTTCTCTTCAAATGCTTGTTTAAGTGCTGGCAGAACACTAGTTCCGCCGCCAAGGTCCAGGCCGTCCAACCATTTGTGCGCTTTTTTAAAAGCTACTTGAGATGGCATTCCTGCCCACCCTTTTGGGATTCCTTCTTCGGCGACTCCAGGCCATCTAAGAACTTGGTCATCGAAAGCAATGAGAGCTATTTCCATTTCATCGATTGGTTGTTTTGCGATCATAGCAAAAGCTGTGAAGGCCCGGTCCAACTTATTTCGGCTCATACTGCCGCTACAATCATATATGAAGAGCACGTGTTTTTGAAATCTAGTCTTTTGCTGAACGACTTCAATTTCTGTATATTCTTCCTTCTCTTCGTCCGCTAGAGAAAAAGGGATGAGAAGAGAGAACAGAGTTAGACTAGCAAAAAAGACCTTTAATTTCCGGGACATTATCACTCCTTGTTAAGATCACATGTTTATTTTTATATCTTAAGGAGGTATCAATAAACCATTGTAGCTGCTTAAAATTTAAAAAATCTTTAGTAGTCCCATCTTCGAATTCAATTCGATATTGAAACTTACTGCGATTTTCTAGTTTTCTGACCGCCAAGATAGGCGATAATTTATACGGGGGAGTGGAGTACGGCTTTATAACTCTGGAAGTGACTCTTCTAGCGAATGTTACTTCGAGTTTTCGTCTTTCTTCGGACATGCCTGGATGCTCATTCCCTTTTCGACCAAGTTTTTAAGCTCGCCTTTTCTGACTGAGTCATAGCGCGCAAATTTTGGATTAATTTCTGTATTAGGAGATTTGTGGCCAACCCTAGTTGTAGCGCCAGAAACATTCCAGGTCCAGTCTTGTTCAATGTGGCGATTCTCTATCAAAAGTTGCACGGCACGGCTAGGGTTGACAGCCCCGGGCCAGAAAACAACTCTTTTGTGCTTAGGAGAAAATCTTCCGCAAGCCAAATAAGTTTCACGTTTAGAATGGTAAGGCAGCGTTGATTCTAGCTTACATAGCGCTAATTTTTCATTTCTGAGAACGTAAAAAGCCATAGAATCATGGTCGTCTAGCATAGCGTCTGGGGTAGCGATTGAATCACTCATATTTCACCAAGTCGAGGAGTCTTTCCACAGCTTTGCGGTCCTCTAACTCTTTATCTACAATTGGGAATAATGAGTTTGTTATCACTTTAGCCATCCAGTTGTGCTGAGAATAAAACACTCTCTTGCTTTCTGTGTGGTATAAGCGGATTGTTTCGTTTACTTTTTTAAATTCCTTATTCACGATCCGGTTCTTTCGGGGATCACCCTATGAACGTTAGCAGTGATGATAGCATACTTAGTATTCAATCCATTCCTTATTAGGGTGATCTCTTGATTTTTAGATACTCCATCGTTCAGCTGTAATTGCTTCCCGTTTCTAAAAGGCGTGTGCGTTTCAAAGTTGGTTCCAGTAATTCCATATGCTTGTTTTATCGTCTTGACGGATTCGGAAGGATATGCTTGTTTCTGAATATTAGATCTTTCGTGCACGTTTCCTATCGTGTCTTGGCTCATTGTTTTAATGGACGCCAGTCTGACTGTGGCAGTCTGATCTCTAAAATCAGTGGGCCGTTTCTCGTCGTCAGACAAAGCATTGACCACTATTATAATAACAAAATCGTTTAAACCTAGCATCTCTTATCTTTGAAGCGACAAAAATAAATATGTAGGCAACAATATGAATCCAAACGACTTCGACGACATCCTAGATTCAGTCCTTAATGAAAAAGGCGGTTACCTTGGAAAATCAGATTCCAAGAAAAAAGAGTCTGGAAAGAATCCAAGCCATGAACGCTACCAAAAAAGTCCAAAGCGCAAGAAACTAGTAAAAAGCATGACTAGCGATTACGACAAGCGTAATCCAAACTCCCGCGATTTGAGAACCAAGAAGAGCACGGCAAAAAGATGGCCAAACGGAGAAACCGCAAAAGAACTGAAATCCAGCGGCGTCGACGTAGCCGGTAAAAACTGTGCCCGCCCAGGATGTAGCAAACCAGCCGCAGAGCTAGACCACGTTGACCAATCGAAAGCCACTTATACTAGTTCGGCCATCCCCAAGACACAAAACCTATGCAGGGACCACCACACACAGAAAACCAGAGAAAACGTCAAGAAACACGGGAAAGACGTAAACCAACACGGAAAAGCCAAGTCAGAAGGATTCGATAGACTGATCGACATGGCCCTAAACGAGGGAGAATTCCCTATGGACCAACACTCCGACGACCCCCTCAATGACAGAAAGAAAATCCGAAAAACATTCAAGACTAAAGTCGGCAGAAGAAAAGAATACAAGGATAATAGCAAGATTGAGCTAGAACTTTATCGCCACCCAGAAACTCCAAAAATTCTGATGTCTCCAAAGAAATCAACTGACAGAGAAGCATTCCACGCTGCAGCCAGTGAAGCCGGTAAACACCCAGATTATTATTCTGTCACAGTTTCAAAAGGCGACAGAGAAGTCGTTTATAAAGGGCCAGTTAGCAACAATACTATTCAAGAAGTCGAAAGTTCAAAAGGATCATCCTACGAGCCAGTAAAAGGAGGAGACAACGGAACAGGTGCTATCACCATCCTCGATATCCCATCAGGCAAGCCACAATTGTTTAACATAAGCGAAATCAAGGTTGGAGAATATACATTAGACCTTTCTGACATCATTAAGATTGATGGTAGAGTGATTGATCCAAAAAGTCTAGAAATCATCGTCGCTACAACAACTAAGCCAAATTGGTTAATAAAGGCCGAGAGAGAATGGGCTAAAGACTCTGTTTCTAGAATGAGCGCCCATGATCTTGCAGTTCAGAAAACTCAAGAAAAGAAACTGCAACAAATCGCAGCCAGAAAAAAGGAATCCGTCGACCCGTCGTTGTTTGTGCATGATAAAATGATACAAAGAAAAAGAGCTTTCGAAGCCCTTAAGAGCAAGTATATCACACCTATTAGGGAACTTGAAAAAGAATTTGGCTTCGCTCCAAACACTCTTGACAACTTTAGCCTAGAGAAATTTAGTGACAAGAGACACGATCCTAGTAAAAACAAGAGATACTTTATCGACCTGATTGATCATGATAGCGAAGAATACGAAGAACTTCGAAAGAAAGAAATCGCCAAAACATTGCAATCTTCTGGGAATAGTTCTAAGTTTAAAGAACTGCTTCTTCCAAGATCTGGTGAGTCTCTCGTAGACTATGAAAATAGAGTCACAAAGATTGAAGGAGTCGCTTCGTCTCGTGGCGGTCGTGGTGGTAGGAATGACCTAGTCAAGAAAAGAATCGCGATCAACAGTTTGCTTAGAAAGTATAACCCAGTCAAGAGAACAGAAGATGGAGGTCTGCAATGGATGAGCTTCGGCCCAGCCCAAGAGCTAACAGGGATCGTTGAAAACATCTATTTGCTGATTCCAAAAAATATGGGCACCGTCACATCCTCTCTGACTGGAGAAATGGAAGAATCTAAATTCCCAGAGTGGCTACAGAAAAATGGAGCTTCAAGAATTAAGGGCGGCATAGCTGATCCTAACCAGAGTCTTTATGGTGGCGGCGCCAAGAAAATCGTTGATCCTAACACGGAAAGGGGCGTTAAGCTAAAGCCTATTGACTTCGTTACTGATGAAGAATTGCAAAGCGCTATTGACAGTTATGGCAACCCCCACCTCACTGACGGTGATAATGAAGCGGTGCTGAGTAAGACTAAGGTTCTCGATACGTTCGCAATGAAGCCTCAAGAAGAGCGTCTCCCAGTTAGGAAGAAAGTTCTAAACCGCATCTATCGCGACATCGCCACGGACCAACTTGGGGCCGAACAATTTGCGTCCCTTCCGACAAATGAGAAGAAAGAAGCCCTGAAAAAGGCTAGAGAGCACGCTAGAGAATTCTGGAACACACCTCGTCCTAACAATAAGAAACCGTTCACAGAGGTTTTCGACGATTTCCTTTACGAAATGGAAGTAGAAGGACAATACGCTCAAATTGCTACTAACTCCAAAATGTCTAAGAGAACATGTCCAGAATGTCGAGGGCGAGGCACAATCGCTAACGACGCTGAAGGAGTCGAGGGAGACACTAAAAAGTGCCCAACTTGTGGCGGCGAAAGGTTTATTGACAGCGGAAAGGCGAAGACTATTGACCCAGAGTTGATGGCAACGTTGGTAGGCGACGCTAAGAAGATCCTTAGCCAACTTACGGCTAACAAGAGGCCAACGAAAAATGACGAAGATGCGGTCGTCAATGACTGGGTCGCAGCTTTGATGAAAGCTCTCCCGAAGGGTTTCCTTGGCTCACAAGACACAGATGGCAATGACGTCATCAAGCACCGAGCTCGCGCAATGCTTCTTAAAGTTCTAGAATCAGAGCAACGCCTAATGCGTTCATTCAAGACCGAAAGAACACAAGGTAACGAAGACGACACAGAAGGTAGCGTTTGGTTGACAACAACTCACGAGACTCCAAAGATTAGCCGGAGGGTTCTGAGCCACCTATCTACAATTCCAAAAGCGAAAGAGATGGTTAGAAAACACATCGCCGAACCGAAGGCTGGGGTAAAATGGGGCTTCCAAGCTGGTGGGGCATCTGAAGAAGGCCAAGTAACAATGCCTCATCAGAAATCTAAAACCCCAAGAGTAATGTCTATTAGAGAACTAAGCGAAAAATGGGAACGCTACCCAACTTTCATCGAAGTGAGAGCCTTTGCGAACAAGGAAGAACACCTACAATCGATGTTTAGAGACATAGCCAAATACTCCAGTAAAATGTCCGGATTCGTAGAAAGCCGTATTCACAGCCCGAACATTCTCAATATCCTGCTGGAAGCGTTCGCACAAGGCGGATCAGACGAGATCGATAACGCTTTGGAAGAATTCAAACCAAGAGCTGATGAGGTAAGAGGAATCGGGCTTGTAATTGGTGTGGAACGAGAAGAGACTGACGAATTCTACTCCGACCCAAACCTGCACATGATCAAGAAATTGGCAAAAATTCACAAAGTTGACGCTAAGGACTCGAAAGTTCGCAGTAAGCTGAAGAACTTACTGATTGCTCTACAGTTAGCAGCTAAAGAAGCTCCAAACGAAGTTGATCCAACGAACGATGATGAAGATCTTCCTAGAATGGACCCAACCAGCGAGCGCGACATCGGTAGAATGTTGAAACACTGGAAGTCTCTAACACCAAGTTCCCAAAAACGTTTCAAGGGCCTCGCTAAGAACAGCGTAATTCAAGCTAAGAACTCGTCTTCTACGGATACCACCAAAGTGAACTACGGTAGACTAGAAGCGACCGTTGCTAAAGAATCTTATACCGTGAAGTACATGGATATAGCGACGGGAAAAGATGGCGTATTGCACTTTAGCGACGGCCACCAAATGGTGTTCATTGTAGAACCTCTAGGTGAAATCTCCAGAAAAGCTAAAGGCCAATACAGGTCAGAGCTTCGCCAAAAAGGTCAAGAAGAACTAGATGGGATGGAAACATTCGACATCCCGCGACCTGCATCGGAAACATCCGAGTCGTTTGACCGAGTTGGACAAACCATCCTAGAGATGTTATCGCCTAGAATGGATAAAAGAAGATCGGTCGACCCGGAAGACATTGCGTCTTTTATAGACTAAAGGCCGATAAATTTACCGGCCACGCCCACGATAATAGAAACAGAGATTTCGGCAGCCTTCTCCCAGAAGGCTTGTACCGATCTAGCTCCGATTGATGCATTTACGAATGACAAATTAGCCATTTGAGCTTCAACGTGCAAAACAAGATTCGAGACGTCTTCGCCAGCTAATTCTCTAACCCGCAATTTACCCATTAGGGATGCTAAGTTTTCTAGTTGTTCTTTATTGACGTCTTCTACTTGTTCCCAGGCGTCTCCTGCGGAGCCTTTGGCAGCTACGAAAATCTGGCTGCCAAATTCTTTTGCCATGTCGCCTAAGGTTTGGTCCCAATTAATAGCCATTGTTACTCCGGGATTTCTGTTTTAACGAATTTTGCGCGGAGGTCAGCCAGGTCTTCATGCTTGAGGGCCTCTTCGATTCTAATCGTCCACGTTTTGATCGTATTAAATTTTAATTCTCGTTCGAACTCATCCACAACACTGCTGTATAGTGTTAGTAAATTAGGGGTGGCAGCCTTGTAAGTTTTAATGTCGGCTTCGACATAGCTGTGGTTCAGGTTTGAGCACCCGATCATGAGCAATAGAAATACCGAAATAATTAATGTTCGCATTGTAGTCTTCATGGTTGTTCCTTGTTGATTGCATATTTGCATTTCGTAGCGACAGACATGTCGTCTATGTAGGATGTGATCCATTCAAAATCAATTTCAACCTCTTGACTCTTACAGACCTCCTGTAATAGCGTAACGACTGTATGCTTTTTGATGGCTCCTTTGTTCTTCTTCATCTCCTTAGACATCGCGAGGACTTCCGCAACTTCCATTTCTTGCATCACTACTGTGAAAACGTCTCTTGGTTTAGTCATATCATAGAGTCTTGATAGTTTTTTTGTTTTCACGCCAAACTTAATATCATTATAAAGAATCATGTTCTGTCCGTTAAATCTCCGAGTTTCCTTCTAAGAAATAAAGCACGAATTTGCTTGTTATCTATATAGTTCTGAAGCTGACCTAGATTAATTCTAGATTGTTCAATAATAAATCTGCGACCGGGGGAAATAGTGACCACTCCGCTGCCCACGAATAACAATGAACCACCAAATCCTGTGACGTCCGTCCCAGTAGCTTCGGTATTTAATTCAACTTCTAAGTCGGGCTCAGAAACTCCCAGTTGAACAATGCTTTTGCCTATGTTACAAATGTCTACGACGTCGATTACGGTTTCACTATTTGCCATATGTATAGTTTTGTAGCCGCCCGAAGGCGGCTACAAATATTATTGGGCTTAGATGTCGTGTAGAATATAGAGTCTAGGGTTTATGCCGAGGCGGCAGAAACCGTATAGGTGACACGCAAGATGTCACCACTAGTTACAGCTTGGTCGCCGCCACTAAAGAGGGCGTGTGCCCACAAAACAGGAGTGCCATTGACACTTCCCTTAGTGTCAGCGTCAGTGCCGCCTCCACCAATCGTGCCACCGGCGATGAAAACGCCAGAAACCGTTGCAGAACCCGTAATGTTGTAATCCAAAAGAGAAGGATTAACAAGTTGTTGTGTCGTGGTAGCGTTTGGCGACCATTGGTTACGCTCGGTCTCCGAGTATGTGGTAAACTCGGTCCAGCCAGCATGCACAGCATGAGTATCAGCGGCTGCAAGAGTCGGACCAGGACCAGTGATTAAGCCCAAGGCCCACCCGGCTAGAGTTGTACCATTTCTGAAGTACAAGTTAAGAGTGCTATCTAGACCATCGTCGGTCACAGCGTTCTTAGCGGAGTCGGACCACTTTAGTTGACCCTTGGCGTCGTAACATTCTACTTTGAATGTTCCTCCGATGCCAAGTGCCGATTTGTCTCCCTTATCTGGAGATTGGCTAAAATTATTCATTGGACCCCTTACTACGAAAGCCTCAGCTCGTTGCGAAATTTTCCATGCACCTGATGACGTCATTCTACTTATATTTTATTAAAGTAATAACCAATTTAAGATGTATCCAACATGAACCGCCAAACTAAAAACCGAGAAACAAATCAAAGTGGACATTACAATATCAGAATGATTATCATCAGCCTTAGGGATGAACTTAGTAGACAAGTCCTCCTCAGGAACCTCACAGTACTTGCCCTTTTCGTCACGGCAAATCCAACCCATAACACATTGGGTAGAACTCCCTATATCAATCTTACTAGCAACTCTCTTGATCGTTATAAAAGGACCGGCCCCAGTCGTCTTAGTCCAAACTTTCCTACCATAAAAAACAGCGTCCTCTAACTCCTTCTCCTTATCTCGCTTCTTCAGATGGACTCTAACGTCATTGTGTATGACTTCAATAGCGTTTAAAAGCTCTTGCTGGTCTATGAGATGTTGGGTTTTCAAATCCTTAATTTCATTCTCTACACGCTCTTGAAATAAATAGTCCGAATTTAGCCAACTTGTAATGTTGGATCCTAGATTGGTTGTTGCGCCCCAGTGAGATTGCGCAGGATTCATCAATGGCATGATATGCGTCCCGTATTTAACATGATATAATCGAGGTTTGAATGGACCAATATCTTAATCTTCTCCGTGGCGTTTTAAATGATGGTTCTAAAAAAGATGACCGCACGGGGACTGGGACGATTTCGGTATTCGGCACCCAAACCAAGTACGACCTCACAAAAGGCTTTCCACTCGTCACGACCAAAAAGATGCACCTAAAGTCAATCATCCACGAACTTCTATGGATTATATCCGGAGACACCAATATCAAGTATCTCCAAGATAATAAGGTCAGAATCTGGAACGAATGGGCAAACGAAAACGGTGATTTGGGCCCTGTCTACGGTAAGCAATTGAGAGCCTTTGGTAAAATGGATGATCTCGGCCTCACACTTAAAGGCGACACTATTAGCATGCCAGGAGTTGACCAAATTTCTGAAGTTATTAAAAACATTAAAGAAAACCCATTAAGTAGGAGGCATATCGTTTCAGCGTGGAACCCAATCGATCTGCCTCGCATGGCTCTTCCCCCGTGTCACATGATATTTCAATTTTACGTAAATGGCGGCGAGTTAAGTTGCCAAATGTACCAAAGAAGCGCGGACTTATTCTTAGGAGTCCCCTTCAACATTGCTAGTTATGCCCTTCTGACTATGATGGTAGCTCAAGTCTGTGGCCTAAAGGTTAAAGAATTTGTCCACACAATTGGCGATGCTCATATTTATATGAATCATGTCGACCAGGTAAAATTGCAGCTTAACAGAGAACCAAAACCACTCCCCAAAATGTTGATCAACCCTGACGTGAAAAATATTGACAGTTTCAAGTATGAAGATTTCACCTTAGAAGAATACGAGTATCATCCAAGGATTAGTGCTAAAGTAGCGGTATGAGCCGGTTCAAGGAACTCACAAGGGTCGAGCGTGCCGTCAACAACGGAAACGAAGAGGAACTAAACTGGGCCAAGCAATATTGCGAAATGCGGCTCAGACACGTTCGAATGAAGAAACACCAAAAGCAGTGGGACAACCTGCTCAGCCGGATTCTTCAGAAACGAGCGGAAGCGGAAGCTGAGGATGACTAGTTCGTTATTTAAAATAGTCCATTACGAGGGCTAGACTTCTAGTCAAGAGGGATCTTGCTATCATGTCTTGGCTGACTCCGCTTTCAGATGATAAAAATTCAAGGAACTCCTTATAGTACGGATGGATCTTGCAGGTTAAGCGTTTAAACTCATCGGGCACTTCCAACATGTTAAGATCAGCCATCGGGTTATTTGGAATAAACTCAAACCTAAAAGTCGGGCCGGATTCGGTAACGTAAGGGTTAGCTACTGCACAATATCCTGGCACGTTGCCATCTTCGAAAAATTTAATGACTTCTGCTTTGAATTTGATGTCTGAGATATGATCTCGATAGATGTTGCCGTCTTCTATTAGATGATCATAAAGCTTTCGGATGTCGTCGACGGTGAACTTTTCTCTTAGTTCTGTATAGGTTTCGATTGAAACTCTAAGTTCTATAGGGATTGGCATTTTCAGCCTTGATCTTGTTCTTCTTCATCAACTTCCTTCTTTTGACGCTCTCTGTAAGCCCGATTTGCGTCCCGGTTCCTTTGTCTATACTCCTCTAGGTTATTCTCACGGATTTTCTTCTTTTGAATAGCGTCACAGGCTTTACAAGATGCTCTCTTGCCGTCCTTACGCCTTTTATCCGCGTTGAACTCTTCCATCGGAAGTTCTTCTTCACACTTTGTACAGGTCTTTACTTCGATCATTTTCCAGGTGGTCTATGTTTGTATCCAAGGTGGTAGATTGTCCATTGATGGATGATGAACCCTTGGCCGCACGATACTTCTTTCATATTAGTTTCGATTGACAATATGATAGAAAACCTAAGCTCTTTATTGAGATCATCCACCTGCTTCTGGCGTTCAGAAGATCTCATAGGGTCAGTCGGATCCGAACTGCCGACCATCATGGTCTCTACCCATTTTATTTCGGTTGGGTCCCAGTCTGGCATATAATCAATTCTCCTACAGACCGCCTGAACTTTAGAGGTAATAGTTTGTTTTTTAAACCAGGCAGCACTAACGGTCATAACATGAAGTCATTTAGTTTTGATAGACTGTCGGGATCATAAAGATCAAATTGTTTCAACACCAACTCCTCCCCGTCTTTCTTATATGATCCCAAAATGCTTAAACCAGAAATAAGAAAACAAAACCGAGCCCCCAAACGTCCCTTCTTAAACCGCAAAAACTTGTTATCATCCTTCCCACGCAACAATAGGCCATTTTCAGCCGCTAAAATCTTGATTACTTTACAGGCAGATTGCATTTTGCCAAATCGGTTAAGAGTATTCCCGATAAATGATCATACTCATGTTGGACACAACGAGCCAACATGCCGTCAACTTCCATCTCGAACATCGAGTCATCCAAGTCTTTAGCCTTCACTACGATGCGAACGGGTCTCTCAACATCGATCTGAATTCCAGGAAGAGAAAGACAACCCTCGGCTTCAACGCTGGTCTCTTCACTTCTAAAAGTGATCTCAGGATTAATAAAAACAAACTCATGCAACTTCAAATGCTCGTCTTTCAGCCCAACAACGAATATTTGGAAATCCCAACCTATCTGAGGCGCTGCTAAACCGCATCCGCCAGACGCATGCATTAAATCCAACATGTGGATGATACGTTTCTTCTTCCCGCTAGTCAGGATCTTTACTTGTCTCGCTTTCTTTTTTAGGAGACTGTTTGGGGCAATTATGATTTTGTCGGGTTTTTTCATTGTTGTATTTTATATACATATCTTTGTAAACGTAAACTAGGTGCATGATGGAAAAAACCAGCCGAATACTCATAGCGGGTGCGAGCGGACTAGTAGGAAGCGCAATCTGCAGATTACTAACCTCAAAAGGTTATCACAATGTTTTAGTGCCACGAAGCGCAGAACTAGACTTACGGAACTCAGCTAAAGTTTCCACTTACTTTCACGCATACAAACCAGAATTTGTTTTTCTATGTGCGGCTAAGGTGGGAGGAATCTTAGCGAATAAACGTGAACCAGCCTCTTTCATTCTAGACAACTTAAAAATTCAAAATAGCGTTATCGAATGGTCACACAGGGCAAGAGTGGAAAAATTGATCTTCTTAGGAAGTTCCTGTATCTATCCAAAAGACGCTAAACAGCCCATAAAAGAAGAATACTTGCTAACTGGACAACTTGAAGACACCAATAGAGCTTACGCTATCGCTAAAATAGCGGGTATCGAAACATGTCAAGCTTATAACCGCCAATATGGGTGCAATTTCGTCAGTGTTATGCCCACTAACTTGTATGGCCCAAATGACAACTTCAACTTAGAGTCTAGTCATCTTCTTCCAGCGCTGATCAGAAAGTTCGAGGAAGCTAAGGCTAACGGACACGCTCCAGTTACCTTATGGGGAACAGGCCAGCCGTTCAGAGAATTACTGCACGTCGACGACTTAGCCGAGGCCCTTCTCACAATCATGAATCATTATGACGGGCCAGAACCAATAAACGTTGGTTCTGGCACCGATTTGAGAGTATCACAGATCGCTGAATTAGTTCGGTATGTCGTCGGACACGAAGGCGACATCATCTGGGACAAAGAAAAGCCCGACGGGACGCCTCGGAAGCTCTTGGAAACATCGAAAATTCGCAGTCTGGGGTGGAAGCCAAGAATAGACCTAGAGGACGGCGTGCGTCATACTTGGGAATGGTGGAACAAAGCCAAACAAGAAAACACAGTCAGAATATGACCGAAAGGAAAATCCTTGGCATTCCAGAGTCAGAAATAATCAAGACTTATTTGGGCCCGCTGGCTAAAGATTACGTTATTCACACTCTCAAGGCTTATAGCCCAAGACAAGGTAAGGTTCTACAAACAAGGATGTATAAACAACTTCCTGATGGCGACGGAGCGCAATTTATAATAGCTGTAGCTTGCTCTAGCTCAGGAAAAGTCTATGCAGCGTACCGCACCAATTTAGATGAAGAAAACAACAATGTTGACAATGGGCATTGGGTAGACGTAAAACGCGAAGTCATTACAATGTATGACCAAGACGGTGAAGAAAAACTCCAAGCATGGGTAACTAATATGGAGTTTAAACACCGAGAGAAATATGGAAAGCCAGAAGAATCAAGCACTTAAATTAATAACTCTAGCACTTCTTAGCCTCTTCGATCTCTTTTCAACATTATTTCTCATAAAAACAGGGTTAGCTTATGAGGCTAACCCATTGATGGCGCAGATTTTAGATAATGGCGACGGATTAGTAGGATTCGTCGCCATTAAGCTTTTGGCGTTCACTTTTCTGGCTTTTCTTTATCCTCTTGTGAAGACTCCACGGGCTCAGAAGCTTTTGAACGCTGGGTTGAACTTTTCTTTGTTCGTTTATTCTTGCGTTTTTTGTTGGCATTGTTATCTGATAGACTACGCCATCCGGGCGAGCGGGGCTTAAAAGCATCAAGACTAGGCTCGGGTTTAGCGGGGCGCTTGGGGCGCTTGGGGTGTTTCTCTCCTGGCTTTAATTTTCCAGAGCCACAACCCTTGCACTTGAAGTTGTTATGAGTCCTGTCGTAAGCCATATACAAATCATCGATTTTAGACCAGTTAATAGCCTCACATTTTGGACATGACACAATAAAAGCGGACGGACGCTTTCTTTCTACGTCCGTCCACTCGATGACTTTGGACTCTACTTGGGTAAACCCAATCCATAAGAGCATTATATATGACCTATCAGGTACGGATTAGGGTGTGATCCGCCAATAAACGAGTCAAGGACCTCTGGGTCGGACACTTGGAATTTCTTGTTGCCAAAAGCGTGCCCACCCTTCTGTATCCTGATGTCTCCCAGAATATCGAGCAATTCTGGATCAAGATCCTCGACGCTCACCTCAGGCGTTTCCTCTTCAATACCAAGATCGATAGAATCCCCGGCCTTCACCATCGAGGGGTCCATCAACTTCATCGACCCATCATACTTGGAGTCGAGAGTGTCAATACTCAAAACAATCTTTCTGATGAGTTTCAAAGAGGCAGAAGCTGCGTAGCCTTTAGGGGAATCACCCTTGATCTCGCTCAACACATTCTTTGGGGTGTTGTTGACGATTTGGACAATCTCTCGAAAAATCTCGTGCGGACGGGTCATTTCGGTTTCCTCTCGAAAACCGTAAGATACACTATCGAGAATTTCTTGGGATAAGTTTTGAAATATCCCTAACGCAAAGTTCACAAAGTTCCGTTGTGTTAACAATCCAGAACATAGTGCATTTCTTATTATTGCAATGTTGAGGTCTTTTTTCGTTAATAGGGCTGCCATCACGGTGATCCCTGTCGACAAGACCAAGTGCATGACCTATCTCGTGTAACAAGACCTCCGTATTGCCTAGAGCGGTGCGATTCCTAAAGACTACAATTTCACCTCGCCCACGATGGAAAGCAGCGACCGAGTCTCTATCGTCATTGACAGAATTGTAATTCCCCGGCAAGAACAACATGAAAAGCCTTAAGTTTCTATCGTCCTTAAGATCGAAGATCCTCCTGTGTCGGACAACTAAGTTTTTTATCTTGTCCGACGGCCATGAATCTCTTGCCGTCATAATTCTTGTTCTTCGGACAATTTTCACGTTATCACGATCAACAATACTATAACGATCTAGACAATCAATTAAGGCTTTGATTGAGTCAGAATGAACATCGCATTTTTCAGTTGGTTGGATCTCGATGATGACCGAGTCATAAACGGTGTCCTGATCCTTAATACAGACATAATCGGGTCGGACGTTAGCACAACTAGGAACACAAACCAAAAAGAACAAGAACAACAAATACTTTAAAAGTGGCATGTCCATATTTCTATATTTGTCAATAACTATTCGTTATATGGCAAAGCCAACAGGTCTAGCCCACACAGGTTTTTCCAAACCAACAGATAACCAAGACGCCCGAGGATTTGGTCCTCTAGAGAAGCATAAGAGTAGGCTTTTTCAATCAAGCCCATCGCAATTTTATGGTTGATTGTTGTACTAAGCTCTAATTGCTCACAAGCTGGCCTTTTAAGATTGGCGGGGATGATGTCCATCTTCTTACTCCCCTTGCCGAAACTTGCAACCAGAACCCTAAGCATTATCAAACGTTTCACTTGAGGCGTGACAGCTTTCTGGAAAAAAGCTAAGTATCCTTCGCGCCCTAACTCTCTAATTTTCTCGTTCATAAAATTTTGAATTAAATCGTCGCATTTTTTCTCAACACCACCGATATAAGAACCGTTTCTCACAGCATGATAGAGACAAGACAATTTGAAAGGATACAAAATATTAGCGTAATTCCCAAAAGGAACTTTAGCAAGGGCATTGTTAGGAACGCCCAGGGCCAGAGCTATCTTGGAAATTGACGTTTCCTCGTTTTTGACACTAACTTCAGAATTTACCTTGGTTAGTTCGGTGCTATTCTCTGGCTGTTTGTATTTGGACAACTGATGGAGAATAGACTTATTGTTAGGCATGAAATAATTACTTCTAGATTTGAAGCCACTTATTCGTCTTGGCCTCGCAATCAATCAACGTCCTTTCAATGATCGTGCTAATACGCGGAATCGGCTCGGCTTTTGCCTTTCTGATTTCGCCGCCGACGGAATAGTTGTTGCCCCCAGTACTGTTCCAGGTAGTAAATAGCCCGACAGAACCAGTCATTGGTTGGACTGAGGCTATTGAATCAGCCCAAAAAGAACCACCAGTGCCGCCTTGCAGCCGCACTCCGTTATTACTGAAGGGTGTAAATGTGCCAACTGGAATAACTGGAGTTGTAACGTTATTCACTGGGACTGGAGAATCATCTCTAATAGATATAGTGACAGTAGAGTCGACTAAAGTGTTTATAACTTCTCGATCTACTTCGCGACTAATTTCATCCGTCGCATTGTTAATCGAGGCGAGTATTGGGTTAGTCATTGTTTGTTTATCCTATCTAAAATGAATTCGATTCTATCCTCCACACTCATCAGAGGAACAAAAACAGGCTCGTAGCCAAAATCCATGTAAGCTAAATTAAGTCTTTCTTGTAGTTCCTTACAATCCTCAATAGTTTCGATCCTACTAGTATCGCTACGAGGATCAAAAGGAGTCACTAGGTCTAACAGGAAAACCATGTCGTAAGTTGATTTAGAGCACATGTCAGCAACCAATTTAGGGATTGCTGCGCCATGATGGGCAGCAAACCCATAGCCGTCATAAGCCCCTCGGTCATAGAAGGTCAAAGCTTTGCTTGTTTGTAGCTCTAGCTCTTGTTGTCGTTGAGAAATGAGCCATTGAAAAGACTCAAAATAATGACGTCGCCATTCTAGGTCGCCATTTGGGACTAACGCTTGAATCGCTTCAATGACTTGGATCGCTGCTTCTGGGACAACATTATAGCCTTTTTTGGCCAACCCGTCGATTACTGTTGATTTTCCAGAATGAGGAGCGCCGGTAAGAACTATCTTCTTCATAAACGTTCAAATACAAGGCGCTCTAGCATTAATTTCATTTTGGTGTAATATTAGCGCATTCATTAGGACGCAGTGTTTTTTAAACTTTACCAGCCTAATGAAACTAGACAACCATAAACGCTTATGAGTTACCACATCACGCCTTGGTCTTTAGTGTCTTGTTCTGTGGTAACTCTAAAGTCATGCTCGTACATGTTTTTGAGCTTTTCTAAATGCTCTGCTACGGTCAGCTTGTTTAATTGCCACGAGTACCAAAACCGCCGCCTAGGCAAAATTGCTCCCAGCGACCCAACACTCGTTATCCCAGCTATTATTGATTCTGATCACAGTACTTTTCCACATTCGGACAGTTTTGCTAGAGTCTTCCTCATCAGTCTTGAAAGAGGTTTCGGAGGTCGTCTGCTGCGGCTTTTCTTTGTTGGTCATGCTTAATAAGCCTACTCTTCCATGGCTTACCCGTAGATTTGGGGACCTTAGACTGTACGTCTCCCAAGCTCCAAATAGACTTCAACTTCCTAGGTTTCACAACAACTGGCTGGATCGTGATATTAAGTTTATACTCTGGTATGGTTGTGTTACGATCCCAATAACTCATACCCAATGATTGATAGCCTCCACAGCTTTGTCTATTGTGGGATATTGATCAGTGAAATACTTAATCCAAGGCCCATCGTTTTCCATCGAGAAAGCGAACACTGGAAGCTTCAACACATAAGAAGCGAAGAAAATCTCCATCGGAGTTCCAGCCATCGGAACATTTGGCAAATACGCCAAAACCCCGTCAGATTTCCTAACTTCCTCAAGATCAGCTTCTACAATCTCCACTTCATTAATGCCTGTATAGGGCCTAAGAGTCGGGTCTAGAACACCAAATCCTAAAGCCGCTAACTTTGTGGTTGCTAATTGACGCCAGTGCAAAACTTGGTCGTCCCATTCTTCTTCTTTGCCAGAATAACAATGCATTGGGCCAGCTAAGTAGATCATCTTCATGCATTTAAAATACTAGGATTAACAAATGATAGTTTCTCAAGACCGTCCTTGTAAACATCTAACACATTGTACTCAGTTTCAAGGACACCCTTACAGATTTCTTGGATTTTTTCGATGCTGTTATCATCAAAGAGAGATACTCTACACAACAATGACTCTATATAAGAAGATACAGTGTACTTTGGATCTCTCTTTGGATTGTTAGAATTAAAACTGTGGCCAGGACGCAGAGTAGCAAAAATGAGCATTTCTTGGTTTTCGCTGAAATAACTAAAGGCGATCTTTTTGCCGCCTTTTTCAACGTTTCCATTGATTACGTGTAGATCCGGCCCATAATTTGGGCTAAAATAAGTGCTAGGAAACCCAGCTGAACTAAAAATTCCGGCTATTAGTTGTAATTCTGTCATCATCAGGAGCCGACCCCACAATCAATCTATTCTTGATGTTTTTTAAAAACTCGACGGTTTTCTCGATAGAACCGTCATTATACAAAGAATCCTCAAAAAGCTTCAAAGAATCTAAATACCTAGGGCCGCATTCAGAAACGTTAGACCAAAATTGATGAAGAACATAAATCTTTAGCGTGCTAGTATGAACCCACAAGTTTAGGTAATGGTCCCATGCGTCATTATACTTGGAAACATAGAACATGCTATGGTAGAAATCTCCGGTCTTTTCGCCAACTTGGTCGGCTGACCAGTCGTCCCCTGTTACTGCGTGAAAAGAATCATCTTCGCTAATTGAATAACCGGAATCGGTGATCATATCCCGAATTAAGTCTAGAACAAATTCACCTTCTCTACTCATTCATTCAATAGTGGGCTTTCCAGCCCTTCCACCTTCATTATCATTTTTTCCAGCAACTTCAATTGGACGCGTGCAAGATCGAAACAATCATCGTTGTGGAGGTCAATTATGAGTTCTTCTCCAACCGGCACGGATATTTTCGTGCCCACCAAATTCATGATCAAGCCATAAGGGCCAGCATAAAATGTATAGATCCCATGATAAAGATGAGAACAAGCAACTTTAAACGTCACTTGCTCAGAGAGCCAATGTGATATTAACCTGGCCGAATTTGGCAATTTTGGGAGACAAGTCATGCCTTATTTAGCTTCCGGACCACTTATCTAGTACGAAAGAGTATAAGAACGCAACGGCGAAAATGCAAAGAATGACGATTATGATATTCCTATCGGGCGTCATGTTGTAAATCCCTAGTCAACTCAGTATAGAGCCGTTGGTGGCGGTGAGAAGCCTCGGACCAACTTTTCGGAGGTTCTAAACCTTCGATCGCCTCTTTGATAGCTGTCACCATTTGAATAGCACAAACGTCGAAAGGAACTCTACCAACACCAGTTCCCATACCAGGAATCGCAATGCTACTAAAACCCTCTCGCATCGCGATTTGTGTTGCAGCTTTAGTAGCAAGATAGGTGTTGACGCTTCTATTTCCCAAGATGGTTGGAATTCTCATAGTCGGAGCAGAAATCACAAAAGGGACCTGAGAATCTCCTGTAGAGAGAACCATGGCTTGACCAACTAGAAGCTCTCCCATCGTTTTTTCGTCAGCGATTCTTTCCTGAAGTCTTTCCTGAAGTCTCCTACCAAATTTCATGGTGATCAGCGCGTCAAGACCTCCATCCATGAACCCGAAGCTGTTAGCTGGGCTGACTAGAGCGTCAACTTCTAAATCGAAAATTGATCCATGGTAAGTTTCTACATCGTGATCCGGGGGAAGCATTCCGTCGATTACTTTCTCCCATGCTGAAATCAGCCCTTGTTGAACGTCAGTTAATACAACTCTCATATGGATTTTCCTATATCTGGCAGTTTCTTGTAGTCAGTGCAATAAAAACCATCGCCCTTGAAGATTACGCAGGATCCTTTCCCGATTAGTCTTCTTAATCTTGGTTTTTCGCATTCTGGACAGTCTGTTAGATGGTCTTCGTTCATTGCTTGGCGAATTTCGAACTCGTGTTTACACTCTTCGCATCTATAATCGTAAGTTGGCATTATTTGTTTTCCTCTATGTCGTTTTCGACAGTCTTTCTGAGGTTCGGTGCTTGGAGTATCAGCTGCATCAGTTTTTCAAAGAAATCTGAAGAAAACGGATCTAAAGGAATGCGTCTCACATAATCCCCGTTTTCTTCATAAGCAGCCATAGTCATTGTTTTAAAAAAGACAGTGCAATCCGAGCCTCTAATCAACAAAGTCGGAGACACATGAAGGCGTCCGCTATCTGTAAAATAATACTCGATCAATTTTTCCAGACTGTAAGGGTCTTCAAAATGACTGATCCTGATTGTGAACCCTTTTTCTTTAAAGGCGAAGTTGATCAAATTAGATAGTGTTTTCATGACAGTTTCCGTGAGAATGTTTTTAGGTCTACTAGCTGCGTCCGAGTAAATTTTACGGGCTCTAGTGCGCCTAGAAATCCTTCTAGAAAACCAAGGTGCGAAATCACTACAGTCGCATCGACATACACGGTCTTTGAGAGGTATATGATACTGACCTTTCTCATGATGCAAATGTCCGCACCGACAAATTGGGCTCATTAACACGCGACTGTCGTGGCTCATGTCGGTTTTAGATACCAAGAGTAGCTACATTAAAGAGGCATACAATGGAGTTATTCATCATCGGAATTACAGCTGGGGTCTTAACTTTTTCGGCAGCGATTTTTCTCATGCTACGCAAGTTTCGAAAAGAAGAAGATCTAGACCCCATTTCTAGAATAGCAAATAAGCTAGAAGACGTGCATGTTTTTAGGTGTGACAAAAAATGCGGTGGTTTCTGCGGCCTAGAAGAGAAAAAACTTCCACGGTTCGGCCTAGGAGTCAATCCAACCCAAGCATACGAATACGCAGATCCTGTAGAACCGATTATTCTAGAAACGCCTGGCGGTAGGAAAATCCCACGGATTAAGCTAGCTAATGGGAAAATTTGTCACCGAGCTTTGCGCCACGTTGGACAAGACCGTGATGGCACAATCATAACTGAAACCTTAGTTCCTCTAGACAACACTTCAAAAGCTATCAAGCACGTCTTGACAGAAAAAGTCGTTGAAGAGGATAGGGAAAAGCGCAACGAGGAGAGGAAGCAAAGAGCAAAGGAAAGGGCTGGTTGGGTTACCAAATTGAGTCACCCCAAGAAGCCAGAAAAAGCCGACGAGAAACCCCCATCAGCTTAGCAACTTTTCCGCTAGTTTTATAAATGATCGTGCTGTACCATTCTTCAGCATCTCTGCAGCAACATCCATCAACAAGGCACGGATCGCAATGATCGATAGGAGCATCCTCGTGCAGGTTTAAATGATGGCCACATCTACAGACCCAATCTACATTAATCGGCATGTTTCGTCCAGTAACTTGGTGAGTATTTGGCCGCAATCCATATATTATCGCTAAACCATCTTCTAAAACCAGTGCAAGAGCATTCATCACTAATACAAGATGAAATCGATCCTGACCATGATCGTTTGCTCTTAGATCGGCTAACGATAAGATGATCACCCCGAAAATGTCCACATCTACACTTCAACATCAACCCTACCCAAAACGCCGTTTGTCCCACTCCCACCCGTTTTCCCAGATGAGGGTTTCAGAATACCACACTGAGAACTGCTCGCACGGACATCCTTCAATTCTGCAATAAGCATCGTCGTTGGTATCGATATGGTTCGGAATCTCATGTGAACATCGACAAAGTACTTCCATATCGAGTAAGATACGCAAATTTAAAGAATGAAACTCTCAGAGCTATTCAAAGAAGAAAACTGGGGTTGGGCCGTTAAAGGAGACAAGAAACCTCCTGCTAAACCAAAACCCAAGAAAAAAAAGATGACTCAAGCCGAAATCGACCAAAGAATAGGAGAAAGACAAGAAGCCTTCTCCAATTCAACATTCCGTGATCGAGACATCGCTGACGAGTTGCTAGAAAAACAAAGAAAAGCGAACTTAGCCAAAAAGACTAATGCTCGTCGCCGATCTTCGACCTAGTAGCCTCCCACATTTTTTCAGCTTTAGCCAACCTAACCTGAGCGGAAGCTAAACGACGATTGTTCTTGGAAATCGCGGTTTTCCAACCCCTAACACCACCACCCCTATCCTTATCGGATTCGAGATCTCTAGTGTCAGCGCCCTGTTCCGCGCTAGTTAGCCCAGCCCGAAGCTTATCCAATTTATTCAACAACGCTGCTACTTCTGCGCGAGCGTTCATAAATTGAGTGCCAAAATCAGATTCGTGTAAGTGACTAAGCTTCATCAATTTATTTTTTTCTTAACCTCATCCTGATAGTATTGAAGATGGACGTCAAAAGAAATCCAACACTTAAAATGGGTGCAAAAACATTTATAACAAGGAAACTTGCTGTCTTGCTCATGGTCTAGAATGTTGTGTCCGCATCTACATTGCATATTTATTATCAACGATTTAAGCACACAATGAAAAGAGCAATTACTGATACAATTTGTAACACTATAAAAATAACCCTTATGAAGTCGAAACTAAAAACATATTTAGCGTTTCTAGCTAGAAAACTCGTAGGGTGTAGTTTTTCAGCGTGGAACCATTCTTTGGTAGGAGGCGGCAATGGGAAAATTCTAGGCCCTCCAAGCCGATATCAACCAACTACCATCTCCAAGCATTATTATTCTCTTGTCGAGGGCTGATATTACCCCACCATGATTTTTAGCTGAGACCTTAAAAGAATGCCAAAGTGAGAAAGAAGAGCACTTACACATCCTCTCCCGGGCTTCTCCTTCTGTTTTGGCCTCGTCCCAACCCGGGAGCACATGATAACATCTTTCGCTATTTTCTAAGACCCCGGCATGCGACCGCATGGTATGTCCACACCGGCACCTTGGGATTCCACGCATATCAGAGACTGCCATCGTTAATCCTTTTTACAGCTACCCAATTCTGGCGTGATGGATCAGGTGGAGACTGAGATCGACGCGAGGGAGTTGGAGTTCGTTTCCAGTCATTGATTATCACGCGATGAAACCTTACCCTATAGCTAAACCAGCACTTAGACCAGGCATGCTGCAAGCGATCTAAACGACACCTACACATCTAGATTGTGAGGAATATAAGGAGCACAAACGATACCAGTGCTCAACTTAGAATTGCCTTTGTATCCCATCATCGCATTAGGGTGCTTAATCTGATAGCTAAACCAGCACTTAGAGTTTTCAAAACACCTACAGGACGTCTCATTCGTATGATGATGACGCCTACTATAAATGGGGTCGGAATAAACGGTCCATCTTCTGCTCAGCATGGCACCTACAACTAGAGAAAATCATTAAAAAACCCGTGGATAGTTATGTCTAAGATAGATTGTCTTACTATGCCACATCGCAAATCTTACACAATCACAATCCGCACATTCATGGTTTGGGAAATCAAGTTCATGTGAGAGCCAATCAGTGTGACCGCAACGACAAATTTGGTTTCCGCCTATCGGACCTGACATTATTCAACCTTCTGAATATTCTAATTATATTGCTAAACCATCTATTGTAAGCAACACAACCACAACCCACGCACGCTACCCATTTAGTGTTGCCAGGATTGGTGTGAGATCTTACATCGTGTCCACATCTACACATAAGACCCGAAAGCATAGCTGCGAGCATCAGGAAAAAAAGACGGATCTTCATGCCACTCTTTGCCATCATAATAGCTCTTTAATTGCTCAGTAGCCCACCCCAAAGCGGCAGGAGTAAAGTTTACTCCAGCAAAAGACGCTAGTTCTAAACCGCACCGCCAAGCCTCGGCCTCGAAGAAACAACCATAGGGTTGCTCCGGATAAGAACGCCTAGGATCTAAACAATGACCAAGTTCATGATAAAAAGAAATCAATCCTAACTCATCATCCTCATAGACTCCAAGACCAACCCAATCGTCTCCAGCAGAACAAGCAGAGTTTTTGTTAAATTGAGTGTCCTCAAGCATGTCTACCGACACCCCATGAAGATAAGCTATATAAGCGATATCGTCATACATAAAATTAATCGCCATTCACTTCCTTGTTAAAGAGAATTTCATAACTATACCACGGAAAAAACCTCTCGCAATCGCACCTCTTACACACTGGGTCTCGCCAACTATAATGATTCCGAGAAGAATGGCCACACCGACAAGGTAAACTAAGTAATTGCATATCTTCGACAGATCCTAATTGCAGTATGACCGTTCAAGTGATAGACAGATCCTACTAGAAAACCAAGTGTTAAATTGACACGAGACTTTGTTGTCACCACGGAACCAAGCTGAAGAGTGAGACATCCACGTCCTGCCGCACCGACAAGTCATAAAACCTTTAAGCACTCTGCCAAAGTATTATGATGGATGTCCAGCACTTTCTGAAGAGGCTCTTGATATCCACCAGCTAGATTCCAAGCAATAGGAATGTCCATTCCCCTCAAGGTTTCAAACACAACCCGATCACGCTCAATTAATTGCTCAGTCGTCAAGGCACCGAATACCCCCAACATTTCATGACAAGGATCATCACAATGAGGATCAGCGCCAGCTTGAAAGAGAACAATATCACATCCAGCAAAATCAGAGAGAATCTCAGGAAGAGATAATACCCAGCGTGCACCAGAACCCTTCTTCCAAGAAAAGCTCTGACGTCCACCCCACATGCCGTCGTGGTAATTAAATCTAATATCACCACCGACAGTATAATGATGAATACGGTTGTCATCAAGCTCTTCCTTTTTTACTAACCACTCAATTATCGTATCAGTACCATTACCATAATGATGATCAAGATCAAGGATCCCAACCTTATCGACGGTCTTCAACAACTCAACAGCGGTCACCATCAAGCCATTGAAAGTACAAAACCCCATCGACCTATCATGGGTCGCATGATGAAAACCACTAGTCGGGCTCATCGCAATAGTCTTATTCTCAAGAGCATATTTAGCAGCAGCTAAGAAACTCCCACTAGTCCAAGGAAGAGTCTCAGCAATACTCCTCAACTTGTTTCCAAAGCCGTTATTCTTTAGACAATCTAAAATGCCCTCAACGTGTCGCTTCTCATGAACCGCACAAAACTGCTCTACAGTTACGGGGTCGAAATCGCTAACAACTTCAATGGATTGTTTCTGCTCTAACCATTGCTCAACTAGAACTTTTGGCTTTTTAGCACTAGGAGAGAAACTCGTCTCTGCTGTGGTGGCTTGGTTTTCGTTATAGAAGACTTTTAACATGTGAGTTGCCTTGCATTCTGTGGGCTAGTTGTGTATAATTTTCTGGATAGTCATAAGTTTTGACGTATTTGGCTACTAAATTGAGCCGAACACTATACCACAGGTTGAACCAATTGCCATCGGTCCCTCTCAGTTTGTCGCTGCCATCCATCATTGCGATTACCTGTTTTCTTTTGCCATTCTAGATCCTCTACGCCCGGCCGCCCTTAGCGCCGCACGCCTTTTAGAAAACAGCTGCAAACTGACCCAACAATAATTGGGCCAAGCAAGAGGATGAGGATGATAAGATGTCCTATCGGGATAGACGTGGCAGATGGCTGCAATTCTTCTATCCAATGTCGTTCATACGTTATTGAGCATCTGCATTTACATAGCTTCAATGAGTTTGCCCATCACATAAGCAAAAGCAGCGACTGCGGCAATGGTTATAATAGCTTCTGGCCAACCCATAACAACTCTCCTGTTAAGCGTCAGATACGCCCGAGCGAACCCTTATTCTTTTTAAACTAAGGTCCATGTACAACCGACAACTATACCACCTCTTAAAAACCTCACAATGAAACATTTCACACGGAAGAGGAGCATCAATACTAATAATATGACGATGACGGCTTAGGCTGTGATCGCACCTACAATCATTAAGATGATTTCTAAATATTAGCACTTAGAAATCCGAAAGTTCAGCCTAATAGCGTCGCTGAGCCAAGGTTTAAATTCGAAACAAGAGCACATTCCTACTTTGCAATTCTCATTTCTAGAGAAATAAGAGTGTTCCTTATGAGAAGACCAAAACCCATGGCCACACCTACATATTTCAGATAAGAACATTTTCCGGTAGCCTCTTTAACGTTTTCAACACCCTCGACCTATTATACCAAATTATACCAGAACGCCACGGCCTAGATATGTGGGACATAAGCCCATGCCCATGTTCTTCCCATTTCAAGCCACATTTACAACGTGGGAAGTTCATTCTGGTAGAGGGTCGAATTTAGGAATAATGCTGAGAATGTGCCCGTCGAAGTCAACAATATCGTCATCGAAACTACTAAGGATCTGAGCATGACGCTCCTCGGTTGACTTCTGAGAGTTTTTCACGATGAGGATCTCTAAACTATACCAAAATTCGTCGTCAGATCTGAAGAACTTCCTCTTCATAGCATCAAACGGCTCAATCATTTAATTGGAGCCTTGACATAAATCAAAAAACTATACCAACAAATGTTGTTAGACTTGACGACAGTATCAGAAACGCGCATTTTAATCCTTCATAATCATTATCAACATTGCAGAATAACTAACGACAAACACGAAACAAATGAGCCCAAAAATTGTCACTTCACTCCTGGCGAAGTATGTTTCGAACGGTGCGCATTCAAGACCTTATGCTTGCTATGAGCATGACCAACCAGATAGCTAAACCAACAACCAACTCTGGCTGGCCGACGCTTACCACACTTACAAGGAATTGGTTGCCTGATGAAAGCCTTACAGATGTTTTTGCCATACACTATCCTCTAGACTCCCAACGGATGCAATAACTAAACCAACAAGCAGGCAAGGCGCTCAATGGCGTCATTATTGCACGAGCACCATTGATTGCGCATTTGCAATGGTTGTAAGCTTCAGAATCAAAATCGTTATAAAGCAGCAATGCGCAACAGTGTCTAATCATTAGGCGTTCTCTTCAGACCCAAAGACAAATCTTTTAAATTTTTTGACCCTAGTGCTATACCAACAATCTCCGAACACAATATGGCCGCGACCAGTAGTAAGAATGCAGCACCGACAAAGAACGTCTGGACTCCTCATACGCCGCACGCTTCTCTTTTAGCCTTTTTAGCTAGTTCTTTAGCACGACCATCATACCTTTTTACCCGCTGATCGTCGCCAACATGATAAGAAAACCACCTATTCCACCATTCATAATTGCCGTTGTTCCTAGGGAGTATCATGTCGCCAGTTAGTCGCCAATTATCCATGATGCCAAAACCAAATCCTGAAAGAAATCCAACTTCTAAAATCCACACAGTTGCATTTAGGTGAAATACATTGATAATTGTCGGTGTTCTCATATTGAACCTTATGATAGTCGGAAGCATGGCTACACCGACAGTGAAAGGAAGAATCAAACCGACGTAGAATTCTTCCTTTCACGTCCACAAATTCATAGCACCGAATTTTTTCATCCGGTGAAGATTGCTATTCCGGACGACTAAAGATTTTCTAGCAATAGCGTGAGAGTGCCAAGGCTTAAAGCTTTCGCACTCACAGCCCTCACCCAAACAAGTCCTCATGCCTTCGGTGGTGGTCACCCAATCATGTTCAGCTTTTGTAGTATCAAGATAATACCATCTTTTAATGTCAGAGTGACCACACCTACATATCGTAATCATACTGTGGCTCCGAGTTTCCATGTGCGCCAAAAATGTCTGCGACAAATTCTATAGCTAAACCAACATTTAATAGTATAGTGCTGAGTCTCATAAAGATTTGGACATCTGCAGCCCATCATCGTGCTCATGGCCACAGCCTCTTCCATATCCCCGTTTGGCGGATCCGATAACTATGCCAACAAAATTTTGTATGGTGTGGCATAAAAACGTAAGAGCACCTACAAATTCGGATCATATTGGTCCCAAACCCAAATCCTATAGCTATACCAACAACCAGCAAAAGAATGAGCACCTAGTAGTTTGTTTCTAGAGCCAAGTGGCATATGTTGAGTCTCATAAAGATTGGGGCATCTACATTCCATTATTGTGCACAAACTTCTTCTATGCGGTTCGCAAGAGCCCTCAAATATCCAACTGCCTTTGTGCTGTCCGCGTCACTGATGATGGTGCAACCTTTATCCTTCAGTCTCTTGATTGACCCCCAGCTCTTCATTGAGCCGCCCATAGCGAACGTGAAAGAGAAATCAGTCTTAACAAGATCTCCAGAATTTATGGTGAGATTCTTACCACACAACTTGTTAACATCACCAATTAAGCTCGGATCGTCAACTTCAATGAGAAGCTTAAGCTTGACAGACCTTTCAACGCTCTCCCACACTTGCTCACTATACCAGGCTCTCATGCGCACCAAACCTTGCTGTTAGGCCAATGACTACATCGACAATTAACGCTCGGCTTGGGCGGAGAGTTAGTACTGCAAAAAAATCTTTAGTTCTACTCATTAAAAATCCTGTATGAGTACCAACAAGTGCCAGCCCAATGATAATAAATTTCGGCTAGCCAAATCGGTCCCATATATGCCGTTTGACATCGACACCGAGGCAGCGCAACGTTGCTAACGGTCTCTTTCATAAAGTTTAGACCATCTCCTCATCCGCGCAGCCTTTAACTTATTCTCGTTGATAAAATACGAATACCAACACCCATTAGTACGAGCAAAATGGTCCTCGTCCACCTTCCCACATCTACAACGAAAGCTCACTGCCACCTCATCACAAAATGATGAAAATGGATTTTATTGCTAAACCACCAATTTCTTCTTCGAACAACGGTGTTAATACAAGCCATCTAACAACCTCTCCAAAACAGCGTCGGACCAAACTTGATAACTATACCAATAATTTAAAAAATCATGGCCACGGTCGGAGTGCTCCTTGCCACACCTACAAGCTAAGACACCTTCCATATCCAACTCACTTTCAATTTATGGATTCTATAACTAAACCAGCAATCGCTTTCGGAACACCAATGATCATAAACAGTTAGCCATTTTCCTGATCTTCCGCATCTACAGGGAAAACTCATCCGATTTTATTCTTGTAAGCGTTTCTTGCGGCTAAATTATGCTTAATTCTAGAACTAAACCAGGGTTTATAAACAGGACAATCACACTTCCTACAACAAGCGAAATTGTAATCGTTATTGTCCATAATTCCACTTCAAAACAAGAGCGCTATACCACCACCTATATTGCTTACGCCCGCAACCACAACGGCACATGCCTAGTCTCCCACTAAAACTTCTTCGCCTTAACCCTTGTGGTGGTTTCCAACTATGTCGGCTATCAACATAAATATGACCACTAAACCAAAGCCTATATTGTTGACAATTACAATTGTAGCAATGATAAGTATTAATATGATACCGATGCAAGTTAACGTCATGCCCACATCTACAGTTCATTAAAACCGATACTTTCGATCATGATGAATAAACCTACTAAACCACCAATTGTGATTCCCACATTCGCAACACGACACGGCCAGATGTGAGTCACGTTATCAACACCGGAGTGAAGGCCAATCGCGTGGCCGCACCTACATCCTCGTCCCACTCATCATAATCGCTTACCGCAAATGGACGCTGAATACCACACGCCCTATGCATCACAAGGACACCCGTCAGCTTTACACCGATACTGATAAGAATGAGGAATACTGCCAGCCGCCATATCAAAAGTCGACCACACCATGTGAGGGCCAACAGCGTGACCGCAACGACAATCCCTCGCCCAATCAGCACTCATTAGAGAACCTCGCCATAATAAATGCGATCAAGTTTCATTTTACTAAGCTTTTCCCTAATAATACACTCACTATGCCAAACCCCCCACTCATCACAAGGGCAATCAGAGGCTTGGCAAGCCATACTAATTTCTACACTAACAATGCCATCACAACAAATATGATCGCCAACTCCATGATCGCAACGACATTTAGACATTTGGTAACGCCTTCGCCAGCCCCGCCAGCCTCTCCCTACAAATCCTCAAACTGTACCACCACTTAAATCGAGCACACCGGCAAGACTTTTCCGAGCATAGAGAAGTGGGGGTGGGGCCGTTATAAGAAAGATCGTGGAAACCCCAATCATGCCCACAACGACACGCGTGTCTAACCACCGAATTATCGATCATAATCCGGCAACCCCCAAAAATTCAACGTCTTATAAATCTTCATACTGTACCACCAACCATAACGCTTACAGTCACAAGACGCGCACGCATATGCGGACTGGCCACCAGCATGATGCTGAAACCACTCATGATCACACCTACATTTAGTTGAACCAGAAAGTCGCGCCATAGGTTTTAAATACCGTGTTGAACGCGAACTCATAAAATTTCCGCGATATACTCCTCGAAGCAGTACTGAACGCGTTAAAGACCATTTCGAGTCTGATGCCTCCACTTACCCCGCCGCTTCGAGTACCACAAAGACCCACTAAACCCTAACTCTCAAGCTGTACCACCACCTTAAATAAAAGTCCGGATCACAAGACATTGTGCAAGCCACGGTCCCACCTTCTCATAGCGTCCGTTTCCATTGCTTTAACCGTTGCTTTAACCGCATCACATTCAATTTTCTCCCACATCCTAATCCTCTTAAACTTAAAACGAATCCGAAAACTAAACCAAAACACTCGCGTAACGTCACTTCTCATTCGAGATCTCCAAGCAACCTACGGCGCTCACTGTTAGCATCTTGCAAAATAATGTTACTATACCAACCATTCCAATAATCACACTTAAGACAAATCACACACTTAACGCCCATGAGTCCACCTCGATGCAGGAGCTCTCCCTTGTGTGACGAGAAAGCACACCCACACCTACAAGTAAACCAGTTCCACGAAACAGATGGTTTAGCATTAGTCATACCAGTTTGCCATAATAACGCTTCAGATTGCGCTGGATATAAAAAACGCTCTTACTATACCAACTTCTAAAATTGTAACACTTACAAAGCGTACAGTTAGACTCACGAAGATCTTTAAACTTATGAGAATGCCAATAATGCCCACACCTACAAACCCTCACCGTTAATCGCCTCCCATTCCCTATGCTCCAAACGTCTTTTGTGCTCCACTAACCTTCTCGCGTACGTGGAAAATTAAATCATCTAATTCTACTACTATACCACGACACATATCTAGGACACCCACAGCGACACTCAACAGCGGAACCAACATGCTGAAACCACCCATGTCCACACCTACAAGTCTTCATGGGTACCACTCCTCCATCTCCCTATGTGCCCCAACTATAACGCCTAGCCCAAACAGAACGGCTAAACCAAGACTTAAAAGAATCACAAGTGCCCCAAGACCCATCCTGCTGATGGAACCGCCAAGCATAACCACACCTACAAACCGGAAATCTAAAAACCCTATCGCCCATCACAGTCACCGCACCTAACCACCGCGCGTGCTGTTTTTCGTATACCTCGCCTTATTTCTTTGCGATATCTGAATCCCCCTACTATACCACGCCTCATGAGACTCACAGTAACATATGTCACAAGCATACAAACCCGTCCCCGCCCCCCGAATCTTGCTATGTTCCCACCACTGATGACTACACCGACAATTTCTAAAAGAATGATTACTCATTCCTGCAGCAAACAAGCCCTCAACCACAACCTAGCCGAGTACCACCTCTTAAAATCACACGGGACCAACTCACGATGATGGGTAACAAACCCAAGACTACACCTACAACGACTCATAACCCCATAAACCTCATCCGCCAACTTAGCACAAGTATCACACTGGCACATCGCACATCGCAAGAAGGCAATCCTGATAAAACCACCTCCCAGGACCACGATCCTTATCCCCAAATACTCGATCGATCTGAACCCGATGGCGCTCAAACTCGCGCCCCCTCTCGATCAAGTCCAAAACATCCGAATAGGGGGAGCTTTTAACCGACATATTGAACCAAAGCCCGAGTTGAACGCGACATTAGGAGTTCCTCCTGCTCGCCCACAACATAAACCCCACCATTCTAGAATACCAAGACCTAAACTCCCCACACTTACTAGCGCAACCGAGAACACCAGCACACACCCCACCCACGCTCCCCGGAAGAACATGACAAACCGACTTATGCCCACACCTACACACAACAGCCATTTCTCCTCCTCCTAATCTCCAAGGTCGCCTTCTTCACCCACCACACCTTATGACTATACCAACAATGAAGAGTAGGATCCCCATGATAAAGAACATACTCAGACCAACCATGATTACGAGTATTAGTCCAAACATGACCACACCTACACAAAATCGGGCGAGATCCTCTCATATATCCTCCTCAAACGAGCTAACCTACTAAACCAACAATTCCTAAGAAAAAGGTTAGTATCCCTCACTGAGTCATGATCATAACCACACCTACAAATCACAAGCCCACCTTGCCAACATGATAACGCTTACACCACCTAATGCGATTACTATACCACACATAGTCCAGCCACAACCTACCCATTAGACAAACCGCGAATTATCAACCCAACCACAACGCCACCAAATATGCCTACTATACCACGCCCTCAACTTCATTAAAAATCCCTCATTATACGAATAATCCTACTATACCACAAGCTATGCGCCCCACAATGACAACAAGCATACGAGTAAAACTCACCAGCAGTGCTAACCCTAAGCTGAGACGACACAGGAGCAACAGAAAGCCTATAACACTCACAATTACCCAACATAAAAAGGAAGACTATTCTTCAAATTAACAAGAGAAGGCCAACGCGTCGTATAAACCAACATGTTCCGCCTCTGATCGTACCGAACGCGAGTCACCTCCTTAAAACAAAACCTCCCCAAAACCAGTTGCGTCTCAAGAGGATCCAAAGAAAACCACAACACATAAGGACCATCCCCACCCTCAACACCCTGGCAAGACGCAATAGTATAAACCTCAGAAAAAGAGTTAAACCACTCAAGAACCCCACAAACCTCCGAATCCACACTCACACTCTTAGGCCGAAACAACACCTGCGAATGAGTAGCATCACCAACCTTAACCCTCATACAAACCTCCAACCCTAAAATACCAACAACTGCACGTGAGGAACGCACCTCCCGCCACTTCCAAAACTCCTCGCGCCGAAAAACAATATACATGTCACATACTGAACCCCCAAAAAACACACCCCCTCTCAAAAACCCCCACATGTACGGATAAGGTACACCCACCCCCTATGATTGCGTGATGAACGCGCTAATGTTCTATAATGAACCTCGCGCCGACTAGCGACCTGCCACCCCCCATAGGCACCCCGCGTGCCCACATGGCCGTACTCCACATGGCCGGAACCCCTCCCCCCGGGCCCAACCCCCAGAGTAGAACGGGGGTGTCGCCGGGCCCGCCGCGCGCGGGCGACACACCGGTGGCAGGGGGCATTCTAGCCCGAGCCAAGTGGCATGGACCAAGGGGAACCCATGCCACTTTTTAAACCGTATCCCCACAATTGGAGTATTACCATGGCCGTTCAAATGCAAATCAAGATTGGCAAGCCCACCCTCACCCACTTCGCCACGCTGGAGAAGCTCGGGTACGCCCCCACCCAGGGGGAGGAGACCATCCGTTTCGAGGCCACGAAGGTCCACGCGGAGTTCGACCTCACGGGTGGGGACGTGCTGTCCCGCCTCAAGGCGTGCATCGCTGCGAAGGAGTGCTTCTCCTACAAGACGCGCTTCACGGTGGAGCGGGAGGGTGAGGCTCAGGTCCTCTTCTGCTTCCCCGCGTGTGCGGCCTTGGACCGGGTGGCGAAGGGCCTGAGTGCTCTCGTCGCCAAGCCTGTCAAGAAGGGGAAGAAGGTGGCTAAGGCTGCGTTCTCCCTGGACGACCTCGTCTAGTATTTGGCCAGGCCCCCTTAGGGCCTGGCCATTTACCTATGTGTAGTAACAACTTTAGGCTATGGGGTTCCTCGTAGCACACCCGGTGAGTGATGATCCGTTTGGTGATCCATTCTCGTAGCACACCCGTAGGAGGGATTGATGGATAAGATGGTTGGAGAGTGTTGTGACATGGAGTTGGTGGCTTTGGGGGTGAAGGTCCTGGAGGCGGTCCCTGGGGAGTGCCCGTGTTGTGGTGACACGGGGACTGTTGAGGTCATCCAGGGTGAGAAGCGTTTCTTGCTTTGTGATGGGTGTCACCAGGAGCAGGTGGAGGCTGAGATCGACTCCAGGGAGTTGGAGTTGGAGTTGGAGTTGGAGTTCGCTGACGCCTTGGTGGACGACTAGTTGGTAAACTTAGAATTACCCTGGGTTCGGAACCCCGCTTCGATTGGCGTATAATCAATTGGTCAACTCACTGGCTGGACCATGTTCTCGTTCTTACAGGGCATTATTATGAGCGCGCTAGTGGATCCCCTGGGTTTTTCACTGGTGGGTTGGCCATTATCACTGGGAGGTTGACTGTGAGTCAGGTTCTTATTTTCGTGGCTCTTTGGGTCATAATGATTGTCTGCACGAATCGTGCGGCTTTGGCTAAGGCCAGGAGGGGGAGTGATGAAGCTCTTTAAGGTGGTGTGGGATTCTAAGGTTCCTAAGTGTCCGAACGCTAGCGCTGGATCGCTTAAGTGTGATTGTGTCAGCGGGTCGTGCATCAAGGAGGGGTTGGAGGGTCCGATCACGTCCTTGATCACTTGTGATGATTTTCTCTCGGCGGCGAGGATTATCATGGGTGCGTACAGTGACCACTTGCTCAAGGTCACTAATGTCCAGGAGGTTGCTTGCCCGATTGAGGCGGCGATGCTCGTGCGTGAGTTGAGGGGGTTGAGTTTCGACTTTCTCAACCCTGATCGTCGGGTGGGCTTGGAGCCAAGTGGTCTCGTGGAGGAGGATAAAGTTTATTTCCCTCCCGGTTGCGCCTGGGGGAGTGACTCGCCTTCTGTTTCTTAAAACGGGGAAATAAACAGATCCCCTGCCTCCTAATATTCTGAGTTAGGTTCGAATATTAGTGAAGTAATTCTAACATTGGGCTTACCCCCTTAATGTTAGTGAGCCTGACGAGCGCCCCCTAATGTTAGTTGATTTTCTAGTCCTAATGTTAGGGGGGTAACGCGAATATTGGTGCGTGTACATGTGAAGTTCGCGCACGGTATTGTAATAACTCCTTGGTTCCAGAGTGAACAAAGAAAAAACCCAGGAGAACACCGAAACACCAGGAACGTGCCCCAGGGTTCAAGCTTAAACTTCTACATACGCGAGAGGCTCCCAGAGCGCGGGAGAGGGAACGGGTTTCACCCCTATTATTTTCGTATCGTTTTACATGTCGTTAATTTTCTTTTTTTGGGCCTCCAGTGTTCTGTGGGGTTTTTCTCCCCTTTAGTGTCTTGTTGGTTTCTTTTTTTCTCTCTTTTTTGTTGGGGGGTGTGTTGTGCGTCGTTTGCTTGTTCGTTTGTTTCTTGTGTTGAGGAGGTTGGGGCGGTGAGGTGAGGTGAGGTGAGGGTGGGATGGGGTGTGTTTCATCCTTTGATGTGTCTTGGGGTGGGGTTGTTTCCTTTTTCTTCGTAGGTGGGTGTTTTGTCCTTTTTTTGGGTGGGGCATTTGGGGTGTGAGTCCTTCGTGTTGTCCCTGCGTTTTGGGTTTTGTTTGTTAGGGGGGTTGTGGGGCCTTGTGTGGGGGTTTTGTGCTTTCTCGTGGTTTTTACGTGGTCGTGTACATGTGAGGTTGTTTTTGGGTGAGTTGGTGATGTTGTTTTCTTTGGGTGTTGGGGTGGTTGGGTCGTTCCTGATCGTTTTCTTGGGGTTCGTGTTCGACTTGTAGGGGGAGGGAGGTGTTTGGGGGTTAGCCAAGTGGGTTCGCGTGATCGGGTGTTTTTTTTCTTTCTTGGGGTGTGGGGCGTTGTTGTTGGGGTGACGTTGTGTAGTGATTCTCCTTTTTTTCTTGTGAAGGGTGGGGTTCCGGGGTTTGAGGAGCTTGTGGTGGGGTTTCTTTATCGTCCGGGTTGGAGGGGTGGTATTGTTCTTTGGACGTTTTCTGTTAACCTGGGGTTTGTTTTCTTTGGGTGGTTGGCGTTTTTTTTCTTGTCTGAGTGGTTGAGGGTGGTTGAGGGTGGTTGAGGGTGGTTGAGGGTGGTTGAGTAGGGTTTTGTGCTCTGCTCGGCCCTTGACGTGTACAAGGAGGTGATAATGACTGGCGATGATCCCACGCTCTATGATATTGTTCGGTATCTGGGGCGTAGGCTGCAGTTGGCGACTTCTTTTAAGCTGGCTGGTCACTCGACTGGGTTGGCTGAGGAGGTTGGGCCTCTGCAGTTGGCGTTCGATGCTCTGGTTCCTCTGATTGAGTCGGAGGAGGCGAGTATGCAGGGTGGTTCGGAGGAGTGACTGCTTAGTTTGTGGGTGTTCTAGAATAACCCTCGCCTTGGTCCCGTAGCTCAATGGATAGAGCAATCGCCTTCTAAGCGATCGGTTGTGGGTTCGAATCCCGCCGGGACTATCTGATTGGAGGTGACTTATGGTGTCGCTACAACATGTGAGGACGCAATCGTTGCGTCATTTTCGGGAGAAGCCTATTGGCAAGAATGGTTACTATTTGACCGTCTTGCTGAAGGGAGTCCCGGTGGTTCGGGCTGTGATCTCGAAGGGTTTGGCTTTGGCCGTGGTGGCTGAGGTGATGGGTGGTAGGATGAACATGTGTCGTCCCTCGGTCTCGTTCGGCATGGTGGACAAGTCGTGGTGCAAGATTGGCCCGACCTGTTTGGTGGAGCGTCGTGACTCCGGTGGGGTGGAGAGTTTCTTCGTCGTGACGGTTCTTCCGGCGTGAGTGGGCTGAAGATGGTCCTTCTTGGGGATCTTGAGGTCGGTCGGACTTTCACGACTTGTGGGTCTTTGTTTGAGAAGGTGGGCCTTGGTCCTTCTGATCAGACGGTGGCGGCGAAGCGGATGGACTCGGGTCGGGAGGTTGTGACGATTTTTCCGGCTGGGGTTGAGGTGGAGGTTTCGCCTCGGTTGGATCACTGTATTGGGGAGGCTAATGTCGCTAGTTCGACTGATCCAGTGCGGGTTTTCTGTGTGGATGACGTGGTTCGAAATGCTCTCGACACGGTGACGTTCTTGAAGGCGCAGAAGAAGAAGATGTCGATACTTCAGATCTATGGGGTGCTTGATGCTCTGTGGGAGAAGACGGCCTCGGCGAGTTTGGTTAAGCGGTAGCTGCTTTAGTGCTGGGGTGCGAATCCTCCCCTTGTCGTCTGGGGTCATAGACATTTTTTTAAGCCCCCTCATCGTTAGCCAAGTGGGGTGGGTAAACCGTAGGCTGAATTTGGAGAATTGGTATGATGGATTTCTTGAAGAGCGGTATGGGTTCGTTGGTTGACCTGGCGAAGCGTCAGCAGAACGCTGCTCGTTTGGGCGACATGGGTGTGACTCGGATTCGTGCGGCTCGGCTGGTTGCCTTGAACAGCCCGATCATGGTGCCCAAGAAGGGGCTCCTCGACGCGGACGGCAAGGAGATCAAGTCGGACGAGATGGTCCAGGCTGGCTGGAAGCCGAAGAAGGTCATCGTCGAGCGCTTGGACGCGGACCTCGCCTACCTCGGCGACATCTCGATCTGGGCTGGTGAGATCGGGATCTCGGTTCCGACGCCGAAGTCGGTCCTGTCGACGGGTGTGATCACCTGCGACGAGGGGCTGACCTGTCCGGAGCTGGTCCTCAACGAGGCTGAGGGTGACGACCTGATCATCCTCCCGACCCTCGGCGTCCTGGCGTTGGAGGCGTTCGACTCCGGGCTCCAGGTGATCCCGGTGAGTCCTTCCTTCACGGGTGACGCTGGGGGTTTGTCCCTCTGCCACGTGCGTCGCGTCGTTAAGTAGGGCTTCCTTCGCTAGCTTTGGGATAGCTAGTCATTAAATAATCATCTTGGCGAAGCGGCATGGGTTTTTGGACTTGTGTTGCTCCTTTCTCTTTTCTGGAGGATTATTATGAGCTTCTAATGGAAACATTGGGCCTGCTGCTTGTTGTGGTGGGTTGCTTCCGGATCCGTAGCTCAATGGTAGAGCAGTGGCCTTTTAAGCCATGGGTTCAGGGTTCGAGTCCCTGCGGGTCCATTTGGTGGCAGTATTGCGCCGTAGAGTTGATCAGTTAGCGTTGCTTTGGTAATGACGCGGTCGTTATCTTGAGCCAAGTGTGTGGAGTCCTCTCATTTGGGGCGTTGAAGCATGCTGGTTGTCGCACGGGGGCTCCAATCCCGCTGATGGGTGGTACCGGGATCCCGGTAGGGTTCTGAGAGAAGATACCGGTTATTGTCAACTCGCCATCATTTTTTTTGTTGAACTCATTGTGGGTTCTGCGCTTGTTTTGGGTTTTACATGTACACAGGAAGTGAAGTATGTTGTTGAAGAAGGCTGTCGAGGACCGTAAGGTTCGAGATGCCACGAAGCAGAGGCACACGGATCGCCAAAAGGAGTTGTTTCTTTTGGCGATCCCGTTGAAGGAGCGAATCCTCGTTTTCTTAGAGGAGAACTTCTTGGAGTTGGACAGAACACAGTTCAGCTTCCAAAACGGAGATGAGGAAAGGAAAAAGACCTGGGATCGCCTTAGGTCTTGCAGACTTCGAGTTGACGACGTCGAGGTTGACGTTCGGGATCTCGATTTCAGCGAAGACGGCAGTCCGAAAACTCCTAAGATCGAGAAGAAAACCTATTGGATTGATCTTGATCGCCGTCATGGTGATTGGGTGACCCATGAGGTGACTGGGGTTAAGACTTGGGTCCCAGAGAATCGCCTCAGTATCCAGTGTGGGCGCGCCATGTTCTGTAGGTCATTGCATTTGGTGAACGTCATGAGGGCTATCCTCGGTGATCCGGCTCCAGTGAACTGGACGGGTCAGGTGAAGTCAGCCAGGGCGGCCTTCAACGCGCTTCCTGAGGATCAGAGGGTGATTCTCATGCGGGAGTTCTTGGCAGCATTGTGAGCCAAGTGGGTGCGATGCTGGACTTGATTCCAGTTGTTGCTATGGGGGTGGTTCTCATGGCTTTTGTGTTTTTTATGGCCAGTCGTTACCTTTAGGAGGGTTTATGGATTTGGGTCAATTGGCGAAGGTGGCGGGAACGCTTAACCTTCTGTATGAGCAACACTTGCAGTTCGGTCAGGACTACGAGGACGCTCTCGTGGAACTCGACGAGTTCGACAAGAAGGGAATCTTGAATGAGATGACCTTCCCGATGGTTGCTCCTCGGGACTGGTTCGAACAGAAGCGTGATCGGGATGCTGAGTACGGACAACTTCGGGAGGCTTACGGCACCCTGAAGAAGGACTGGGACTCGGTTAACGCTCGTGCTGACGATTACGAGGAGGACCTTGGTACTCTTCGGGAGCACGCGGAGCGTGTGTCATTGGTCTCGCGGTCGCTCCAGGACGCTTTGGCTAGGGCTCGGAACCAGACGGTTCGGGCTACGCTGAAGCTATGGTTGGCTGATGGGCCTCCCCCTGCGGTTGAGGCGGCGTTGCTGGCGGAACGTTCGGTCGAGGCTATCAAGTGGGCTTTCCATGAGTACCTCCTCGACTTAGAGTCGGCTAAGAGGTTGATCCGGTCGTATAGTACGGCGCGGGTCGCGGATCTTCGGAAGGCGCCTACGGTTCTTCTGACTGTGGCGCAAGTCTAGCAGGCTTCCTCTCTGCTAAACGGTTTTTGGTTAAGCTTGTGGTCTAATAGTAAGGCAACCTGTTCGCAGGGTGATCTGGGTGCGATTCCTAGCTGGCTTGTGTCTCTTTCTCAATAATTGGGCGGTTACTGAGAAGGTTAACTTTGTACGCCCTCGTACTCTCAGGAGTTTTTACCATGAAGAAGCAGAACAACAACCGTCGTGTCAGCCGGACCATTGATGAGATTGATCGGAACGCTCAGCCCGAGCGCGAGGAGAAGATCCTCGGCAAGGTGGAGCACAAGATGCTCGGCCAGGTCCTCCCGATTCTCGCGGTCATCGACAACGGCGGTGCCTTCCTCGTCGAGCACAAGAAGTTCGACCGGAGCTACGTCCGAGCGCGCAAGCGCAACGGCGAGTACGTCACCGACCCGAAGGGGAACACCCTCTTCGAGCGCGTCAACGTCTACCGCTACGTGAACGAGGAGCGCCTCACGTCGGCTGGTTGGGTCCGGATCAAGTAGGTCCTCGACCATCGTTCGGTCAGCCCCTTCGGGGGCTGGCCCTTCATCAACCACAAGAGAGAAAAAACACCATGAACTCATTTAACAAGAAAACGAAAGTATCGGCATCGACGGATTATATCAATCGCGTCAATTGGCTCGAACAAAGCAACGCAGCTAAGTACGAACGCATCAAGGCCCTTGAGGCGGACAACCTCGAACTTACTGAGATGGCTGCGCGCGGCTGCTCGCCTGATGAGCACAAGATCAACGTGTTCATCGGCCAACTCAAGGCCGAGAAGGCAATGTTGCGCAAGGAGTGCGACGACCTCAAGGCTCAGCTTCAAGAGCCCGTAACCCTCGCAATCGAGGTCGTCAAGCTGAAGTCCTTGCGCATGGACGACGCGAAGCGAAGCGATCTCCTTCGTCAAGAATTCGTGCTTGAGCAACGCAAGGTCCACGCTATCCAGTTGGCACATCGGGTTGAGAGGCAAGCCCTACTCGCTCAGTTGGAGGTGGCTAAGTGCCAAGCCAAGTCGTCGCCACAGGAGCCCGAGTACGATTCCTCGGTTCTTAGTGGGGACAACAAGGCTGACATCGCCCTCGCCTCGATCATGGCTGCGACCGGCCAGACCGCCATCCGGTGGATCTCCGTGGCGACCGCTGTGGCTAGCGGTTTCTACTGCATGGTGTAAGATGCACACCAAGCAACTTCTAGCTAAAAAAGAGATCCTCACCGCCTTGACGCAAGCTGTCCTGGCGGGAGTTAACGTCTCTTGTAACAATTGTGCCAGCCTCACTCCGACTGACATTTGTGTGATGGCTGAGTCTCAAGACAACACTCCAGTTGAAGACTCATTGGCGTTTGCCACGGACCGTGAGAACTGGGAGGCGAGTTTTTTCATAGCCAAGCCTCATGAGTTCTTCTGTCCTCAGTTCCGACTTAAGCTTGGTCCTGACGGCGTGATTCCGCTAGGTTTCCCGGCTCGGTTGCTCCCATTGGCGGAGGGTTAGCCAAGTGGTGCCGCCCGATAAGTTGTTTCCTCCGCCTCCTCGGTATAAAATCCGGGTGGTTCAACGGAGGACTGGCAGAACGAAAGAAACCGAACTATACGACGGCCCAAAGGCTGCTCGGCTGTACGGAGAACTAGGTGACAAGTTCACCGTTGAGAAAGGCTACGACGTGAAGGTGATTGATGTTGAACCGTGAACGATGGTCTGTGGGCATTAACGATGTCTATATGACTGCAACAATCATGAAAGAGGAGGGCCGGTTCTACTGGTTCTTCTTGGAGTGGGTGTCCGCGTGGGCTGCTCACTTAGTCATGAAAATCCCGGTGATTAAGACCAAGAAGGTCGACGAGGATGGCGAGCCCTACGAGTTCCTCCAAGACTGGTTTTGGTGTGAGAAGTACACGCTCTTCTTCCAGTGGATTCACGGGAAATATAAGGTTAGCCAATTCAGCGCTGATCTTCAAGACGTTCCGAAGACTTGGCATGACTCGGAGCTAGTCGATGATGATCCACCGTTCGAAAAGCCGGGCTTGGTAATCGCTTATGGTCGGTTTTCTGAGGCGCGACGTCTTGAGCGGTCGGCTAGGCTGAATCGGATGGCCGCTGCTAACGAGGTAATCGGGATGGTCCGCAGTGGACGTCCGTTGCCTGAGATGCCGTGGTAACGAGGCTGTAGTTTCGGAGGATTTTCAATCCTGTCCTGGCGAACATGGGGTCTTATGATCTCGTGTCCATTTCTTTTTAAGGTCCCCGATTCACTGGGTCGGTCGGGATAGCCATTTTTTGTAGACCCTAACTTGGAGATTTGTTATGAGTGATGTTGTTATCGGACTGATCATGGTCCAGAAGGCTACCATCGACGGCGACACTGTGAAGTGGAAAACGTTCAAGCCGACCTCTGGCCACGGTGCTTTCCTGAAGCGCCTCGGCTACACGGTTCGGGACGAGCTGCTCGTCCAGGACAAGGGTAAGTACCTTCAAGTGGAGTGCGCCGGTTTCGAGGTCGTTCAGGTCGACACTTCGCTCACGGGCGATGCTGGCCTCGAAGAGGTGGCCAAGCTCAAGAAGGTCATCGCTGAGAAGAAGCTGATCAGCTACCCGAGCCAGAACGGGTCGCAGTTCTCCTTCATGGGGAGCGACGGCACCGTGAACAGCGGCAAGGCGTCCAAGATGCCTGGCGCTGTTCGGTACCTCGACCGAGTGGTCCCCGGATGCTCGGCCCTGGTCGCCAAGCGGGCTGACAAGCAGAAGACCCGTAAGGTTGTCGAGTCGACGTTCAGCTTCGACGACCTCTTCAGCGACGACGACGACAAGGACGCCAAGAAGGCCGCTCCCGTCAAGAAGAAGAAGTAAGGGTATCAGAGGACGGGTGGTTTAGGCCGCCCGTCCTCTCCCTCTTATGAAGAGACACATGGTGGTTGCTGACGAGGAAGGTGGCGGCATAAGGGGCTATCGAAGCCAAGTGGTGTTCATGCTCCCCCGTTACATTTCAGACAACCTAAACTCGAAAAGCGTGCGCGCTTACCTAGATATGATGTTGGCGGACAGTCCGCTGTTCGTGCCTTCGCTTAATGTCGAAGTGATCGAATTCGAGGGGAATATAATCCTTCCTCTTGACGCGTCAGACTGGATCAGCGGATGAAGTCACTTCGTTATCTCCCACGAGAGGAACTCGACAACCTTTGTCAGGCTGTAAGAGAGGAGATCATTCGCAGGGACAAAATAGCCCTCGCGGATTACCCTATCCCGCAGGATATTCTGGTCATGTATCATCAGGGTGGTAACAAGGTCCAAGCTCTGAGGGCCTTTCGGGACTCCTTGCCAACCCCAAAGCCTAGCTTAAGCGCTCTTAAAGCGACGCTAGACACTAGGAGGCCAAGTTAAGCGTGGCCGGACTTGATCTAATGCACGAAGGGCTGTGCCCGAACTGCGGAAATGTGTTGGTGCGAATACAGGCTAATCACCCGCGTTGTACTAGCTGTGGGGGCACTGCAACCAAGATCGTCCCCGTGACAGGATTTGCGGCTTCTATGGGATTTGGGTGCAATGGGTGTGAGTACTGTCAGCTTCCGAAGGAAGATTAGTCACCGATCCTGGACATGATTAGAAACTGTCCTTAATAACTGATCAGGTGTTTTAGGCTGCGCCTGGTTGGATAAATCTTAGCCTTTAACTCGTACCTCATGGAGAATTTGAAATGAGAAACCGATTCGAGAAGCAACTTCGTATTCAGCACATCAAGGGCAACCAGAGCGGAAAGGTCGCACGTGTCGGGCGCCGAGAGGCTGACCGTCTGGTTGGAGAGGGTTCGGCCCGCTTCATCAGCCAGTCCTTGTTCAAGGCTGCTAACGTTGGCATCGACATCACTCGCCTCGCCAACTCGCGCGACGACAAGACGATCAAGAAGCAGATCAAGCAGATCACGGCGCAGGCAAAGAAGCAGACCAAGAAGGCTGAGGCCACCGCATAATGCGACCGAAAGTTCAGTCTGGTGCCAATATTATTCTGTCCATCTTCGGAGGGTGTGCGCTTGGGATGTTGTTGATGACCCTCATCCACGATCACAAAGATGAGGCTGAGGCGGAAAAGACCAAGGAACAGAAGCTGTTCAAGGCCGACAGGTGGCGCATGGTAAAGATCAACGAGCGGCCCGTTCAGTACGTCTACATCCTCAAAGCAGGTAACAGTTGGCTGGTGAAGGACTACGACGGTGGTATTTGCTTCGTTCCTAGCTCGGCCCAATGGAAAGGGCTATGAACTACCAAACGCTATTAACCCGAGCGGGGTCCAGCCAAGTGGTTGGGCCCCGCCTTTTAAAGGAGAAACCTAATGGCTAAGTATCTCTGTTTTTTGTGTAGGAAGAAGGCTAAACCAGCTAATTTCTGCTATGGCTGCCTGGTGTTCATCTGTGAGTCATGTGACTTTCCAGGAATCAACATCCCGGACATCGGACATCACCCTACTGAGCACACGAAGTGTCCGATGTGTGCTCACACCGACAAGACCACTAACATGCCCTCTTGGACTAAGAAAGAAGATTAGTGACTCCTAACGAGAAAAGAACCCGAGGGAAGCTCGGGCGACGTCGGCTCAAGAAGTTGGACGTTGAGGAGAAGCACGAAGTTGTTGCTCTGAGAACGTTCGGTGACGACTCTGACGGCGTCGAATACGTGGTGACTGAGCAACTCTCGACTGTCCCGTTCTTCATGCCATTGCCTCGACATTCTCTTCGTGATGAGATGGCTAGGGAGTTGGAGAGCGTGGAAGCTTTCCTTCAGTCGAAACTCCCATCGTTGAGCCCGACTCTCATTTATGAGGTGATCGAGTCTGACGACTACTTTGTTGGTTATCATGATCGTTCGTTCGGTTATTATGCTGACAAGAACATAGCGCTGGCGGTCGGCGCTAGAGTGAAGGCCAATCGATATGACGCGTCCGATGACGCTGAAGATCTTTACCGTCACAACTCTGACGTTCCAATCATTGTCCGACCAGTAATTGTGAACGAGTATCCTCAAATCGTTTTGAAATGGGACCACTGGTTTGGCAAGTGGTACGGAAAGGAAACAGCATGAGCCTTATCTGGAATGAATACTTAGTTTGGAACTTTAGGCACGCTAACGGGGACCAATTGGATAAATTCAATTCGCTCTTCAAACAGTATGATTTAACGCCCTCGTACACGTGTGGTGTGGCGGCCCTCGCGGTCAACCAGTTCGGGGCCAACGTTGGCCATGTGTTTTGGCCCGTCAAGTTTGGTAAGATCTCGGCGGCTGAGGCGGTTGTCGTTCTTATCAACGGGGCTAGGTTTACAACCGAGACTAGTCTCTTGTTTGATGCGCCTGATGATGTTTGGAACTCTAGGTGCGCGGCTGAGATGAAAAGCATCATCCTTGACACGGAGCTTTATTTCGGCGTCGTAGATCTCCGCACTGAGGTCTTGCGCCCGCTGATAACCAGCCAAGTGGGTGGTCTCGTGGCTCCTCCGGTGAAGGCGGTGTGTATGTGTCCGATTCAGAGTCTCTGGGGACTTGGCCATGACGCGAACTGTCCGGAGAAAACGCAATGAGGAGAGCCCAGCCAAACGAGGAGGATAACGAGTTAAAAGGGCTGTTCTACTACTCGCTCGTTTTCTCCTTTTCTGGGGATTCCTTCAAAGCGGTCTCGCGTGCGGACAGGGAAGTGACAAGGTTGGCTGAGCTAAAACTTCATATCTTGCAAGTTGAGCATGAGTACAGCTGGCCTGATGGGAGTTTGTGCTTTCTTGTTCGGTCTAAGACGCCTCTGACAATCAAGATGCTGAATGAGGAGGTGTTTATCGAGGATTGGTTGGGTTCTACGGTCAAGGTCTACGGAATCACGTCAGTCAATCCTCGTTATGTCCGGATCACTCCTTTGACTTATGAGGAGAGGTTCGAACTTGAGAAGCCAGCATCAATTCGTCTCATCACGAAACGGTTCGATGAAAGAAACGGTCTAATGTTGAAGTACCGTGAAACTCGGACGAAATGCACGACCTGTAAAAAGGGCAAAAACGCGTGTGAAACTTGTTCAGTCATTCTGGCTGAGTGTGAGAAGAAGTTAGCCGAGTGGGAGAGCAGGCCCAGGATCATGGAAGGGTAAAATGGCGACTCCGAATGATAAGCAGATGGTCGATACCATCTGCGAAATGCTCAACGATGTTGATGACGATGAGTGGAACGACGCCTATGAGGTCCTCTGGGAGATGTTGAGATTGGTTCGCCCACTTAGTACTGATCCCACCAGGTGTTCTAAATTCGAAATCGAAAAGGAAAAGGCGGAGAATTGAAATGAACATTAACCAGGCACTTGAAAAATTGGAAGCATACAAAAAAGTAATAGGAGGGGAGGCTGAACTTCTTGTTCGTGGTCACCAAGACGGTGACGATTGGGAACTTGTGCATGACGTCGAAATTGTTGTGGCAAAAGAGATAGAAAAAGTTCCTGGACAGCGCAGGTGGTCTGGTTCGCATACAATTTTTGGTGCTGAAGACCACGGCACCAAATTTGTAACCATTCAATAAGGGAGAAGACGGATGCTTAGAAACCCGAGTGCTATTGACGATGAGGTTATCGTCAAGCTCAAGAAATTGTTGAGTTCTTACGAAGAGGCGTGTGAAAACATTCTCTATAAGAACTTCAACATCACTGAAACAGTGAAAGACATCGAGATTTGTCGCCGAGCGTTGGATTATGCCGAGAACGGTCCCACGTTTAGTGAAACTCTCGACCAATTCGCAGAATGCGAAAAGAGAACCTGATGAGTGGCGAATTTGACAAGTACGAGGTCTCCGACACCATGAGTGTCACCACGTGCTGCACATGCGGGGTCGTCTTCGGACTCCCCAATCACCTGAACCATGCGTTAAGACGCAACGGGAGAGCCTTTTATTGTCCAAATGGGCACGAACTCCATTACACCGATGGCATGAACCTGGAAGAGTGGGTTGAGCACGGTAGACGTCTAGCGACAGAATTGCGGCAACACAAGCTTGGTGTCAATCAGGCTCGGTTCCAGCGCGATCAGTTGGAAGCTAAAGTGGTTGAGCTTGAAGCTCTCCATTCTGAGTTGAGAGCAGTCGCACGAGCTGCTCGGAGTCAGTCAGTCGGCTCGACTGCTGTTACTCCCACATGTTGCGGATTGATCATGGTCACCAACCTGGGCGGTTCTCTCCATTGTCAAAGGAACTGTATGAAGAGCCAGCCAAGTAGTGGGCCCCAGTAATGGAGTACCTCCTATTAGTCGCGTCAGCGATTGAGCAAGGTATAGTGTGAGGTCGCGCTGGTCAGCTTCATTCTTTTGTTGGGTTTTGAATCTAGTATTTAAAATTCTCGAAAGTAATAGGCGCGCTTGCTTCAGTAGGTGTTTTGTGAAGCATCAATTTGAGGTGTGGATGAAGACACGGTTATCTATTATAGCGGCGGCAGGTCAGTCAGGTCCACCTGCTAAGAACCCTCAGGCTGATCACCGGCCAATCCTTATGAGGATAACATGAGCAAGAGTGGACGTTCGGCATTTTGTCGAGTTTGCAAGCGGGAGGTTGAAGCTAAGCGTAAAGGCTTGGAATTTTTTCCTCCCCCAACTTGTGGTCGGTGTCAACGGGTGCAGAATCAACAAGACGCTAGGAAAAAGAGGTGAACTATGCTTGAAGAAGAGGCGAGAGAAATCGTCATGAATCGGATTGCTCACGGTCCGGACACTGTCGAGTACAGCAAGGAAGCGATTGAAGCAGCGGTCGCTAGAATGATGGGCAAGGAAGTAAAGCCGATCCCTCACGTTGCACCACCCCCGCCCAAGGTGTCGCCTTTCTTGGCACACACCTACGGCCTTCATGAGAAATACATGCAGGACGGTTGAAAAGGAGAACAGTAAATGTTTAGGTTGAGAAACTTTGTCGGGAAGGAAATTTTCTTCGGTTCACACCGTGGAATTTTGACAGGATATGACAGACATGTTCTGTACGTCGAATATTACCAAAGGGTAAACGCCGTTGGTAAGCCTAGGACGATCCAACGAGACGTCCTCCATTATTTGTATGATGAGAATGGTCAAAAAGTGCTCGACTGGTCAAGGACGACTTTTGGGGCGCAGATGAGCCAAGTGGTTGTCGCGCGTCCTGTTGTTATCTCCCTCGCAGAGGAACAGCCCTGGCACACTGAGGAGAACAAGATAGAATGCCCGATAGCTCTCGATAAGTGGCTCAAGCGTCACAATCGGAAGAATAAGAAGACTGCTCGGGAGAAACGGGAAGTCGTCGCCTTAAAGAAGAAAATCGACGGTTTGGTGCCGTACGTCTTCGTCGCGAGCATGGCTGTTTTGCTTCCTCCGATTGTGTGGTGTTTGCGGCTAGTTGTTGCTGCGCTCATCTGATGATGGTTTTGCCACAAAAGGGAGTGGCCATTTGTAGAATCGTGACGATCTATGCGAAGAACCCAACTTTGGGTGATTTGTATTACGTCGAGGATCCTAAGCATGTGCCGCCTCTTCTCAGAAAGATGTGGGAAATGGGTTTCATTCCTCACTGGAAATGGGTATGCAGGGTTGCGTACAAGGACAAGATCCGGGGTTATATCCCGGTAGGAGACGTGTGATGATTTTTATTTTGGGATGTCCGATCTGCGTTGCGTTGGGCGTCAAAGCTGCAGGTGTGTTATTCACTGCTTGCTTGACGATTCTGGTTTGGCTTGGGCTTCATAAGCCGAAGCACGAAGAAGGATGTGAGTGCGATGAGCACACAGGGTCTTAACACAAAACGGAAGCCTTCTGAAGGGCGGATCACTTGGGAGGTTCCGGTAGACCCCTCCCGCTTTTTGGCCGGTTATAAGGAAATGGTGAACTGATGATAGATCGCATTTATCAGGGAACGCTGACTGAAGAACTAACCAATATCTTCCGAGGGAGAGAAGGGTTTGACGCTTCGTCTGATCCTGACGAAAACGGAAGGTTTATTGTGCGCTGTTCTACTGTGGCGCATTGGGAAATCATGCAGAAAGAACTGCGAGAACACGTGGAGGAAAGCAATGTTGTCAAAACAACAGGTGATTTGTAAGGTCAGGTATGCCGAATACGAACATGAATCTGTCATCAGTAAGAGAAGCAAACCCAACCATTGTCAGCTCGCAACTTGTGTTGAAGGCGTAAATGGTGGCCCTAGAGCGACGAGGGAGGGGAAGCCCTTCTGTACTGAACACCTTGACCACATGCCTTACTATTGTGAGGTAAGAGGTCGAATCGAGAGACATGAGAATTACATCGCTAGTGTCAACCTCGGTGGGGTTGACGCAGTTCGGTTGGATGCTGAACTAACTAGGTGGATGATTAGTGAATTGTGGATCAACGAGGGCGAACTAAACATCGCTCGGTTCATGCGGGTCTTGATGATTGTGAAAAAAGTTGCTCTGGCTCAGGGTCTTTTTCTTGACAACAAGAAAATCGTCACTTTCATCCCTGCTAAGAGGATGAAAGGATTAGGAAATTTGAAACTCGTTGACTCTCTTGTGGAGTGTAAGGACATGGAAGAGGTTTTCATGAGGGCCGAGGAATTGGCAAGTGACCGACATTGATAAGGGGACGCGTGGTCGCTCGCGCCTAGAAAGCCAAGTGGCTGGTGCCCTTCGGTCTTGTATTGACGCACATGGGCCGATTACCAAAGCTTATCTTGGTTCGGCTGCAAAACGAGCGGTGGCTGCGGTCGCCGCTTTTATTAAGGAGAGTGAAAATGGCTAAAGAGAAAATGCAAATTGAGGTTCTGATGACCCAATCTCCCGAGATCGAGGTTGGATATCTTGATCTCAACGCTAAGTACGAGGGTCAGAGAAATTCTCAAGAAGTCGTTGGCAAGCCGCTAGTGCTTGACTTCTCTGACGAAGGACGTCTAATTGGGATTGAATTCCTGAACGCCGACGTTCTACCACAAATCACTGTAGGAGGTGTCTAATGTTGCTTTACCTGTTGAAAATGGCCACATATGGTCTGATCGCTGGAGCCATCGGCTTCTACTTCTTCGGTCTTGGAGCGGTCGCTAACTGCGCGTTCGCTGCGATGACCTGTACGGCCGCATGGGACTTTGGTCGCATGACATTCAAGAAGAAGAAGACCTAGAGCAAGGAGGGGCCCTAGAAATAGGACCCCAACCCTATGACCAAAGAATCACTAGTTTCTTACATATGCGATGCTCTAATGGGTGGTCCATACGGAGATATGATCATAGAGGACTATGGGCTAGAAATAGAACACGAGCACCCCTCTGATGAATTAAAGTTCGTCTCGTCAACAGAAGGAAAGTCGTCTTTCACGTTGAAAATCACAGAAGATTGAGAGAATTATGAGTCATGTTAATTATATTGATTATGACGGACTCCCTTTTAGGTCCGGCTTATATGTCTGGGCGAAGAACACGACTTCCACAGACATGAGGTGGAAAGGAATCATTGTACGAGTTGACCACTCTGACACCTCGAACGCTGTTGATACTGTAATCACTGATTGGGAACCGTCCCACGAATCTATGATCATAGGTCGTGCTACGAAGAACGTACGGATGTATCTCGCAGTACTGCGTCGCGTCGATAGCCTTGAAAAGTTCAAGAAAAGGCGTGCACTTTTAATGCCATCAGACTTGTTCAACGCTAACTTCAAGGAGGTGATCAATGAGAGATGATGACACGTCAGTCGCCGGAATTGTCTTCCGGTATGACTCGACAAACGGGTCAGCGTGGAATGGTGCGCTGGTCGAAGGACTCAGAGTTACGTCTGGAATTCTATATGGAATTCTACTGTCCAAGCCTGCGATATTGTTAACCCATCGTAAAGTTGGTGATCAGATCCGTCTTGAACGTGGTTTTTGTGTAGAACATGGCCCACCTGCCAAGGAGATAAAGAGGAACAACCTGTTCGACGCCAACTTCAAGGAGGAAAATGATGAGTAAGCTGGATATCGACGGGCTTCCGTTCTTTCCTGACGTGGTGTATGTGTATATCGCTGTAAATTCGCGCAATTGGGATGGTGTTACTTTCAAGGCTCTCCGGATGGATCAGTACGGGACAATAAACGGTCAACTCTTGACTGTACCAACTCGTAATCCGTTCAATGTCGGTGATGTAGCCTCCATGGACATCCAAAATTGTAGGAGGATTAAAGACGATAACAAAGTCGTCAAAGTTGAGAACATTTTCGAGAACATTTTCGAGAACATTTTCGAAGTCAACTTCAAGGAGTAGGTTGTGATTAAAGTCACGTTGGTTAAGAACAGAGCTAAGACAAAGGCTGTCGTTCATCTGAAGCGAGGCCAATTGTTTAAGGTGCCTAACGAAGAAAGGGTCTTCCAAAAGATCGGGTTTTCGAGTGGGGAAAAGAGACCTGATCTTCCTGAGTACTACTCGATGGTGCTGAGCTTGGAAAACGGCGAGGTCTTCATCTGGTCGGACTCCACTCGTGTCGTCCTTCTCGGTGGCGATTTGAAGTCTTGGGAGATCGAGTGAAGGTTGGAAAACAAATCATTAGGATCAACGTTCAGATGATCTTGATGGTTAGAGCGTTCAAGAAGAAAGATTGGGTCGAGTACGGTACTCGGCTTAACAAGGTGATCTTAGAGCTTGAAGCTCTAAGGATGATGGGTTGCCCAAGTCGCAGCCAAGTGGAGGTCGAACAGTGAGTGTCAGAGTCGCGAAAACCAGGATTGTAAGCTTAGCGCCAGTTGGTTATTATGCTGATAACAGTCCTATTTATAAGTTCAATACCTCGTTCCCTACGTCGGGTGTTAAGTCTCTCAAGAAGGGGCTTGATAATCTTAGCGATGCCGAGGTTGCAGCTGAAGAGGTGTTGAAGAAGCACACAAACGACAACTTCCCGTGCGGTATGGGCGAGGTGATCGGCGCTGTGCAAAAGAGTAACGGCAAGTATTATGGTGTCGTCAACCTTTATAGGAGCAAGTCATGAAGTTTAGTGAGTGGGATAAGCTCGAAGACGGCGAGTTGACCGGAAAGCATCTCGAACAGAAGGAAGAGCACGCAGCTATGGTGCACGAGCAATGCGAGCGTCACAAGCGTAAGCACATCGACACTAGGTTCAACTACTTAGAAGAGGAAGAGGAGTTCGACCTAGACGTGTTCCTCAACGGCGACTGCGTCGAGGTTGACGACGAGGACGAGGAATGATACTTGACGACGATCAACTAAGGGCTTTTTTCATCATTGCTGGAGCCAACTTGGTTGGTATCGCCATGCTCTCGTTGGGCCTAGTGATCAGCTTTTTGATCGGACTCTTTAGAAAGAAGGACAAGAATGACTAACGGGCAACTTCTAGAAAGAGTCCGGAAGCACTTGGGTCTACCAACTCAAGACGGTGAGATTCAAGGCGTTTTCGGCCAAGACCTTCAGCGTCCTCATTTCTTCCTCGCCAAGCTAGGTGAGAAGGTCTTCGAGATTCAGTGTCTTGAAGTAGACTCAGGAGGTTGGCTAGAGGACCTGAACGTTGAAGTTCCTTGTGAGCTTCACGTGTGTGATGGTTGTCAGAGCCTAACTGTGGTGGAGGAATAAATGGCTAAGATCATGAAAGGGGATTTAGATTCCCTGCCCTGGCATTTCATGCTTAGAGCAATGAGTGACGAGATGTTCAAGTCTAACGGAGCCCAGCTCTCCGACGGGCGCGACCATGTTGATGTAGAATTCAAAATCAACGGGGTTGAGCTTGATTTTGAGTCCCTCATCGAGTCCTGGTGGGTAAACAAGAATCGATACATCCTAGAAAAGGCAGAGAAACTTGTCGGCAACAGAATCGAAGAAGCTCTTCTAGACCTGAGAGATGAGATCGGCCTGTTAACTGAGCGAGCGGCTGATGCATTAAACGAAGCTTTCTCGGAAGAGATCCGGAAGAGCGGCGACGATGATGTTGGCTCAGCTTCTTCTTGAGGCTGAGCCAAGTGGGTGTGGTCACAAATTGTGTGGCTGTGGGAGCAGGACTTGCGCTTGTCGCTGCGATTGCTCCCTGCCCATCAACCCCCATGGGGCTTAACCTGGACACCAAAACCTTTTAACATTCGAAAATACGAGGCTCAAATGCACGGATCTTCCGTTGATTTTGTCGTTCATTACTGTGGGGCTAACGACCCATCTTTCATCCCAATCATCCGAACCGCCCAAGGACAGGAGCTTTACCGTGGCGACAGGTTTCAAGGGTCTGACGCTTTGGAACAAGCTATGGCCGCTGCTCGAAACGCTTGGGTGACTAACGCCACCGGGAACATCATCAAGTTTAAGGAAACCGAGTGAAACGAGTTCCTCAACCTGACTACTACGTCTACGGGTGCAGATTTCTTGAAGGCAAGAAATATCTTTACTACTGGACAGGAAAGAGATTCTCAACCTCCATAGACGAAGCCAAAATCTTCCCGAGATTCGCTTTGGCCAGTGAGGAAATTTGGAATGGCCCGCTTTGGGACAACACTGAGTACTTTAAGAACTTAGGCTTCCAAAAGTTCATGCCCAGAGACGTCAACGAGAAGAAGCCAGAATGGTTCGATGGACCAGAAATCAAAACGCCATGATTAGCATTGTAAGGAAGAACCTGCTCACTAGGGTTGGTTATACTCCCTATTGTGTCAACATTGCTTGTGTTGACACAAGCCGGTCTAAGTTCGATGGGGAACAATTTAAGTGTGAAAGCTGTGACTGGCGTTCCGAGTTCGAGTCTGAGTTCATCAAGAAGTATCTTAAGTTCAAACAAGGCGGCCTGACCCTAGATGCGTTTGTTGAATGTAGGGATGCGCTGGCCTTAGCGATGGAGTGGCTAGACCCGAAGGACGATATGGAGCTTTCCCGAGATGAGCTAAAATGGTTAGATGATCGTCTGATGAGAGCTACTATTTTGGCGGATCAATTATCTGAACAAACGCCTAAGACCAACATTCGCATTAGTCCAGTCGAAGGTTTTAACGACCTAGACGATTATATGGATTATTCAGGAGGAGTCATATGATTCTTGTTTTCGCAGCCTTTAGCATGTTGGTGATCGCGGTGGTTGCCGTGGTCGGCCATGGCCTTATCAACTCTTACAAAGACGGGGGTCCAAATGGACGCTAAGACGACGATCAACATCTGCAGTGCTGATCACTTCTTCACCGAGGGTGGGGCTTACAATTTCATCGGGCTTCTCTTGCCTGAGGCACACGCCAAGTGCAAGAAGACGTTCAAGTGCTTCTTGGAGCGCGGAGTTGTCAAGCACCCCGATTTGGAGTGTTTCGGTATTCCGGAGTACGTGAAGCCGGACATGGCGGTAGCCATCATGGGACCATCTGGAATCGGAAAGTCCACTTTCATCAAGACAGTGATCCCCCAGCTTTATCCTGGCAAGCGAGTCATTGTCTTGGATAACACGAACGTTTTGATCTCCTCTTTGGCGTGGTACAATGACACGGCTGAGCTGAACGGTGTTCCGTTCTACATCATCAAGATGATCCCTGAGGGTTGGAAGAATTTCGACATTGACGTGGACGCTGATGGGCGGATTGTTACTGATCATGTTCTGCGGGAATTCATCAACCTGTGCGTCGAACGGAACGCTCATAACGTGCCTCGCAAGGCCATCGAGCAGATGTTCCTTCAGATGCGACAGAACGAGCCATTCTTCCCGACTAGGTACAACTTCAAGCATGTTGTGGTTCGTGACAGCGAGTGGGCCATCGGCATCGACACGTTTGCCCTTGAACCCTTGGCGGCCTAGTGAGTAGCCTAAATGTAACGGGGGCTCCATGGAAAAAACCGCCGTTACGCTACTGGCCATTCTTTTGGCTCGGTAAGCTATGGTTTAACATCAATTGGTGGTGGTGTAAAGGCATGAGATATGCTAAGCACATCATTATCCGAGAGGAAGCCGAATATGTCCAAAACTTCGAGAGAAGGAACAACCGAAGGCTTTAACTGCCCGGAGTATCTGAAGTCCTTTGGGGTGAAATGAAGAAATTTCTCGTTTTTGCCGGGGTTGATTATTCTCCGGCTGGAGGGATCCGTGATCTCATCGGAACGACGGACGACATAGAGTCAGCTGTTCGGCTGAGTGACGAGGAAGACTTGATCAACGGTGAGGATCTCAAGTACGATTGGGCTCATATCTTTAACGTCGAGACGGGCGAGACTGAGTGTTATCGGTTTAATGATGGGAAATGGGGCAAAAACGATGTCTGGTTTCCTAATCTTGCAACCTTGGAGAAGGAAAATGCAAAGCTTTTGGGAGAGATTTAAGTTTAAGCTACAATTTCAATTGTGGTGGTTAGGCGGTGCATTCAAGCACTTATTGTGCAAGGTACTCAATCATAAGTGGGCGAACTCGCGGCACGGCGATCTGCGAAAGTGTACTAGGTGTAAGCTTGCCGAGTTTGTTTAATGGATGGTGATAAGAAGGAAGTGATGGCTCGGATCTTGTGGGTCCTAGGTATGATTCTTCTTATGGCGCTAACTTCGAAGTTATGAGCCAAGTAGTGGTGTGATGGTGTAGGAGAATAATCATGAAAATTTTTAGGATGGTATCGAATAAAGGATTCCATTGTGTGATTGGAGATCCAAGCGTTCTAAAGGAAGAAACGAGATTCTGCGAGGAGGAAGAACGGTGCAAACTGGACCCGGGTGGGTTGCTCCACCTTAAGATTCCCTGGCATGAGTTCGAGGTCCAAGGGGTGAAGTTCGCGATTCAGCTTCATAACGCTGAGTTCTTTGGTCGCAACATGCGGGAGAAGCAATCCGGCAACCTTTATGGTGATGATCTTGTCGCTTTCTTTAGCGGCGGGAAGGAATTCATCATACCTAAGGGTGTTCATGATGAATTGCTCACAACGTTGAAACAGTTGAGTAAATCAACCGAGGCGGCTCATATGGAGATGGATGCTGATGACAACGTGCGTCACTTGGAAGAGAACATTGATTTCATCTCGACCAAGAATAAGAGCGTCGCAGAAATCAATGCGGCTTTGAACAAACCCGCTGGAGAATAGATGAAAATCGATAAGACTCAGTATATCGGCTACTTCGTGATGTGGAATGTCTTATTCGCGGCGTTAGATCACCTCCATGGCGACCCGATCGAGTGGGGGTCGAACTTCATGCTCGCAGCCTTGCTGCTGAGTGCGTTGATCACCGGGATCTTGTTAGTAACTAAGACGATTGACCTAATCCAAATCAACTTCGAAAAGAAAACAGATCAACTTCCTTAGGGCGTTCCTTAGGATAAAATTTTTTCGTAATTTAGAAGGTGTTTCACCTTCGAAAGGAGACGTTGTATGTCAACGCGACGATTTAGAGTGAAGGACTCGTGGGGGCCAGCTACGGCTGACCGAAAAGAGTTAGCTCAGGTGCCCGGCATGTACGCCGGGCACACCCTAACGGGCCACGCTTTGTCGGCTAGTGGCAAATCGGTGTGGACTAAGATTGTTGGCGAATCTTGCCGGATTCCCGTCGAGTTTGTCGAGTGGGTTCAGGGTGGCACTCTGCTACCGTTAAGCTTTGTCAAGGCAAACGCCGCTATGGGACCTGGGCGCAGCTTGGATAGCATCGAAGTGGGGGACTATCTTAAATTCTCCATCGACGATGGCAATAGCTGGACCCGTCGGATCACGTCGATTGGCGTGAAGGCTGATGACACCAAGTTTCTTAGCTTGTACAATGATGACACTGGTTCCTCGTTCTGTGTCCCGGTCAATTTCTTCAGCCAGTGTCTTCACATGTGTGAGGTCTTTAGTGAACAGGAATTCCGTTCCTTGAACGATCCTGTCGTTATTGCTCTTAACGCGAAGATCACTAAGCTTGAGCGTTCTGTGGTTCAACACCAACAGGCGTGTGGCACTTGGAAGGAAGAACTCCGCAAAGCCATCGTCACATCGAAGCATTTCCAAGACGGCAACAACATTCTTCACCGGGCTAATGTGAAGTTTAAGCAGCGTATTGCTGAGCTTTACATTCTTCACCGGGCTAATGTGAAGTTTAAGCAGCGTATTGCTGAGCTTGAGCTTCTTGACCAGGGCTTCGGTGAGTGCTCGGTGAGTGCTCCGGTTGCTGTGGCGCCTGCTGTTCCGGTGATGACGGTCGCTCTTGCCTCTGTGCAAGCTTCGGTTCCGATTCGTGCTGAGTCTGCGAAGGAGAACATTGCTGTTGCTTCTTTCAAGGCTACGGCTTTTCAGACTATTGTTCGCTGGGGTGCCGTTGTGGCCCTTGGCATTGGCGCTCTAGTAGCGTTCGCTTAACTGGATAGAGGGCACAGCCAAGTGGTTGTGTCCTCGTCCTCAACTCCATCTGGAGGTTTCATGACTGTTTTGGGATTCATCAAGATCAACAAGAAGACTCAAGGGCACGCTGATGTTCTCACTAAGCTGGGCTACACTGTTAACAGTGACGTTCAGCCGGAGCACTTGGTCGTCGAGTGCACTGGATTCGTTGTCCAGGAAATCGACCTGACCGATCACGCCGCAGCGCTTGACAGCATCAAGGGCTGGATCAAGGAGAAGAAGCTCATCTCCTACAAGAGTAGCTTCAAGGCCAAGAAGAAGGACGGCAACATCACTGTCCTTCCCGGTGTGCACGGTGCTCGTTACCTGAACCAAGTGGTTCCTGGTATGAGCGCTCTGGTTGCTAAGGAGGATGAGCCCGCCGTTCTGGCTCAGGCTTCGTTCTCCATGGACGACCTCATTGATGCTGAAGTTGAGGACGATTCCGATTCGGAGTAGCCCTCACGTCCTGGGCATGACCTTAAACTGCCTTCCCAACCAACAATTTTCGGAGGTGTGAATGTACATCAATATTGAATCAGATGGAAAACCGGTCGCGTCAATTCTTGACCTTTATATCATGGACCGTTCGTTCTCACTTGGCGGGGTTTTAACAAGCCAAGCGAGAAAAGACCGAGAAGAACAAGGGGTTAGAGCAGGCTTCTGGTTTTCCAAGCTGGAAAATCAACACCTTGAACTGCCGTACGAGGTCTGGATCACTCGTCATGAAAACCAGACTCAACTGCTAGTCGGTCTTTTCTCGACGCCTGTTTTGGCTCATATTTTCTCTGAGATCATTGAGCCTTCGACCAAGATTGGTCAGGACATTGGTGTCGCATCGATCAGGCTCGAAGAGGCAAAGTTTGGCATCTGGGGCTATCCTTCCTTACAATTGGCGGATGATCTCAGAGGGCTCCCCTTCCGGGATGATGGGCCCATTTCTTTCGACGAAAGTCCTAACCCTAAGGAGGTCACCGTGAGTGACGACATGAGTAATTCTATGGATAGCGGCCAATTAGCTGCTGATCCTCAACTCGCCGCTATGGCTAGTCTGGTCTCCCAGACTAACCAGTTCGACGTTCAGATGCATGCAATTAACGCTCAGTACGAGGGCCAAATGCATGCAGTTGGTGCCCAGCAAGAGATGTATCGGAAGAATGCTCAGTTGCATCTTTCGCATGCGATGTTGAGCCGAGATTCAGCGGTTGCCCATATCTCTTCTGAAGAGAAGACTATCATTTCCGAGCTTCGGCACGGGACTGGTCGTCTCTTTTTGAAGTGTGCTTCCGCCTCAGGAGTTATCCTGGGCGCGATTTATCTTCTCGTCTAGGCGTTCCGTCCCGGGCATGACTTTAAACTGCCCATCCCCTTAAAGGAGGGTGATATGGAAGACGACGACGACGACGACGACGACTATTATTATTCGTGCGGTGATTGCGGTCATGAAGACTGCATATGTGGTGACGAAGCCGACGAAGCCGACGAAGCCGACGAAGCCGACGAAGCCGACGAAGCCGACGAAGCCAACGAAGCCAACGAAGCCAACGAAGCCAACGAAGCCAACGAAGCCATTCAAGGAAATGGATGTAACTGTTCTAGTTGTATTCGACGGCGGGAAGTGTTGGCTGACGAAACAGCAGAAGCTGACGAAACAGCAGAAGCTGACGAAACAGCAGAAGCTGACGAA